AAATTTTTATTATATTTGTAGTATGAATTTAGGATATGCATGTATTAATATGACTTTAGGTAATCAAAAACCAAAAATTACAACAAATAGGTCAATGATTAAAAAAACCTTTCTAACGAAGGGTATGGAATACGCTGGAGAACTCGCTCTACTTAACTCTAGAGATTTATGTGAGATAGTAAAATGGAATGTGGAGAATGGAATAAATTTCTTTAGAATATCTTCAGACATATTTCCATGGGCTTCTGAGTATAATATAGAAGACCTGCCTCAATATCACAGAATCAAAACAGTTCTTTCTGGTTGTGGAAATTATGCTAGAGATAATGGTATTAGGTTAACTTCACACCCAGGCCCATTCAATGTCCTGGTTTCACCTAGAGAACATGTAGTACAAAATACTATAACTGACTTAACCAATCACGGTAAAGTTTTTGATTTACTTGGTTTGGATAGAACTCCATACAATAAAATCAATATACATTGTAACGGTGTTTATGGAGATAAAAAATCAGCGATGGATAGATTCTGTAAAAACTTTGAGTTACTCCCTGAATCAGCCCAAACACGTCTTACAGTTGAGAATGATGATAAGGCAAGTATGTATTCGGTAAAAGACTTGATGTACATACATGAACGTATTGGTATTCCTATTGTATTTGACTATCATCACCATAAGTTTTGTACTGGTGACATGACAGAACAAGAGGCACTTGAGTTAGCAATCTCAACATGGCCTAAAGGAATTACACCAGTAGTACATTACTCTGAATCAAAATCATTACACGAAAGTAATGAAAAATTAAAACCACAAGCTCATTCTGATTACATTAATAACTTACCAGATACCTATGGTAACGATGTTGATATTATGGTAGAATCCAAAGCGAAAGAATTATCTATCATCCCTCACTTAAGATTTAACACAGATTTAACAATTTCTTAACATCGAATGCTCCAACTCCTATTACTTATTAATATGGAAACGGAAGTGAAAAAAATAGATATAACTCCAGTTTTGTACGTCATAGTTATGATTGTAATGTTCACTATCGGAACATTGTTATAACATTAGTAGGCCTCAGTATACGGAGGTTCAACGACCAAAAGGGTTCCGAAAGTGTTTAAAGAGGTTTTACCTCTTTTTTTATGCCTTTTGGTTTGGTAAAATGAAAAGATTTATTTATCTTTGTAGTATGAATGATAGATACAACACCAAAGGTCCTAACTTAAATTTTGAGCATGACAAGGTACTTAGTTTATTTAATGAACTACTATATAAAGGTCAAATTTTAGAATGGAGAGAACAATCCAGCTCCAATTACTTTAGAGACAATTGGGGGAAGTTCAAAGTAACATCTATTAAAGTTAATAGTTGGGGCTCTATATATGTGAATCTTAGATTAATAGATGGGGAATATTACAATAGACCATTAATTAATGAGTTCACCGAACAAAAAACACAATACAAAAACAATCAAACAAAGAATCAGTGGAAATGGGACAACCTAACAGGGCTGGTATATAAGGAATTAAGACTCATGGGAATTCCAGGGGGTAAAATTTTTATTAAAAGACTAACAATAAAATGAAATTATTAATTTGTAAAATATGTAACTCAGTATTTAATTTGACTAATAAGTCAAAATCTTGTGAGTGCGGGAAAACTAAAGGTAAGTACACGGATAATATTAACGCGGTGTACAGTGGTCCAGGTATCCCTATAGGGTTTGGTAATAATAGTTTATTAAACGCGATGAGATTACAAAATTATTTAAATAAAATAGAAAAAGACAACCCAAAGGTTTGTTGTAAAGGTGAAGAGTTCACAGCATTTACCATACCTCAATGGGCTGATACAATAAAAAAAGAAAAATGAAAACAAAAATATTTGAAATAGGAGGATGTGTTAGAGATGAACTACTAGGTTTACACACCAAAGATATTGATTTTACTGTGGTTATTGACCAAAGAGGTGAAAACTTAAGTGTAGACGAAGGTTGGGCATTTATGAAACACTTCCTCCTCAATGAAGGATTTAAGATTTTTTTAGAAACTAAAGATTGTTTTACTATTAGAGCGATGTTCCCTAAAGGACATCAACATGAGGGACTTGTTGCGGATTTTGTAATGGCTAGGAAAGAAGTGGGTTACATTCCAGGGACCAGAAAACCAATCCTAGAGTTAGGTAGTTTAGAAGATGATATGATAAGAAGAGATTTTACAGTAAATGCAATGGCTAAAGACGAACATGGAGAAATTATAGACTTATTTAATGGTCAACAACATCTGAAATGGAAATTACTAATGACACCATTAGACCCTATGACTACTCTTATGGATGACCCACTCCGATTATTAAGAGCTTTAAGGTTTAGTATTACCAAAGGATTTACAATAGATGGTGCAGTTCGGAGAGCAATGTTTCAACCTAACTTAATGGATAAGTTAGAAAATGTAGTCTCACAAGAAAGGATAAGAGAAGAGGTTACAAAAATGATGAAACATGACACCCTCTCTAGTCTCAGATTATTCCAAGAAATCGATAAAAGAGAACCAAGATTATTAGAAATTATATTTGGGGGTGATATGTGGCTATTACCATCAACAAAAAAATAAGATATGATAAAATATAAATTAGAAGAATACACAGACACCCTAACACTAAGACAATACAGAAAAGAAAAAACACTATTACAAGTGGAACTTCTTAAACTACAGGAATGGGTTATTAAAGAAAAGAAAAAGGTGGTTATTGTGGTAGAAGGTAGAGACACCGCGGGTAAAGGAAGTACCATTAAAAGATTTGTAGAAAAATTAATAGAACGAAAAAGTTCAGACAACCCAACATATAGAGTAGTATCCCTAGGGATTCCTAGTCCAGAAGAATCTAAAAATTGGTTTGAAAGATATGAAAAACATTTACCTAAGGAATCTGAAATTGTATTTTTTGATAGAAGTTGGTATAATAGAGCAATAGTAGAACCCGCGATGGGATATTGTAGTGAGGGACAGTATAGAGATTTTATGGGTAGAGTTAATGAGTGGGAAAGTGAGTTAACACAAAAAGGGTTGATACTGATAAAATTTTATTTGGATATCGATAAGGACAACCAACAAGAACGTATAACAGAAAGACAGGAGAGCCCATTAAAATATTGGAAGTTTTCTATGAATGACTTAGCAGCTTTAGGTAAGTGGGAAGCTTTTACAAAATACCAAAGCCAGATGTTTGAAAAGACATCCACCAAAAATAACCCATGGGTGGTCATAAACTCTAACAATAAACTAATAGCGAGGTTAACCGCTATTAGATATGTTTTACAGAATATAAACTATTTGGAAAAAATTCCACTTAAAGAAAAAAGATGGTCAGAAAGATTAAAAGAAATAAAAATTAAAGGAGTAGTCTTTAAAGACTTAACTGTTAAACAATACAATATATTAAAAGAATTGACACATGAAAAAAACTAAAATTATTAATTTTTTTGGTGGTCCTGGAATTGGTAAATCCACACAATCTGCAGGTCTATACTCACTTATGAAAAAAAATAACATGAGTGTAGAACTAACTTATGAGTTTCCTAAAATACTTGCTTGGGATGAAAATTTATCAGCTATTAAAGACCAGTTATATATAACGGCAAATCAACATAGAAATATAACCCGATTGTATGGTAAAGTAGATTATATTATTATAGACAGTCCTATATTATTTGGTATGGTTTATAAAAACAAATACGGAACCTCCTACCCTCAAGGAATATATGGAGAGTCTTTTGATATATTTCTACTAGACCTTTTTAATCAATATGACAATATTAATATACTTCTAAAAAGAAAAGAATTAAACTACCAAGATACAGGTAGATTCCAAGGATTAAACGAATCTAAAGAAATAGACGATATATTAAAAAATCTTTTAGAAACTAATAGTATTCCTTATTTGGAGTTTGAGGTTTCCGATAACCTAACAAAAAAACTTTATAATAATTTATTTAATTCATAAAAAAGTGTTATATTTGTAGTATGGATGAAATTAAAGATTTAAAAAAAATACAAGAATTGGTAGATAGACTAAAGTCTACAAACTCAACTAATGACAAAATTGATATTATTAAGGAGTATGGGGATGACTCTATGATTAAACAACTTTTAAAATATGTTTATTCTCCTTTTAAACAATATTATATAAAAAGCACACAGTTAAAAAAACTAAAAAAATTATGTAACCCTACCTATTTTGGTAGTCTTTTTTGTATGTTAGATAATCTAACTAATAGAGTCTGGACAGGGCATACAGCTATTGGATATGTTAATGGGTATGTTAAAAGTTTTCCAGAGTATAAAGAATTAATTTATTGTATAATCGATAAAAATTTAAAGACAAGAACGGGAGCGGACCTAATCAATAAAGCAATCCCTAAATGTGTACCAACATTTAAAGTAGCTCTTGCTAACTCTTACGACAAACAAAAGGGTAAAGTTGATTTTAATACACAGACATGGTTCGCTTCCCAAAAGTTAGACGGAGTTAGATGTCTTGCTGTGGTTGATGAAAACGGTAAATGTAATTTTTATTCACGACAAGGTAAGACTTTTGATACTCTAGATGTGGTTAAAAACGAAATAGAGAGTCTAGGATTAACTAATGTGGTTTTTGATGGTGAAGTGTGTATAGTGGATGAAAATGGTGTAGAGAACTTCCAAGACATCATGAAAGAAATAAAAAGAAAGGACCACACCATTAAAAATCCTAAATATAAAATATTTGATTATCTTACATTAGATGAGTTTGACAACCAACTAAGTACAAGAAATTTAAGTGTAAGATTAAGTACATGTGTAAAACCTAAATTAGGTTGTGTTGAAATGTTAGAACAGTGGAAAGTTGAGTCAGAAGACCATTTCCAAGAATTAGCAGAACTCGCCACTAAAAATAATTGGGAAGGTTTAATGTTACGTAAAGATTGTGGTTACAAGGGAAAGAGAACAAATGAGTTATTAAAAGTAAAAAAATTCTTTGATGAAGAATATGTTGTGAAAAGTGTGGAAAGCGCTATTCACAGAATTATTATAGGAGGGATAGAAGCTGAAGTTGAAATGTTAAGTAATGTTATTATCGAACACAAAGGATGCGATGTGGGAGTAGGTTCAGGATTCAATCAAGAAGAAAGAAAACTGTACTTTAAAAATCCTGAACTTATAATTGGAAAGACAATAACCGTCCAATATTTTGAAGAAACAATTAATCAAGACGGATGTCACTCACTTAGATTTCCTGTTGTCAAACACATTTATGAAAACGGAAGAAACGTATAAACTATGAATTATTTATTTGATGTAGACGGAACACTAACCCCTAGTCGATTACCTATTGATGAGGGGTTTGAATCATTCTTTCTTAGTTGGATGAAAGGTAAAAACGTTTATTTAGTAACAGGTTCCGATAAAGACAAAACAATAGAACAAGTTGGAGAAGAGATTTGGAATAGTTGTACCAGAGTATATCAGTCATGTGGTAATGCCGTTTATGAAAAGGGAAAATTAATAAGACAGTTAGATTTTGTATTAGATACAAAATTAAAAAAACTTTTAAACGAATTTTTATTGTGGTCTAGTTGGGAAGATAGATACCAAACTAACATCGAAGAACGTATAGGTCTTATAAATTTTAGTGTTGTAGGTAGAGATTGTCCTCAGGAGGTTAGAGAAAGATATTATAAATGGGACCTAAAAGCAAAAGAAAGAGAAACATTTTGTCAAATTATTGAAGAAAAATTTCCTGAAATCGAAGCAAGTGTAGGTGGACAAATATCAATAGACATATATCCTAAAGGTAAAAATAAAGCACAAGTTTTGGAAGAAATTGATGGTGAAATAACATTTTTTGGTGACAAGTGTGAACCAGGAGGCAATGATTATCCTATAGTTAAAATGTTATTCCCTTTAATAGATGAACACACAATACACTCCGTAAAAAATTGGAGAAATACCTGGGAAATATTAAAAAATAGGTTATGAGTACAGAATTAATTGAAATCTTAAGTGTTGTTAACATATTTATAATAAAAAACTAAATGGCACGATTAACTAACGAACATTTGCATAGTGAAATAAAACTAGTCAAACAAGATGTGGTCTATATTAAAGACACTCAAGCAAAAATGCAAGAAGATTTAACAATGATTAAAAAAGTTTTATTAAACCCAGACAATGGAACAATCGCTAGAGTTAATCGAAACACTGATTTCAGAAAAAAAGCAAATGCTGCCTTATGGTCAATATGGGTAGCTATGATAGGTGTAATAGCAAAGTTGATGTTCTGGAATTAATTATGTAATTTTACATAAAATTCTTTTATGGGAAATGTTAACAGGGTCAATATTATTATAGACCAAATACAAAAACTTCAAAGAGAACTAGAACAGCACCAAGATAAGTGCCCTCATCTCCACAAAACTATTAGATATGTTAACGGTAATGACGTACGCTGGGTATGTGATGACTGCAAACTACCAACAGACTGGCCTAGTGAAAAAGATTTAAAAAAATGGATAAACAGTGAAAAAATACAAAAATAAATATTTTCGAGAAGTTTTAGAAAAAGACTTGAAAGAACAAGGCTTAGGTGTTAATATTCACTGTAAAGATGATGGAATTTACTTAACAGTACCACCATATCCAGTTACTGGAGATAAATTCAGTGATAACTATGGTAGGGAAATGTTAAAAGAAGATTATGATACCGATAAAATGGTGAAAAAAATAAAAGATTTAACAGTAGATTATGGTATTAATATAAGTTTAAAACAAGCAGTCTACGGTGATAATATTAAAATACAACTTAACGTAAATGAATGATAAACCCCTTTATATTACCCTTATAGCTTTACTAATAGTCTTCGGTATTGTTTGGTTATTTAGTGCATTTATATTATGGATAATGTATTCACTGTGGTGGTTAATAACAAATCATATGGTAGATAATGTAGTATTTTTTAAATGGACAACCTTATTAACAGGAATACTAATGTTGATTCCAATGATATCCAGTATCCTCCCACCAAAAAATAATTAACAAAAAGGTTTGTAGTTCAAATTTATTTTCTTATTTTTGTAGTATAAATAAAGACTAACTTAAATAATAAGAAATGAATAACACATTAAATCAACCTTTAAACAAAGAAGACCTTCAGTCTCTCGCACCTTCAATATTTACAAATACACCTTCTAAAAAAGTCTCTAGTAAATACACTTTTATATCTACCGAAAGAGTAGTTGACGACTTAAACGTGCTGGGTTGGAAACCTTTCCAAGCTTCACAAAGAAAATCTAGAACTAAAGAAGATAGTTTATTCACCAAACATTTGGTAAGATTAAGAAATAATACTATAGGTAAAATAGGTGATTCTATTCCTGAGGTAGTTTTAACAAATTCTCACGATGGAAGAAATGCCTTTAGTCTACACGCGGGTTTATTTAGGTTGGTATGTTCTAATGGTTTGGTAGTAGCTGACACTACCTTTGAACAAGTTAAAATAAAACACCAATGGTACTCCTTTGACGAAATACAAAGAGTTACTAGTAGTATGATAGAAAAAGTACCAAGTCTAGTAAAACATATGAGTGCGTTAGATAGGATAGAATTATCTCTAGAAGACCAAGTTATGTTTGGTAAAAAGGCTATGAAATGTAGATGGAAAGCAGGTAATGAAAAACTAGATGTAGAAGACTTATTGGAAGCGGTAAGAGTAGCTGATTCAGGTAACTCATTATGGAAAGTATTCAACACCGTTCAAGAAAAACTTATCAAGGGTGGTTTAGTCTATAACAACCAAAAAGAAAAATATCAAAAACTTAGACCTATAGTTAATATTGACCAACAGATTAATATTAATAAAAACTTATGGGCACTTACTGAAGAATACCTGTAATAAGATGGAAGAAAGAGTACTCCAGAAATATAAGTGGGAAAACTTTACTCTTGAGGAATTCGCTGACCATAACCCCATTCCATGTGATTTTAAATGGCAAAGGGGTTATACAGCGAATTTAGCTCCATCAGGTCAGGAACCAGAAATCTATACGTTTAATAGGACTAAAAGACTTTATGAGACCACTGAAAAAGAATGGATTAAAAAGTCAGTCAACCTTTTTTGCACCGCTAGAGTTAGTAGAGTCACTTTAATTTTATCTGAAATTATAGAAAATGGTAAACCTATTAAATTAAGAGTGTGTGTTTATTATTTTACTAAAGAAAGAAAAGTAGGTAAAAGATATTTTTGGAAGAAAGCAAATAGCGTTTATTATACTGTAAATCTAAAACAAAAAAACTTTTATGTGACTAAAAAAAATAAGTCAGGAAGACACACAAATACCACCACCACTAAAAACCCAATAAAGTTCTTTAAAAGAGATGAGTCACTCCTAAATGGTATATTTCTACACCTTAATATACCTACTAATTTTGATAATTCTATAATACCTTATGTAGAATTAGGTACCTACGAAACCGACGCTATGATAATGAAGCAAGAAGTAGAAACCGCCGTAGATAAAATTCTAAGTAAGTTTAAGAATAGATTAGAAGTAAAAAATATAGGGATGAAATGTGACCTATATACCATTTTATGTAAATGGTTTATAAACAAAAGAAAAATTAAAGTACCAAACAATTGGAAGGATTATATGAGATATTATTATCCTGGTATAAAAGAATTAAAAAAACACAATAATAAACTTATACAAACCATACTTTCGAGTTATGGATTAAAGTCTAAATCTAGTATTAGTTTACTCCACACTAACGACTTTATTTGTCTAGATACGTACAAAATCATTAAAGATTTGGTAGGTAAACACAACATATCAAAAATCAATACTAGTTTATTTAAAGACGAACACCTTCTAGGATTAAGTAACACAGAACAAAGATTTAAAGCTCTTAATTTAAGTAAAAAAGAGATAAAAAATATTATTAACTTACTTAACGATATTGCACATAATGGTGACCCATATGTTTTAAGAGATTTTATAGCTGACCATATCTCTATGAGAGAACAATTAAAACGAAAGACAGGAAAAACATACAGGATAAAAGCTGATACAATAAAATTGTATAACAATGAACATAGTAAATGGAGTACTAAATTATCAGAAATAAGAAAGGGGGAAAACATAGAGTATCTATATGACAACAATTTTATTAAAATAATAACATCTCCTTATACAGATGAAGTAGGTCAAAAATTTATAATAAAACTATTAAAAACAGGACTAGATTACACTGAAGAGGGGTTAAAACAAAAAAATTGTGTTGCCACTTACATAGATAAATTTGATAGGTGTATAATATCTGTAAGAACTATGGATGATGAGAGAGTTACCTTAGAGTATGTTATTCCTCATGAACACAACCCACCCAAACTAATACAAGCTCGAGGAAAACTTAATACAATTATTCCAGATAAATTCAATAAGGTTGTACATGAAATAACACAAAGATTTTTACATATACACAATACTAATATATGGAAACCTACACAAATTGAAGTAAATAATTTAGTAACTGGTCTAAAAGAGATAAAAGAAGTATCAAAACCTTTAACAATTAAAAATGATTTCTTATTATATGAAGAGGAATTCGAAGATTTACCATTTTAAAAAAATAAATATGAATAACACACAAATACAATTTTACGAACCAACATTTGCTGGAAATTTTCCATTAATGAATTATTACATTCACACGTTTAATAAAATTGCAAATATAGCAGATTTTTCAGAGTGTTTTAGAGAAGATGTTTTACAAGAAATAGAATCATCTCCATACCTGGAAAGGATTAACACTATCGAAGAAATTAATTTTGTTAATAATCAAAAAAACGAAAGAAAAAATATTATTTACAAAGCTAAAACACAATATGGTGATGGTAAATATATGTTAAGTATTTCACATCATTCAGAGGAGTCAATTTGTAACGCTACTTTACTTTATGATAAAAAAACAGAAGTAGAATTTTTAATTAAACTATTAAAGAAATTTTCTACAGTTAGAGAAAAAGAAGTGGGCCTTATAATCAAAGACGAATTTGGATTAGCTGTTAGAGGTTTTAAAGTTAGTGCGGGAAAAGATTTTAAAATAGAAGACAATTACAATGAAGATTTTTTAAAAATTGATAAAAAAATTAAAAAATGTTTATCAGCTAAGAATAAAAGTGGACTACTTCTTCTTCATGGTAAACCAGGTACTGGCAAAACTACCTATATTAAACATCTAGCAGATAGTTTAAAAAAACAAATAATTTTTGTTCCACCTATGATGGCAGGGGCAATCGGGGACCCAGGATTTATACCCTTACTCCTCAAAAATCCTGATAGTATTTTAATTATAGAAGACGCTGAAAATGTGGTTAAAGATAGGAATGTGACAGGAAACGCAGATGTGGTATCTAATATACTAAATGTAACTGATGGTATTTTAGGAGAGTGTCTTAAGATACAGATTATAGCTACATTTAATACCGCAAAAACTCAAATAGACGCAGCTCTTCTAAGAAAAGGAAGACTATTAGCAGAATACAAGTTTGATAACTTGAGTGTAGAAAAAAGTAACAAATTACTAAAAAAACTTGGAAAAAAAGCTAAGACAAAAGAACCAATGTCTTTAGCAGATATTTATTACTATAATGAAGATAGTACAAGTACTAATAACAATAATAAAATAGGATTTTTTAATTAGATAAGATATGATAAATTGGATAAATGGCTTTAACGCTGGTAACAAAAAAGAAAAATATAGTTTAACATTTAGACTAGGAACATTTACACTGTTCGAACTAAAAGTATCACCTTATGGTAACCCAAATGGTACGGTGCTAAGATTCATGATAATGAATTTAGGATTTGAAATTTAAAAACTATGGAAATAATAATTTATTCTTTAGAAAGTTGTCCTCATTGTGTGGAACTAAAAGAAATGTTAGAAGATGAGGGATTATCTTTTAAGGTTAAAGATATTGATGTACACAAAAAAGAGTGGGAACAAATTAGAGAACACACAAAAGTAGATTATGTTCCTACTGTACTAATGGTTGATAAAGAGAATAAAACTGGTTCAGTTATAGCCCCAGACCGTGATTATGACGAACTAACTGAATGCGTACAAAAAGTCAAAAACAAACTTCTCTAGTATATTTATAGTTAAAACTAAATGTCAATTATATTAGAAAACAAAAATAAGAATTCAATTTTTTGGGACACAGTAAAAGATTTAAATGTTAATCTTAAATTTGTGGGCACTTTTGGATTTGGCATAACTGGACTGTATGGTATTGTACAAGATTTATTATTTAGAACCTTCCCAACACTTACCGAACAAGAAATAATACTCATTTTTTTAGCTTCTCTTACTTATTTTAGTTCTCATTTAATTGATAATGTTTCAGAATTAAGAAACAAAATTAAAGATAAAAAATTAGAAAAGTATGTTAATAAAACCACAGAGGTTTTAAAAAGTTTAGAAAATGTAGGAATACAAGTTGCGAAATCAGCTGGATTTACCATAGGTTCTATGATGGAGTTAGTTGGATATGTGTTTTTATTGATTCCATTTTTAGACACGGTAACCCAAATAATACAAAATAATAGTTTTGATTTATTTACTTTAGGAACTTATTTAAAGTCTATACTTGCCTCTATAGGTATTTTTTATGTTAAAAATTTATTTAATTCTTTAGTTTTAAAATTAGCTGGGGGTAAAAAAGATGAGTTAAAAGAAAATTTTATTAAAGATATGTCACTACTAGAACATGATACGAAAAATGTCTTTAATAGGTGGAAGAAAGAAACAGATAGGGGAGGTGTAGCCCAACGGATTAATGAGGATGACCTTTACTATTTTTTAATAGAAGACCCAAGTGAAGATAAGAGATATGTTGATTGGATGGCTAATCAGTTTGTAAGCGGGTATTGGTTAAACGTAAATAGAGAATACCTAGTTAGATTAATTAAATTATTTCATCACAATTTAGAAAGATTAACCCCTAAAAATGTAAGTAACCTAAAGGATACCTCAATCCCTGAAAAATATTTGTTAAAAATAATAGACAATCCAGATAATATAGAAAGTTACGCGGGATACCCTCACCTTGAAAAGGTATTATCTCTACTTGCAAAAAGTCAATTTAATTTATCCGAAGTTGAATTAGGGTTGGGTGAGTTTGAAGAAATGGTAGGTGAATCTAAAAAAGCTGATTTAATTATAGAATCACAAGGACTAGATATTGATGAAGCTTACGATGTTTATTTTAATAGTCCAATCAAACACATAAAAGAACACAAAGACCCCAGAATAAACCAACCACTTCAAATAGGTGACGTAGTGGAACTAATATATATGGATGACCCATATAACCCTATATCACCACTAACAAGAGGTGTGGTTATGGGATTTGAACCTACTCCTGGTGAAGATAAAATTCTAGTTCGTTGGATTATGGACGCAGAAAATGAAGAGTTTAGAAATTTTCCTATGATACCCGAGGCAGATGTTTGGAGAAAAATAGAACCATCTACGGAGTCTATAACAGAAGGGAATCTATATGAATATGATAATGGTATGTTTGGAATTAAGTTTAAAATTTCACCCAATAAAAAGAAAGTATATATTAAGGAGGGTAAATACTACGGTGTTAAAGCTACTAAAAAACAATTAAAAGAAGACCTATTCCAAAAAATGATACATTTGTTATTAAAAAAAGAAAAATTGGTCTACTAAATTTCGTCGGACACCATTCTTTGTTTGTATATCGCTTTTTGTTTCATTTCTCTAAGTCTGTCTGATTTTTTGGTAAAAGCCTTTTTATCTCTTAGAGTTTTTAATTGTTTTGTCAATTTTACTTTTCTTCTAAGTGTTTTTAAGGCTCTGTTTAAATTATTTTTTTCTATTTTAACTATTAACATTTAATTCATTTTAATTTATTAGTACTATTTTTTCTTTTTACTACCAATAACTTCATCAATCAAACCGTATTTAAGAGATTCATCCGCTGTCATCCAATTGTCTCTTTCTGCATCTTTCATTACTTGTTCCGCGTCTTTATCACAGTACTCTCCGAGTAACTCAAATAATGTTTTATTTATTTTTTCCCACTCCATAAAATCAATTCTAGCGTCTTGTATGTTTCCTATAGAACCACCACTAGATTGGTGTATCATACTTCTAGAAAACCTAAGTGAAGCTCTTTTACCCTTTGCTCCCGCTCCTAAAAGTACAGCACCCATACTAGCTGCCATACCTGTATTGATAGTAGCAATATCACATTTAACATAATTCATGACATCTATAATACTTAGTCCGGATTTTACAGAACCGCCTGGAGAGTCTATATGCATTACAATATCACTTTTACTATCTAGATTGTCTAGAAACATAAGTTGTGCTTGTACTATTGTAGACATCCCATCATTAATTGGTCCTGCACACCAGATAATACGTTCCATCATTAATCGAGAGAATATATCCATTTGGGTTACTCTCATTTCTCTCTCCTCTAGGATAAAAGGAGTCATACTACTTTCATAGTCGTGTAACGCTAAAGAAGACACTCCTAAGTGTTTCGTTGCGTAACTTTTAAATTCATTTTTTACATTCAACATAATATTATTTTTTTTATAAAGGTACGAAAAATTTTAACTTATTCAAATTTTCCCACATAAAATTTGATTCACCAGATAACTCACCAAAGTAATTATTCATACAGGCATTTTTATATATAGGTTTAGATAACTCTAAATCATTTATTATTTCAGGCATAGAAAAAGGAAAAACATCCAATATTAAACTTTTTAACCAACGTTCTTCTACAATAAGTGTTCCAAAACAATTCATAGATATAGATATCGGTTTATCTTTAGAATCTCCCCACGCAATAGATATTAAACATTCATTTGCAAAATTTGCTCTCACCACATGTTTAGCTATATTTCTAGCTAACAAACTTCCAGTTCTACTAAAAAAAGATGGGTCTTTCCCTACAAAATTTGGATTGGATAATTTAAGCCCATTTCTAGTAACTAAAGAGGGATTCCAAGACAAAGAAGTGCCTACGGAAACATCTGGACAAAGTTTTTTATGGGTTACTGTTCTGATATTTGGTGCTTGTCTCCCCAACTCAACACTTTTAAACACATCTGAAACTAAAGACTCAACATTTTTAATAGTTTTACTATTTTCTAAATCTAGAATCACATCGGTAAATTTAGTATTAAATCCATCAACCTCTGAAACTAACACACACTTACCACTACGGGATATTCCTTTTTCCCAAAGGTTATGTGTAAGAAGTTGTCCTACTTTATCTTCTTTACTAATAAATTCCGCGGTTTCGGAATTTGCATAACCATACGTCACACAAGAAGGTCTTACTACTTCATCTGCAACATCATTTAAAAAACTTACATGTCTTATGGATGTGGTACCAAAATAAGATGTGTCCCCTGTGTAACCAAGAGTATCAGCTACTTCTAAAACACACTCATCAGTATCTATTTTGTTTTCAGAAAAAACTTCTCCACTAATAATAGATATTTGATTTTTGATAGTCGTTCTTACATCTAGCTTAACATCTTTAGATTTTTTTATATGACCATCTAATATTGTTTCAGAGATTGTGGATGAAACTCGGTCAGGATGTCCCGGCAAAAGATATTCAGTTATTTTTTTATACATTTTAAATTATTTAATCAAAATATAATAAAAATAACTGAATAGTCTAAATGGTAGAGATAAAAAATTTATACAATATCTTTTGACTCAATCAAAGTATAAGTAAAGTTGTTGCTCCAAGTATCTCTTGCTTTTCTCATAATTTTCATAAAAAGAGTCCAATCATCATTTGCTGCAATTACTTGACACCCTGCTGACCACTTATCTACTTTAGTAGATTTTTTACCAGCGTACTTGGTAGCTCTATGTATATTAATCCCAAATAAACCAGTCATAGTATTGTCATCACTTAAATCATAAGTACCATCTTTGTTAGCGTCTCTATAGACAGTAACAGGTCTTTGTTGGCCTAATGCTTCGTATCTTCCTTGGTGTTTTCTAATTTTATGAGAACCTTTGTATTGCCCCTCCTTAAGAACAGCGACCCCTTCCTTGCGCATTATATTCTCCACCCAATGCGTGCCGGGGTCTGTAGTACACTCAAAGCAGTAGAATTTCCATTCACCCTCTTTTTTGTATGAAACAGTTATACAGTCGTCAAAACGATTAGTGACTTTGTTTTTGGTTTCAGAGTTTCTGATACCGACGATATTAACATTATAATCGCCATTTTCGAACCATTTGTAACCTTTTTCTTTTACAGCAGATTCGATTTGTTCCCTTGTGTAACAAGTTTTACTCATAATTTTTTATTTTTGTTAAGTTCTTATTTTATTTATCTAACTGGTTCTCCAGTTTAGTTCATCAATAAATATTTCGTTGAAGTGATTTTCCACTTCAGTGTTGTCAGGGTATTCAGAAACTCGTGGACACAGAAGTCCTCCATTATAGTCATTCTCTTCCATTGCCGTAACTAAAGTACCAAACCAACTACCTTCTTCTAAATAAGGGTCAGCATAACTCTCCCATTGTTTAATAACATCCCAGAATTTATCGGTAATATCTATTTTATATTTCCAATTAGGCACCTCAACCAATTGACCTTCTTTATTTCTTCTACGACTACTCCCAGACTGAACACTTTCTCCCTGAGGTAAAATTTCTCTAACTGCATCAACATAGGTGTTATAATATTCCCCAAGAGAAATATCATTATAAGCCGTATCAAACGTATCCCGTATAGCTCCTTCCACTTCTTCTAGCTCTTCGGTGTTTCCTATTAATACTGACATATTATATCTGTCTTTAGCTACACTCATTATTCTATCTGGTGTGAGAATAAAACCACTCTTTCTATCACCTAATTTGTCAGCATCAACCCAAGAACCAAACTCTTCTCTAAAAGAAGAAACTTCCATATTACTAAAGTTTTCTAGTAAAAAATCTACAAGTTTTTGATAGTTTTCCTCACTCATTATGGAGTCTTCATTAACATTTCCTACTATGTCTTCTAAACTCATACTGCCATAATGAGGTTCCCAATCTAAACCTTCTTCAGAAAATATTTGTTCAGCTAGGTCCCTACAAGGTATGTCTTGTCTATAATAACCATCTGTACTAAACAACTGTGACAAATCATTCTCATTATCTAGATATAAAAAATATTTATCACCCTCTTGTTTAACATCCCCAATATCCCTTGAAACCAAATCAAAAGCTAACTTTTCATAAGGCTTATAACTACTATCAACTAAGGGAGGGACTATTTTTAAATAATTGTCTTCGTCAAATAAATCTACAAGTTGGTCTAGTTGGTCATTCTTCTTATAATAATCAAAAATAGAATATATATCATGACCAAATAGTTTTTCAGCATCCTCTATCGTGTCAAGTTGCTCGTAGACTAAATTCTTTATGATGTTTACCAGTTTCATATCCTATAAATATTTCCTCTAATAAAGAAAAAAGTCAGATTACTCTGACTTCTTTAAAACATTATCTCTTATTTCAAGGTACCGTTTGATAGCTTTTTTAACTTTTTCAGTTCTAGACTTATCTACTGAAGGTGGTTTATATTGTGAGTTAGAAACCTTTGACTTTTTATTTTTTTTACATCCACATCCCATAACTTATTTTTTAATAAATTCATCAAACGCTCCATTTTTAGCAGTTTCTAAAAAAAGGTCAAATTGTTCTTTAGTGAACCTAGTATAACCCTCCTCTTTACCACCGATTATAACGGTATCATTATCTTTATTAATATCTATACTGGGACATTTACAACTCCCACTACCACAAAAAGTTATTTGTAAACTATTGTGTGTTTTTTCATAAGGTAAATTATTGTACATCATACTGTATTTTTTAGATAAATATATTATTGATTAATTATGTGTAAACCTTATACGGATAAAAATGATTGGTATATTTATTATAAACGCCTAAGATGAATCTATTTGAAAATATAAAAATTTTATTAAAAGAAGATAGAGTTAGTGATGTGCTAAAAAAATATAGTAAAAACCCTAACCTATCCCAAGACCTTTTTGATGTTATAGTACAAGGTAGTAGTGAAATCGCGGGTAACCAAAAATACTTAGATTGGATTGTTAGTAGATGGTTAAAATCTAGAGCAGATAATCCAGAAACAGTTACATCATCTAAAGAAAGTGCACAAGAGGTTATCGACGCGGTAAGAACCTTTGATAAGGTAAGAAATACTTTAGACATTAAGAACTTATACGATTATAAAACCATCACCCAATTATTTGATACTTTAAGAGCGGTACAAAAAAAAGCAAGAAGAAATGTAAGTAGTAGAGAGGACGCTACTAAAGTTTTTGAAAATGACCAGTTTACTATTATGGTGCCAGAAAGTAAAGAAGCTTCGTGTTATTATGGTGCTGGTACAAAATGGTGTGTCGCGTCTACCGATACTGATTCTCATTATAACAATTATAAACAGTCTGGAGAACTTTACTACATAATTGATAAAACAAAACCTACATCGGACCCGACATACAAGGTAGCTCTTAATAAAAAATTAACAGGGGAGGAAGATTATTGGAATGCTATAGATAAAATGATAACAGATACATCACTTATTGATTCTATAGTAAATAACGAAGATTTAATGAAGACAATAAGAGTACATTTTGAAGGTATTCATGGAGAAAGAGCAGCTCAGGCAGAAAGAGAAAGAAAACAAAGAGAACAAGAAAGAGCAACACAAGATGCAGAAAGAAGACAACGAGAAAGACAAAGGAGAGCACGTTTAAACGCTGAAGCACAGACTAGAAGAGAAAATGGTGAATGGGAAGAATATGATTTAGCTCATGCATTGATGACATATTTAATTGAAAATGGTGATTGGGAAGGAAGTAGTAAAGAAGAAATACAAGACCAAATAGACACTCTAAGAGATGAAATGGAAAATGACCCAGAAGTTATAAATGACCCAGATGGTCCAAGAGCTCAGGAGTACGGGGAAGATTTAAATAATTTAGAAGAAGAATTAGAAGAGGCAGAAGATGTTTATGAGTTAATCCCAGAACCTTATGAGACTGAGGACTATGCAGGATTTGAATATGGTGGAGCTGAATGGTTAGTGGCGACAGAGGAGGGTGCTGATGAATATGCATATGAAAGAGTAGAAAGTTTAATAGACGATATAGGATATGAAGGATTCAATGAAGGATTTGTAGACAATCATATAGATGGTGACCAAATGGCAAATTATTATGAGGAGTGGTTTAGAGATGAGGTAGAAGAAGAACCAGACAGTTATTTAGATAATGATATCTATGGTGATGATATGGAGTTAACAAGTGAAGCAAAAGAAGAGATTGAAAAAATAAAAGATGTAATAGGGGAGTTTAATGAGGAACTAGAAGAAACCGATGACCCAATCATGAGGGAGGAACTAGAAGATAAAATACAAGATTTAGAAAGTGAGATAGAAGACCTTGAAGACGATGAAGATTCTTATGAATTTACAGACGAGGCAAAAGAAAGATATGTAGAGGGTAGAATGGACGATATAAGATATGACCCTGCTGCTTTTATGAGAGACTATGGGATGGAAAGAGAAATCGAAAACTTTATAGACCAAGAAAGTTTTATTGAGGACGTAATAAACTCTGATGGTAGAGGTCATACTATTTCTTCCTATGACGGTGAAGAAGATGAGGTAGAGTATGAAGGAGAAACATATTACATATATAGAATGAATTAATTATGAAGGGATTAGATAAAATATTATTAGAAGGTAGGGTTGAAGATGCTAAGAACTTACTGAACAAAACTTATGACGACATGGATTACGTCGAAGATATTGTTAGTGACTTTGTAGATGGAGACCCATCAGGTAATAACAAATACTTAATGTGGATGGCAAAAGCTGTACAGGAGGAATATATGAATATAACCGATATTATAGAGTTGGTTACAGACTATCATAAACTTTTACCCAAAATCACCAATGCTTTAGCGATAAAAGTATTCGGTGCAGAGGCAGACTCAAACGCGATAGTTTCACCCAAAAGTATAGACTCCTACAAAACAGTAGAAGATTTATATAAAATAGTTGATGCCGCGAAACAACTAGAAAGTAGAAAAGAAGTAGCGACCCAAGCAAAATCAGGAGCTAATAAAATATATGAAGATGAAAGATGGTTAGTGGTCAGACCAGACACTAGAGATGCATCCTGTTATTATGGTGCAGGCACAAAATGGTGTACCGCTATGAAAAATGCTGAACATTTTGATAACTACAATAAAAAAGGAAGACTTTATTATTTGATTGATAAAAGTAGAGACCTAGGAAGATATTATAAAGTAGCTTTATACAAAGAGTTCGGTGCGGGGGGAAGAGATGAGTATTGGAATGTGGGTGAATGGTATGATGAATTAGATGATAGACTAACTAGTGATATGTTAGAGGTAATAGTAGCTTTACTACCTGAAAAGTTAGGTTCCCGTATTCTGCAAGACTTTAGAAAAGAGGAGGAAGAAAACGTACTATCAAGACCAACAGCACAAGAATTTGGTAAGAAATTTATAACATGGGTTGGAAATAAATACCCAGATGGGGACTTAATAACGAGTTTAAGTGGTCCATGGGCATTACAAGCATTTGTTCATGAAGGTGAGGAACCTTATATCTCACTGTCCGCAAGAAAATATGAGGGATATGTTAATGTGGCTATTTTTGATGATGCTAATCCAGATGAAATAGTTGTAGATTTAAATGTTGAAGCATCTGCACATGAAAGAGAGAATTACTTTGAAATGTCCGAGAGCGTAAGATACGGTACCCCTGAATTTGAGAGTAAATTTTGGAGATTCGACCTCAATGACGAGTTTACCGAAAGGAATTTTGAAACGTTCTATACTCAGTTAATATATTGGTGGATTAAAAATAAAATTTTAAATAGTGATAAGGTAATAGAAAGAGTGGATTTAGATGAAGTATACTGGCAACAAGGAGGACATAGTGGACGAAGTTTAAGATTTCATTATCCACCTCGAAAAGGAACAATGACACAATTATTTACAGATTATGTAATTAATAATCCAGGAAGAACAAGACAACAATTTTATCAAGACGTTCTCAAAAAAAATCATACACCAGGTCATAATACTACATTTTTTGGTGGAATAATATCTTCAGGTATTGTAAGAGGAGAAAGAGGTCCTGGGAGAGGAAGAGGAATGCAATTCTACAAAGGACCTAACTACGATGCGTGGACTCAAGGGAAATTAAAAAGAGTATAGATGGGAAATTATGGTTATTTAAGATACGCACCTGAACTACTAAGAAGAACATTTAGTTATTTAGAATTTTGTTCTGGATGTGTTTTCGAGTCAGATATAGACTATACAACTTTTAGTGGTACAGCTATGGGTTTATATTCGAGTGGATTTACACCTTGTGATAAACAAGCTATTGATTACACTACTTTTTATATACTAGACCTAGTCAATGCATCGATAACAGGTTCTACTTTTGACAATGAGTATTGGACAGGAAATAGTGGTAACATAATAGCTTCATCCACTACCGTTACTAATGTAGGTATTGGTACGGTTTCTCCTAATACTAAATTAACGGTTAATGGAGTTGTGTCAAGTACTACAAGTATGGCAGCTCACAATTTTGTATCTACGGGTGCCAGTAACCCATCCGCGGGATACACATTTAACTCACTATATTTAAGATTCCAGACTGCATATACTAGTACTTACATAGGATTCAGTGTTCCAAGTGGTTTTGACACCAACAGTACGAAAAACACTGTAGTTGGTCATGGAGCTATGGGAAATGCGACTTTAAACACCGCCACTGATAATACTGGTTTGGGGTATAGAACTTTCTATGATATTACTAGTGGTGATAGAAATGTAGCTATAGGAAAAACAGCTTCATATAATTTGACAAGTGGTGGTGATAATGTACACGTAGGAGCAAACGCTGGGTTCACAAGTAGTGTGGGTAATTATAATGTATTTATCGGTTCAGCTGCTGGTTATTATAGTGATGGGGTTGGAACCAATGCTAATACAGCTGTTGGTAGGAATGCTATGCTTAACAGTAAGGCTGGTAAACACAATACCACTATGGGACACAACTCCATGTATGGAAATGGGGCATTTCCAGGTGGTACAGGTAATACAGCTATGGGAAGTAATAGTTTATCCGCTATACGTGATGGTAAGTATAATACCACAATTGGTTTTGATGCGGGAGACTCGATTACTACGGGAAGTGGTAACACTACTTTAGGTGCTGGGGCAGGTGATAATATAGTAAATGGTTCTCATAATATTGCTATTGGGAGTGGAACTACTATTTTAGACGGTAGTGAAAGTTGGAGACTAAATATAGGTAACATAATTTATGGTAGAGATTTATCTAGTATAAATAGTATAAATGCTGTAGGTATAGGAACACAAGACCCTACAAATAGACTACATGTTGTTGGACATGAAGAAGAAGACAATCCACTACGACTAGAAACACTCAGTACAGGAAGAGGTAATATAGTTGTAGCTGACGCACAAGGAGTTCTATATAAATCTCAAACCAGTAGTGGTCATACAGCAGGATTCTGGACTGCAGCTACTGGTGTAATATCGAATAGTGGGTTAACTGGTAACAGTGTAGCGGTAGGTACCAACTCACCTAATTCTTTATTTGAAGTAAAAGACTACATTACGTTTTATACTGGGTCCTCAGAAGCAAACACGTTCATAGGTTATCATAGTGGAATGAACTACAATGACGATATGGAAAAAAATGTAGGGATAGGACACCAAGTCATGGCCTTAGCTGCAAAAACAACAGGTATAAATGCACCTCAGGAAAATACAGCTGTTGGATACCACTCTTTAAAACACATTACACAGGGAAAACTGAATACCGCTATAGGTACAGACTCATTACAAGAGTTAACTACAGGTCAATATAATGTAGGTATAGGTGCAGGAGCAGGAAGTGGAGTAACCACTCAAGAATACAATATTGCAATAGGTAGTCTGACTTTACGAAACATGGATGGTACAGCAGCAGGAAGACCTGCTCGTCACAATATAGCGATTGGACATAATAGTCAAACCTACAACCCTTTAGGTGTTTTTAACACATGTGTTGGTGGTTTTACTTTAGGTAACACATTTGGTAATGCAGGTGGTAGTGGTAACACTGTAATGGGATATGGTGCTCTAAAAACCCAAGGTGGTAATTATAATGTTGCTATCGGTTTAGAAGTAGGTAGGGCTGTAACTGTGGGGAGTGGGAATACTCTACTGGGTTATAAAGTAGCGGACAACCTTACAACAGGAAACCATAATATTATAATAGGATACGATATAGACGCGGTTGAGATTGATACAGACAACTCATTAAATATAGGAAAAGCAATCTATGGAACAGGAATAGGTTCGTATGGTGCTAAGATAGGGATAAATACCACTACACCTAACATCGTAGGACTTCAAGTAGCTGGTGATATTAGTGGTAGTACGATTAGTGCCAATACTAGTGTGTACGCTCAAGAAACAATGACAGCTCAAACTATTGCTTCAGTTACCACACTATCGGCTATGGGTGACACTCACACACATGGGGACATCTATGTGGACGAAGATAAAAAAATCTATTTCGACTCAACGGACACTTATATATACGCAAACACTAATACCTTCGAAAATTTATTAATAGGAGCGGATAATAATATAATACTAGAACCAGATAATGACTTAACAATTAAAGTGGGAGGCACACAATACGCTAGGTTTTTTGGTGCAGAGAAAAAAGTTAGAATAGGTACCACATCTAGTACATCACCAATAGCAGAATTAGAAGTAGTGGGTACGGTAAGTGCCGACACTGCTATAATAAATGATAAAGTGGGTATTGCTACGGGAACTCCTATGACCGCTTTACACGTCGTTAATGATTATGGAAACGGTATCGGTACACCAGATTGGGGGTTGGACGAGGGTCAAGGTGGTGGAGAAGTTTTAAAATATGGTAGATTTAATAGTGCAATAACGGCAGAAGGACTAATTGTTATGTTAGTTAATAGTGGTGGTACTTCCGCGTGGTATAAAGCAGATGCTAGAAACCCTGCTGATACTAGAATTGCTCACCTAGTAGGTGTCGCGTTAGATACTTACGATAGTGGTGACGTTAATAAAACAGCTACAGTTTTACTTAGAGGTTTTGTTAGAATTGATAGTACTTTATGGAATGGAACAACAGCTAACAGTAGTAGAGGTTCACAAGTTTATGTTTCTCCAGACGCTAATGGTGAATGGACTAATGATGTGTCTGATTTTGATACAACTAACGATGTAATGCGTGGAATGGGTAATTTAATTGTAAGAGACCCTAGTTCACCTAATGATTATTTTATTTGGTTTAATCCAGACCAAAACTATATTAAAATTCAAGCTTAATTATGCCAGACATTGAAGATTTAAACTCAAAAGATTTTTGTGATAATGTTGTTTCAATAAATGGAATGCAACTAGCTAATATCGTTTCTATTAATACGTTATTACAAGATTGTGTAACTTGTGCTGAAATCATTCTAGGACCATCTCATTTTAGTTGTGGTAGAGCGTGTGTAGCAGAATGTACTGCACACTACACAGATGGTGATACCGCAGCTAACCTAGTAACGGGGGACCATATATATGAAAATGAGGAATGTACTTGTCCAGGTAACACAAGTAATATATATTATTCCAATAAATGTGGGGGAAGAAGTGGTGTTTGTTATACCATTAATCCGGCGGATTGTGAAATTATTAGTGTAACCTCTTGTTAATATGATTATGAAAAGTTATACGTTTTTAGAGGATAAAATATTAGATGAGACAAGTGCCGAAGTAATGATGTCTTGGGAGACACCTATGATGAAAAAACATGCAGAAGTAGTAACTGAAAATGGTGGTGATATTTTAGAAATAGGTTTTGGGATGGGAATTTGCTCTGATTTTATCCAACAACACACAATTAATTCACATACTATTATTGAAATACACGACCAAGTATTTGAAAAACTTTTAGAATGGGCAAAAGATAAACCTAATGTTATACCAGTTAAAGGGGATTGGTTAAATAGTATACCCCCTAAAAAGTATGATGGTATAATGTTTGATACTTGGAAAGATAATAGGAATATTAAATTTAAAAAAATAATACGTAAATACGTTAAAGAAGGAACTATTTTTACATTTTATAATTCTTATCAAAGTGAATGTAATGGATATAATTATGACGCAGAATATACGGTCTTAGATGTTGAACCCGATAAACAAGATAAAAAATACTTCACACATAAAAAATATTATTTACCCAAAGTAATTTTTTAATTATTTCCAAAAAATTTGAATAGAAACTAAACACACGGATAAGATTAATGAAATCATAGTTTTAGTGTTGATTCCTTCACCTTTTAAAACCCAAGTTAATATAGAAAAAATAATAATTCCACAGGCAAACGCTATAAATCTTTGAGGCCATAAAAGACCACCAAAACCAGCTACACCTTGTCTAGTCGCCTCTAAAAATATCCAACTAATAGGTAATCCAAAAAGTATTAAAATCCATTCATATTTTTTAAAAGAGTCCCAAACAAATTGTCCATTTAATTGTAACCAGACCATTGTTTGAGCAACTAAAAAAATCAATATAGCAAAAAGTATGTTCTTATTCATGAGTATTCTTATATTTGTTTTAAAAGTGTTAAAAAATTATGAAAATATCAACATATATACTTGAAAATGATTTAGAAAAACTTTATAAATTCTTAGAGAGGAAAATTACTACTCCCCCTGTCGTGTATTTTAATACTCAAATTTCAGATATAAATTTTACGAAAGAAGTAGTAAACGTCCATATAAACTACAATGATTATGTCAGAATCAAAGACCAACAAAATTAATTTAATCATAGAGGAAAATCCAGAAGCCCTATTAGCCGATGGTTTTGATAAAGCGATAATAGGAATGTGCCACCAAGCTGCACAATCTCCTGTTGTAGCATATGATTATGAAAAATGTATAAATATTTTAATGGAGGATATGTCTAGAAGAGACGCGTTAGAATATATGGAGTTTAATGTAGTAGGTGCATATATGGGACTAAATGGTCCTGTATTTATAAAAGTGTTATGAAAATAGTTAGTGATAATTTAGAAGAAGCTATAAAATTAATAGAGACTCCTACCCATGAAATGTATCTTCACATATTTGATTCCTTCATTATGTATCATTTTTCTAAAAACGAAATAGAAGTAACAAAGTTTGTAGTTAAAGAACCTTATTTAGTTATTGATTTTATTATTAATAAAAAAAATTACAAAGCTGTTGGTGAAAAATTACTAACTTATTTTGAAAAAACTGAAGAATTTGAATATTGTAAATCTGTTTTCGATATTTTAAAAAACTAATCTTCCTATTTATATAAAAAATTAAAATGAAAACAAAAACTGCTGGAATACTTGTAATATGTAAAGAAAACTCAAAACTTTTTTTAGTGAAAAGAGCTCCACATCATTTTTATCATGCCAATGAATGGTCCATACCATCAGGACATTTAGATGATGGTGAAAAATACAAAGAAGCTGCGATAAGAGAACTTAAAGAAGAGACACAAATAGAAAATGTTGAAGACATATCTTTTTTAGGTGCATTAGAAAATGAAGAAAGAAGGTTTGAAATTTTTAAAGGATACGTTCCTAATGAAATCAATCCAGTATTAGACCATGAACACACCGATTACGGTTGGTACTCTATATATAATATTCCTTCACCCATGGGACAAAGTTTAAAAAAAGTAATACAAAGAGCTTTGTAAAAACATAACCACAAAGATAAAAGTCCGTAAACTTCATTGATGATATTTATCATATAAAAGACAGTTATGCGAAATTTTCTATTAATTATATTATGTTTTATATCGTTTGGAGTTGTAGCACAGAACGATTCGTGGTTAAACCTACAAATCCAATTTGATAACTATCCTGAAGAATTAGACTGGAAATTATTTCAATTAGACACTTTAGCACCGAACAATATTCTTGTCGCAGAGGGCGGACCTTACTACTCAACACCAAACCAACATTTACTTAATGTTTTTATACCTAACTTACATTCTAATGAAACTTACATATTAGAAGTCCATGACTCATTTGGGGACGGGTTAAGTTGGCCTAATAATGGGTATGTTTATTTGTCTAATATTTGTACGGACACCATATCATATGTGGAGGGAGACTTTGGTCCTTTTTTTACAGACACATTAACTGTTTCACCATGTAATTCCCCACCATTAGGTTGTCCAGATACATTAGCACTTAACTACGATTCTCTTGCGCAATACACAGACATGAGTGTATGTACTTATCCTCCTTGTACTTCAGGTTTAGACACTCTATATGTTGAACCTATATGTGATAATGGGGTTTCAAAATTATACTGGCAGTGGTCAGACCAAACAGATACAAATCCTAATTGTGGGATTATCGGTTATTATAGAGGAACAGACCTAAATAACCTCCCTTTTTATCCTTGGCCAAGTAACTGGCCCCAAGGAGGATTAACAACAACTATTAACCAAACATCACAAGGACAAATGCATTATTTTTATGCGATGTTAGGTGATTCTACTTTAACTGACACTCTATCCATAATGCCTATACAATGCATATTAGGATGTACCGACCCTACAGCGATGAATTATAATCCATGGGCAAATGAAGATGACGGTAACTGTCAAAGCGCACAAGGAAGTTGTAATTACGGAGAAACATGTGTGAGAGTAATAGTAACACCAGATTCTTATGGAGAAGAAACTTATTGGTCACTAACCGATACTATTACAGGAACCGTATTAGGTTCTGTGAATCCTGGTTTCTACTCAACACCAGGAGTTCCAGTAACCACTAATGTATGTGCACCTGAAAATTCAGTATTAGAATTTACATTAAACGACCAATATGGAGACGGTATGTGTGGAACTTGTTGGGGTGGAATAGATGGTTCGGTGTTAGTAGAAGCTTGTGGTGATACTATAGCACACATTGGACCTCCTACACCTATGGATTTTGGAAGTGATACAACGTTTGTTGCGGTTCCAGCACCAGTGTGTACAACAACAGGACCTACAGTAGGTTGTATGGACCCAGGTTATGTCGAATACCTCCCAACAGCAACACAACAAAATCCAGGAGATTGTGTAACACCCGTTCAGTTGGGTTGTGTTGACCCAATGGCTTTTAATTATGACTCCACAGCCAATCAACAACTTATAACACCTAGCTGTACTTATACGTTAAGGTTATTAGATGGTGCTGGTGATGGATGGTTCGGTTCTTGGATAGGAATCACACAAGGAGATTCTATTATTGGTGATTTTACTATGACACAAGGAGACACTCTAGACATTCCAATAGTATTAGACGCAATAAAACCAGCAAAAATATATTTCTTTACACTAGGAAATTCAGTATCAACAGCTAGTCAATGTGGTGTTCAACTAATAAACCCAATGGGACAAGTTACATTTTACGCTGGTTCTAATCCATGGACAGACCCTATTATTCCATTTCCTTTTATATACACCACAATTCAAGATTGTGGAAACAGTTGTGTACCTACAATTCCAGGATGTATGGATTCTACCGCATACAATTATAATCCAGGAGCAAATGTACCAGATACAGTGTTTCCGTGTTTTTACAATCCAGGGTGTATAAGTCCTGCTTATTTAGAATACCATACTTATTTAGATTCTGTTGGTGTTGCTCCAGATTTTCTGGACCCATTTTCTTGTCAGAACCTTGCAATTTTTGGTTGTATGGACTCAACTCAATTTAATTACGACCAATATGCTACTGTTAATTGGACTTCCGCGACCGATTCATCAGACCCGTGTGTCCCTATGATATATGGTTGTACAGACGCCACAGCTTTAAATTATGACCCATTGGCTAATACAGAAAATTATACGTGTATACTACCAATATATGGGTGTACGGATTCAACAGCTTTTAATTTTAACCCATTAGCGAATACAAATAATGGAACTTGTATTGCTGTAATAGAAGGGTGTACTGACCCTACAGCTATGAATTATAATCCTAACGCTAATACAGATGATTTTAGTTGTATAGCTTACATTTACGGTTGTACCGACTCCACGATGTGGAATTATAATCCATTAGCAAACACAGATAACGGAACCTGTGAACCTTTTGTTTATGGTTGTACGGATGTTATAGCAGCTAACTTTGACCCATTAGCAAACACAAATAACAATACATGTTATTATAATCCAGGTTGTACCGACCCACTTTATGTAGAATTTTATAATCAAGGATTTACCGCTGACTTTGACGATGGTAGTTGTTTGACCCTAGTTGTATATGGTTGTACCGATAACACTATGTTTAATTATGACCCAACCGCAAATGTAGATAATGGTAGTTGTGAACCTTTTGTGTATGGGTGTATAGACTCTACTATGTTTAACTATGACCCATTAGCTAACACGGATAATGGTACGTGTGTACCTTTTATTTACGGGTGTATGGACGCCACAATGTTTAATTACGACCCATTAGCCAATACAAATCAAGTGAGTGAAACAGATATCTCCAACCCATGTATACCAATTATATATGGATGTACCGACTCAACAGCATTTAATTATGACCCTTATGCAAATACAGATAACGGAACTTGTGAAGCAGTGGTATACGGATGTACAGATGAATACGATTTTCCAGCATACCTAGATTCAACTTATATAAATTATTTACCAGGATTTTCAACGGTTACCACTTACAATGTTGATGTCACAGCAAATACAGACGACGGGAGTTGTCTATATTATGATGAAAATAGTGTAACAGGACCAGGTACACCTTATTGGTTAAATGATTCATGTTACGCTTGGGTAGTATATGATGTTGACCCATACTGTATGACAAATCAATGGGATGCTTTTTGTCAATCACAATATGATTATTGTGAATTTGGAACACCAATTGGATTAAATGAAATGACACGTGACCAAGTTTTGATTTTTCCTAATCCAACTAATGACTTAGTAACTATTAGGTCTAAAGAATCAGTAGATGTAAATATTTATGACTTCTTAGGTAATTTAATATTTGAATTAAAATCAATACAAGAAGAAAAGGTGGACCTGCGACCTTATTCTTCCGGTATTTATAATATACAACTTACTTACAAAGGTATAATTATAAATCATAAAGTAGTTAAACAATGAGACACATAAACACATTTGTAAAAGCTAACCTCACAGTAGTTTACTTAGGAATATTATTAATATTTTTTGCACTGATGTTAACTGCTTGTGAAAAAGACCCAATAGAACCCTATAATCCTCCTGAGGCTATTAATCCAGATGAAATAAAAGGCAATTGGGAAATAACTAACTTTTATTTATTAGAGGAAGGGTTTAGAATTGATTTATCTGCGTGGGTAGTATATGTAAATGATTCTGTAGCAGATATAGGTACTATAATCTTTAATGACGAAGGAAACGCAAATTTTGATTTGATATATGGTACCAGAGCAGAAGGTTATGACTCCCAAATGAGATGGGGAGATAACTTTAATTCCGCTTTACAAGACAGTTCTACTTTAGGTTGGAACTGGAGAGCTGAAAAACCTTTGTGTAACACCACTGAGTATAATTATGATTATAACCCAGCACAATATTTTTTAGGAATGAACTTAGAAGATTGGACTACAACTTATAAAACAGAAAATAAATGGATAATTGAAAATACAAGACATTATAATGATGAATTAGAATTGACGGGAGAACACTTCCAGTACCGTCGTTTAACTTTAGAAAGATAAATTTATGACAACTACAAAAACACAAGGATTTTTACAAAAAATTGACCCACAAATGTGGTTAACTTTAATAGGCTTTGTATTCACCCTAGGACTTATTTATGGAGAGTTTCAACAAATGAAAAATCAAATACAAATATTTGAAGAAAAACAAAAACTTTTTGATGAAGATTTTGAGAATGAAACCAAAATGGTACTTGAAAAATTTGAAACATTAGAAGAAAAACTACAACTTGAAATTGAAACGGTAGAACAAAGATTAGATAAAAAGATTAAAACAATAAATACTCTAGAAGATAAAGTATTTGATATTACAAAAGAAATAGATGTTGAGTTTAAGAAAATAGAAATGCAAATAAAAAATTTAGGAGGCCATGATATAACTAAAGAATAATATGAAAAATATACTTTTAATATTAACTCTATTACCACTTCTTTCTTTTGGACAAACAGACTCACTTAATTTACAACTTAAACAGGATTGGTTTAAAACCAACGTATTTGATGGGCTAGAGATTTATTTAGCGGGTAGTTATGGTAGACCTAATGATTTTTCTGACCAAACACTATTAGATGATTATGGATTTACTATAGGTTTTAAGAAAAAAGCTAGTGAACTGTGTATAACTTGTCCAAAAAATGAATTTGGTAGAAAAGATGAAGAATTAAAAGCAGATGAAGATAAAGAATCATATGCTTTTAATAAACAAGGTTTAGAGTATAGAATTACCTGGAGTTATTTTAGAGACGATAATAAACCCTTTAAAGAAGACAGACAGTCTGTTAGATACACTAAATTATTTAAAAAATGGGGTGTATGGGCTGAAGTAGACCATAGAAATACTATTTTTGATGATATTTCAGAATCAGGGTCCAATCAAGAATATGTAAAAGGAGGTATAAGATTATTATTTAGAGCAACAGATTGGTTAAATATTACTGGTGGGGTAAATGCTAGAACAAACCCATTCGTATCATATACTAATGAGTTTATTAATTGGTATGAGGGAGCTTCTTGGGATACTGAGTCGTCTGCACAAAACGTATTTTATGATTTTAATGGTGATGGTAGTTGGGAAGATACAGAATTAGTAGGTACTTACACAGAAATATTAGACCCTGTGTTAAATGAACCTTATGTTACAAATGCATATAATGCAAAAAAAGAAATTTGGGTTGCATCATCATCACCTGTAATAGGTTTAGATATTCTTACCGAATCAAGCATCTACTTTTTTAATTTATTTGTTAACATTTATCCTTACCCTTATGATGTCATCACACCTGAAGTTGAATATGTTTACTCTGGTAATGACGTGGAATTAAAAGCATTTGGTATGGAAGCTGATTGGGCTCCTACTGAATCAATTACAGAATTTGATGCTGGGTTAGTTATAGGTTTAAAACTTGGTAAAAACTTTTCCGCTGAATTAAACGGAGAAATATCTAATTACTATGGAGTCTATAACTACAGGACTCAAATTGGATTAAAATACAAATTAAAGTAAAATGCAAATCAACAAGTATCCCACCGCGACCATCTTTGGTGTATATATTCTATTTCTATTATTTCTACTATTCAACTCAACACAATTAGTAGCTCAAACTATAACCATACAAGACCAACAAACCTTAGAACCCATCCCCTTTGCGAATATTTCGTCCTACCAGTTGTTAATAACAGAAACAGCTAATGGGTTTGTTACAGATTCAGTTAGGGTTGGTACAACAACAGACATCAATGGTCATGCTGATATTTCAGACTGGTCCGATGATATGTTACTACATATATCATTTCTTGGTTATGAAAAAAGAAAGATAACTAAAGGAGAGATATTAAAAAAGAATAATGTTATTTTCTTAAGAGAGACCGCACAGTTTTTAGAACAAGTGGTAATATCTGCTAGTAAGTTTAGAGAAAAAAGAGAAGATGTGGCTTATTCTATAGAATCTTTAGATAGAAAAACCATAGAAAACGCAAATGTAACACAAACTCCAGACCTTCTTACAAAAACTAATGGAGTAACAATTCAAAAGTCACAATTAGGTGGAGGTTCCCCAATCATAAGAGGATTTGAAGCTAATAGAGTTCTATTAGTAGTTGATGGTGTTAGAATGAATAACGCGATTTATCGTTCTGGTCACTTACAAAATTCTTTAACAATTGACCCTAATGCAGTAGAAATAGTGGAAGTGGTATTTGGTCCTTCATCCACGATTTATGGGAGTGATGCGTTAGGAGGGGTAATACATTTTTATACACGTAAACCACAATTTAGTAAGAATGATAAAATATTTACCCAAACAAAGGTTGTGAGTCGTATGTCTCTTGCTGATGAAGGAATGTCTACTCATATAGATTATAACATAGGAGGTAAAAATGTTGCTAATTTTACCAGTTTAACATATACTAGTTTTGGGGATTTGAGGATGGGTCAAAACAGAAATCATGGGTATGATGATTGGGGGTTGGCAAACTATTACATTAACGAGAACGACGAAATGGTGGAAAATGAGAATTCTCATATACAAGTAGGTACAGGTTATGAACAATATGATTTACTTAATAATCTTACATGGAAAGCAACTCCAGAAATAATTTTAAGATGGAACACCCAACTATCCACTACTACAAATATACCTAGATATGATAACCTACAAGATTATAATGATGGTGAGTTAAAATGGAGTGAATGGCACTACGGACCTCAGACTAGATTTTTTACTTCACTACAAGGTAATGTATATAAACAAACTAAATTTTATGATAATTTTAGAGTAACATCCGCATATCAATTCATTAAAGAGGATAGAATAACAAGAAAGTATCAATCAGAGGATTATAATAACACATATGTAGATGTACACGTATCCAGTATTAATTTTGACCTTTCAAAGAAAAAACTTTTATACGGGTTTGAGTTTGTTAATAACCAAGTAATATCTACCTCAACGGCAGGAACTCAACCAAGATATCCTTCAGGTGGAAGTGACTTAACATCAATCGCAGCTTATACAACATATAAACATCACTTTTCAGAAAAATTCTTAATTGCGGGTGGGTTAAGATATTCTTCCATATTTGCAAACATGTCTTTTAACAATGATGACCCTGTATTTGTTACTGATGAAATAAATGCAACAAACGGCGCACTTACGGGAAATATAAATAGTGTTTGGAAACCAGGGAATGGGTGGAAATTCGATGTTGTTGGAAGTACAGGTTTTAGAAGTCCAAACATTGATGACTACGGTAAAGTCTTTGTTAAAAGAGGTGACATGGTTATCCCTAATCCAGACCTTACACCAGAATATGCTTATAATACAGAAGGTACTTTGACTAAAACTTGGTCCAACATATCCTTAGCTGGAACAATATATAATACATGGTTAAGAGATGCTATCACCAAACAAGATTTAGGGTATAGTCAAATACATGAAGACGAAGAAGTAAATGTGCAAACCCTGATGAATACTGAGGAAGCCTATGTTAGAGGTATTTCTTTAGTTGGGAAATACGAACCAGTAGAAGAACTTTATTTTGAATCCTCATTTAACCTACAAAAAGGATATGATATATCAAATGATGAACCTCTTGGTCATATTCCACCCGCATATGGTAAATTTTTAACTAGATTTAAACTTAAAAAATTTGAAGGAAGGGTTTGGTACGATTACGCTTTACCTAAATTATTAGAGAATTCTAATGGGGCGACGGACAATATTGATTTAGCGACTGATGAAGGTTGGCCTTTTTGGTATACACTTAATTTAAGTATGACCTATAATATAAACAAAGGTCTTACAATGCAAATAGGGTTGGAAAATTTAATGGACCTACACTATAGAACATTCGCTTCTGGTCTTTCAGCACCAGGAAGAAATGTGATAATAAAAGCACAATATAAATTTTAAAAATAATGAATTGGAATAAAATTGGACTTAAAGTAATGGATTACTTGAAAGACTATGGACATCACGCACTTCTATTATTCGCTGGTTGGGAGTTAAAATCAGCTGATTGGATGGTGTTTGCTTGTTCTATCACAATCTGGGCACTTGTTAACGAAGTTAGAAAGTATACTAGAAATTAATAATATTTATAATAAAAATAAAAAAATGGATACAGTATTAAATTATATCAAAAATTATGCAGGACACTTACTATTATTTGGTTACACTTGTGAAGTTATAAGTGGTGACCATTTAGTCGCACAAGCTTTACTATTAGGATGGATAGTATGGAGAGAGTGGAGATGTAAATGTTCAGCTTGTAAAGGAGATAGTACGTGTTGTAAAAGTAAATAAATTATGACTATAGCTAGAATTATTATCACTATGGGGGTTCTAGCAATATTTGCATGGTTAGTTTACCTTATATTTTTTGAGGAGGTTACGGGTACCACTCGTGACCTTCTTTTTATTTTGGTAGGTGGATTCCTCAGTTCATTCCAAAATATAATAGACTATTGGTTTAAAAAAGAAAAAAAACATGTCTAACGGAACAGGATACAACACATCACAAGGAGGGACGGATTGCACATGGATTACTGCTGATGATTTATGGAGTCAAGCATTTTATACTTGGTTAAACGCTTGTTATTCTGATGGAGGAGGTAAAACAGCTCAACTTACAAGAATAAGAAAGGGTAAAAAAGATTTCCAAAGAAAGTTTATAAAACTTTTATGTGAAATAAAAGGGGAAACATATGAGGAAACAAAATATTTTCGTCCTAACATCAACGTAACCGCAAAAGATGTGGACTTAGTGGGAAAAGAATTGAAAAAGATAAATTTAAATATATTTATAAATAAAAAGAAATAATGTATACACTTTTTTCAGACAAACCAAACCTATTCGAATGTACTATACAACTTGAGGGTGCAAGCCTATCTCAAGCAAGTGCACGATTAATTATTGAGAGTGATGAAAACTCTTTAGTATTTGAAGGAGAAATAGATAAAAATGGGGTATGTCTCATTCCTATTAAAAAACTTAAAAGTGTTGTTAGTGAAAATGGGAATATGAAACTAGAGGTTATAGCGGATGATATGTATTTTAATCCCTGGTCATCTGATTATGAATTGACACAGTCTAAAAAAGTTACAGTTGAAGTTAAAAACCCGACAGAAAAACCGAAACTTTTTGAAAGTAATAAACCAAAAGTTAACGTGACCTTTAAAAAACCAATCAAGAAACAAAAAGTTTCACGAAAAACCGTTTCAGAATCAAAATCTAAGTCAACTTTCACCAACAAAGACCTAGAAAAACTTCTAAAACGTCTACGTGGATAATTTACTTTCATAACTATAGGGATAACTTTTAAGTTATGGCAGATTTATCCAATCTTAAAATATCAAGTACCTTTCCAAGAGTCTTACAAAGAGACCCTGACACTGGTCAGTTACAAAACTTGGTGGGAAATAAACCAACTAATCTTATTATTCAAGATACTACATTAAGATATGTAGATGGTAATCAACAAAACAATTATATATTAACATCTGACGCTGATGGTAATGCAAGATGGGCAGTTAATTCTGGTGGTGGAGGAAGTACCGATATCTATTGGTCAGCAAATACCACAAACACCACACCTAGTATAACACCATCTGGGACTAGTGTAGCTACACCTATTTTAGTTAAGAATGACATAAGTGGAGCTACTGATTTATATTTAGGTAATTCTACCGCTAATGTTGTAGATACCTATACAGCTTCTACTATTTCTGCTTATGATAAACTAACAATTAAGGGAAGACGTGTTGACAATGATTTTATAGTATTACAACAGGATGAAGTTAAATTGTTTCTGGATGGAACGGAATCAATAGTGTTTAGAAGTGGCACTCACCCTAGTGGGAGTGCTGACTACATTTTTAATTCTGCTAGCCAAGATATTGATTTCGCGATTAATGGACCTACAAATACAAACTTCAAAGTCAGTGTTTCGAGAGATGCTATAAGGATGAAAGACCACGTAACAGTTGGAGGAGCATCTTTTGTTTCTTGGAATAATATGGAAAATTGGGGACTTGCGGTAACAGGAACATCATACTTAGTATCAGGAGGAACCAACGGATTAGATAAAAACGCGATAACAACGAGTGGTAATACTCACATACACGGTTCACTTAGTGCCAACACAAATGTTACTGTAGATGGAACTCTATCCGCTAACACCATCTCAAGTAAGAATATAAATGAATCAATTCTAACAATCCAATCTGATGAGGTAAAAATAGCAAGTCACGGTGGAAGTCCTGAATATCTAAATATTAAAGATGATGTTATTAAATTTTATATTGATAATTCAGAAGCGGTTACCTTTGACAAGTCAAACTCACAATATCTCTTTAACGCTGCTCAACAAGATTACGATTTTGTAATTGGTGGAAGTACAGGAATTAACACATTCCAGGTAGACGTAAGTGCGAACCTAGCTAGATTTAGAGACCACCTAACAATAGGTACTTCTCTTGGTATATCCAGCCAAATAGGGATAAGGTTTGGATTATCAGTAACTGGAACTTCTTATTTAATTTCAGGTGGTACTCAAGGTGCTGATAAAAACGCAATAACAACAAGTGGAAATACACATATACATGGTGTGATGAGTGCTAATACCGCTGCATATGCACCTTTCTTAACGACAGACTATGTTATAGCAAATTCGTCAAATGGTCTGTGGTTAAAAGAAGACGGTGGTAGAGGTATAGAAATTCAAGATGGAGGAAATATTGCAATTGGTGGTACAGGACAAAACGCCAATGAACAATTAACAGTTAGTGCGGGAATATCTGGAGTTACCGTTTATTCCAAAACTGATATGTACGCGGGAGTTACAGGTAGAATGAGTGGTGGTACAGTAGTAGCTGCTACGAGTTTATCAGCGATGAGTGAGACAACCATAGACGGTAATCTTAATTTAAATGGTTATGTAAAATATAAACAACCCGCATTTTTGGATAATAATGCTGGTTCAGGAGAAATAGCATATTTTGGTATTGCACAAGGAGGTTCAACCACTAAAGGAAAATTATACTATCTCCAAACAAATGGTGCTTGGGATGAAGTTCAGGCAAATGCTTCTAGTAATGATGGTAATAGTCAATTATTAGGTATTGCTCTAGGTTCCACACCAGCTTCTAATGGAATGTTGTTAAGAGGGTTTTTTGATATGAATAGTCATTTTACTGGTACTTTTGATGAGGGAATACCAGTATATATTGATGATAATAACTCGGGTTACATAACAGTCACCCAACCAGCTGGAAACAATGAATTTGTTAGAGTAGTAGGATATTGTACCAATACCGCAAACGTTATTTATTTTAATCCAGATGGAACTTACATAACAGTGAACGCGTAATATGGCAGAACAAGGAGGAATAGACGGTAGAGATATGTGTTCTTCAGTTAAAGATATGAACGGTGTGTTACTAGCTAATATTAAAGGAATTGGAGGTAGAGATAGGACAGCATGTACAACTTGTGAGTCAGTTAGTTTAGCAGGTAATAGAATTGCATCGACAGCGTGTGCTCTTGCTTGTGATACCTTCTTCACGGATGGAACCCCCTCTAATCTACAATTAGGGGATAAGATATTTAGTAATGCGGAATGTACTGAATTAGCAGCAAGAAATTACTACTCTAATAGGTGTGGAGCAAGAAGTGGTAATGTTTATTTAATTGATTCTAATGGAGCAATAACTAATATTGCTTCATGTTAATAATATTTATAGTATAAAAGATATGGGGTTAGATATTTCAGCAGTTTCAAAATTACAACCAGTAGATTTACCAGAAGGCATAGAACTATGGAGTGATGAGTATTATGATTGGGAGGATAAACAACCTAGTAGTGTATGGAATCTTCATCCTCATACCTATTTTGAGGAACAATTCCAAGGTCTAGAAGAAGGGCCACATATTTTTTTAGGTCCTACTTATACTCATAGAGCAGGTTCTTATTCAGGTTACAATCAATGGAGAGATTGGTTAGCACAAGCAGCTTACGGAAAACGTATAGAGGATGTGTGGAACGATATAGATTCTAGTGGTTATGGTGGTCCATTTGCTGAACTAATTAACTTTCCTGATAATGAAGGTACTATAGGTCCTGTAGCATCTGAAAAACTTTACCGTGACTTTGTTATGTTAGAAGATGATATAATGGATGAGGTGGATTCATGGTATCTAAAACAACATCCCACAAATACAATAGGTCTAGAGGATTTTAAGTGGTTCCAGTCAAAATACAAAGATTGGAAAGAAACATTCAAAATAGCATCTGATGATGGTGCTGTATTTTTTCATTAAAAACTTTTATTAAGTATTGGAATATTAACATACTTTTTTTATGTTTATTAAAAAACATAAATGAAAGAAGTTTGTATATTAGGAGACGGCCAATTAGGAAAAGAAATACAAGAACAAACAGGATGGAAATGTATTTCTCGTAAAAAAGATGGTTTTGACATAACCAAACCCGAAGAATGGGATAAACATTTATTAAAAGTAGAGTTTGGTGCAATCCAACATTGTCCTTATAGTGTTATTGTAAATTGTATAGCAGATACAGATACATACTCAAATAAGAGAGATTCCCATTGGAATATAAATTATAAAGGAGTTGATGACTTAGTAGAATTTTGTAATAAATGGAAAATTAAATTAATACACATATCTACTGATTATCTTTATGGTGGAGGTCTACCCAATAAAACAGAAAATGAGGTCCCATCTCATTGTGAAAACTGGTATAGTTATACTAAATTATTGGGAGACGCTCACGTACAACTAAAATCTAAAAATTATTTAGTAATACGATGTTCTTTTAAACCTTCCCCTTTTCCTTTTGAAAAAGCTTTTAATGATGTAACTGGAAACTTTGACTATACCGATAAAATTGCTAAATTAATTATTAAACTTATAACTAATAAAGCAACAGGAATATTTAATGTTGGTACAGAAGCTAAAACATTATATGAATTGGCTATTAAAACTAATCCAAAAGTCCTCCCAACCACTAGGAGAGGAACACCTTTCCCTAATTCCGTGTTAATGAACATATCAAAAATGAAAAATTTCTTGAAAATTTAGTTTTTTTTTATTAAATTGTATTATATAAAATAGTATAAAGTATGCAAGGAAAAACTAACAAACAAAAAGAAGACGCGATGAGAGGATTCGTGATAGGAATATTTGGAATTATAGTGGTTCTTATTTTTTTATCTTTTAAAAATGAATTCACTAAAATGAAACAACAAAAAATAAATGAACTAAATAAAAGTGGGGTATATACTACACACTTAGATTCTATTTTTAAAAAAGATAGTTTAAGATTAGATAGTTTATCGTTAAAGTTAGATAAACTTAATAAAACTCTGGATAGTTTAGATTTAATTTTTCCAGACACTGTAGATACTTTAGAAGTTGATAATTGGAACCAAGGTGATTGTCCTGGTGATGAGTACAAAATGTGGATAGGTGAAAATGGAGATACTATATGGGAATAATGATAGGAATTGGATTTGTAATACTACTAATATATGGTTATAAAACTGGATTTAGTGATGGACAAGAATAAAATAAAATAAAAAATGGGACAATGGGAAGATTTTTGGTGGGAAACTCACTATGAATTAGAAAAACTGGGATTAAAAAAAGAATTTGATGCACAGTTAGAAAAAATGAACTACCAAGACAAACATAAATATAAAGATGCTAGAGCGAGATGGAGTTACGCTTTAGATAAAATAAAAAAATTAAATGATAAAAAAGAAACAAAAAATGTTCAGGAAGAAAAGTAAATATGATAGAAGAAGAGCTTTAGATTGTAAGTTAGTAGAAAAAAGTAAAAAAAATGCTGGTTATTACAAATATATGGTTACTATCGGAGAGAAAGACGGAACAACACATAAACAACCAGCCTACGGGAGGGATATGCAAGACGCGTTATCTAGGCTAATTAATACGGAAAGAACAGTTAAGGTTGAAAAGAAATTAGAAACTAATATGTTTTGGGTGTTCTTAATATGGGTAATCGTTATGGGTTGGCCCGCAGTAGTTGCAGACCATCAAACCCCTTGGTTTTTAGCTTATTCATTTGCATCAGTACTTTTGATGTTTATTGGAGCAGCTGCGTGGTATAATTATTTAAGTAAAAATAAATAAAAATGGATTTAGGACAACAAACACAAATATCAATTGATATGGATAAAACCACACCTTACGTATGTGAAAAATGTGGAGGTGAGTTTTTTGAAGAAATTATTTGTATGAGAAAAGTATCTAAACTTCTAAGTGGGTCATTAGACGACAGTCTAATACCAATGAAAACATATAGATGTTCAGAATGTAAACATATAAATGAAGATTTTAAATTAGATAAAACAAAGTAAAATGATTTGGTACACGACAACAACATGGGGAGATTATGAAGTAGTCTACCAATATATAGAAGATTAAAGTATGGGATTTCATAAACGTTATATAGATAACAATCAGATTATAGAAATGTATAAAGTAGGAGGTATAGAGAAAGTGTACGATTGGTACACTAAAGGAGTTGATGCAATAATTACAGAAACGGGATTAGCTTCAGACATTAGTGACTTGATTGGACATAAAGACGATAAAGATAAAATAGATACACTAATAACAAATTCAAAATCATGAAAGAAAGAGAAAGATTCTATATTGTAATTAAATGGCACTACAACCCAACAACAAATGAAGTTGGGAAGAAAAAGAACTTACCCGTATTAATGTTTGATTCCAATGGTGACCCGTTAGAATTTAATTCTTTGGATTCAGCGAATGAATTTTTAGAAATAATGAACATAAACACCAACCAAGGATTTAGATATGAAGTTAGAGAAATAGGTAGGCGTTTTACCGAAATAAAAACCACACAACACGACACTTAAATAATGAGAAAGTTTTTTAGAAATATAAAAGCGTGGTGGATAAAATTTAAAAGAAAACACATAATAAGAAGAGCACCAGATAATTGGGATATATGAAAACAATAATTTGCGATATTGACGGTACATTAGTTACCTATAAAAAAGATACATTAGGGATTGTAAAGACACCCCATGATGTATTACCTGGAGTTATAAAACACATGAATAGATGGGAAAATGAAGGGTGTAAAATAATTTTAATGACAGGAAGAAGAGAAAATCTTAGAAAAATAACAGAGGAAGAGCTGACAAAATTAGGCATACCATTTGACCAATTAATTATGGGATGTGCAGATTCGGGAAGGGTTCTAATAAATGACGAAGGAAGTAAAGTAAAGGCACATGCAGTTTCACTTCCTAGAGATAAAGGGTTTAATGATTACGACTGGAGAGAGGTAGGTCTTACAAAATTAAAATTAAGAAAAAACAATTAATTAATGTCAATAAGGAGGTATAATAGAATATACGATTTCGTAATTAAAAACGAGGATGAAAGATATAAGATAGCTACAGAATGGTGTAACCCCAAAGAATTGCCTCCGTATATATTATTAGATAAATTAATTAAACACTTTGAATCTTTAAACCAATATGAAAAGTGTTCTACACTATTAAAAATTAAATGTTGGCGTGCAAAACAAGATAAAAAATACAATTTATAGATACCTAGATAACAACCTTTTACCTAGTTTGTTAGAAAGACCTACAGACTTTTCTTATCACTTATCTCTTTTCACAATAAACAACCAAAAATCATTTTTAAGAAAATGGGCGTCCACCCATAACTTGTTACTACACTTTGATATTAAAGGAAAAATCACTTGGTTAGATAAAACTGGTTCCTCACTTCTGATGTGATGATATTTATTTGTATATGAAATCCAAAACTACATACTATACAGACGACTGGAAGGAGAAACTCGTAGATGACTTCTATACTGAATATTACCCCAAACCAAGACTAGAACAATCTATTTTTAAGTATTTAGATAATTTATATTATATAAGTGAGGACGAAATATTTGGTACTATCTATAGAAAATCTGACGATTACTTTATGGGTAAAACTCAAATCACCGATGATTTACAAAATTTATTTGGTTTAACCTTACCTAATCTTTTAAAGATAGGTCCAGGGGAAGATGATTATATTGAACCCGCTAGAAATCCAATCCCTAGAAGGGTTTTAAATAATTGGATGAAAAGTAAACGAAATACAGAAAGACTTCAGAAAGAATCAATAGTAAAAGATAGTATTGTTTGTGATAATTGTGGATGGAACTGGAAAATAAAAGATGGTGGTGATGATTTATATATTTGTCACAAATGTAATCATAATAACACCCCTTTAAATGAACATAAAGAATCTAAAATAAATCCACAGTTAATGATAGGTGATGAAATCACTGTAGTTGATGTTGATGAAAGTTTTGGTACACTCCATACACCAGAACGATATAAAGATTATGTGGTTATAGGTAGACGACACAGACAACCAGAAAATTGGGAAGGACCCGATGCGGATACTAGTTATTATGTGATAGAACCATTAAGTGGTTATAGTGATAAGGAAACATTAGGTCGTATGTTATCTGGTGGTGGAAGAAAAAGAGAAGAACAACTCCACCCAACAGATAAATGGATGTTAAGAAAAGGATTTTTAAGAGGAGAACATTTAACTGAACAAAAATCACTAAAAAATAATTTACTTAATGTAGAATTAGAAGAAGGTGATAAAATACTTGTAGTGAGTAGAAAGGAGACACCAGCAGGATATAGAGAACCCTTACCAGACCACGACGTAGAGTTATTCACCACCTATGTGGTTATAGAGAAAAGATATAGTGGGCATAAAGCAAAACACCCTTACCATTATTTCTTATTACCAGAGGAACAGTATGAGATTTTTATAAACGACCCATATGATGATAGTGTAGATAAATCGGTAAAATCATTATTCCCTTGGATACACGATTGGATTTTAGATAATGAAGATATAATGACTGAACATAAAGAATCAAAAATTAATCCTGAGTTAGAAGTAGATGACATCATAAGAATAATTGATGTTGATGGGGAACATGATAGAAAACCAGAAAAATTTAAGTTATATAGAGTAGCGTATAAGGGAAATAAACCAATTGGACATGGGTACTCGTGGGAAACAGAACCTAGAATATGGTATGATATAGTACCAACAGACCTTGACTACGATACAGTAAGAACTTTTGATTCAAGGGGCACACCAATGTATCACAGTAAAAGTTTATATCCTGGAGATACATGGATTAAAATGGATGAAGTTATTAGTGAACAGAGTGCTGATAGTCCAGGTGACAACATAAGTGATGATGATGAAGAATACGTAGACAATACACCGTTTACCAAAAAAGAAATTTTAATCTTAAATCAATTACACAAAAAATTAACTAAAGATGAATTACACTCTCTTGTTATTGATACACCAGGAAAAGGAAGTTCGGATTACTACCAACACCAAGCTAAGTTTTGGGAAGTTATGAAATTATTTGGGATGGATTATAAAAATGACGCTCCCTACCAGACTAGAATTTCACAGTACGCTAAATGGGCATTAGACAATTGGACTCCAGAAGGTGATTATGGAAAGATTGGAAATCCCCTAAAAGTACCACTTAAATGGTACAATGTATCGAGAGAGGAAACAGGTACTCAAGTAGAGTATAAATCTGGTGAGGCAGAGGTACTAGGGTTTGATTATGATAATGCAGAAGAGAGAGCTAATAATGAATTTTGGGAATGGGGTGGAGAAATGGAACCATTTGATTATGGAGACTATGAGGCACACGATAGTGAAATTACAGGTATTGACTTTGTTAGATTGGATGAAGCGAAAAGAATAGTGAAGGTGTTAAATGAACAAGATGAATCAGGTTTAGAAAGACAAATAATTCAAGCGGAAACTGAAGACTTCCAAGAACTTATGTATGAGGTTTTGAGAAGAGTTAGACAGATTCCGTTGGATAAAACAGTATCACCTAGAAGAATTAAAGAAATTTTAAGTGATGACGGAGTAAGTTTCGACCTCTATCAAGGAGCAGACCTTAATGAGGAAATACATAGAGAATACAATAGAGTAAGATTTTATGAATATAGTCAACAACTTTTAAAAGCTGCACATTCAAAAGGAGTAAGAGGTCACTATTTTGAAGGTTTATTAGCAGGATTATTTAATGGTGAAGTTGTTAGTCCGATGGAAGGGGAAATGACCGACCCAAAAGAAGATGTCCTTATTAATGGTATTAACTACTCAGCTAAATTGGTACGTGCTCAAGATAAAAAATGGGGAACATCCAGTTTACTAGGGGGATTTAAAAAAGCAATAATTCAAAGACTAGTGGATAGAGACATCGAAGTACCTGATGAATTATTGAAACGAAAGTTAGAGGTTAAAACTCTTAATGAGTTAGTAGTTTTATTTCCCGAAGGAGACCCAGATAGAGAGTCTTTTCAAGTTAGACATATGGAATTGTTTTTAAAAGATTCATCTGTAGACAGAAAGTATAAAGAGATAACAATGAACTATGCTTTTACCAGTAAATCAGAAGAGGAAATAGGTATAGAATTACATTGGATTTTTGGATTAATATGGGGTACCAATGAGACTTTTGAAGGAGAAGAATTACCTACTACTAATTTAAAATATTATTTAATGGATACTCCTAGTTTAATAGATGGAATACTCGATGGTGATATTCATTTTACAAAAGGTAGAAACATTAGGGAAATTAGAATATCGGAAAAAAGCATGATAGACTCAAATGGGGCTAGTGAACACTCAATCATATTTCCAGTGATTACAAGACAAGACCTTAAAAATTTATTATATGACGAAAAGTCAGAAGAAATGGTTTATAAGGTAATGGGTATATTTAAAGACTTCAGACCAGGTACTGAAAAATATATGCATCATAAAATAGCTGATGTAATCGCTGATAATCCACAAGAGTTTATTAAAAGGTTACAAGATTTATTTCCAGAAAAGAAAATCACAAAAGAAACTTTTTCCAGAATTATAGAAAATATAGATACTACAGAAATAAAATATGCTATAGACCAACAATATAGAACTGAACCTGATTTAAAATCTGATATTATACAATCAATACTTGGAGACGAAGAAACAACTGAGGATACTTTTTATTTAAACCCACAAGGTGTAGAATTAAACGTACCACCAATCAAAATAGCACAAAAGGTTAGTGATATTAATGATTATGGTGAGATTAATTTTGAAATGCAGGGTGGAAACGGTATCGCTTATTTTACAGATAAAGACTTAGTAATAAAACTTACAACTGATGAATCTGAATATCACACAGCGACTAAACTACTAGGAACAGAAAATAAACATATTGCTAATGTGTTAGAAAGTGCAAAAATTAACACTTCACATATAAAAGGTGACCTTTTTATGATAGTAACAGAAGCTTTACATATGACCAAAGAGATGGAAGAAATATGGCACAAATGCTGTTGTTCAGAAACAGACCCAATTTATATAGATTATACTCAAGAACCAGCTAGACCTATATCACCAGTATCAGAACATGCAATATGTCAACCTATATATGATAATATTATATCAATAATTAGTGATTTAACGTCACATGGAATAACTTGGAGTGATATTGGGATAGATAATCTAGGTATTAAAAATGGAAAACTAGCCTTAATAGACTTAGGAGATAGTCAAGGTGGGTCACTTAAAGGTAAAATACTAACATTAGAAAGGAGAAATGATTTAATACAAAGAGAACTTTTATATGAAGATGTATTCCCTAACTAAGTATTTATTTATATATCAAATATATGGCCAATACTACATTACATAAAAACAAAATATCTAGAGAAGACCTATTAAGCTTCTACAATACCCCAATACCACAGATAGGGGACAGAATACAAATTTTAGAAACCACTAACGTTGTTGAATCAGGTGAGGTTTTTAATGTTAAAGGTGTACACAGAACATCCCAAGGTGTCTTTATAAAATTACAAGAAATTAAAGATAGGTTACCTTTATATTTACATGATGAAGAGACGGTAGAAAATACAACTAAAATTCGTATATTAAATCCAAAAAATTTCAACAGCCCTCCACAGTCTTTACTAGAAAAAGGTGATTTTATAATGGTAGAAAATACCCCTTCACCTTTATATGTACTTAAACAAGACAACCATATTGTAGAAACATTAAGTTTACATCCACTAGGTTTGGATATTAAGAAGATAAATTTAAATGAAAGAAAACATAAATTGTTAAAAGAAAATGAGGAAAAGACAACTAAATCTAAAATTTATGACAACCCTGAAGTAAAGGTTGATGACAAAGTACAAATTTTACATGTTCACCATCCTAATAGTTTTAATAAAAAGTATATTGGTGAAACAGGTATAGTAAAAAGAATTAGTCAGAATGAAAGTGAAGTTCACATAGCGGTAGATTTTGGAGAAGATGATTATAGAAGAATAGGTAGTGATGTTGTATACCCTATGTTTAAGATAAAAGGAAAGGTACTAGGTGATTTATACCTACGTGACGGTTCCCCTGAACAAGTTTGGGTAGATAGGGATTTAGTTAGAATAGTACCAGAACCCATCGTTGAACAAAAAGAAAAAGAAGTAAGTCCTGACCTCCAACTAGGAGATAGAATAATGACTTGGGACATAACACCAGACGATACACCACCAGGAGGTCTACGTGCTGAAGATGACTGGGAACCACCCAGTACTTTCATAGCTACAGTAATATCGGTATGTGAAGATTGTTATAACCCAAAATATGAAAATGGAATAAAGTATGTGGTAAGGATTGATGATACTGGTGAAGAGGTCGGTCTATATGGGGGTGAAATAGTAGAGGACCAGATGTCAACTAAATTTTCTACAGAATATACCCCAATAACTTATGAAGGTAGAGATAAGTGGATAAAATTACCTAAGTTAGATATTACAGAAGAATCAGATATATTTGGACAAGGATTAATGGACCCTATTGAACCTGAGGAGTTTGAGGGTACGGATAAAGATTGGGAAGAGTTAATTAGTGGTATAGAAGAACCAGCAGATGAACCTGAATATGAATATGAAGGAGGTAAAACCGACCCAGAAAAAGGGTTTGTTGCCCCATCTAAAGAAGTTACAGATAATATATGTAAAGTTAAAGGATTTTGTGAAGCTCAAGGACCTATTACATTTGGTCAACTAAAAGAATTAGTTGAAGAAGCAACATCCAAAAGAATCCAAGCAGATATGGGAAGAGGAGCATTCAAGACTCTATGGAGAATTGTTCCATTCTTTGTCCCTCAAATACTATTACCAGCTATCGGTGTTACAATAACAAGAGCCATCAACAAATTAGTTACTCCAGCTTTAAAAGATACAAGAGGGTATAAAGAATGGTGGGGAAAAGTTGTATTAAAAGCTATGGATATTGCAGAAGGAGATTACATCCCTGACCTTGCTATGGGTGATGACCCTATAAGTAAAGTATTCTTTATTTCTGATGGTTTACTACAAATGATTAAAGATAAATACAAACTTAAATTTGCGAGATATGTTGCAGATGTTGCAGCATCCAAACCAGATGATGAACCAGTTCCAGATTGGTTCGTGGATAATTTACTAAGAGATTACTTAAATCAAAAATTCTTATTAGACCCACCATTACCCATAAGACAATCAACGAATGATTTAGAAGGAATAGAATTGGAGGAAGATTTAAGAAATTGGGGATATAAAGATGGTAAAATAGGACCACTTAAAGAACAGACAGAAGTAGAAGTTGTGGATGATAATATAGGGGGTTTAGATAAGGCAGGTGGTTATGTAGAAAATAGAAAATTTACACCCAAAGAATGTAAAATATTAAAACTACTATCTAATAGATTTGAGTTTGATGAGTTGCAGAAATTAGTAAATGTAGATTCACATGCATTATCTGGTGAATTCCAGAATAAATGGGGAGACACCATGAAATTAATTGGAGAACCTCTTGGTTCAAATGAAACATGGGGTAAATCACTTAGATGGGCATCTTGGATTATTGATAATTACGACTATGTGAGTAGTACAGGTGATGGGTTTTGTGATATAGAGAAACCCTTAATAAGATATCCATCTATGTACGAAGTACGGGGAGATGATTCAGGATGGGAAAGAATATATAGAAGTGGTTATATTGAGGTTCCTGCTTTTGATGAGGATGATGCTTACGATAAAGCTGACAACCATTGGTTTGATTACGAACCAGAGATGGAAACCTCTGATTATGGTGATTATGAATCCGATGATGATTTAGAATTAGCGGAACCAGAACACATTAAGACTTTAAAAGAACAACAACTACCATTTAATTCAGACAATAAAAATATAGAAAGAGACCATCCTAAAGGTGAACCTGATTGGTCTATTAGAAGAGGTAGACAACATTATGCTATGAATGTTAAGGATACTAAAAGTGAACCAGTAACAGCACTTAATAATTATCTAGTTAAAAACTCACCATTTAACTTTTTAGGTTTTGATTATTATCTAACCGCAGTTCCAGGTAGAATGCCAAACCAAGCTAATGTAGATATATTTGTACCTATGTTGGATACAGGATATAATGCTGATAAATTATGGACTACAAGATTTTCACCAGTGGTTAATTTAGATATACATGATGATGAGGGTCCATACTTAGAATCTACAATTGAATTTCTCCACCAAATTAGAGCAGATGAAAAATGGCCAGAATATTATATGTATGATGAGGTTAGAGATAAATTTCCTGACCAAGTTAAATCATACGAAGAAAGAGAAAGTGACTACATAAATACACCAGGAGTAAATTACAATAATTCATGGAAAAAGAGAGAAGATTTACTAGAGGACGAATTAGTTGAGTTAGGTAAATTATTTGGTATTGAACAAATTTTAATCAATAGACAACCATTCTACCCTTGGAAAAGAAAAAAAGATTCTTATGGTAATGAAGATATTAGACCAGGAGAAACAGTCCCTAGAGAATACCCAAGACCTATAAAAGAACACGAAGAAAGGGATAGTGAATTTAAACAAGCGGTTCAAGATGTGGTGTATAAAGTTTATCCTCACATTGTAGAAAACTTAGGAATACCAGATGAAGGAGTTCCTGGAGTAGAATTGTGGGAAGATATCTACGCAAGACTTAGTGGGATTGAAGATATGAGGGGTGAAGCTAGTGATACCACTAAAGCAGAATATGTGGATGAAGAGAATATGATATATATCTATTACCCAAATATGGAAAGTATAGAAGATATAATACGTTCCTTATTACACGAACATACACATTCATTACAAGACCCAGACCGTACAGGACAAAGAGCTGGAGGATATGATTATGACCCTAATGAAATAGAAGCTACTGAGGCAGAATCTAATTGGAGAGACTACCTTGTATATGTACAAGAAGACTTAACGGAACAGTCAACAGGAGAACAACCTATTTTTACAAAGAGATTTCTTACAATTTTAAACTACTTTTTCACCATGAATGATATTAATAGTGCTGAAACTTTCCAAACAGCTTTTAATAGAGAATACCCAGGAACAACATGGTACCCAAATTGGTTATATATGGTGTTAATACACAATAGAGATAAATTTGGACTATCGAGTATAGAGAAAGCTGTTAGTACTATAAAACCAGAGGATTGGGAATTCCCATCAATATGGTCTTATGAAGTAAGTTATTGGGATGAAGGTTATGAAGGTGAAGAAGATGAAGAGTGTGATAGTGATGGTAGAGGAGAAGAAACTTATGAGGAGTGTGAAGAGTGTCTACGTGCTGTAAAAGAAGTTGAAGATGAAGAGGGGTATGTGGAAGAAGTGAAGTGTGACGAATCTGAGCACCCATACTATGACGATGAGGATTGTCGTTGTACAGATTTTGAAGTAATGAAATATACAGTTTGGTATAATCAAACTAGGTATGTGAATTTTTTAAGTTTAGAACCTTTAGAAAACACCAATGATGTAGGTTACACGTATGGATATGAGGATTGGGATGAAGTAGACTCAGACATAGATTATAACCGAACAATTATTACTTCAGAAGAGGAAGAGACTGATTGGGATGATTCACATTTAGAAGAATATAATCTTGAAAGAGAAGGTGATATTATTGGAGTAGATGCTGATGAGTATGATTCATCGTACGTAAAAAAATACCTAAAAGACTTAGTATCCAAAGTTACAGGTCGTTCAAATCTCGAGGAACAATATGATATGATATCTACCGAAGAAATAACACAATTAAATAATTTTAAGAATCATATTTGGGATAGTTTAAACCAATTATTTCAAATCAAACCAGACCAAGACGGAGATTTTGATTTTGAGGGTAAACCTGTTGGGTTATTTCATATTGGGTCGGGAGAAAGAATCCCAATAGAAAATATTTTTGAACCAATCGCTGAAATGTTAAGACTACCTGAAATAACTAAAAAAGAGATAGCTGTTATGACTGAAGTAATTGTAAGTTGGATTAACCTTAACATGTCTCAAAAAGCACCTTTATATGAGAGATTATTGAGGGAAGAAAAAGTAGTAGGATTTGATTCACCTAAAAATAACTTTGTAGTTATAGCGGGAGGTCCAGGTGCTGGTAAAAGTTTTATAACTAAAAATTTAGTTAATTTAGATGATGTTAAAGAATTTAATGTTGACCAAGTGAGGGTTATGACAGCAAAAAAATTATGGGGAGACGAATGGGAAGAAAATATATCTACAGAAGAAGGATATCAAAAAATATTAGATATGACCTACACAACTTCTGACCCTAGAAATCTAACAGTTAAATTTCTTAAAAACTTTTTAACTCAAAAAAGAGAACAACCTGTAAATGTTATTTATGATGCTGGTGGGGGACAAGAACAAGTTATGAAAGATGTACATAAAATAGCAAAAGACTCTGGATTTAATACTACATTAGTATATGTCAGAACTCCTTTAGATGTTGCACAACAAAGAAATTTAGAAAGACCAAGAAGTTTACCTTCTGATATGGTAGCCCAGTATCACCAAAAAGTTAAAGATAATATGAGAAACATGATTCCTATTTTTGATAATGTTTGGACGGTAGACAATAAAGAACTGATAGATTTATCCAATAGACCTTCGGATAATATAGAAAAGATAAAATAATAGTATATTTATAATAAAAACATTAAACTAATAAAATTATGAAAAAAGAATTCACTAAAAAAGAAGCAAAACAAAGAAAAAAAAGAGCCGACAAATGGTTTGCTGCTCACGGCATAAACCCAAATACTAAAGGTAATATGTACCAAGACAGAATATTGGATTTAGCTCCAGTACCTCAGTGGAAGGATGATACAGATGGTGTAATTAATTTTCCTTGTAGTATTAGTGTACAATCTTATTTATTTTATACTCATATTGAAGTAAATTTTACTGACACTACTACTAATATATCTTATAGATTTGAAGGTGGTTCAGGTGGAATAGGTGTAGGAAGTTGTACTTCATTTGGTGATATATATTTTGGTAATTTAGAAACATTATTAAAAGCTACTACATTTGGTGTGTTTTTTGGGGCAGAAGGAGCTGGTGCGGTTCAAGTAACTTGGGGGACGAGTGGTAATGCTACCGCTGTGTGTTCAGGTGAAGGAGCGGGTGCCTTTGGAGGTAGTGGTTCTTGGAAAACAATATAATTTATAAAAACAAACCAATATGAATAATTTATTTACCTTATCAGAACAAGAAAAAAATAGAATTAGAGGACTTCATTTAACTGAATCTAAAGATAAAAGACTCACATCTGTATTATGTGAACAAAAAAGTGTTTCAGTACCAAGTAACTGTGTAATGGTAAGCTTTGGGAGAGGTGAATCTCAAATTGACACAGAAATAGATAGAAATATTGTGGAATTATTAGACAAGGGTATGATGAGAGACCGACCTTTTATTACTATAGAAGCTGGTACCTCAGGTACAGGAAGTGACGCTGCTAATAGAGAAGTAATGGATGATAGAATTAATGAGGCAATATTATTAGTGATTAAAGCAGCAAAAAATTTGGTTGGTCCTAGAGGATTAAATTATGCTGAATCAGCAATTCAAAGTAAAATCGATAGACAATACTCATACAACACCATTGAGCCTGGTTCTGTTATAGGAGACGAACAAGTTCCAACTGATGAGGACGACCCGTTCTTTAACCAATTTCAATACGTTAAAATTTGTTTTAATGAAGTTTTAGAGACGCCTGAATATGATAGTATCGCGGATGAGTTCGTTGAAGCTACCATAGACACCACTTTTGGATATGATGAGGGTACCGTATATTCTATTTTAACAAAGTTACGTGATAAAGATGATTTTGATGAATTTAACGCTGAATTAAAAAGAGGTAAGTTAAAAATGGACTTTTATGAAATATCTTGCGATAAACTAAGTGCTGATTTAACACCTGGTTGGATGGACAAAATATTAGGTACCAGTGGAGAAGTAACTTTAGCTACAGAAATTGGTCCTAGTGATACAACTATTAACGCTCACTTACAGAGACTAGGAGTTCCACCAATCAATTGTTAGATAGTTTTAATAACCTCTAAGTCTATATTAGGATAATCTTTAATAGTTTCTTTTAGTGAGTTGATATGTTTATCCTTATCCTCCCAGTATTTTACTCTCGTACAATTAGGATATTTTTTAAGAATTTTTTTAAGTCTATTACCTTTATTACGGTCACCATTCTCAATTAAGTAATAATCCTCAAACTTATATCCATACTCTTTTAATAAGTTTTTTAGTGAATTTTTTACTTCTAAAACTCTATTAGATAAGATAAAAAGATGACCACTTTTATCTTTTAAAGCTTTTTCATAATCTCTTTTAGTGTCCTGTATCACTTCAAACTCTAAGTCAGAATTTAAACTTTCACTTTTATCCATATATTCTATAGATTCTTGATAAGGTATTTTTAATATTGTATTGTCAAAGTCGAAAAGGTATATTGTCATATGATATTTTTATTTATTACAAAGATACTAAATATTTATTATATATGAAAGCAAGAATCAAAAAAATATTAAGAGAGTTTAACATGGAGATATTGGATAGTGAACCATATAAAGATGGTGAATTGGTTCTAGAATATGTAGATATATATGATTATCCTAGATATGTTATTTTTCACGAAACTGGTGATACAGAAGAAGGTAATACTGACGGTGAAATAGTAGTGGAATTAGATTCTAGATTTGTGGATGCAGAGATGGCAAAAGTAATAATGCAATACATAGCTGGTAGAAAGTGAAGAACTTAATTAAACAAATATTAAAAGAACAAACAGAATCATCAAACCGAGATGAAAAAGTGGACAACTTAGGACTACCTCCAAATACAAAGTATGATTTTGAGTCAAGAAGTTACATTTCCGTACCTAGAATTTCACGTGCACTTTTTCTTAAGGTAGTAAGGGGTTTAGTTGATAGTGTGACCAAAGAAAAAGCAATAGAAATAGCTGTTTCTATGGGACATATTGACAGTGATTTATTCTCGGATACTCTTAAATTATATGGGATAGACATTAGAGCCGACCGATTATTAAGTGAAAAATTATTTTGGGCAACATATGATAATTGGGATAGATTTAATAGTGATAACCCACCTCAATCATACAACGAATTAGAATTAAGACCTATAAAAAAATACGAAGTTCCAGTAACTGACTATGTTAGTAGAAGTGTTGCTATAGATTATACAGTAACAGAATTCGCTTATAGTGCCAAGGATGTTAAGGAACTAATACGGAATAATGTTGATGCTGAATATGTTTACTACGAGTGGGAGGACTCTCGTGATTATCGAGAAGAAGTAGGTGAAGAAGACACTACAGATACTGATGTAGGTGAACCAAAAGAAGTAGCGTTTATAAATGAATCTAGAAATAAAAAAATTATAAACGAAAATCCTAGTCCACATGAAAATGAATTAATAGATGGTTTAAGAAAAATATTACATAAACAAAAAGAAGCTCATTCCGAAGACGCTTGGTATGATGATATACAACACTTATTTAAAAAACTAAACATACCATTAGAAGAACAAAGAAAACCTTTACAAGAAGGTAACCTTCACGGCCTTCCAGTTTATGAGTTCGATAAAATAGACAATAAAATAGTACAAAATCTACTTAAACAGTATACGTGTTTTGAGATAGACCAAATGAATAGATATAGTGAAGAGTATGTACACGGTCAACTTAGTGATACGTTAAAACTATACGGAAGACATTTAACTCCAGCTTACGAATATTATCCTAAACAGTTAGTACAATTTATTGTAGATAAAGGATGTCCAGATGATTATACTCAGTTTATGGGAGAACGATTACCAGATATTAATCAGTATGCAATCGACATGACATATACCGAAACAGATGTAGTCGCAAAAACAGCTGAAGTAATAATACATGATACAAACTTCCAATCAGCGATGTGTGCTGCTAGAGATAATTTTTGGGATTATGACCCTGATACGTATGATACTGAGGTAATAGATAGTGATTACCAAGGTAATGAAGAGTGGACAAGTGTAACTGTAAATGGTACAACAAAATGGAATATACACGGTGGTTCCAAAAATGATGATAACTACAACCCAACGGATGTAGATTGTTAAATAAAAAAATATTTATAATAGATGAAAACCCTAATTAAAAAAATATTAAGAGAAACAAAAGTTAAACTACTTAATGAAAAAACAATGGATTACTTTCCAGTGGGGAGTGATAACTTTAATGTGGGTTACGATAGAGAAGGTCTAGGAAGAGGTGTTAGACCAAAAGTTTTGGATAAAGATGATAGTATCCAAAACAGTGATTATAGTACTAGACATAAAGGAATAGATATATTTGGACCTAAAGGAGAGCCTGTGGTATCACCAGTAGATGGTGTCGTTTCCAAAATAAATAAAAGAGATAGAGGTAAAGGTGGTAAAACCATTACAATTCTTAGAGATGATGGTTTATCTTTTTACTTATCACATTTAGACACAGTAGGAGATTTTGAATATGACGAACCTATTAGTGCGGGACAACAAGTTGGTACTTTAGGAAATACTGGAAACGCTAAAGGAACTCACCCTCATATTCATTTTTCAGTTTATGGGCCAAAAGGGTATTGGAGAGACAATAGAGACCCCTGGCCTTATTTAAAAAGTACTTTAGGTACAATTGTTAGTAAAACACCAGAAGATGATTATATTCCAGGTGAGGAAGAAGAATATCAAGAAGATGTTATAGTGATGTGGGACGGTATGAAGAAGGGTAGAAGAGAGAAAAAAGAACAAGTTAGAGAAATACAACAATTACTCATAGATAGAAATTATGTGCTGCCTAGATTTGGTGTAGACGGTAGATTTGGTCCAGAAACCTTATCAGCAGTAAAGGCCTTCCAAAAGGATTACATGAGTGAAGTGAATGGTGAAGTTGGTTCCGAAATGATAGAGTTATTGAAAAATGAAGAGAATATAAATAAAAATCCTGAAATGAATGACCCAATCAAAGTAAAAGAATTAAGTAAGGATAAAGAATATAAAAACTTTTCACCAGAAGTATTAGACGCGATAGAACAAGCTAGTAACACATATAACATATCTCTAGAATTATTATTAACTATAGCTAGTATTGAGTCTAGTGGAAACCCAAGTGCTAAAAATAGTAAGAGTGGGGCTTCAGGACTATTTCAAATCTTACCTAGATATTTTGATAGTTACGGAGTTACAGAAACTACTGTTTGGGACCCATATGTAAATGCCGATGCAGCAGCAAATAAATTAAGTAAAAAACAACAAAAACTAACAAAATTTTTAGGACGTGTACCAACAGAAAGTGAACTGTATGTATCACATAATCAAGGCACAACAGGTTTTAAAGTTATCTATACTGCGTGTCAAAACTTTAGTGACCTAGATGGTGATGAGAGTTTAAAACAAGCAGCGGAAAGTTTAGGATATAACAAAAATTATGGTTACAAAATTTATAAAAACATGAGAGGTAATAAAGGAAGTGACCCTTGTACTTTTTTAAACTCTTGGGCAAATATTTATGCTTCTAGAGAGAAACAAATTAATCACCTAGTATAATACAAAGATAATATGAAAAAAATTAAATTAACAGAAGAAACTCTTGGAAGGATAGTAAAAAGAGTTATAATGGAACAAGAAAAAGAGGAAGGAATTAAACAACTCCATGCCATTCTTAAACGAAAATCAGAAGGAGAAGATGTGGAGAAAGAACTTAAGGATTTATTTATTAAACACCCTCATTTAGAAAAAATGCTAGGAGCATTAACACCTGAAGGTAAAAAAGAAAACATAGGTAAGTAAACATGAGACAATCAAAAATACTACAAATTATACGGGAAGAAATAGACCACCAAGAAAACGGACTTATTTTTGAGGGAGTAAATTCTTATACCCCTACAAAGGGATATAGGAATAACCAACTTATAGAAGTTTATGATAGTAAGGGTAAACAACTTATTAATGAAGGAATGATTGATACTGTACAAAGTGTTTTAGATTATGCGGGATTTATTCCTGGTATTGGAGACCTTTTAGATGGGGTAAACGCTTTAATTTATATGATAAGAAAAAAGTATTTTTTAGGTGTAACTTCTTTAGTTGCGGTTATTCCAGCTGTAGGAAGTGTGATAGCAGCACCATTTAAAGCAGCACACAAATTATTAGGTAAGGCAGCGAATAAATTAGGGAGTATTTTAGGTAAAATGGTTTCTAATGGTAAGAGTGCAGCTTCAGAATTGATAAAATTGTTACAAAGTGGTGGAACCAAACTTAAAGGGGTGACTGATAAAATTTATAAAGCTATTTCTAAAAATGTATCTAAAATAAACTCATTCTTAGATAAAGTCATACCAACACTAAATAATAAAATAAAAGATTATTCATGGGGTTATTTTGCATTACCAAATGCATTTGTTAAATCAGGAAACGCTATCATTAAACAAATGAAACAATTTTTTACACAATTAGGTAAACCAGCGTCCTATCAAGTTAGTAAAAAAGTAGCAAAGAGTGAGGTAAAGAAAGAACTTAAACCAGAAGAAAAAAAGACTAATTATAAAAACTATATAGCAAAATTAAGTAAAAAATACAATGTACTCCGATATGGTAAAGAAAATGATTGGGGACAAAATAGATATGCGTTTTATAATAAAGATTGGCATTTTATTTGTCCAGATGGTTCTACGGGAAAAGCTTGTACCACTAGTAAAACCAAAGAGTTTACTCATGGTATTGTAAAACTCGCTGACGATAATAAAGCTAAGATAGCTCTAAAAAATTATATGGACGCTAAAAAAACAGCTTAAATGAAAGATATAATTAAAAAAATATTAAGAGAACAAATTTCTACTGAATTAGAACAAGACCTTAATGCTTTTCATCCAGATTTATTTGAATTAGAAGAAGGTAAAAAGAAGAAGAAAAAAAAGAAAAAAGCTAAGAGAGACGCTTGTTATCATAAAGTTAAAAGTAGATATAAGGTTTGGCCTTCAGCTTATGCTTCAGGAGCTCTTGTTAAATGTAGAAAGGTTGGAGCAAAAAATTGGGGTAATAGTACAAAAGAAGGGGTTAAGTTAGATGAAGGAATGTATGGTATGTCAGAACCATTAGATTATGTTGTAGTAGATATGAGAAATTTAAGACCACTCATGATGAACTATGGAGATGGTCAATATTATGAAAAATGGCAAACAGAATTAGACGCTCAAAAATCAGCAGACGACTTAAATAGAGCTTACCAAAAAACATATGGTGCGGTAGAAGGACCCCATGTTGTTATGTATAAATCTGATTACTTTACTGAAAAAAGAAAAGAAGATATGATGGAGGGTAAGAAGAGAAAGTTAACCAAAAAACCTAGTTCAGAAACAAGTTTAAGAGATTGGTTTGGTAGAAAAGGTGCTAAAGGAAGTACTGGAGGTTGGGTAGATTGTAACGCACCAGATGGGAAAGGTGGTTATAAATCTTGTGGAAGAAAAGAAGGTGAAAGTAGAAAAAAATACCCAGCATGTAGACCTACACCAGCTGCATGTAAAAGTAAAGGAAAAGGAAAAAAGTGGGGTAAAAAGAGTAAAAATGAATCTATAACAGAACAATATGGTAATTTTGTTAGATGGGGTGAGTTAATAACCGAGGCAGAGTATAAAGGTAGAAAAGTAAAACTTAATAAACCAACTAGAGGTGATGTTAAGAAGTTTAAGGTTTATGTTAAAAACGATAAAGGTAATGTAGTTAAAGTTAACTTTGGTCATGGAGGTACTTCGGCAAAAAAGAGAGGAGAAAAAACAATGAGAATTAAAAAAAGTAATCCTGAAAGAAGGAAAGCTTTTAGAGCGAGACATAATTGTGACAACCCAGGACCAAAATGGAAAGCTAGATATTGGTCATGTAAAGCTTGGTAACTATGAAACTCCTAGATGTGTTATCGGAACAAATAGAAAGTAATTCTAATCAAGTAGAAAAAAGACTTAGAACACTATTCAGTGCAATGCAGGACATCAAAGGAATAGACAACGTCGTGGGGTGTATATCATCAGAAAAATCTAGAGAAAATTGTATGGGTCGTCAGGGGTATATTGTAACCCAAACTGAGGTTTTGTCATTATTAAGATTATTTGGATATAATGCTTTGGATAAGATGAGATTTGACCAATTTGACATGTTTTATTGGTTAGCTACTTGTTTTATAGCGAACGGTGGTTACGCAAGGACTTTTAGTCAAGGACCTCTAGAGGCAGTTAATTTAGAAATAAATGTGAGAGAAATGCAAGCTGAATATGATGAAGAACGTATAGAAACAAGAGAGGGATGGGGTGATTTATATGATATGAGTGATGATGAGGATGCTAAACAATATTATTTAGATAATTTTGAGAGTTTAATGACGGATAATGAACACCTAGATGATGATTGGGGTGATATAATAGATGTAAGAAACCCACAGGTAGTTGCACATAGAATAATAAAACTCAACCCTGAATGGATAGGACTAAAATGAAAGATTTAATTAAAAAAATATTAAAAGAAGAATTGTTAACTGAATCTGCGTTTACACAAGAAATTGCTGTAGACCTATGGAAAAATGTTCTTGCGTATCCACAAAATAGAACTAAAAAAACTTATGATTACTTAGATTATGTTGATGGAGAAACAGCATTTGGTGCTTTACACTGGACTACCAGTGGATTTCCACAACTCTATGAGATTATGGGTAATACTATAACTAAACATTATTTTGGTAAAACTGTAGAAGAAATGATAGAGTTTAGTAAGAGTGTAAATGGTGAAGAATTAGAGTATGAATGGTGGGAAGACGGTATGAACGACTTTATAAATGGACCTTACAACGAATCCGTCCAAAATCAAGCAATCCATGATAAATTCAGTCAAAAATTTGCTAGGAGTAAATATGGTGGTGTAATAAATAAATGGACAACACTAAGAGAATTTGCTATAGGAATGTCTTTAATTAATTCTGCTCCGGCGTGTTTTTTAAGAGGAAAACAATATGGGTGGGACGCTGAAGAAATGATGAGAGATTATTGTAAAGGTACTGGAGAGAAAAGTAATATTCCATCTTCTGAAGAATCCGGCTGTTATAAAACAAGGGGGTGTAGAAGTAGATGTGAAAACATCAATAAATTTTATCCAGCGCCTAGTAAAAGTGGTTATGTCTGGTCTGACGAAGAACATGATAAGTATTGTTCATGAGACGGTTAATCCAAAGAATACTCCTAGAAGAAACAACCTCTAAAGTTTTATTAGTTTTCGGTGGTATAAATCAAGCTACTCCAGAATGGATGGGGAATCAAATTCCTAGTAGAATTAAAAATCAGTACGATAAAATAATCCTCAAAAGTTATAGAAGTAGAGATTTGTTAGAATCAATAGACTCTCTTAAAGAAATGAAAAACACCAATATTAGTGTAGTAGGTTTTTCACAAGGAGGTCTCAATACCTACAGATTAGCCAATAGTGGTGTAAAGTTAGACTTTCTAGGTTTAATAGACCCATCAGTTAAAAGTGACTGGTCATTAAAAGGATTTCCTTCCGGTCGAAATTCTGTGTTATTCTACAATAATAAAAACTGGGGTAAACAGTACTATGACAAATACATTGTGTGGAGAAATGAATTAGCGGAAGAGATGAGAAGTAGTGGTATGGAAGTAGTAGAAGAAGATTTAAATCCACATATAAATGACCATATGTTATTCCCTAGAGAATTTTTTAATAGGTTTATGTAGTAAAAGGGGTAGGGGAAATTCAATGGTTCCGGTTGTTGTTTTATTATAGATAATTCGAGTATCGACAATCCCCTCAGGTTTACCACTACGTGGTCGTTACATTCACTTCGTTCATTTCACTAAACTTTCGGGAATTATCAATTCTCCAATTATCATTAGAAATAAACATATTATCAGAAAAATAATTCCCATCATAAAATATAGTTTTAAATTTAATATTGTACCAATAAATTTATTATCCCTATAGTGACCAGAAAAAGCATCTAGTTTTTCAGCTTGTTTAAAAACAGAAACCTTAATATCTAAATCTATTCCTTCGTTTAAGAATATTAACATAGCAGCTCTGTGAAAACCATCTAATATATTCCCATCTTCATTTACGGTGATATAATGATATTTTTCTGGGTCATAACCATTATCTAAAATACTATTATATAATTCTTCCCAGTTATATGTGGTTCTACCTTTTTTCCTAGCATCTTTAGTTAAAGATATTATGTTTTCTTTTTTTCCCTCTACATTTTCTGATATAAACTTTAAATGAGCTCTAAGTGTGTGATTCTTTTCTTTTAGTTCTGATAGTTTATATGTACGGTATTCAGAATGCATTTTACTAAAGAAATCAACTTTAATATTTTGCCAATACCCCCTTTTAAGTTTTTTCCATATAGATTTTATACTCATTTTAATAACTTTTTTAGTTTTCTAGTTATATCTTTTATCTGTGTTTTTAATTTTCCACGATTATTTTTTACTTTCAATAGTTGTTTAAACACCCACTCCAAGGTAAGATAACATAAAATAGGCCACACAATCGACCAAACTATATACAATACAAACCAACTGTCAGTTAAATCAGTATTACTCATATCAACATATTTACCCCAGGATAATGATATTATATCTATTAGACACATTAATACCATCACAGGTATTACTAATCTTCTAAATGTTTTTACAGGATGAAATTTAAAGGACCTTTTTAAGTTCTTTATTCCAGACCATAAGGTATCCAATATGTACTCCGTGTCTATGTCTCTACCTTTCCACTTCATATCTTTACTAATCCCAAAACTCTGTAATAAAGTCCATAAAATCGTCCCACCATTCTCCTAATTTATCTAATAAATTCTCCATATAATTATCTATTTCCTGTTATAATGTTAAGTAAATACTTAAGAGCAAAGATGGTTATAAATAAACCACTTATCACTAATAAAGCGTCCCACAACTTTAACCACAATGCTGGGTCAGTAATACCATCAGGACATGTATTACACGGTGTTCCATCTCCAAAGTCTTCGTTAATTTGTTTAGTAATATTATACTCTTCAAATGGGTTCCAACCAAAGGTAAAACTTATGATACTTAGAACCAAAGGTAGTAACATAAATATGGAAAAATTAATCCAAAATAGTTTAGTTTTTAATAGTTTTATCATAATACAAATATACTATATAATTAGGTCAAGTCAAAGTTTTTTCGTATATTTGTATATAGAAAGTAAGTAAGTATTAACCCTTTAAAATTTATCAATCATGACATACAACAAGATATCCAATCAATACAATGAAATTAAGGAAATAATTAATATAATCAAGGGTAATATTAATTCACTAAAATCACAGTTAGGTATGTGTGAAGCACAGATAACATTCGGGGATAAGAGAGTAAAAACAAAATATAGAAAAGAAGAAACTTACTTAGTAAAGAAACTTAAACAAGAGATGTGTGACTTAAGAATGTACAAGGACGGTATTACATTACTAAAGAAATATAAAAACGTAGGAGAAATGTTAGGGGTCGTAGTAAAGGTAAAGATATTCTCAAATGACGGGGTATTAAAAGTAATAACTAAATAATAGTCACTCTATAGAAGAATATAATAAAAGGGAATAAGAACAACTCAATAATGAGTATATATAATATTCCCTTTTTTAATGCCTATAAGAATAAGGTATTAGTAATTCTTCAACTAACAGACTATATGATTAATTACTTTCTTCTTTATTGTCATTCTCCATATCTTCTAATGTACGACCATCCCTTTCAGGAATCCATATACTTTCATCCTTCCATACAGAACCATAGTGTTCTTTTATCCATTTGTTATAGTAGTATTCATCATCCATATAATCATCATTGGAATCATACGTATATCCAGTATCGTTTGATAGAAGAAATTGTTTAGTTTTACTCATAGTGTATATGTATATTTCGTTTATAAATAGTTGTATACAAAGATACGAAAATAGTCCTAAACAACCAAAGAAAATAAGTTTAAAAACATTAGTCTTTTGGTTGAAGGTAAGTACCCCGCTCCTTGCAATATAAAGAGGTTTTTAGAGAGTTTCTAGATATTTATATATAGTTACTTAACTAACCCATAACCTATTCCATAACCCCCTTATTTTATCGTATTCCACATATTACCACTTTCTACCACCATTTACCACTATAATTCCCTATAGTGATATTGTTAGAGGGAATTTCACACAATATGACACTATGTATATAGGAGGTAAAAACCGTCAAAGGGTCTGTGTCGTCCGCGAAGTGTGACTGACATTCTGACAAAGTCAAGTATTTCGACCACTATTTACTAACAAAATTCCCCCTGACAATGTGTCAGAAGGGTTTTATAAAGGGAAAATATATGGTACCATAACGGGTAGTTACTAACAACGACAAATAGTCATGTGTTTTATTTGGCCATGTCAAAAAAAAGTTGTACCTTTAGGTTGTGGGAGGGTGGGTAGTATACTATTAAAAAGGAGTTTAGGGACAAAAAAAATATCACCATCTGTGATATCTTTTCTTCGGTGGGTATACATCTGTACAACTAGAGTCCTTACCGAACTTAATCGTCTTAAGTTTTACACTAGTAGGGAATCCCCATAGACGGGTCCAAGAACTTACTAAGTTACCCACACCATTATATTCTCTACGTAGGAAAGTTCTAATATCTTTAATCCCATAAGTGTGACATCCTCTCCATCCCCCATTAACACATTGTACTTCAGCATGTACAGTGATATCCACTTCTGTGTAAGGTCTACCCCATCTTGGGTTTACTTGTCTCGCTCTAGTTACTCTTACGTTAAGGTTTCTAATATACCCTCCGTCGTTCCCCCTCAGCAGGGAGGTCTGTAGTTTCTTATTTAATTGTCTCTTGGTCATATTCATACTGTAAAGATACGAATTTAATTCCGTACTACCAAAATAATATGGGGTTTTTTTAAAATAAAAAGCAGGGTGTCCCCTTATGGTCCGTCCACATCTTAATACAAAGATACAAAAAATATTTTAACTATACAAATTTTTAGGGTAGTATTTAAATTGGGACTGACGGGTAATAACATTAACACTAAGAATAATAATATACCCCCTGCTTCCCCTATATATAATCTCCAAATGGCTCCCCCCTTATATATCCCCTATGCTGCCCCCTTATTTAGGGGGCCCCTCCCCCCGCTCCGTATCCCCTCTTACATATAGGTTTTGGGCGGGTGTTTAGGGGGGTCAATGCTCTCTGTGAAATATGACCCTATATTTTAATTTAATGCTTATACCCTTAAAAAAATTTTTATAGAATTTTTTAGAAAAAATGGACTTCTTATTATAGATTAGTTATTATTACTTTATAATAAAAATCTTAATACAATATAGAAATGGAAATAGTATTTAATGGTGGTCGTGAAGTTTACTGGAAAAGAATTAATCATTACGACGTTACAATTGACGGCAAGAACTACAGACTAGAAGAAGAGGAAGATTCTAATGGTGGTGACTTTAACTTATATGAAGATAATAAGTTAGTAGACATGCCTGATGAATGGATTGACGTTATCGCGGAAGAAATGCAAGAACAAGGAGCAGACTTCCTATAGGGAGTTATATGTGTAGTTGGGTGAAATCCTCATTATGTTTTATACGTAGTGAGGATTTTTTTATTTTAAACAAATCTATTTATACTATATGAGACCCGATGTAGAAAAAGCAATACAAAAATACCTTAACTCTCCCGATGGAGACATTAAGAGAATTTACCCTGTAATTGATAGAATTGATTTTAATCATAGGAAACATCAACCAGACATTGATGTTTATGATGGTAAGATAGCTTATCATGACGGTAATTATGTTACTATGGATTTATATCTTAATACCCCTCCAATGGAAGAACCTCCTAGTATTGATGATTTATGGTCTCTTTATAATCTTGATGAACATTACCTAATGGATTACCACATGCCTAGAATATATAGATTGTTTGGTCTTGATAACTTTTCTTATATGACAAACGTATATATACCCAATACTGAAGGAGGTTATCACAATATGAGAGAGATTAATAATAGAGGCAACATTGTAACAGAGAAGTAGATATTTATAACTAAAAATTAATATTATGAAAAAAATTAAACTAACAGAAGCAGATTTAGTTACTCTTGTAGAAAGAGTGATTAAAGAAGATGGACATACAGATATTCCATCTGCTATTAGAAAATGTAAACTAATAATGGATGATGCTGGAGATATCATGGAAAAGTTAATAGAACTAAGTGAAACTGGAGGAAGTCTTCCTTCTTGGTGGATGGATAAAGTAACTTTGGCAGCGGACTACCTCAACAAAGCTGATGACTATATCAACACTACTAGTCATGTACACGAACAAACCAAAAAGAAAAATGTTAAGTAACATGACGGAAAAGTCTTGGGGCATACTTGTTATGAGTATTTTATCTATAGCACTTATGGTCTATACTTGTATAACGTTGTAAATAGAGTATATGAATCAACCTACATACCAAATTTTATTTTATTTATTAGTGTTTTTCCACCACGTTTTTATAATACTAACAATATTAACACCGTTCTATGTTACTTTTAACGAACCTTTCTGGATATGGGTTCCTATTAACATATGGATTACACATCTAATGTTTTCCCCAGTTTTGGTTTGTCCTGCTACTATATGGGAAAACAGATTACGTAGAAGGTTAAACAAACCAGAAATTAAAACCTTTTTTCTTCACTATTATATTAAACCCATAAAAAAACTATTAATTGAATGGGTGGTAAAATAGCCATGATTATTATATTATTTGGTTCTTTTATTCTAATGTTTAAATTTATCTTCTGGATTGTGGATATGTTTGATGGTGACTGAGAAACGCGACCCTATTCTGACAATTAGTCTAAAACCCTAAAAAAGAATTTTCAGAAAAATTTAGGAAAATACGCTATTTTTTATGAGTCCGGAACCGGAATCGACTTCGTCGTGACCCCCGACCCCCCTTTTTTTGGTTGATTATCTATAGTTGATTGATATTTATTTTATATGATTAATGAAGAGTTAAATAGAGTACGCTTTCTAATGGGTTATAATAAATCTAGACCCTTATTAGAACAAGAACGTTCTAACGTACAGGGTACCACTAAACAAAACGCTGGTGCTTATGTGGGTGTTGCTTTTGAAGACTTAGCACAAATCATGAAAGACCGTGATGATAAGTTAATGTCTGGGGATGTATATACTGATTTACCACCAGAAGTGGATAACACAATTCCACCTGTTGTTCATGACGATAGTGACATAAGACCAACAAAAGACCTAGAGGATATAGATACCCATACACCTATTGATGATATAATAACATATCCATTTGCTTCAGATTGTAATGACCTAAGTGCAATGCAGTTAGCAAAATGTTGTCATGGATTAGAATATGGTTTTTATAATGATGACGGAATGGAGGAGTTTTGTTCTGATTATAGTCAATGTTGTGATAGAGTTCCCACAGATACTGATGATGACATAACATTAACTACAGATACACCTCCAGAACCTACACCTGAAGAACCAGATGATTTAGATGACGCTTTTCCACCACCACCAGTAACAGCAGAACAAATAGAATGCACAGATATGATGGGTGATTTAGATGGTGACGGACAAATAACACCATGGGATGTCTTTACCTATGTTAGTGTTGCATTAGGAAATATTAGTTTAGAAGATTCAGTTATACCATGTCCTACTAATATACCATGTGATTTTAGTGGTGAAGGGGATGTTATAGATAACATGATGGTACTATATGCTTACCAAAAAGGATTTCTTGACGAATTACCCCCATGTGGTGGTACAGATATAATTACCTGGGGATGTGGTACTCCTGGTGACCTAAATGGTGATGGTGAAGTTAATGCACAGGAAGCGTATATATTAAATGATATAGCTTCAGGTATTATATCACCATCAGAAATTCCATGTCCTACAAATCTTTGTGATTTTAGTGGAGTTGGGGATATGGAAGCAAATGCACAGATAGTACTAGATTACGTTGCTGGTAATATTACAGAATTACCTCCTTGTGGTGGTTCAGTAATAGATGATGATACTGAAAATATTATACATTGGTGGACAACCCCTATTCTGGAAGATGTAGTTTTTGGTTGTATGGAAGGAGCTAATAACTCCAACCCTAATGAATTTTGGTCAGTTGTAGGTGAACCAACACCAGGACAATGGGTTACTATTTTAGCTGACGACTTAGTTGGTACACCAGGATTTGACGATGAATCTGTATGTGTACAATACCAAGGAAGTGGAGATGTATCCGAGATGGAGAATAATGAAGAAATTATTAATGTTATCTGTTCTTCATCCGAATTTTCATTTGAAGGTCCGTTTAATTCATCACCATGTGAAGAAGAGGTACTATCTGGTCTTGAAAACCTGGTTAAGAAAGGTTCATACGAAAAACCATTAAAAAAGGACCCGTGTTGTAAAAAATGTAAAAATGGTAAATTTAGTGATAGTTGTTGTGATGATGAAGTTGGTGAACAAAGATGTGTTTATGACACTATAAGTGATTGTCAACTAAGAAAAAGACAAAATAAAGGTAAATGCAAAGGTTCGTCTAGAAAAAGATAGTAAAAAATATATTTATATAATATGAGAAAACGATTACAAATATCTGAATCTGAAAAAACTAGAATACGAAAGCTTCACGAAGGAAAATTTGCTTTAGGGAGTATGATATTCCAAGACGACCCCAAACCAGATAAAAAAGATTTTAAGGTTTATCCTGACCCAAACCTAGTACACGATTTATCAGATAAAGAAAGAAAAGAATTAGAAAAAAAATATAAAGAGTTTGACAAGTTTGTTTCACAAGCTAGAAAAAACTTTAGACCAGGTCATGACAAAGATTTTGAAACAGAATACCCTGTGGATACTAATGTGCCTGACCCATTTGTTGCAGACCGTGAATATAAAGATATAACTTAATAAAAATATTATGACTAGATTACAAAAACTTAAAAGAGAACACATAAAAAACGTAAATAAACTTCTAGACGAAGGACATAAAAAAGAAAATATCACTAAAAAAGAAGTAAAATTAAATCCAAGTGATAATGTTTCTGCCGCTTCAAAAGAATTTATTGATAAAATGAAAGGGTTATTTTAGTACTTAACTTATATTTATAATAAAACATTAAAATTATGATACTATCAGAACAAGAAAAAAATCGAATTAGAGGCTTACATAGAGCTGGTTCAGTAATTAAAGAATCTCCGATGATGTACAAAGGACCTGGTTATACTGGAAAACAAAAAGAAGAAGGTTATAAAGAAGACGTAATAGGTGTGTATTCAGATTTTGACGACCAAAAAATGAAAACTAATATTCATGATGATATGGATGAGGGAATGCATGAAATGGAAGAAGGAATGCATGAAATGGAAGAAGGAATGCATGAAGACATGCACGAAGACAGTGAAGGTGAAGAAACTTACAACTATGGAGAGGATGAAGGTGAAGATAGAAAAAGAGAAATGTCTATGGAAGACCGTATAGACGCTATCAAAGACCACTTAGACCATCTTAAAAAAGACATGGGTTATGATGAAGACCATGAAGATAGAGATGAGAAAGGTACTGATTTCGAATAAATCTTAATATCACATATACACAAATAAAATAAAGGCCCATTTGGTGGCCTTTTTTTATGCTAATTTTTATATTTATTTATAAAGAAATACTATCATGAATAATAAGTTTATCTTAAGTGAGTCAGAAAAAGAAAGGATTAGAAGTTTACATAACTTTAATTATAGACACGACCTGCAGGAAAATTTAGAAAGTGAACCAGGTGTTGAGGTTAAAAAAACCAATGACGGTGAAATAAACCAAATAACAATGGTAGTCGATAAAGACGCACAAATACCAAAAGAAGATGGTGTTGATGTAGACATTGAAAATATTGATGGTGAAAACGTAGAGGTTACAATAAGTACGGACCCAGAGTACTGGACAGATAAAGGAACATTAACAGGTAAGGTTACACAGAATAAAAAACCATTACCATACGTAAACCTACAACTTATGACACCAAGTGGTGTAGCTACCAAATATGGTGCTGTAACAAACACTGAAGGAAAATACACCATAGCCCCAATAGAAAAATTAGGAACATATGATATAATAGCTAGTTTTATTGGAAAAACAACACAAGTTATTAATGATATACCAATAAAAGGTGGTAGAGTAACATTTATAGACTTCGACTTCGATGACGCTGAGAATTTAATAGACGCTGTAGAAATTGTAGCTAAAAAAGAAGAACCTATAAACATGCTTAACATACAACTCGACAACGACTATATTGACAGCATCTTAAATAAAATAAAAACAGACGAGATATCCCCAATAATGGGTTACGACCTTATAGATTTAGAAATCAGACAATGGAACTCTTTTGATAGAAACGAAAAAAGAAAAAATAAAGAGATGTATGATGGAATCATAAAAAAACTACAGGAAAAACTGAAGAAAGAAGGTAAAGGGTCCCTTAAAAAATATGAAAGAAAAATGTTATATGATGCTTTAATGGACAGTTTAGAATATGAAGAGGGAGCTGAAAATTATACAAATGATGATGGTAGTATTGATATTGAAAAATATGAAGACTGGATGAGTTACTTAGATTAATATGAAAATTATACTAACAGAAACGGAGCTAATTAATGTTATAACAAAAGTTATGATTGAACAGGCAAATGAATCCCCAACTCACGGGATTCAAGAAGATAGTATGAATAAGTTAAAAAAACATATTAGTATCTATTTTTTATATCTCAATAGCATGTCTGACCTGGAAGCATACTGGCAGTCAATACAAGACGAAGGAGCTTTAACAGTTTATCTATATGGTAGAGAAAATCCAATTAAAACAGATTTACATAGTGGTTTAAAGATTGCAGGTTTGGACAACCCCTTAAATGATAGAGGTAACAGAATGGATGCAAACACAGTTATATACACCCTGTTAACAAATTATTTCCATAATGGAGGTAAAAATTGGAAAAGAGGTGATAATATAGAGTTGGTTCCAGCTTATTCCCACTCAGTAGACGTTACATTTGAAGAAGATGTTGTTGAGTACGGTACAGTATTTTTGGATATATACACACCAACAGTAGAAAAAGCTCAAGAACTGGCATTAGGTCCTGACAATTATAACTTTGAAGTAGACCGACAAACTGATGACCATGATTATACTGGAGACCGTAGAAATCAGGAAATAACAGACCTACAAACTAATAAACACGAGTTAACTCCACAAATGTTTGGTTTTTAATGAAAATTTTAGAATCTGAAAAATATAGAATTAAAAAACTTTACAATATTTTAGAACAGACTGAAAAGGGTAGGTACTACCAAATGTTAACACCCGAAATACAAAAAGCTTTAAAAGATTTATATGACAGATATGGTATAGATATAAAAGACAGTCATCTACAAAAAGAATTTGAACAAGAAGGACAATACAGAGAAGATGCTGGAGGAGTAAATCCTTATGCTAAAGAAGCTGTAGACCAACTAGTTAAAGACGCTCAAGAAAAATTTCCCAACATCCCTGAAGTACAAAAGGGTATTTTGTCGGGTTATAGAAGTTATGATAGACAAGTAGATAATTTTGGTAAAAAAGCTAAAAAAAGAGGTATAGAAGATACCCAGAAATATAACACCATACCTGGATTTTCTGAACATCACACAGGTAAAGCGTTTGATATTTTTAGTCTAACTGATAGTTTTTGGAACAACAATCCAGATGTTAAAGATTGGGTTGCTGAAAACGCTGGTATGTATGGGTTTAATGTAACTTATAGTGCAGAAGGAACTCTACGAATGGAAGAACCATGGCATTTATATTATTATGGAATGGATTAACCTATTTCTATATCAAAAGCTTTTCCAGTAGTATCACCAAAACCATCACCATTTAATGGTTCACCATCATAAGTTAATTCACTTATGATTTCGTAAATATTTTCAGGAGTCTCTATCTGTAAGGCCTTTAGTTTTAATTTTTTAATATCAAAATCCTCATCATCATTGATTTCGAAATCACAACTATCCATAGTACCCTTTTCCCAAGTAACAAAACTAACCATAGTTCCACCACTAAACTTAGGCCAACTGTGTTCATTACTCAACTCAACGGTGGCATCACCAGTCTCAAACTCAAATTCATCATCATTTATAGTAACATAAATCTTACATCCGAGATTACCACCCATAAAATGACCCAGGTCATCACAATCATACCACATTCCACGGTCCTCCAACACATCCTCTAAGTTATTAGTTAAAACAGACTCAATGTCTTCATCATTTTCTTTACAATATGATTTAACTTTATTTAGTTCGTCATCCGTAAATTTACTTCTTGTTATTTCATGGCCTGAACCCCCTAATATTATTTCTACTTTTTTCACTTTTTTGTTTTTTTATCTAACTTTTCTATATTACGTAAAAGGTCTTTATTTGGTGAACTAAATAACTCTATTATAAATCTTATAAACCACATAATAATTATTTAAGAAAACTTACGTTTTTTTTCCCACTCATCTTGAGAATGTTTTATACCGTATAAGTAATACTCTTTTACTTTTTGTTCTTTATTTATTATCGCTGGACCCTTTATGTTATGAGTTTTTAGTTTCCCACCACAATCTTCAGCGTGTACTTCAGTTATTGACCCGTCTTCTTCTTCTTTTATATATTTCGCCATATTATTTTTTTTATTTATTAAACTTGGTACAAAGTTAATAAATTTTTACGATTATATCCATTTATTTTTCTTAAAATACCTCCACATACCTATTATTGTTAATAGAGTTAAAGCTACGAATATCCAAAATCCGTGGTCTCCAGTTAATAAAGGTACATCATCAAAGTTCATTCCCCACATCCCAGTATAAAATGATAATGGTAAAAATATCGTGGACCATATTGTTAATAAGTTAAGTCGTTTATTCATTAACTCATTATGTCGTCTATCTAACATATTCTCTAACATCTCATGAAGTTCTAATAAGTCACTAACATCCCCACCATCCTTAAAAATACCACCACTAAGTCTAATATCGAGTAATGACTTTTTTAACATATAAAATTCTGTCGTATCTATATCCTTACCCTCAAAGATATCCTCCTCAAATTGCCTTAATTGTTGTTTTAATTTTTCCATATATCTATTGTCCATAATATTGATTCCACAAAATATAATAACCCTACCATCATCATTCCATAATGTGTCCAATTACCACTATGACCATAAGTTAAGTCTTGGTATATTGAGGGTATTGCTGATAACATCACTGAAAGACTAAAGATTATTTTCACCCACCTTCTTTCTGTTAAAGGTTTTCTTTTTGGTTTAATACCATTTAACCTATCGATAACCTTAGTTATATCTCTGTGTTTTTTCATTTTTCTTTTTATTTATTTTTTCCCACTTAGTGAATTGTTTATCAATATACATCCAACAAGCTGTTATGGAAATCATAACAACTATACTTACAATGTCTACTATATTCATTTATCAGTGATTTCTTTTACCATCGAATACACATACAAATACCAAATCTTCGATATCACTTTTATTCCACACTTTATGAAAAGCCCCATCGGGAATCATTAATATATCCCCACCTCTAACTTTATAATCCATAGCACCAATCATCATTTCACCATGACCACTTACAAAATGATATACTTCTTCTTGACCTTCATGGGAATGACCTGTAGTCTCTTTATTAGGGTGTAAAACGGTTTTCGATATTACAAGATTTTCTAAACTATTATTATCCACTAGTGTATAAGTTTCATTTTCTTTAACTATTTTACTATCTGTTCTGTCTAATTTTATTTTCATTCCATTAATTTTTTTATAAAAGCTATAATTAATACAACCAAACCAACAGGCCATATTAACAAACATACGACCTTATCAAAATTTGTTAGATTATCCCAACTAGCTCTCACCTCCCAATGTGTTTTACCTAATGTAAAAACAAGGAGTTCTATAAAGAACATGAAGATTAATCCATAAAATAAGTAATTAATTAAAAAGGTCATAATACAATATAAATAAAAATGCTTAAATAATAAAACGTTCATTCTTTAATTAATTGATATTTATAATAAAAACATATTAAAAATGGCAAAAAAAATTACATTAACAGAAAATGAATTAATAGCACTTATAGAAAAAGTGGTTAAAGAACAAGTACAAGGTGAAGACCCAATTCTAAAATGTATTAATGAAACTATGAGAAACGCTAATCTAGGTGAAATATCAGAGTTTCCAAAACCATGTATCACAGCTTTAGTAGCAATACAAAAGGGTGACCAATCACCATTAGAACTAATGCAACTTGGAGCTCAGTGTATGTCTGAAATGGATGGTGATGACTGGAAAAAAGTACAAGATAAAGGTGCAGAGGTTATGGAATGTATTAAGATTCACGGTACAATAGCGTATTAAAAAAAAATATTTATTAATTTAAAAGATTTTTTTGAAGTACCTGCATATATATAGCTAGCTAGCATTTTAAATAATATAAAGAAAAAAGCTTTAAAGCTTTTTTTTTGCTTAAAGCAAAAGCATTTTATTCTATATTTTCCTAATATTTATTAAATAAAGAAACTACTATGGCTTGTAATTGTAAAAAAACTATAACAAACTTTTTGGGTGGGGATGTTCCTAATAAAACTACATTTCTTAATTGTGCAGAAGCTGACGGAACACATAAGAACCCCATTACTAGAGGTAAGGTTCAATGTGTAGCTGAAAATAATGTTTTATCCATTTACGACGTACTCCAAATAGAGGGTACATTAAATAATAGTGGAACAATCTATATGACTAGACCATATACAACCACCACAACACAAGGTCTACCAATAACATTACTAGAAGTTTAAAATGAAACCTACATTTAAAGAAGTAAAAGAATTAATGAAGACAATTATTAAGTCTAATGTAGAAGAGGTTGTAATAGAAAAACCTAAATTTAAATTTCGAATAAAAAAATAAACTAGTCCAAAGAAATTATATCACTAATTTTTTTACCACTACCTACAATAGTGTACGGTTTTAAAGAACTATTACCACTACTACCTTTTATTCCCTTATATTGTAAAACAATACCGTTATTGTACATTTTATTATGTGTTGTAAAAGGTTCATCCATAAAATGATAACACCCGTCGGATGTGACCTTAACGGTTACATCATTTCCTTTATACTTTCTACTTAAAAACAACTCATCTACCTCTAACTTTGAACATAATTCAACAATTCTAGGGTCACCATCCGTACTTTCTAACTTATTTACCAAATTTCTACGATTTTCTAAGTTTTCATTAGTACCACTTTGTGTTAATGAAGAAATTTTTGTGATTTTTACTCCAGGAATTCTATTTAAAGAGTTTAACCCCCTTGTTACACACGTATAAAAAGATGATTTACCTATTTTGTCGGTATTAAACCACTCATTTCTATCATAACGAAATAAATGAAAGAAAGAATGACATATAGATTCGATGATTTGAGCTGGATTTTCCACACCTTCTATAGAAATTTCCCATACACTTGTCATTTCATACTTAATAGGACCATTTGTATTGGTTAATTCTTTTTCTCGTTGGGTGTAATCCTTTGTTAAACCTATTTTTACATCATTTGAGATAAAATTTTCATCTGTTTGGTGAAAATACTCACCAGTGTATATATATTTTTTCATATTACAAATATATTAAAAAAAAATTAAATAATGGTAAAATAATTTGGTATTATTGAAACAAATTATTATCTTTGTAGTATAATATAATAGAAATGAATGTATAATTATAAAATAAAAAGAATATGTTAGAAATTATCACGGGCTACTTAGTTTTATCAGTAATATTAATGATTATCTTTATTGAAATCAATAAAGAACAACTTTATGAACAGTATTTAGAGATTGAAGAAGAATACTCTAGAAAACCTTCTAACAAGTGGTTTAATTTCTATATTTTTACTCACTTTTTAAAAGCTCCTATGTTGTGTCCTATGATATTTTTACTAATTTTAGGAAATGGAGGTAAATTATTAAAATAAAAAAAGGGTCGTAAGACCCTTTTTTTTATATACTATCATTAAAAATATTATTAAGACATTTCATCATCTATATCTTCTAATTCTTCTGGTTCTTCTACTTCTGGAAATGGTAATGGGTTTGAAACATCATCATAAGTTCTAGCAGCTCTTTGGTCTCTTCCAGACCCGACAAGTTCCGCGGTATAAGTCATAAAATTATTAATTTTAGTTAAAGTGTTAGCGATTTGTTTTCTGGTTCTAGAATCTTTAACGTAAGTGTAAGCTCTTTTTATGTTGTCTATGATATTTTCTATACCTTCCGCTGCAGCATGACCAGGATTTCTATCATATTGACCCTGTTCTAATAACACCTCTTGATAATCAGATAAATTTAACTTAGCTGTACCCTCTCTTAAAATAGATTGAGAGACCAATCTATAAGTTTTATTTATATCTTCATATAATTCTTCTAGTCGTTGAACGTCTGACTTAATAGCTGTTGGAGCTGGGTTGTACTTTTTACCGGTACCATCCATTCTTGACATCCACTTTTTAATACCCTTTACTTCTGATTCAGTAATGGTTGATGTTGTTTTTAATTTACGATTCATTTTTTAAGATTTATTATTTCTCTTATTACTATTCTTATAAATATAAGATAAAACGAAAGAATAATTTGTTTATATCCTAATTTTTATTTATCTTTGTATTACAAATATAAATAAGATGACTGTAAAAAAATTAAAAGAAAAATGTAGGGAGTTGGGTCTAAAGGTTTCTGGGACAAAAGCAGAATTAAAGTCTAGAATAAAAAACCCCACAAAAAGTGATTTTGTAGATAAAACAAAAGAGTCCTGGATTAAAGTTAGTATTGGGTGGTCTGATAAAAAAACTCCACTAATATCTAATCTAAAAGAAAAAGGTTTCGCTAAAGTATTGTGTTACGCTACTGACAGATTTTATTATATGGTTCGCCAAGACAAATGGTTGGAATCCCTAAAATAAACCCTACATTAAAAAAGGTTTGTCATAAGGAGTTCTAGGCATTTTATCTAACACCTCACCTAACTCTACTTTTTTTATAATTCTTAAAGTTTTTAAAAGAGAATCAGGAGTAACTGATATGGTATCTATTCCCTCCCTCACCAAAAACTCTGCAAAATCTGGAAAATCTGAAGGACCTTGACCACATATACCAACCTTAGTGTTGGTTTTTTTAGCTGACTTAATTAAAAATTTAATAGAATCTTTAACAGCTTCATTTCTTTCATCATATAAGTTAGCTACTAACGCGGAATCTCTATCTAAACCTAAAGTAAGTTGGGTTAAGTCATTAGAACCTATTGAAAAACCATCTATATGTTTAGCAAATTTTTCAGCTAATAAAATATTTGACGGTAGTTCCGCCATAAGATATATTTCTAATTCATTTTCGCCTCTTTTTAAACCATATTCCTCCATTACCTCGTAAACTTTATTTAATTCGTCTACTGTACGACAAAAAGGAATCATAACTACCACATTTTTAAGACCCATTTTTTCTCTCACTCTTTTTATAGCTTTACACTCCATACCAAAAGCCTCTTTGTATTCTTCTGAGTAATATCTAGAAGCACCCCTCCAACCAATCATTGGATTTTCCTCTACAGGTTCGAAGTGTTCTCCACCAAGTAAATTTCTATATTCGTTAGTTTTAAAATCAGATAACCTAACTATAACTTTTTCTGGATAAAAAGAAGACGCGATTTTTGCAATACCATAAGATAGTCTTTTAATGAAAAAAGTTTCTTCATCCACATAACCTCGAGTTAATTCATCTATTTGTGAGGATAATTTATCATCACCTAACTCTTTATGTCTTAACAAAGCTAATGGATGAGCTTGAATATAATTGTTTATGATAAATTCTTCTCTAGCAAGCCCAACCCCCTTATGTGGCAAATTGGAAAACTTAAAAGCTAAATCAGGTGAGGCTACATTTAACATTATAGGTGTGTTTACCTTAGGAAGGTCTTGTAAGCTAGTCTCTACTTTTTTATAAGGTATCTCACCTTCATATACTTTACCCATATCCCCACTTGCACAACTTACAGTAACTAAGTCACCATCATTCAGTATTTCTGTAGCATTACCAGTTCCTACTATCGCGGGTACACCCATTTCTCTAGCGACAATAGCCGCGTGACAGGTTCTACCTCCTTTATTTGTTACAATAGCACCAGCTTTTTTCATTATAGGTTCCCAGTCAGGGTCAGTCATTTCAGTGACTAAAATATCACCATCTTTAAAATCTAATCCATCAGCACTACCATCTCTACCATCTATAGAAAACATAATACTCACATTACCTACACCTATACCATCACCCACAGCAATTCCTTGTATTAGTTTTGTATTTTTAAAATCTTCTTCTAATTTATATTCTACAATCTTATCTTTTTCTTTTTGAGAATGTATTGTTTCTGGTCTAGCTTGAAGAATGTACAACTCATTAGTTAATCCGTCTATTCCCCACTCCACATCCATAGGACACCAGTCGTTTTTTCTTTCAGAGTAGTAACGCTCTATTAATGTTACCCACTCAGCTATTTTTAAAACTTCTTTGTCTGTAATACAAAATTCATTTTGTTGATAATCTTGTATGTTAACTATTTTTGTCATCTTTCCAGGGTCATCACCATATACCATTTTTTTATCTTTAACACCCATTCTTTTTTCGATAATAGAACTATATCCTTGTTCTAAAGTAGGTTTGAATACCATAAACTCATCAGGTGAAATAAAACCCTGGACAACCATTTCCCCAAGTCCATATGAACCATTTATTAACACAGCGTCCTTAAAACCACTTTCAGTATCTATAGAAAAAGCTACACCTGAAGAACCCAAATCAGTTCTAACCATTTTTTGTACACATACTGATAAAGCAACATCAAAATGACTAAAACCAAAAGTATCCCTATATGAAATAGCTCTGTCCGTAAACAACGAAGCAAAACAATTCCTAACAGACTCTAATAAAGATTCTGGACCCCTAACATTTAGATACGTTTCCTGTTGTCCTGCAAATGAAGCGTCTGGTAAGTCTTCCGCTGTAGCTGAAGACCTTACAGCTACATCAGTCATTTCTTGACCATACACTTTTGACATTTTATTGTATTTTTCTCTAACCTCATCTTTTAAGTCTTGAGGCCATTTACCATTTCTAATAATTTGCCTAACCTCGGTACCTACCTTTCTGAGAGATACGACATTGTCTTTTTCGATTGAATTTATAAGTGTTTCAATTAATGTTTTTAATCCGTTATAACGCAAAAACTCCCAGTAAGCTTCTGAAGTTATAGCGAAACCGTCAGGAATTCTTATTCCGACAGATTTTAAGTTTTGAATCATTTCACCTAAAGAGGCGTTTTTACCACCAACTAAAGGTAAATCATCCATAGAAACTTTATTTAAATCTACAGTATATTGTTTTTTCATTTTTAAGATAGATAATTGTATAGTTATTATGACATAATTTAGATAGATACTAGATATTTATCAATAGAACACATTAAAATATTCAAAAAAGATGAATCAAACAATAGAAAAAAATACTATAAAAAAAGAAGGGGTAATGTTAGTGGATTTTTGGGCTGAATGGTGTGGACCGTGTAAAATGTTAGGTCCCATTATTGATGACGTAGCTAACCTATTCCCTAACAACGTTACTAAAATAAATGTAGACCATAATCAGGAAATAGCAGCTGAATATGGAATCAGGTCAATACCAACGATAATTATATTTAAAAATGGTGAGGTAATGGAAAAAATATTAGGTATAAGAAATAAAAACGAATATATTGATAAATTAAAGTATTATTTAAATTAAATGGCAAAGATAGTATTAACAGAAAAACAACTCCAAAATATCGTTAATGAAGTCATCGGTTTCACTACCAGTTACAAACAAGAAGCTGAGGATGAGTTAAAATCATTTATAAATGTCGTTGGCGGACCAATTTTAAATATGAGTAAAAGTAAAGCTATACACGCGGACGACGTTATAGCTCAAAGAATTTATCAACTAACTACTGAAGGTGGAGAATTACACACATTAACACAAGAGTTAATAGACCTGTTAGAATCCTTACCAGATAAAAAACCTTATAAAGGAGGGATAGGGTTTAGAATGCCTGACAAAAAATAAAATATTATGATACTAACACAAAAAGAAAAAAATAGAATTAGAAAATTACATAAAGAACAGTCTATTGTTAAAGAAGCAACTGCGTCTGATAATAGTGGAAGTTATGAAGCTCCATTAACACATGAAAGAGAACACGATTTAGTGGGGATAGAGGTAATAGACACAGCACCTACTATTGATGTGGTTAGTATAGTCGATGATAGTGACGAAGGATTGGAAATTGATTTAGATAGTTTATTTGACGAACTAGCTATGTTTAATGTTGAGGACGACTCTAGTGATTTTTTTCCAGAAGACCTTTAGTTTTTTTAAACAACCCACAACCACATAAATCTAAATAATAATTAACCAAGTAACGAACTCTACTTGAACAACCTAGGAGTATAGCAGACACTTCTTTTTGATTAATCCACTCACATCTTTCTATTCCTTCATTTTCATCAGGAACCAACTTACCACTATACTTTGTTTTCATCACAAACCAACTAGTTTCTTTTTGTAAAAAATTTTCTTTTAAAAAAACATGTCTAGTGTCTGTTAAATAAGAATGTAGTTTTAATTTTTTAAAAGGAATGCCTGTTTCTTCAGAAACTTCTCTAACAGCAGTTTCTTCAATAGATTCACCTAAATCTACTTTACCCTTTGGTAAATCCCAGTGACCCCTTCGGTGAATAAAAAGAATTTCTTCATTTTTATTAATAACTAACCCCCCCGCTGCTTTTATTATTTTTTTCATACTAATTTAAGTTTAGACAGTTTTTATTTTTACTTCTTGAATAATTGTAAAATATTATTATCATTAACCATAAACAAATAATTTTTACGTAATAAATTAAATATAATAAAAAAGTAATGATAGTATATACACAAGAAAACTGTAAATTCTGTAAAGAACTTATAGATGAATTAACAGAAAAAGAATACGAGTTCACACCAATAGACATTAATAAAGATGAGTATAGAGACGAATGGTTAAGAACCACAAGACTTACACTTATGCCTATGACACCAACAGTTAAAATTAACGATGATATTTTATGTGCTGGTAGAGATTTTAGAGACGCTGCTCACTTTATAAAAATCTTAGAAAATATAGATGTTCATACAAACCTAACACTAGAAGAAAGAATTTTTAGTATAGAGAGTAGTTTAAAAAATTTACAAATGACGGTAGGTAGGATAAATACCATTCTTAGTAGAGCTTCTCAACCACAAGCACCACAAAAAAATATTAAGGAATAAAAGAATCAACGTCGTCACCGAAAGTTAAGGTAACACATCTTTTACTATTCTTTTTAATTAAAATGTACTGGCGCTCATTACAAATTAGAAGATTTTTATTTACATCCATAACAACTAAGTATTCTGGAGAACCAAGAACGTTTATTTTTTTTCTAACTATAGTTAACAAATCTTCCATAGAATTTGTTTTTAATTTTTTTACCACACTTCCATCATAAAATTTTATAGTGTAATATTTTTTAGTTTTATAATTATCTATAAAATAATCTTCATCGTGATAATCCACGGTAGAAAAAGAAGTGAGATAATTATCTAAAACATTGGTTAGATTATTTGGTACATTTACAGTGGTATCTATAACCTCTGGGTTGGATTGTGAATACGATATTGTTGACATCAACAACATAGTTAAAATTAGGGTGTTTTTTAGCATTTTTTTCATAATTAATATTTTTTATAAGTGATACTACAAAGATAATAAAAAAATCTTAAATAAACAAAAGATATTTATATAAAGTGAAAAGTATTATACAAAAATTATTAAGAGAATCTAGTGGGTATTACGGACACGTATTAACACAAAATTTACCTAAAGAATTGGACAATAGGTTATATACCTTATTACATATGTTAGGTGGTATGAACTTTATGGATGTTATTAAATTTGGAGAAAAGGCCAGTGAAGATGAAATTAATATTTTAACCACTAAGGTTATGCAATTTCCCTCAGAACAACATGAAATACTTAGAAATGCTGGAGGATACGAAATATTAAAAGACTCTAGTGCATACCAAGAAATTGTGGATATGATAAAATCTATAGCTTATAGAGACACTATAGATGAGTCATTAGACGACTTAAAATACGCAGAAGAACCTAAAGAAAAACATGTTAGGAGAATGAATAGAGATTTAGGTCAGTTACACGGATTTCCCATACAAGTTTTTAAAAATATCCCACCACCTAAAAACGAATCAGAAACTACAGAAGAAGAAATCGTACATTTAGACTCTATCCCTGTGGATGAGAAATTTGTAAAAAATGCTGATGAAACTGAAGAATATTTTGAAAAGTTTCTTAAAACAAAAGGATTAGAATACCCAAAAGAAGATATAAAAATCTACCTACCAGGTGTAAGGTCTATCATCCTACAATTAAAATACTACTACAATCGTCCTAGACCAGGACAAGTAGCAGACGCTAAAGGAATGGATTTTGACCCAGAAAGTTTAAAATCCGCCTCCACACCCTCCTACCCTTCTGGTCACGCAACCCAAGGAAGGTTTATAGCTAGATACCTCTCAGACTTGTATCCCGAATATGAAAAAGATTTAATGAAAATAGGTGATGACATAGCTTACAGTAGAAATATGGCAAAGGTACACTACCCCAGTGATTCTGTGTTTGGAAAAGAATTGGGTGACTCATTATATCAGTATATAATAAAAAACCAACCACTCAATGAAGACGTACAATATGACAAAGAAGGATATCCCACTAATGACACAAATCCATACGTTCTTAGGTATATAACACCTAAAACTAAAAAGGCTTTATTTAAACATTGGGACTCTTTAGGTAATATGGAGTGGTCTAGTTTAAAACTTTTTGGTATAGAGGGTGAGGATGAAGCATTTGATAATATTGCTGATGTACTGTATCCACTATTAGCAATAGAATGGTTAGGTGGTGTTGAAAATACTCCTTTAGCTAAAGAAGATTGGATGGATATTAGGAGGGGAAGACAAACGAGAATACGATATAAAATCATACCACTTAGATTTGATTACTTATTTGATGAAAGTGAAAGGTTTGGTGAACATGGTTACTCCTGTTATGATATAAAAGTTGTAATAGATTGGGGAACACCAGGACCAGAAGAACTTCAAATGTTAGAAGAATTGGTCCCAAAAGACAAACGAAACAAATTAATGTCTTATGGGAACTATGATGAGAACACCCTTGAACTCATAGAACAATTATGGGAAACTACTGAGCACATAAGGGGTGATGTTGGTGTTATGCAGTTTTGTCGACTAGAAATTGAGGTTGTTAACCCTTAAATAACTTTTTCTTACCCCCATCATAAACATAAGCATGACCCTCAGTAATTAATTGTTGATTAATACAGATTTCTTTACCTTCCTTATCTTGAATAAAAATATCAGCTAATACTCTACCGTACTTACCAACCCCATGAGACCTTAACCTAAAATAACCAGACTTACTTGAAACCTCTTCTAGTAATTCTTTTGTTCGTTCTTTGGCTAACAAACCCTTTTTCTTTTCCTCGAGATTTCTAGTTCTTGATTCCCAAGTATCGATACCTTTAAATCTAATTCTTTTTTTAAACCAGATGTCAAATCCAACATCAATAAGAGCGTCTATGGTATCACCATCAACAACCCTGTCTAATTTTCCTCTGTAAATATATTTTTCCATAACTTGTTTACCCAATAAATAGTAAATTACAAGTCAGAGAACTTAATACCTTTTAAATCTTTTGGAGATAGAATAGGATTAGAAATACCAAGTTTATTTAATTCCCAGTCTATATTAATAGTTTCATCATCCCACATTAAAGTTTTTTCATGGGAAGGAGAATAATATTCGTCACACTTATATAAAAAAGTTGTGTGGTTTTCTAAGGATATAAACCCATGAGCAAAACCAGGGGGAATCATAAGCATTAGTTTATTTAAAGAAGACAACTCTATTTTGAAGTGTTGCCCGAACGTTTTCGACTTTTTACGTATATCTACCACTATGTCTATAACCGCACCATTAACAACTCTAACTAATTTTGATTGTTCTTTAGGTTTAGTTTGGAAATGAAGGCCTCTGATTACTCCTTTGTGTGAAATTGAGTGGTTGTCCTGTTTAAATTTATAGTTTACACCGATACTCTTAAAATCTTTTTTATTCCAAGACTCTAAAAATCCTCCACGCTCATCACTAAAAAAATTAGGTTTTATAACAACCAAGTCTTCAAGAGGTGTATTTATTATTTGGTACTTCATTATAAATTATACTTACTAATAAATTATACTTAATATGCTTGTTAAGGTAAAGTACTATAATGTCGATATATTTATATAGTGATATGGTAAACATTACAGAAATAGAAAAATATAGAATTTTAAGAAATCACAACTTACTAGTAACAGAACAAGATAAAAGTAAGTTTGAAAAAAAAGTAGACAAAGCTGGTGAAAAAGTTGAAAAAGAGAAGTATGGCGAGTTAATAGAATTCGCGTCAGATAAAGTAGTGGACGCTATGAATTTAATCAAAGGATTTGAAAAAAAAGTTAAAGGAAGGGAACCCCTACCGACCCTAAACCCAACCAGAGTATATACAGATTTAAAAAAACTAGGTGTTACAGAGTTCTTTATTTATCTTTTTAGAGACATAACTCAATACGCTTCAGTTGTAATGTTTTTAAAATCTTTTTTAACTGAAGACTGCGATACCGTAAAAAGCTCAGTACCTGAAATTGGGGAAGTAAGTATGGAGGAACTAATTAATATCATCTCTTCGGAGAATAAAGAGGTTTTTAAAATTATTAAAAAAGCTAAAAGACGATTAACACGTTTAGAAAAAAAACAATTTAGTATGGAACCTATAAAAAACCTTTATAAAAAAGTAGACAACTTTGTAAAGGTTTATAATGAAGCCAAATCATTGGTGGAAAATAACCCTAAGTACATGGAAAAATTTGCAGAAGACACTACCTTAAGTAGTATAAGTGAATTATGGGATTCTCAGTATAGTGGTAAAGACACACACATGAAAAAGTTTTTCATAAGCTCATACTCACAATCTGCATGTGCTGGTACTGGTGATATTGCTAGTAGACGTAGACGTAGTAAAAACCCGAGGACCTTATAACCTCATATTAGAGTGTACACATATAAAACCGCATTTATTGTTATACTAACACTTATAGTAATATTTTTTATTTTTAAAAACACACAACAGTCGGATACACTACAAGAATATAAAAAAGATAAAAAACTTCTAAAAGACCAAAATCAAAATTTAAATTATCAGCTAGACTCGATTATTAAAAATTATAATGATTTATATCTTATTATCGATTCTTTGCCTTTAGGCAAACCACTAGACACCATCATATATTGTAGTGGTAAGTCTAATTATGGGTGGAGACTACATCCAGTGTTTAAACGATGGAGACATCATGACGGTGTAGATTTAGAGGGAACATTTTGGGATACAGTATACTCAACATCCCATGGGATTGTAAGAAACGCCAATTGGATGGGAGGGTATGGTAGATGTATTATTGTTGACCACGCTTTTGATTACTCAACTAGGTACGGACACCTCTATAAAATGTTCGTCAAAAAAGGAGATACAATCCATAAAGGTCAAGCGATTGGAAAAGTTGGGAACAGTGGTGTTGTAACAGGACAACATTTACATTACGAAATTAGATATGAAGACCAACATATAAACCCAGAAAAATTTTTAAGTTTTTCCAGATAGTACAATATTTGGAAAATCAAAACTTAGTTGGTTTTTATTTTTATTTTTAGAACTTCTAAATCTAATTTTTTTATTAGACAATTTAACTCTTCTAAAATGTGGAGATACCCACACACCATTTTTTCTAAAGTATCCACTAATTTCTATTTTTTGATATTTCATATTGTATTACTGTCCATTATAAAGATATTGGTATATTTATAATAAAAAACACTCATGGGAAGAAAAATTAAACTAACTGAAGAAAATTTAATAAATTTAATAGAACAAGTGATGGATGGAATGCAACCACCTATCAACTTAGAAGAACCAATTGACGAACTTCCTTTAGATGATGAGTATGTTGATGATGAAGCTTTTATAGAGGATGAAGAAGAGGAAAAAGAGGAGGAACCAATAGAGGATATAACACCTACCGTTGAACAACTTGAAGAATACATTATGCAACTAGACTCAAGAATTAATTATATTGAAGAATTAGAAGCTGATGTTTTAGAATTTTTAAGTACACTAGTTAAAGACTTAGACAGTACTGAAGATGTAAACATTATGAGAACAAAAAGTGCTCTAAACTTTTTAGAAAATAGAGCAGACCGAAGAATATTCTATCTTAAGTCAAGAAGACTACAATAATCCTATACTTTACATAATTACGTTATATATATAATCATAAAAATTATATTATGGTTATAGAAGAAATCAAAAACTTTTTATTTGATGAGGAGAAAGGTGTTTTGGAAGTTGTTTTCGTTTTAGAAGGTGATGACCAAAATAAAAATAGATTTGGTGAAATATATGAAGAAGATATAGAACCAATTACAGACTTATATGAATCTTTGGGTTGGGAAGAAGAGGACGAATCGTTTACAAGAGAAAGAATAGACTTAGATGTTGATAAAGTTAATTACATTTTAAGTGAGTATTACGAAACTAACCCTGAAGAATTACCTATATTAGAATAGAAATCCACATATTGTCTAAGTAGTCGATATTTATTAGGTAGAATCAAACTTAATAAAAATGGACCAAAATTATTTAATTAGTTTATTACAAGATATAGTGACTAATAACGCTATGGAAGAAAGATGTCCAGAAGGAATGTATTGGTGTGACGCTGATGAAATCTGTAAACCAGATTCACAAGAAATGTCAAAACTACCCACAACAGACGAGGAGATTCCATTAGAAATGGGAGAGCAAGATGACGGTGGTGAAGCTGGAACGTCTAGTGCGGGAGAAGGTGCCGGTACAGCCTCTATGGGAAAATGGGAGTCAGGACTAAGTAGAGGAGCAGCAAATCAACTAGGTGTTACCAAATGGGAAGATTCTTATGGTCTAACTCGAGGAAAAGCAAATCCTCTAGTGTAATTAGAAAGTATTTATAAAAAAAGTGTAACTATGCTTAACGAACAATATAATAGAATAAAATATCTCATGGGTTATGATACCTCAAAACCCTTAACAGAACAAGCAAAAATCTTAAACACTCTACTACTAACAGAAAGTGTAAATTTTGGTACCTTCCTTAAAGGTCCGATACAGGTAATGATAAGGGAATGGGTAGGAGGATTAATGGGTGCCTTTGAAAAAGAAGTAATAGAAAAAATGGCGAAAGAACTAGGTTCTTCAGAAGCTGTAATAAGAAATTCTTTACGTAAAGCTGCGGGAGACGCAACACTAAACCCAATGGATATAAAAGTCGTATTTACTTTCGCTAGAACAGCGGGACCTAGGACAGCGGGGTTAAAAGGATTTGAACGAGGTGCACGAGAAGCTTTTAATGATATAAACCAAGTTTTTAAAACTGGAAATATGAATGTGGCAATGAAAGAAGCTTTGGAAGTATTAGAAAACACACTAGGAAAGGAAAATATGAACTGGATGGCAGGTGGAAGTGGAAAATGGAACGGCCACCCTATGAAAAAAATGTTAGATGAGTTTAGACAGAAAAAAATCAATACAGACCAAAAAGTCGACGTTGATGATGGTGGTGGTAACGTTAAACCAGATGTAGACGGTAAAGTTAAAACAGATGTAGACGGTAAAACAGTATACAAACCATCACAACGAAAACCAAAAGATGTGTTTGAAGAAGAAACAGGTCTTAAGTGGAATGAAACCTTATCCTCAAGTGCAGAGGGAGTAAAGAATAAAGGAGGGTATAACAACTTAAATACTAGTTTAAATAAAGAATCAGCAAAAGTATCACAGGTAGCTGGTTCAGGTAAATTATGGGATATATTTAAACACTCACCAGGTAACCAAGGACTAACGAAGGGTGAGGTAAAAACTATTACTAATGGAACTAAAGGTTCCAACAACTATCTAAAACAAGTGATGGAAGAAGGGTTCCCACCAACAAAGGCACCTTATGAGGGTTATACTGGTCCTTTAAGACAATGGAATGAGTCCACGAATAGTTGGGCTAAACCAGAATATTCATCATCAGATATAGTAAATATGTTATCTAGAAGATGGCAACAAAAACAAATATCTAGTAATAGCTTTATACAAAGCATGAAGAACAAATGGACTAAAACCATTTCAAATTTTAAAAACGCTTCTATTGGTGGTAAATTTAGACAAATAGTTGATACAGCTCTATTAGTATTTAACACAGCCATGTTAAAAACCAATCCTATTACCAAAGTAATAATGTATGGATTAACATGGGGAGCTTTTAGAGGTCTTAATTCTAAAATACTCAAGGGAACAATTAAAATTAGAGCTAGATATGTGATAGCTGCATATAATGTTATGAGTCTAGCTGGGGCGTTAGATGGGTTTGATAATCTACTCACAAATATTAAGGCTCTTTTAGATGATATACCAGGTAAACGTAAAGTTGCTTTTACTGAAAATTTATACTTAAATGTACTTACCCCTGATTTTTATAGTAAATTGGTAGGTCAGAAAAGTGAAATGGAGTCTATTGTTGGTACACCAGAAGAACACGCTGCTGTAGCAAAACAAATAGCGGAAATAATATATAACGGTTCACTTAATGGTGTAACATTTTTAACTGAAAACGGATTTACACTTAAAGATATAGGGGAGAGGATAGGAAACCAATGGCCTACAAACTGTACAGTAGCTTTTGCAAGTGGTGTAGCACACCAGTTTAAAAGAGAATGGCAAAGACTAGATGGTGAAGAAAGAGAAATGTACGACGTGTTTGAACAAGTTCAAAAATTAGAATGGTGGAAAGGTCAGTCGTCTGAATATGATAAGCAATTGTTGACTAAGCTTGGTGCTATAGATTTTCCTAGTTGGGATGACCTTGCACCAACCATTAAAAACTGGGACCTTATTGGAACGGATGTAGATGAAATTTTAGTTACAGCACAAAACGCGTATCAAACAGGAGACATTACACAACAATTAGAAAATGAGTTAAAAAAGATTGCTGAAAATGAAAAAGTACAAATGACAGCTGATTATATACAAATATACGAAACTCTAATTAGGGATTACTATGGAATGTCGTTAGAACAAAGTGACGTGACTGAAGATGAATTTATACAGAGAAAAACCAACCAACAACAGGCCATTTTCAAATTAAGAGAATTTTTATTTGGGCCTTATATAAATTTTGGTTTTCCACTAAAATCTGAAGAAACACCATATATGTTATTTTTACCAGCAACTTGGCAAACAATATCACAAGGAAAAGGAGGTAAAGAATTACAAACCGATGCTTTAGATAAAAACATACAAGTTACCAGAGTTACCGACAAACCTGATAAAATTACTTTAGGGTTAAGATTGAGTGCGAGTGCTAAGGTAAATAAAATGGACCATTTACAAAGAATAAATGATGCAAAAAATAAATTTATTGGTGGTGAAAGTTACTACGACAACTTACCATCAAAAATACAAGGATATATTTTACCAGAATTAAAAAAAGAAACAGGATTAGACAATCCTTTATTATATTTAATGGCCGCTTTAGAATCTACCTCAAGGGAAAAAAGAAACCCACGAAATAAAATACAATTTGAAAAAAGACGTGGATATATAATAACACCCAATCCAGTTATACCAACTCAAGTTGAAGAATCTAAAATAATTGGTTTAGCAAAATTATTACAATAATGCAATTAGGATTAGTTAGAGTTTTATTAGAACAGACCACCGCAGAAACTTTATGTGAAAAATATTGGGGTAACGCAGGTAGTAAAGTGGGTTCACAACCTACAGACTGTGGAAGTTATGATGATATTGCAGGAAGAACTTCTGATGAATTCTGGAACACAAACGGTGTGGAAAACGATGACTCAAGAAAATTGTTTCAGGAGGAATACGATAAAATTATTCAAGCTAACGCTGAGGACAAAGAAAGTTGTATTAAAGTCTTAACCTGGTTATGGAAAGAAGAGGGATTCCAAGGATGTCCATGGGATGGGTACCAAGGGACACAAGTAGATACTGACAATGATGAAGACCAAGGAGGTTGTCCAGGTAGAACCCTAGAGGATTATTTAAACGATGGGTATGTTGAACACCAAGATAGAGGAGATTTAGAGTGTTACGGCAAAAAAGGATGTTACAAACACATTTATAAAAAATTTGATGATAACGGTTGTGAAAGCAGTCTTATCGGAGCAAAAAAAATAAAACTTTATTATAACAACCCTAAATGTGCTTGTTCTGGAGAAAGTTCTGACGGAGACGGTTCTGACAAAAAAGACAAAAAGAAAAAAGTTGCATTACAAATAGATGGTAAAATAATATTATGTGGTAAAAATAATAAAAAATGTATTAACCCATTAGCGATGTATAGTGGAAAAATTGAAGAACCATTTTCACAACAACTAAACACCATTAAAGCAAAAGTAACGGACAAAATTACTCTTGGTAGTGATAGAGGATTTCCAAACAATCCGGGACAACTTTTAGGTGGAGCACCAGAAGGTGGAATACCTAAAGGAACTTTAAGTGCTGCCATGGCTTTAAGTCACGTTCACCCAGAAACCAAAGGACAAGAAGATATAATTGTTAGAGTACAAAACACAGACCCTAAAGTAGAACCTATCACATTTAGAGTTTATAAGGTAAACAATCTTCCAGCAGACATATACCCAATATGGCAAAGTTATGACAATTACTGTAAAGCTCAACAAAGAAATTTATTAGCTACTGGATGGGAAGCAACAACTGAAGAGGAAGATACTTTAGGACAATCAGAGGTATTAGTAAGAATGAAATGTCCTCAAAACGGTGTACCAGTATATTGGACACAAAACCCAACTAAGAAAAACCTAGAACAAAAAGTACAAACAATACAAAATGACACAATCCAAAAAAGTGTCACCCCCAAAGCACTTAAAATACTACAAGGTAATTAAATAAAAAAACCCAGATTTCTCTGGGTTTCTTTTTTGGTGGAGGTGGGGGGTTTCGAACCCCCGTCTTGCTCATCTTCAAAAAATATCTATCCTACACGTTTAGTTTATTCTACCTATTCGATTATTTCTACAGAATAAACAACCCTAAAAATAACCTAGACTATCTAATGTTTAACCACTCAAATAGCGAGAGTAGGATTGATTTGTGTAAATGACATTTCATAATTAAAGGAACAAATCTTAAGACCCTTTAAAGAAATGGAACCATAGGATAACCTAGTTATGCTACAGTCACAGCTGACTCCTCACGGACAAGTCCTAAAGTCGCCAACTTAGCAAGTGTTTTGCCAGTTAAAAAAATGAATCAGTTTTACAAGCTTAATTCAGGCTTGACGTGCTGATATCAATCGACTGATGCCAATCAATTCCAGTCACCCCCATATTTTAAATATCTTTATAATGTTTGAGGGTCAACATTATTTTTTTCTTCATCTTTTTTAGCTTTAGCTTCCTCCATTGTTTTTTTATATGTTTCCATTAGAGTTTCCCTCATCTGCTCCATTTTCTTCATTGAAGCGTTTGCCTCCTGTAATTTTCTACTCTTCCAGGAAGCTAATTTTTTCTTGTGATTTTTTCTATGTCTTGATTTTGGCATGATTTTAAATTTTTATATTACAAATATATACAAATTAATAAAAAGGACCAAATATTTATTAAAAGAATATGATATCAAATTTACACAAAATAGAAAGAAAGATTAATGTTTTAAACTCTATATATGAGGATAAGAGCCCTTCCTATAGATTAAAAGTACTTCACAAGAATTTAAATTTAAGTTTAAAAGAATGTGGAGTAATACTAAAAGAATCATCATCCACTAACCCAGACTATACTTATTTTTACGAAAACTTAGAAAAAAAGTTTAAAAAAAATTCATATAAGAACATAAGAGATATAATTTTTAATTATTTAAATGGGTGGATAATAGAAGAAGATATATTTTGGGTTTTTTACGTTGATTCAGGTGACGACATATTTCTAGACCCAACAGACGGGCCTGATAAATTAACCATAGTTTATCTTTTAACACAAAAAATACAATCTATTTTCCCTATAAGTGAAGACGAAGCATTTGAGATATCAAATGATTTTATAGACTTTAAATTAAACGAAGAAAAAACTAAAAGACTAGTAGAACAAAATCAGAAAAAAATTAATCCACCAGTACAACCAGGAGACTATATTAGGGTTATAGAGATAGACCATGATATGTTTCCACCAAGTGAATACGAACAAAATTATATGCCACCTGAACATTTAGAATTAGGTGAAGTACAAGAAGTATACCAAGAGGAGAATCCAATAGATGGGTCAGAAGTCACAATGTTAAGAGTTTATTTTCCAAACCTGGAATTTGATAGTGAAGATGTTATGGGTGGTGGAGGTCTAGAAGGTGGATATGATGATGGAGTTAGAGTTTTAGTGTTACCTTATGACACCTATATTAAAACAGATGAGGTATTAACCGAACACGGTATCATAGGTGATAATAAACCGAACAGACCTAGAATACCTGATATTTTAAGAAAAAATTTAATTAGAGCAAGATTTGAAAGACCTGGAGGTTGGGGAAGAAATAGCGAACTTTTTATTTTATACCTAACTCCAGTAGGTAAAATTATGGACATCCAATTCGGAAGTACAACAAACGCTTCAGTATCCCCATTCCAAATAAACCAACAAGTAAGTTTTGGTGATTTATATAAATTTGAACAAGACTCTCCCTTTGATTTAAGAATGTTCGGAAGACTAAGAGAACAAGACGAACAAATGAGTTTATTTCCTACCGGAGACTGGGAATTTACAGTTGGTTTTGAAGATTACGCACTAGAAAACGGAGAAATGATTGCGGGTTCGGACCAAGATACCGCTGATTGGATAAGAAAAACAGCACCAGAAAGACTAGTAGCAAAAATCTTTAAAATGTGGGATGCTGGTGGAATAGACTTCTCCAACCTTAAGTTATTAGGATTACCAACTAACAGTGCTTTAATTACTTTTCTATTAAAACGATATATTAGAAATACTAAAAAACCTATTCCAGTTTCTTATACATTTGATTGTGATGATTTAAGTGACCTATTTGATAAAGATAGTAGAGATTATAATTTAGATTATATTAAACAATATCTTTGTGGTGATGATAGTTTTTGGGATACTGACCTGTGGTATGGTAATGAGTGGAGTGATTATATGTCAGATGATATAGATGAAACAAATTGGAAAATTATAAGTGAAATTTTTGGAGGGGCATCACCATCAGATGCTGAAGATATATTAAACAGAAGTTCTTCTAGTGAAGAGGTAGACGAGTTAATAGAAAAATACGATGAGGAAATAGATGATATTAGAAATTTTGTAACCCAATCACATGATACAGCTATGGAAGATGCTACTAAAAGTGCGATGGCAGCAGATATTAAAGAAAAAATATTAGACCATTTTGGTGGTGGTAGCCAACATGATGGAAAAATCCAAGGAAAGTTATTTAGAAATGATAATGGAAAATTTAATTATGTGATTGAAGGGGATTTAAGGGATTTAGTTAACGAGGTGTGGGATAATACAGAAGACGTTTTTCAATTCCACCCAGATTATTCTAACACCACACTAGAAGACGCTTTAATGGAAATGGATGGAAGAACAATGGTTTCATATGATTTAGACCAACATTTATTTAGATTATTAATGGAAGAAGAATTTAAATTTTGGGACTACTGTGAAGGAAGATTGGGGGATTGTTTAGAGGTTGATACTAAATTTTTTGATGGTTACTGGCACCCAAGTTACGACATTAATGAATATCTCATTGACCGACTATATGAATTAATACCAGGACCAATACAAGAACAGACAGAGAGGTATTTACAAAAAAAAGGAGACCAATTAACCCGTAAAGTTGTAAAAGACATTTTACATATATTAAAAACAGAAAAAGTTTTAGACGACCTTTATATCTTACCAGACCACGTTTCTGGCGTAGATGGAGACGAGTATACTAGGGGAGACTTAGAGTTTAATGTTACCCTTCATATTCTACAAAACCCAAATCAAGATAGAGCTTTTATGGTCGATGCAAACATGGGCGGAGATTTTGATGATGAAATCGAGGTAATCATTAGTTTAGGCCCAAAGTTTGGACAAGGAGATTATGAACAAGTACAAGGATTTTTAAATGATTATGTTCGTCACGAAATAGAACATGTTATAGACGCGTTAGAAGGTAATGAAGTAGAAACACCACAAGGTTTAAGTCCATTTGAATACTACACACAACCACATGAAGTTAGAGCACAAAAAGCTGGATTTAAAAGAAGAGCAAAAATAGAAAAAAGACCAGTTGAGGATATTGTTAAGGATTATATAGAATATAGGCAAAGTATAGATAAATTGACTGATGATGAAAAAAATGCATTAGTAACCCAACTAACCGAACAAGAAAAAAAAAGTAGATTCAAAACCATATACGAAAATGATAATTGGAAATATGTATGGCCAATAGGGGACGAGTCCTTTTGTGAAATAGCAAAGGGTACTAAATGGTGTGGGGAATGGACTAAAGACCAGAACTGGTACCAGTCTATAGGTAGTAGTGGAACTCATTATATTTTAATAGATAAAAAAACTGGTGAAAAGTATAGTCTTGTAGACCAAGAAAAGGTACCTGGAATGCCTAGTTATAAAGTAAGAATTTATGATAAGGATAGAGAATTCCTTAGTACACATAGATTTTTAGCGGACAAACCAACACTACATGAATTGTTCAATCAATCCTATACCATGTTAGATAAATTAAGATATAATGTAGAAATTCCAAAAGAGGACTTAGATAATTTTTATAAAGAAACGATAGAGCAGGATGTCTACGGAAGAGGAGAGGGTCACGAGAGCGCTAAACTTTTAGAGCTGGTATATAAAATTATAAAAGACCCAACCTTTGAGGGTCTTAAACAACAATTAGAAGAAAACTATAATGGTGGGTTGACCGTATTAACTGAGGGTGATGTCCCAGTAATTAATAGTATGATTGCTGGTAAACAGTTTTTAAGTATCTATCTTCCCGATGAGGATTTTAAGTCAGAGTGGATGAATATAGGTGATGATGATGATTATTATTTTGATTTAGCTGTAGACCGCTATTATAGTGAGGACCATTGTGAAGAGATGGAGGAAGATGAAATTGCGTATATAGGGAGTTACATGAACAAAGAAAATATAAAAAAATTAAATAACCTTTCTGAAATTATTGGTGAACCAATAGGAGACTGGAGACAGGAATCTGAAATAGATGAGTATCTAACCAAATACTTTACCAAAGATTGGAACGACTATATATGGAGAATTGTGGAACAGATTGGGTGTGCGGTAGGAAGAAACCGAGTTAAGGATATAAGAAAATTAGTGAAAGAGGGGTTACTTTTAGACGTGGATTATGTTGGTGCTAGAAACTACGCAATGTGGAGAATAGATATAACATATCCTGAATTATTATACCTTGTAGGGATATATGGTGTGGATAATATAAAACAATTAGAAGACCATTCCATAAATGACCTAGATGTAAATTTATATGACGCGTGGTGGGATAGTTGGTCTCTCGAAGGTGGTGAAGAAGATATTAATTGGGAAATGGGCAGATTCTTAGATAATGTAATGGAAGAATACGGTGATGACCTTAAAACTCTAGGTGAGAATGAAGAAAAATTTATGGAAACGATAAATAACTTAGGATTTACAAAACCCTATAGAGAATGGCAACTAAAACAAGATGTTGAGGGAAGCAGTTACCAAAGGTCAATAATAATAAAAGATTGGGATTTAAAGAGTGGTAAAATACACATCCAGATACAAGAAAATGATGAACAAGGAAGATGGCAAACAAAACAACACCAAACCACTATTGATGAATTACCAACCTATGTTAATCAACACCAACTATTTTAATCAATTAAGTAAACTCCAAGTAGTAGGTTTATGTTTATAACTGTACTTATTTTCTCCTAATATATTTAAAAGTCTTTCACCTAACTTTATAGCGTTCTCCACATCCTCGACAACTACATATTCATAATTAGAGTGCCAGCCATAATAACCCGCTGCAAAATTTAAACAACTAAAATCAAACATTTCTTTTAATACCATAGTATCCGTATACGGGTGATTTAACCAGTCAGTAATTCCATGTTCTAATATAATATCTTTACACTTTTCGATAAAGTCACCATCTTCCTTATACAACTTTACACCCATTAAGGTTTTACTCATAGTATTATTTTCAGTAGAATCAAACTGTATAGCGTATCCTACATCTTTAAAAAATTCTTTATCCGCTTGTCTGGTTCCTTGACAACCTGTTTCTTCAGCGACTGGAAAAAACACTTTAACATTATCTAATTTGTCTAATAACTCTAAACAAATAAAAACCCCAGCTTTGTCATCACCCCCTATACCACATCTATTACCATCATTATCGGAATACGCAACTAAAGATAGTTTTTTTTCGTCTTGAGCATTTAAATGATACTCCTCTTTTACAGTATAGTCTTGGATTTCATGCACACTATCCAAATGAGCCACCAAACACGGAAAATGTTTAGCATTACCCTTAGTCACATAAATCGAACCAAGCTTATCTATCTTATAGGAATAACCCTTTTTATCTAAAATACCTGTAACATATTCTATTAATAAGTCTTCTTCCCAAGTATAGGTAGGTACTGATAAAATATTTTTAAGTTTTTTTATTGTTTTTTTATTCATACTACAAAGATAAATAAAAATTTTAATATAAACAAATTATATTTATAATAAAACCTTTAAAATGAAATTTATGATTAAAGAAGAGATAAATAGAATTAAAAATTTAATGTTAGTTAATGAAGAAAATGAGATGGGTCAATATATGGATTCCACATATCTTAAAACATCCGAACAAGCAGGGATAGGAGATGAAGAAACAGAAGTAATTGTATTTAACACAATTAAAGATGCTATAGAACATAATATGAAATTAGTGATGTTAAGACCAGAATATGTTGAAGTAGCTCGTAACCTTATAGATAGTGAAGGAGCAAATGTTTTAGTGGGTACGGTTATAGATTTTCCATATGGGAACGGTAGTGTAACTGATAAAGTACAAGAAGCTAAACAAGCTGTAAATAATGGAGCAGATGAATTAGATTTTGTAATAGATTATAGAGCTTATTTAAGAGGAAATGTAGAAAAAGTTAGTAGAGAGATTAAAGAAGGTTCTGAAATTGGATTAAAAAATGGAAAAACAGTAAAATGGATTTTAGAGACTGCAGCCTTAACTGAAGACCAAATAGGGGAATTAACTTCTATAATTAGAGATGTGATTATTGACAATTTTGGTGAAGGTGAAGCCGCAAATGTTTTTGTAAAAACATCTACAGGATTTTTTACACCAGAAGGGGGTGGTCCTGGAGGAGCTACTGAAGAAGCGGTATCTATTATGACAAATAACGCAGGTCCCTTAAAGGTTAAAGCATCTGGTGGTATTTATAGTCAGGACGATTTGAAAAAAATGGTGGGAGCTGGAGCAAGTCGTATAGGTACTTCAGCAGCTAAAGAAATAATGTTAGGTCAAAAAACAGAAAAGGATTATTAATGAAAAAGATAATTAAAAAAATATTAAAAGAAGAGGTGGTAGATGTCACCCTATTCCAAGACGAAATATTCGACTTACCCCTAGAACAAAGAAAAGCTGTAATGAGTGGTTTGGAGGAGTTATTGAAAAATAAAAATAATGATTCCGACTTACAAGAACAAATTTCTTACAAAGGTATTCCTGAAATAAAAGCTACAACCACATTTGGTAAAATTTTAAAATGGTTAAAAAGGTATATAACAGATAAAGCGACTAACTTTTTAATCAACGCCTCTATGAGTGAGGTTAAGGACACTATACAAATGTTAAAAGTTTTAGACCCTACCGATATGCAAGGACTATTCAAACCAAAAGCAATGTATTTAGGAGGGGGGATTGATTTTGCTGAGGACGGAGCATCTTGGAGAACTAGAGTAGAGGAGTTCTATGGTCCAGACCATGTAGTTAAGGATGAACGACTACGTACATTAGTAACAACAGGAAAATTAAATTTTGGTGGTATAAAATATCCAGCTTTATTGAATCCATTAAGAGCTGAAACGGTAAGAGCCGAAGACCCAACATTCCAGGAAATGTTTAAAAAATGGAAGGCAAATGAATTAAATGATGAAGACATGATTATATTCCAGGAAAAAGTTAGAGAACAAATCGTACACCAAGATTTATATATGTTACAAGTTTGTGATACTAATCTAATTAGTTTTGATGGGACAGCGGGAGCTGGAACATTCGGTGAAGCTCAAATATCCGCCTTAAAAAATCAACAAGTTTTTATATGGTTAAATAAAGGTATGAAAATGTCTAATATTTCTCCTTGGTTATTTCCATCTATTACTAAAATATTAAAGGACGATGAACTATGGCCTTTCTTAAAACGACTAGGTTAATAATACTTAACCACCTTACGGTTTAAACTCCAAGTAAATTTATATTCTGCAGTAAACTTGTTATTGTTATGTTCTTTACAACATTTACCACAAGCTAACTCTCTTTTACTTTTTCTAGCGTAATACACATCCCTTTCACATTTAGGACAAGTAGCAATCCATTTCATTACCCTGGATTTATCAACACCACTATTACTAGTACATCTTTCACCACTACACCCAATAGACATAGCAATTTTTCTCCAATTATTGTCATGATTAGAATAACCACGTTTTTTGTAATCCAAAGCGTGTGCGATTTCGTGTAAAATAGTATTTTTTACTCTAGACTCACTTGTTTCGTGTTGAGTCAAAGGTCTAGACAGTGAAAGAGTTTTAAGTCTACCATTATGACAACCAAATCTACGCACCGCTCTATCCCACTTAAAGGTGTAATCAGATACTCCGTGTCTTCTCATTAGTTTAAGGGCCATATTTCTTGCTTTTTCTAAATTCATTTCTCAAAAGTTATTGTGTTAATTTTAATTCCGTCGTAATGTCTACCACCTGTAATACCCATTAATTTTAGATAATCTTTAATTTCACCTTTTACTTTACTTCTTATTTCTTCTCTAATTCTTTTGTGACTTTGATATCCCCACGCAGGACTATAAGTAGATTCATATCCATCCCAGTAAGTTTTTTTACAACGAGTTAGTTTTTTAATATCTTGTTGAGTGTCATTATCACGGTCATATCCTCTACCTGTACAGGCAGTACCCCTTACCTTCAAGTTTACTAATATTGTAGAGTACTCAGGATTGTAGATACTTCTATTACCCCACTCGTCGTCTAGTTTAATCCAAGTAATACGATATTCTATATTCATTCTCCCACCCCAGTGTTGATTTTCTCTGTTGTCAAAGGAGAATCTTTCTTCTTTAATAAGTCGTTGTAATTTTTTAGGTAATGTTTTCATACTACAAAGATAATAAAAAAGTTTGTAGTATCAAAATATATAGGTATAAATTTTACTTTTGTTTAATTTTAACTTTGTTTGTTTTTTTGTTGTAGTTAACAAAATAAGAATTTCCTTCAGTAACAGTACCTTTTAATATTTCTTCTGAGATTAAATCTTCTAAAATTGTTTGGATAGCTCTCTGTAAAGGTCTCGCTCCATACTTTTCATCATAACCCTCTTCAGAAATGTGTTTAATCACTGTAGGTCCAAAACTAAAATCGTAATCTTTTTCTTTTAATCTAATTTTTAATTCAGCTAATTGAATTTTTACAATTTTTTGTAAGTCCACAACTTTAAGTGACTCAAATATAACAACCTCATCTATTCTATTAAGAAATTCAGGATTGAACGTGTTCCTCAGAGACTTAGAAATTAAAGACCTCATATGTTCTTCTTTGTGTTGTTCTTTAGCTTTAGTAGAAAAACCAATTCCTTCTCCCCAGTCTTGTACTTTTTTAACCCCTATATTAGATGTCATAATAATTAGAGTATTTTTAAAATTTATTTTTCTTCCACTTGAATCTGTAATATAACCATCATCTAAAATTTGTAACATTAGATTAAAAATATCAGGATGAGCCTTTTCAACCTCATCAAATAAAATTAAAGAATAAGGATTATTACGAACTTTTTCTGTTAGTTGTCCTCCTTCATTATAACCCACATATCCAGGAGGAGAACCGATTAGTCTAGATAAAGCGTGTTTTTCTTGGAATTCAGACATATCTACTCTAATTAATGATTCTTCAGAACCAAATACATGGGAAGACAGTTGTTTAGCTAAATAAGTTTTACCAACACCAGTAGGCCCTAAAAATATAAAAGAACCTATAGGTCTATTAGTATCCTTTATACCCACACTATTACGTTTAATAGCTTTAGATATTTTACTAACAGCAGTTTCTTGTCCAATAACCACACCTCTTAATTTATCCTCAAGATTAAGAAGTTCTTTTTTCTCCCCAATATCTAACCTACTTAATGGTATTTTAGTTATATCCGAAACAACCTCCATAATACTATCAACTGTTATTTCTGTTCTTTTTAAGTCTTGGTCTTTTTCCCACTTTAATTTTAATTTTTCTAAATCTGTAACTAATTTTCGCTCACTATCTCTTATGTCAGCAGCTTTTTCATAATTTTGAGTCTTTACTACTTTCATTTTTTCTTCTTTAAGTTTTGCTATTTTTGTTTTTAGATTTTCTATTGATTTAGGGTACTTTACCTCTATTTGAAATTTAGCACCAACTTCGTCTAGGATATCTATAGCTTTATCAGGAAACTGACGTTCATTAATATATCTTTCCGCAAATTTTACACAACTCTCTAAAGCTTCTTCTGAATAATTTACCTTATGATGAGATTCGTACTTATGTTTTATCTGCTTCAATATTGTAAGAGTTTCTTCGGTACTTGTTGGAGCTATACTCACTTTTTGAAATCTTCTTTCTAAAGCTCCATCTTTCTCAACCTTTTCTCTATACTCGTTTAAGGTTGTAGCCCCTATACATTGTACTTCACCTCTCGCTAAAGCGGGTTTAAAAATATTAGCAGCGTCTAAAGAACCAGACGAATTTCCAGTACCCACAACAGTGTGCAACTCATCAATAAAAATAATAACATCTTTATTATTTTTTAGTTCATCTATTACAGCTTTCATTCTTTCCTCAAACTGACCCCTGTACTTAGTTCCAGCCACTAGTGATGTTAACTCTAATGAAACTATTCTTTTATCTAACAATGGTCTAGGACCCTCACCCCTACTTAACATAATAGACAAACCCTCTACTATTGCTGTTTTTCCACAACCAGGTTCACCTATTAAAACAGGATTGTTCTTTTTTCTACGACACAACGTTTGTGCTATTCTTTTAATTTCTTTTTTTCTACCAATAACTGGGTCTAATTCACCTGCTCTTGCTAATGCTGTTAAATCTGTAGAAAAATTATCCAGAATGGGAGTTCCTTCTGGTTGTATTTCATCTCTATTTTCGTCTCTTCTAGGTTTATCTGACGCTTCTTTAAAATCTGACATATATTTTTACTTTTTAATTGTTATAAATTTAATTAAATCTGCCTAATAAATCAATACTGACTATATGACATGGTGAAACTTGAATGTTATGACAAAATGTCTTATCATTGTTATAATACTATGTTGGTACACTTATTGTAATATAAAAGTACGAATAACAATTAAAAAAACAAAAGAAAATGGATAAAATCAAAAAAAGATTTAGCCAAGAAAAAATGTTTAAAATAATAGACGATTTTTTTAACTATAAATTTGACTACACATCAAATGAAAAAAGTTTGACTAAATCAAATGTTATTACTAAAATTAATAAGAAATTAAAAAAAAATTAAATTAAAAAAATGGGAAAAGTAATTGGAATCGATTTAGGGACCACAAATTCTTGTGTATCAGTAGTAGAAGCTGGAAGTCCTGTAATCATAGTAAATTCAGAGGGTAAAAGAACCACGCCTTCTGTAGTAGCATTTAAAGATGGTGATAGAGTAGTTGGTGAACCAGCAAAAAGACAAGCGGTATCAAATCCGGATAAAACAATATATTCAGTAAAAAGATTTATAGGTAGTAAGTTTAGTGAAATTAGTGACGAATCTAAAAAAATGGCTTATAAGGTAAATAAAGGGAAAGGTAATGTTGTTAATATTAAAGTTGATGACAAGTCTTACATCCCCCAAGAAATATCTGCTGTTGTTTTACAAAATCTAAAAAAAACAGCTGAAGAATACCTAGGGTCTAAAGTAAAACAAGCTGTTATAACTGTACCCGCGTATTTTAATGACGCACAAAGACAAGCTACAAAAGAAGCGGGAGAAATAGCAGGTTTAGAGGTTCTTAGAATAATTAACGAACCGACCGCTGCGGCATTAGCTTACGGTATAGATGAAAAAAATGAAAAAACTATTGCCGTCTACGATTTAGGTGGTGGTACTTTTGATATTTCTATATTAGAAATATCTGATGGACTTTTCGAAGTTAAGTCTACAAATGGAGACACACAATTAGGTGGTGATAATTTTGATGAAGTAATTATTGATTGGTTATTATCGGAATTTAAAACAGAGTCTGGTGTTGATTTAACAAAAGACGCTTCCGCTTTACAAAGATTAAGAGAAGCTTCTGAAAAAGCAAAAGTAGAATTGTCTACCGCGAGCACAACAGAAATTAATTTACCTTATTTAACAGCTGATAATACAGGTCCAAAACACTTAGTTAGAAATTTAACTAAAGCAAAGTTCCAATCAATGATTGACGACCTAATTAAAAAAAGTATTAGCCCTTGTAGGAAAGCTTTAAAAGACGCTGGACTTAAAGTTACAGATATAGATGAAGTTTTATTGGTTGGTGGTTCTACAAGAATCCCAGCAATTCAAGAAGCAGTTGAAAAGTTTTTTAAACAAAAACCGTCTAAAGGTGTAAATCCAGATGAGGTGGTAGCTATGGGAGCAGCAATCCAAGGAGGCGTGTTAGCTGGAGAGGTTAAAGATGTTTTACTATTAGATGTTACACCTCTTTCACTAGGTATTGAAACTATGGGTGGTGTTATGACAAAACTAATAGATTCCAACACTACTATTCCTACTAGTAAATCAGAAGTGTTTTCTACAGCTTCAAATAATCAACCAGCAGTAGACATACACGTAGTTCAAGGTGAAAGACCTATGGCTGATGACAATAGAACACTTGGAAGATTTCAACTAACTGACCTACCACCAGCACCTAGAGGGGTTCCTCAAATTGAGGTTACTTTTGATATTGACGCAAATGGTATTATCAATGTTTCAGCAAAAGATAAAGGAACAGGTAAAATACAAAATATTAAAATTGAGTCTGGCAGTTCATTGTCTGAAGAAGAAATTAATAAAATGAAAACAGAAGCTGAACAAAACGCTAAAGAAGACGCTATTAAAAAAGATAAAGTAGAAAAACTTAATACGGCAGACGCGACAATATTCCAAACAGAAAAACAAATAAAAGAGTTTGGAGATAAACTTGACGACACAGATAAATCAAGATTAGAAAATACAATTAAAGAGTTAGACGAGGTAAGAAAAAATGAGGACCTTGAAGGTATTGATGATTTAACTGAAAAAATAAATGAAATGTGGCAAGAAATTAGTACAAAACTATACCAACAAACCGACCAACCAGAACCAGAGACCAATGATGGTCCTTCAGATGTAAAATTTGAAGAAGTTAAGTAGAAAAAGGACCTTCGGGTCCTTTTTTTATATACGTTACTTTAGAAGTATTTATATTTATAGTAAAACGTTTACATGTCAAAACTCATTTTAAATAAAGAACAATTAACCAATCTTATAGAAACGGTCGTTAAAGATGTTTTAAAGAAAGGGCCTGTATATAAAAAATGGACTAGTATTTCTCCAGAAAAAAGAGAAAAAATAGTTAACACATCTAAAATTTTATTAGAACAAGAACAAGAGGATGATAGGGACCCAGTAGTAAGGTCCTACTCAACTGATGACCCAACCCTACAGAGTAAAGCAAACAGTTATTACTCAATACCCCAAGGAGGTTCTTGGACAATAGGAAGGGGAGGTCAACCTAGAGGAAATGATATAGTAACTGTAGACCAATTAACAGGAAACTATAAAGTATGGTTTCCAGCGGAAAACATTTCTTATATTTGCAACAACGCTACAAACTACTCAAATCCAGAAACAAAAAACTTTTGGGAAAATGTTTTTGGAAAACCAAGCACATACAAAACAGGAGCAGCAGCACCAATACATTTAAACCTCGAACAACAAAAATACGCTGAAGCCTTTATTAGGAAAAGTGAAGAAAAGATGTATAACACGGTAGTAGAGGTGTTAAAAGATTTAGACCCTTCAGACCTATACAATTTATTTCCACGAGGTGTTGTTTGGAAGGAAGGAGCTCCACCAAAAGGAAAAATAAAACATAATGACGGTAAGTATTACCATTTTTACACTTTAAAAAACCCAGACAACCCTAAACAACATGCAGCAGTTAAATTAGGTACCTCTGCAATTGCAAAAAAGAAAGCTGGGACTGGAGTAGTACAACCAGATAAAAAAATATTTCTAAAGGGGGATAATCTAAGTCTTGGTTTACCCGAAGCAAATAAAGGTTGGTGGAATGCATTAAGAATGGGGGTTCCAAGAGATGCGGCATTAAAGTTAATTGACGCTGAAGAACAAGTAATAGCATCCAGTATTATTAATAGTATGGTAAAGGGTCAGTACGTTGCTGCCCATGGAGAGACAACAAATCACTTTGGATGTAAACCAGGTTTTGTTATGGAGATGGGATGGGTTTTTGATGATATAAAAGAGTTTTTATCTGATTTAGACCACCACACTGTTTTTATGGTGATTTCAATTATATTGGCTGTAATAGGCTCTATACTTACAGCTACAGGTGTAGGTTCCCCAGTTGGTGGTGTTTTATTAGGAGCTTCCTTTATTGTAGATATTATTGACGCTGCGTTTTATTTTGCTGAGGGAGACCCATATATGGGGGGATTAATGTTAGCTATAGTTATTATACCTGGAGGTCAACTGATGAAACCATTAATGAAAAGGTTAGCTAGGTTTATAGCTAATGCCGTAAAAGGCACTAAATTATCATTTCCAGCGTGGAAAACTTTAGCACGTGAACTTAACAACAAAATTGGTTTAAAAAAGATGATGAATTTACTTGATAGTGCATTAGAAACTGTCAGTAAATTTTATAAGTCTATAAAAAGTTCTGGAAGTAGAGTATTAGATAGTATAGAAAGTGCTTTAAAATCTAAAGGAATTAATATGTCCATGAACACTATAAGAGGACTTCTAAGCAAGATTGAAACATCTATCGGTTATGTTATAAAATTTATAAAAAAATTAGGAGGTTTGTTAGGGGGTATGTTGTTAGGATTAGGGATATATGATTTAGACGCTGTAAAAATGGCCTATAACTGGGTAATGCCTGGTGATTACTGGGATTTAGAAGTAGAATGGAAATACAATCGTATTGGTTTATGGAAATGGGTTAAAAGTAGTTCTAGATGGTTTTATGAAAATGTAGACACCGATAACATATGTGGTATAATTAACACAACACCAAACTTCCCAGACAACGCAGATGATATGGAACCACATAAAATGTTAGGAACACCATACGCTGGATATTATTATTGCAACCTAGTTTATACTAGTTATGTACAACAACTTCTAGAGTGTGGTACTCGAAATTACCCTGGTTTATCCGAAGACGATTGTGATTCAGTACAAACATACATCAAAAAAGCAGAAGACAATATATTAGAAAATGGACCAACTTCACAAAAAAAAGCTTGGAGAAAAAATAAAACAATATGGTTTCCAGAAATTGACGCAAATATGAAAAAGGATAAAAATGACTGGAGAGACCATGAAATGGATATTACAACAGAATTATCAGATAGGGGGTATAGTAATCCTATGGCTTGTTGGGTTAATAATTTTGAAAAACCTGATAAGTTTCTACCAGACATGAAAAGAGCGGCTTTAATATGTGCGGACCAAAATGAAAAAGGTGAAGTATTGTATGGCCCACAAAAAGGAAAAACCAGAAAACCTTTTCTAGGAGGATTTGCTAGTGCGTGGTTAGATGACAAATGGCGTCCAGATTTAGCAACAGAAAAACAACAAGAACAACAAGGATGGGTGACCTTTGTTACATTGTTATTGGAAATGGACACAGTTTATGAATACGAATGGATTGATGAAAATGGTAACGAACAAAAACAAAGTTTAACACCAAGACAAAGAGTGGGTATAGATTTAAATATGAAACCAAGTGAAGCAACAACACAAAAAGTAATACAAGCTTTAAGTGAGTACTATGAAAATAACCCAAATGTCGAGTTATTGGAACAAATAAACAATATAACAAATCCAGAATCTAAACCAGATTATCAAAACATACAAAAATACTTTGAAAACTAATGACACTTAAAAAAGAAACAATATTAGAAAATAATATAATTACTGAATATAATTCATCGAATTTAAAACAGTCAGAATACAATAAAGAAAACCAAGAATTAATAATGGAATTTAAGAAAGGAGGAAAATATCTTTACTATAAAGTACCATTATTAATTTTCACTAAATTAAGGACAGCTGAAAGCAGCGGAGCATACTTTTCAAAAAATATTGCAAAAAAATATAAATTTAAAAAACTATAATGGACGATAAAAAAATAGTAAAAAGTTTTCATATCCAGGACGAACTTAATCCTGATATTTGGATGGAGTCAGAAGGTATGTATGTAATGAAACCCGAGATTCGTGAAAAGTTATTGGAAATAGGTGGTGACTTTATGGACTTTTTAGATGTTGGATTAGGTGACTGCGAAGTTGATACTAAAGATTGTGATGTAGAGGACATTACAGTTACTGGTTCTTTAGCTAACTATAATTGGTCTGATTATTCTGATATTGATTTGCACGTTATAGTGGATTTCGGTGAGTTCCAATACGATAAAGAATTACTAAAAAATTATTTTAATAGTAAAAAAACTATTTGGAATTCCCAACACGATGTAACCATATATGGGTATGAGGTTGAAGTTTATGCTCAGGATGACACAGAAGAACACTTTTCTTCAGGAGTATATTCAGTACTTTACGATGAATGGATAGTAGAACCCCAACAAGAAGAGTTTGATTTAGATGAAAAAGTTTTATTAAAAAAAGCATCTCCTTGGATGGAAATGATTGATGATTTATATGAAAAATCAAAAAATATAGAATTTACTGATACCATAGACTTGGTTCGTAAGGTAAAAGATAAGTTAAAAAAATATAGAACATGTGGGTTAGAAAAAGGTGGAGAATACTCATATGAAAATCTTGTTTTTAAATTATTAAGGAGAAATGGATACATTAAAAAGCTACTTGACCTTAGAAATGATATGCAAGATGAATTAATGTCTATAAAATAAGATTACTTTTTATACTAAAAAAAGTATTTATAAAAAAAGGAAAATAATATGGCAACAGGTAATTATGGTGGTGCTTCAATACCAACACAAAATATTCTCACTACAGTTCTAGCAGCTGGGTCGGCAACTACTTATAGCGCATGGACATGTACAGGGTTATATTCTATAGCTGATGATAAGACTGTACAAGTAAGGGGTGTAAATATAACGTTAAACGAAGGGCAAAGTATTGATATCTCATTTAACCCTGATGAGTTGTCGGTTCAAGATGCTTCTGTAGCAGCTCTTTGTTATGATTGTACATGCAATACTTATATGACAACTAATAGAGGATTTACTACAAATTTAGGTCCCGCAGCTGGAGCTATACCGTCTAATTGGCCGTTTAGCTCGAACACATCACAATTCTTTATGCCATCAATAATAGGAGGAGGACACTCTAACAATTAATAAAAAAAAACTAATATGTCAGACTTAAAACCAATTGGCTCAGAAAAATTAAAAGGGCAAGACAAAATTAAAAGAATAATGGAGATAGCTAGATACGGTGAATCTCCTAGAAATAATGAGCTTCATACGGAAACCAACTTTTACACTAAAAAAGCACCTAATGGTGTACACTATTCTATAGTACAAGAAAAAGATGGGTATTATTTAAAATCTGGATTAAACGAATCTGCACAAGATTATTTACATGGTGTAGGAGGTAAAAAAAGAGACAGATTTAGAAGTTATGGTGCAGCTCTTAAAAAATTAAACCTAATATTCAAACCAATCATCATGGAATATACGGATGGTAAAGGTACCTCTATGTTTGAAGATACTGATATGGATGTGGATATGGATGTTTTAACAGACCTAACAGATGATGAAATGGAAATGGGTGAACAAAAATCTGTTATAGCGGTAGACATACCAGATACTGAACCAGCGATGGAAGACATGGGAATGGAAGACGATATGGGAATGGAAGGTGACATGGGTGATGACATGGGTGATGAAGATATGGGTATGGAAGACGACATGGTTGACGACATGGGTGATGAAGAGGAAGAAATTGATGTTGATGTAGATGTTGAAGGAGAAATGTCTATAAAACCAATTCAAAAATTAACAGGAAAATTAGGACAAAAACTTAGAGATTTCGCTGATGAATTAGAATCAGATGATATTAAATATGTTTTAAACTCTATAATTTCAGCTGTAGATTTAGACAAATTGTCTATGGAGGATAAAGATGATATTACTTCTAGATTTGAGGATGATGATGAAGAGTATGGAATGGAAGACAAAATGGATATCGATGTAAGCGATGAAGAGTTTGAAATGGGAGATGATGAAATGGGAATGGAAGATGAAGGTATGGATGTTGATGTTGAAGATGAAGGTGATATGTTAGATATGCCTGAAGGGTACAAAAGTATTAGAGAATCAGTTGAAAAAGTGATTGATAAATATGTAAACCCTGGTAACAAAAAAAACCATAGCAAACAATTCATACAAAATATTGTAGAAAAAGTTAAAAAAAGAAAAATTAATAAGACTACAAAAACAGTTTAATTCCATGGAGTTAATCTTTGTAAACGAATTAGGACCTAACTACAAGGGAGAAAATATATATGAATTTATTTTCGGCGACTCTACACAAGAAATGTGGGGTGAAGATTGGGACTCTACACCGTCACATGGAAAACCCGCTCCACCAGACATGGTCTACATAAAAAAAGTTGGAGTGTTAACCAAAAGTGATATTATCCTAGAAGTTGTTCAGAATTCTGACTATTTTGGTATGGAACACGCAATTGATAGAGTGATAGCTTTAGGTTATGAAATTTGGACTAACGATGAATCACAACCAGACGAAAGGCTGGTTTTTCATTTTGGTGACACCATAAAGGAGGTAGAGGATAAACTTTATTCTCGAGACTTAGTATTAAACTACGATAAGAAAATAGAATATGTACAATAGAAAAAAAATTATATATAGATTATTAAAGGAAGGATTTACTCCTACCACACTATCTTTGTTTTCAGACAAACAACTAAAACAGTTAAGTAAAAAATTATTCAACGAAGTTGAGACAAAAACAGTAAAAAAGACAACATATACCAAATCAGAAGTAGATAAAATTAAACAGAATGATGGGGGATTAAGTGTTGATGGGACTGTAACACCTAATGATGATGGTTCTGTTACAGTAACTACAAATGAAGTTAATGAGGACGATGTAAAATCTGACGCTGAAGATACTACTCCTACAGGACAACCAGTAATGAAACAAATAAAAAAAGACCCAGAATCTGGTGAAGAGGAAGAGGTTGAGATATTGTTAGATGATGAAATGTCAGAAACGGAAGAGGTTTCACAAGAAATGGTTGAAAGTTGGATTATGGGTATTGTTGAAAAAAATGAGCCAGCTAAAACAACGAAAGGTAATCTTTTAAAGATGTTAAAAGAACACAGGATAACCCCAACAACAATGGAAATGGGTGTTTCGTTTGAAAGATTAGCACGTATGGCTGATAATAGTGGATGGAGTCTTTTACCAGACAAAGTACAAAACCAAGACATGGACCCAGAGGAAACATTAATGTTAGGTTTTATAAGAAATGATTATAGTATAATCCCTTTTAGAATTAATAGTAATGGAGATATAGAATTAGACAACGAACCTATTAATGACTTACAAGATTTTGAGGAGGCTACTAGAGAAGATAGAATGGAAGATAGTAGTGATAGAGAAACTTTAGAAATTGACGAAACTAATAGAGATAAGGAAGGTACATACATGGGAGCTCCTATGGATACTGAAGCACCAGTTAAAACACCAGTTAAAACACCGACTATTGCTCCAACAAAACCAGGAAGACCAACACCATTTAAAAGACCTAAAACAACACCAAAACCAAAAGCTAAAGGAAAAACACAACCTAACTGGTTTGATTTCTCAAACATAAAAACTTCAGTTGAAACAGGTAAGTAAAAATGGCAAAGAAAAAACTTTATGAGGCACCCCCAATAGAATACAGCGGAGAGGAAAGAATGTCTCCCGATATAGCTAGAAAATTAAAATCCCGTGAACATCCCCTAGGTGGTAATCCAGCATTTCCAGATATTGATAAAGATGGAGTTCCAGATAATTTTGAAGAATTAATAGCTTCTAAAAGATTTAAAGATGTTGTTGAAAAAGTAAAACAAGCTACAGGTTTAGATACAGCTGACCCTTCTTCAGTAATGTCAATGCAACCAATGTTCCAAAGAGCTTTGATGAGAATTATGCAAATCGAAAGTCAAAATAAAAAAGCTTTAGAGGATTTAGCTGTAGACTTAGTTAAAAAAGAAATGGGCATACCAGAAGAAGATTTACAGTTTGATGCACAATTAAAAAAACCTAGTTTAGAAGGAATGCAATCTAAACCACAAGAACCTAAGAAAAAAGAACCCGAGTTTAAAAATCCAGAAGAAGAACAAGAAGCAGCGTCAAGACTAGAAAAATTTAATTTAGAAAGACAAAAAAGAAGATTTATAAACTCAATTATACAAGGTTCTTCAAAAAAAGCACTATACCTATATCATTTAGTTAATGAAAAATTAGATGAAATAAATCCTGAGTTAGTAAACTTATATTCTTTAGTTATGTCAGTTAATGATTTAATGTATTGGATAATGCCAGATATGGACATGAGAATGGCTGCAGGTGGTGGAGAAGAGTTAGGTGGTGGAAGAGAAGAACTGGATTTAGAAACAGACCCACCTACAATTAAAGCAGAAGGAGCTTTATTTCCCATATTAGTACATGAATTATATAAAGGAGTTATGGAATATGTTTCCGCTCATGGATTACCTTCTGACCCTAATACAGCGGAAGATGTTATAGGTATGGAGGATACTTTACCAGCAGAAGTATGGGATTTAAGATTGGGTCCTGTTATCTGGGAAAAGTTTAGAGAAGCTTATCCACAAGAATTATTTACCTCACAAGATAGAAAAAGATTACAAAATTATTTTTATTTTAAATTTGTTAGTTTACCAGCTGAAGAATTTTTTGTTTTAGCTAAAGAAATATTATCAGGTTCAGACAAAGGTAAAAAAATGGTTCAAAAAATGGTTGACGAAATTACAAGAGAATTAAAACAAGAAGATTATGATGAGGCAGTTGGAGAACCAATTGATGAACCACAAACACCTGTTACAACAGCGGACGAACCAGAAATAGATTTTACCGAATTATTAAAACCACAAGAAGAAACGGTAGAATTAGATGTAGATACTATTCTAGACAAAATATCTAGAACGGGTATGGGTTCACTTACCGACGAAGAAAAAGACTTCCTACAAAATCTATAGAACAATTATCTAAGTATTTATAGGTAATGAACAAAGAACAATTAATACATGAGTACGCTAAGTGTTTTAAAAACACATCATATGCTATAGAGAGTTATCTAGAGACATACGACAATACTCAAAGTAAATACGTTCCCTTTAAACTTTTTCCTGAACAGAAAAAGATGTTAAACAACTTTGAGAAGTATAATGAAAATATAACCAAAAAATATCGACAAGCTGGTGTGTCCACAGCAACCGCAGCCTGGATATCCAAACAACTACAATTCGCTTCTAAAACAAAACCAGAAAAAGTTCTGATTCTAGCTAATAAACTAGATACAGCTCAAGAATTAGCTAATAAAATTAGAGGATTTTTAAATCAATGGCCAGAATGGGTTAATGTTGGTTTTTCTAAAGAAAAAGATTCCCAAAGACATTATAAATTAAATAATGGATGTGAAGTTAAAGCTGTTGCCACCTCTGTAGATGCACTAAGAGGATATACACCAACCATATTGATATTTGATGAAGCAGCCTATATTGAAGCTGGAGACGACCTATGGGCAGCATGTATGGCTTCATTATCTACAGGAGGTCAAGTTATCGTAATTTCAACACCAAACGGTTATGATAAAATTTATTATGAAATATATGACCAATCTATTCAAGGAATGAATAATTTTCAAATATCAGAATTACATTGGGAAAACGACCCTAGATTTACTAAAGATTTAGAATGGGTAAAAACTAAAGATATTGTACATTATATGTTAAATCGTGAAGATTATAACGATGATTTAAATATAAAAGAAGATGATTTAGATAAGTATCCTTCTTTAATAAAAAAAGGATATAAACCATACTCTTCATGGTTTGAATCAATGTGTAAAAAGTTAAAGTTCGATAGAAGAAAAATATCCCAGGAATTAGAAAGTGCTTTTTTAGGTTCTGGTGATAATGTTATACCCATTGATACTATAGATAATATAAAAGAAAGAATGGTAGAGGAACCTAAAGAAAAATATGCAAGTGGACAATTATGGGTTTGGGAAGAAGCTATTGTAGGACATAAATATATTATGGGTATAGACGTATCAAGAGGAGACTCTGAGGACTTCACCTCAATTGTGGTTATAGATTTTGAAGAAAGAAAACAGGTAATGGAGTATTTGGGAAAAATACCACCTGATTTAGCAGCGGACTTAGCTTTTAAATGGGGTAATCTATATAAAGCTTACATCGTTATAGACATTACAGGAGGTATGGGCGTAGCTACATCAAGAAAATTACAGGAATTAGGTTATAGAGATTTATATGTAGAAGGAGCTAATACAGCTGATAAGTGGAAATACAATCCTAAACTATTAGAAAAAATACCAGGACTTAGTTTTAATAATAAAAGAACACAAATTGTTTCTGCTTTTGAAGAAGCTCTACGTCATGGTTTTAATGTTAAATCTCACAGATTATTAAATGAACTTTATACTTTCGTATATGTTAACGGTAAACCCAACCACATGAAAGGAAAACATGATGATTTAATCATGGCAATGGCTATGGCTATTTATGTTGGTGAAAGTTCTTTTTCACAACTTACAAAAGCTGATGAAATGACAAAAGCAATGTTGGATAGTTGGGTTACACATAAAAAAGAAAATGATGAACAGTCAGTTGACCTAAGACCAGGTAGAGATTCTAACGTTCTAAACCCTCATATAACGCCACAAGCAACACAACAAGGGCTATATAGAGAGTATAGTTGGTTATTTGGAGCAAAACCTAAGTAATATGTTCACTATTTATTATTAATATATTATATTATAGACATGGCAGATAAACTAACAATATTTCAGAGACTATCCAAATTATTTGGACCAGAAGGACCAAGGGTAGATAGACCTTCCTTCCAACAGTACAAATTTGATAAAAAAGATTTATTAAAAACTACTTCTAAAGCAGAGTTTGACCAAGAAAAACTACAAATACAACAAACTCTTTATTTAGCAAATCAGTGGACAAAAATTGATAATGAATTATATACACAATCTATATATTATGAACCTACAAGATTAGCTTCATATTATGACTACGAGTCAATGGAATTTACACCAGAAATATCAGCAGCTTTAGATATTTTTGCTGAAGAATCTACCACACCATCAGAAGAAGGTTATATATTAACTTTATATTCGGAATCCGCAAGAATAAAATCTATATTAGCGGACCTTTTTAATAATATTTTAGATGTTGATACAAATTTACAAATGTGGTGTAGAAACATGTGTAAATATGGTGACGATTTTGTGTATTTAAAAATAGACCCAGAAAAAGGCGTTATAGGATGTTTTCAACTACCTAATATTGAAATAGAGAGAGTAGAAACTGGTAACTATCCTAATGTTCCAGCTACAACATCTCCAGATGGTGAAAAAGAAAGAAAGTTAAGATTTCATTGGAAGGAAAAAAATATGGAATTTAATTCTTGGGAAATGGCTCACTTTAGATTATTAGGTGATGACAGAAGATTACCTTACGGTACATCTATGTTGGAAAAAGCTAGAAGAACCTGGAAACAATTATTATTAGCGGAAGACGCTATGTTGGTTTATAGAACATCAAGAGCTCCTGAACGAAGAGTATTTAAGGTATTCGTAGGTAATATGGATGACAAAGATGTAGAAGCGTATATCAATAGAGTAGCAAACAAATTTAAAAGAGACCCCGTTGTGGACCCTCAAAATGGTAATGTGGACATGAGATACAATCAAATGGCAGTAGACCAAGATTTTTTCATCCCAGTAAGAGACGCAGCTGCTCCTAATCCGATAGAGACTTTACCTGGAGCTACAAATCTAAGTGAAATAGCTGATATAGAATACATCCAAAAAAAGTTACTAGCGGCTTTAAGAATTCCTAAAGCATTTTTAGGTTTTGAAGAGGTTGTTGGTGAAGGTAAAAATCTATCTTTATTAGATATAAGATTTGCTCGTACTATAAACAGAATCCAGAAATCTTTAATACAAGAACTGAACAAAATAGCTATTATCCATTTATATATTTTAGGATTTGAAGATGAACTTGATAATTTTGCTTTAGGACTAACCAATCCATCTACTCAAGCAGAATTACTAAAAGTAGAACAATGGCAAACAAAAATTACTTTATATAAAGACGCTGTTAGTGACCCTGGTAACGGTATACAACCAACCTCAAGTACTTGGGCAAAGAAACATGTTTTAGGTATGAGTGATGAAGAAATAAAATTAGATTTACAACAACAAAGATTTGAAAAAGCAATCGCTAAAGAGTTGGAGACAACAGGAGACATCATTAAGAAAACAGGAGTATTCAATAATATAGATAAATTATATGGGGACATAGAACAGACTGAAAAAGAAGGGGGTGAAACTGCTGGTGAAGGTGGTGATGAATTTGCTACTGGTGCAGAAGGTTTACCTGGTGGTGAAGAAACTAGTCCACCACCTGCAGCGGAAGAAAGTCCTGAACCAGCCGCTGAAGGGTACAAGGTTGAGAAAGATTTACCACTAATTCTAGAAAATAAAGGGGTAGAGTTGCCTAATCTAGACGAACTTACACAAGAAAATAATAAAAAGATTAAGGACATACAAGAAGATATAGACGCTTTACTTGATGATGACTAATATTTATTAGAAAACAACATTATGGAAGGATTCGGAAAATACAAACACAATATAGACAGTATACTAATTAATTCTTATAAAGATAAAAAAACATTTAAGTCTAATTTTCATGTTATAATGGGCGGAATGAAATTATCTGAAGATTTTAGAGAATTTTTTACATTATATAACGATATAGAAAATAAAAAATTTAAAAGTATTAATGAGGCTAATGAGTATTTAACTGAATCTGTAAATATTCTTCGTACAAAATTAAAAAGTCTTAAAACTCCTTATAAGATTTTTAAACAAGTATTTTCTAAAAGAAAAAATCTATGTGAAAACTACACAAACGAGATTTATAAAAAATTAGATTACTTAATTTTTTCTACTAAATTAAAAAGTGTAGAAAATAAAATACAAATTAAAGAGGAGTTAACCAATCACATGACCCAACCACTAAATGAAAGTATTTCTAAAAGTGTGGATAGTAAAATTTTATCCCACGTACTTTCAAAAAACTATAATGAAAAATATAGTACTTTGACCACTGAGGAAAAATCTTTAGTTAAAAAAGTTTTATCGTGTGACGATAAAGAAATTAAAAATCAAATACGTACATTAAAAGAAGAAAATTTAAAAAAAATAAATTCTATTCTGAATGAAAGTAATGATGATAACCTATCTGCAAAATTAGTAAAAACAAAAGATAAGGTTAAACAAATGGGTAATAGTAGGAACACTTTATTAAAATTACAAAAGTTAAATAGAGATTTGGTTTAAGGTAGGTTTTTTCTTATATTTTTATAAACCTATAAAAATATGAAACATGGAAAACACGTACAATTAAAACTAAATAATACCTTCAGAACTTCCTATGGAACTGTAGATTCAAAAAATTTAAAATCATTATTTATTAGTATATCATCTTGGGCTGAACCCCACGAAGACAGAACTAACTGGGATAGGATTATTGGTTCACTAAAAAAGAGTATCAAGATAGCAATTCTAAATAAACTAAACTCAAACCTATTTAAATCAAAAATGGTGGTGGACTTAGATATTAGGTCTAGTGGATTAATGATGAATAAAAAAAGCTTTATGAAGTGTGAAGTAACATTATTTACTACCAAAAATTTAAATATAAAATCACAAGAACTAATTACTAATATTAATGAATTAATTGAAAATACCATTGAAAACGCACTACATTCAAATTCCTACTTCAGTTTTCACCCTAAAAAAAGGTAACCACCAACTTTTTTAATAGTTTCAATGTATTTATAATATGAATAACAAAAGATAAAAAAATATAACATATGGCACCATTTTTAGACTTACAATCAAACACATCTTGGCCAGGAACAGGTAATAACCAGGTTAAAGGTTTACAAGACGCTTTAAAAACTGTTGACCCAATAACTCAGGTAACCCTTCAGATTGGATTAGGTAGATATGCTGCTGGTGGTTCAAATGCTATGAAAAGAGCTACATCAGGAATGACGTTAAATTTATTTTTCGTTGACAACTACTTTAATGGTCAAAAACAATTTGAAAGTAAAAAATCAATGAACGACAATAAACCAGCATATGTGTTGAGATATGGTGACAATGACGCGTGGGAAATAATGTCTTGGAACATACGTTCACATGTTATGACTGGAACTACAGGACCTGACGCTTTAACAATACTTCCTAGAAACCAATGGCTTGGTATCGGTGGATTGAATAACGGAAGTAAGGAAGGTCACATGTTTAGTGTTGGAGACTTTAACGTATATTCTGGTGGAACTGGTGGTTCTGACAATACACCATGGACAAGACTACATAGTCATCCTTGGGGACCAGGATTCTCAGCTGGAACTGCAATTATAACAGGAGTAACATTTAGTTAACACTAAACCCACCCAATTTAATAATATCAAATAAAAGCCCTTTAAGGGCTTTTATTTTGCCCAAAGTATTTATTGAAAAAGAATTATATGAAGATTTTAGGACCCAAAGATATTGGCCACGGATTATTAATAGAATATGATGCTGGACATCTCTCACCACAAGACAATGTTAAAGTAATTAAAGAGATGAAAAACTCTGAGTTTTCTGATGAAGTGTATATGTATTGTATCTTACAAAAATATGGAACACCAAATAGAAACGGGAGAGTATACCCAAAAAGAATATTAGAAAGAGAAAATGATAGATACCAAGACGTTATTAAAAGAGGAAGTGCTATTTCCGAACTAAACCACCCAGAATCTTCACTAATTGATTTAGAAAGAACTTCTCATGTTATCACAGAAACTTTTTGGGATGGTAACAAACTAATGGGAAGACTAAAATTGTTAACAACTCCAGGATACCACCAAAAAGGAATAGTATCATCTATGGGGGATATCGCAGCTAATTTATTAAGACAAGGAATCACTTTAGGTATTTCATCTAGAGGAGTTGGTTCACTAAAGAAAAGCGGAGAACACAATGAGGTACAAGATGATTTTGAATTGATATGTTTTGACCTTGTTTCATCACCATCTACACCAGGCTCTTATCTATTTAAAGACATGAGTGAAGTTGATAATTATGATGAAGTATTAGAGACCGTAAAAGAAAAAGATTCATTCGACTCAAAAATAGATAGGTCGCTTTCTCTAATGGATAGATTAGATAACTTTCTTAATCATTAAAAAATTACTTCTATTAATTCATTAACACTAACTTTTTTAGAAAATAAATGTATTTATAGAAGCATAAACTGTATAAACTAACATAAAAACGAAAGTATATGTCAAAAGAATCTTTAATAGAACAAGCACTGCTCGAGGCTGAACAGTTGGAAAATACTATGAGGTCTAACGCAAAAGAAATACTTGCTTCAACAATGAAGGAAGAAATTGGAGAGTTAGTACAAGAATCGTTAGCTGAGAAAGACGATTACCTTAAGGAGCAAACAGAAGAGGACATTGAAGACGAGACTTTAGATTTTGAAGGGTCAGATGATGACGCTGAAGAAATGGAAATGTCTGTCGAAATTCCTGATTTAGAAGATGAGATGGAGGACGATGAACTCGCACCTCTTGATTTAACCTCAGCAACTGACGACGAAGTCATAAAAGTATTTAAAGCCATGGGTGATGAAGATGGTATCATTGTTAAAAAAGACGAAGATGAAATTTCATTACAAGATGGTGAAGATGAGTACTTAATAAAATTAGAAGAAAACAAAAATATGAAAACAAAAAAATCTAATTTAAAAGAAATGGAAAAAGAAATGGAAGTTGACGAATTAATGATGGATGAGGAATCACCAGAAACTGATGAAACAACTGAAATGGAAGAAGAAGTTATGTATGAAATCGAATTATCTGATGAAGATGAGGATAAATCAGAAGAAACTAAAGAAGACGCACACGAAGAAGAGATGGAAGAAGGTCACATGCACCACAAATTTAAGCAAGGTTACGACGCTAGACAAGATGACTCACTGGGAGATTTAGATGGACCAGAAAGTAGTTATTCACAATCTTTTGCAGACCGTAGACGTGAAAGAGAAGGTATGAGAAAATCTGCCAGAAGAACTCCAGACATGTTAAACGCGGGTAAAAAAGAAGTGGGTGAAATGGTTCGCCAAAATAACCTAGGTCAAAAAGTCCATGCTGGTAACAGAAGTAATTCTTACAACAAAGCTGCTAGAAAAAAATCTGGAATTCATTTACCAGAATCTAGAAGAAAGAAAGCTAGAATTTCTGAAAGAGCTAGAAAGGTTGCACAAAAATCTTCAGTATCTAAAAACTACGGTCAACTTAAAGAAGAAATTACTGGATTAAAATCTAAGAATTTTGAATATAAGAAGGCTTTATCGTCATTTAGGGACAAATTAAACGAGGTAGGAGTATTCAATTCCAACTTAGCTTACGCAACTAGATTGTTCACTGAACATTCTACAACTAAACAGGAGAAGATTAATATTCTTAAAAGATTTGACAACGTCCAATCTTTAAAAGAATCTAAATCACTCTATAAGGTAATCAAAGAGGAGTTATCGACTGTTAAATCTCCGAAAACTAAAAAAACAATTTCGGAAGCAGTTGAAAAACGAATCAACAAATCCCCAAGAAGCGGAAGTAAGAGTAAACTAACTGAAAGTAAAGTTTACGAAAACCCACAATTCTCAAGGATTAAAGACTTAATTAATAAAATAAACTAAAAAAATAAAAAAACATGGGAGCATTATTAGAATCCGGAATGGTTGGTAACATTGGGTTAAAACACCTAAAAGTTATCAAAGAGGATACAATTAATAAATGGGACAAATTAGGTTTCCTTGATGGCCTTAAAGGTCATGGAAGAGAAAACATTGCTCAGCTTTTTGAAAATCAGGCAACTCATTTAATCAATGAGGCGACTGCAGCTGACAACTCAGGTTCTTTCGAAACTGTAGTTTTCCCTATTATTAGAAGAGTATTCTCAAAATTATTAGCTAACGAAATCGTATCTGTACAGGCAATGAACTTACCAATTGGTAAATTATTCTACTTCGTACCAAAAGTATCAAGTAGAGTTGGTGAGGGTGGTATGTATGAAGGTTTCGCTCCATTTGGAGCACCAGGTGCACCGGCAACACAAACGCCAAGTTCACCTACATCAGCTACAACAATAAACTTATATGACAACTTCTACGCAACTAACGCACCAATGGGTGCTGAAGATGGTCTTTATGACATCTCAAAAGGTTCGTACTCAGGTTATATCACAACTAATCTACAAGTTATGGACTGGAACGCTTCAGCTCGTACTTTAGGTTATGCTGCGACTAACTCTACAACTGTAACGTCATTAACATCAACAACTGATTGTTTAAAATCTGTGATTATTGGAGTTACTGGATTCCAGTCAACAGGTGAAGGTAAATTAATCGGACCGATGGGTAACGAAATAGATACTGAAGATTTCTTATCTTCTTTAACTTTAATTACTGAAAACGCTACAACTTGTAAGTCAGGTTCAACTAACTATAACGCTGGTGACAACATGTTATTCAGAGTTGTTACTCAAAAATACGGTAGGTCAATTGCGAACCCAACAAGTTCGAAAACATCTACAGCTTTCCCTGGTGGAGACTTTGACAGTATTTGTGATGTAACAGGTACAATTTACTTAGAGGCTGACCTTTCGTGTCCAGCTTGTATTAATTGTGACTCTGTAGACGGATATGTTTGTTCATACTACGCAAATCGTGAGTTCCAAAATGAAACATCACCATTTAGTGCAGCGTGGAGAGTTTACAAAGACCTAGAATTTGAAGAAAAAATGGGTGAAGTTTCTTTCGACCTTGAATCTGTTACAGTTTCGGTTACTGAAAGAAAATTAAGAGCTCAATGGTCACCAGAGCTTGCACAAGACGTGTCAGCATTCCATAATATCGACGCTGAAGCTGAGTTAACTGCTTTACTTTCTGAAGAAGTTGCTGCTGAAATCGATAGAGAAATCTTAAGAGACCTTAGAAAAGGAGCAGCTTGGGATTTAAGATGGGATTACAATGGATGGAAGAGATTCCAATCAGGTCAAGCACCATATACTCAAAAAGACTGGAATCAAACGTTAATCACTGCGGTTAACCAAATTTCAGCTCAGATTCACAAATCTACATTGAGAGGTGGAGCTAACTGGATTGTTTGTTCTTCTGAGGTATCTGCAATATTTGATGACTTGGAGTACTTCCACGTGTCAAATGCAGCACCAGACCAAGACCAATACAACATGGGTATTGAAAAAGTTGGAACTCTAGGAGGTAGATATACTGTATATAGAGACCCTTATTTCCCACCTAACCAATTATTACTTGGTCACAAGGGAACGTCATTACTTGACACAGGGTATGTTTACGCACCGTATGTACCGTTACAATTAACACCAACAATGTATAATCCATTTAACTTTACACCAATCAAGGGTATCATGACTAGATACGCTAAGAAAATGGTTAACAACCGTTTCTATGGTAGAGTTACTATCGATGGAGTTAAAACATTCGATGTTAAAGAGTTAAGATAATTATCGCTACTCTATATTATGAAAAACCCCTCTTCGGAGGGGTTTTTTTTATGCATCTTAAAGTATTTATATTAAAAGAACTTAAAATTATGCCACAATTTAATATATCATCCGAAGAAAGGAATAGAATTAGAGGTTTACACATTACAGAATCTAAAGATAAAAGAATCACTTCAGTCTTAAATGAAGCTAAGGCTTTAGAAGGTTGGTTCGGAAAAATGTTTGGTGGGAAAAAAAGAAAAGAAGACATATACAACATTCTTAAAGCCGGTGTACAAATTGGTAGTCCCCCACTCTATTTAGAAGATAGAAAAGAAAACCCTCCATATTATACTGAAGAAGAAATTAAAAGATTCGCTAATTTCATGAATAAGTTAGATAGAGTTTTTGTTAATGAAAAAAAGGTAATAGAACTATTAAGAACAGGTGTGGGATTAGGACTAGAGGAATTGGATATATTAACAAGGATTTTATACGCGTCATCTACTGACCCAGAAAAACCACAAAATTTTACTGACGTGTTGGTGGCATCAGGAGCATTTAATGAAAGAGAAAGTTACAATCTAGATAGAATATTAGATACTAATCTATCAGATTTAATGAAAAAAACAAAAAAACAAGATATTAAGAAACGAGACTGTATCGATACAAATCCATTTGATAAAGAGAATGAACCAAGAGAGTGGGCATGGTGTGACAACAAACTTAACCCAGAGGGTGATGTGCAAGAAACAGAAGATAGTTACGATTATCAGTTAAGTGAAGTTAATAGAATACGCGAGATAATGGGCCTTAAAATATTGACGGAACAAAAAGTAGGTAGTGTTATTATGGTAGATGGGAGAGAAATGGAAGTTGTAGATTATATAAAACAAGAATTACCACCAATAAACGTAGGACAACAATTTGGGTCTGGACTGTATAATGTGAGTGGTGAGGTTAAAAAATCTTTAGATGGTCTAGTTAATAAAATGAAAAATTTCTTTAATAGAAAAGAAGTACAGGGAATAGTTTTTGATATAGACCTAGAAGGTGGAGCTTCACTAGTTCCAATCTCAGATGCGTTAGCAAGAAAATACGGTATAAGTACTAGTCTGTCTGATGCAGATAGAAATAAGTGGTTAGCTGGAAAAAGAGCTTCAGAAGTTAAAAAATATTTGGAAGCACAATTAGGTCAACTAGGAAACGTACAAATACCAGAACCAACAGTTACATTAGGTACAACAAAATGGGATAAAAATAAAGGAGTTAATCACAAAGACTATACAGAAGAACAGTTTATGAATATTACTGTTAAAGCTGCGGGTAAAAGACAAGTATTAGAGGCTTTACCAGCATTCTGTGAAAAAGGATTTGAACCAGAACAGGGAGGATTAGGTGACCCAAAAAGAGCATATAAGGTTTATAAAGGAAGAGGAAAAAAATTAAATTTAGGTGCGGGAGAAGGTAAAATATGTTTATCATTTGACGCATTAACCGTTCCAGATATGTTTGAATTAACCTATAACGGAAAAACATATAGAAGTATGAACTCAAAGACAGGTAAAGCTGGATTCATATCAGGTAAGTATGATGAGATATCTGAAGAAGAGTTAGATAAATTTACAGCTATGTTACCCGAAATACAAGATGAAATAGCTAAATTAACTGGTGATATACAATTAGCACAAGACGCTTTAGAGTCTGTAGGGCCTGAACAAGAAGCAAAATTAGAAGAAATACTCCTAAAACAACAAGAAGAATTAGAAAAAAGTATAGAAGATACCAACAGAAAAATGAAAAAGTATGGGTATAACTTATCAATACCAGTAAAAAATCATAGAAGTAGAAAAAAATGGGATGATTATATTATGCATTATGGCGACCCTAATACAGGATACCCAAATGCTGTAACACCTAATTGGTATTGGGAAGAAGGTCAATATACGATAGATGACACTCCTTTCGCTGGACCTGGTAGTGATAAAAGACCCGAAGAATTTTTTAATATGGCCGACGAAGGAGAAGTAAATGGTGAGTGGTTTAATCGTTTCTTTAACAAATATAGATATGATAACTCTAAAAAAATTAAAAGAAGTACAGGGTTTAAAACATTGTGGGCAAATAGACCAACTAATAAAGATTGGAAAAAAGATGATGTTGCAGCCTTTTTCCTTGGTATGAGAAGATTAGAAAAACAACTATTTAGAAATCAAGACGCAAAAAGAGACGAACTAGCTAAGTCTATTAAAAAAATGAAAAGAGATTACGAAAATAGAATTGAAAACTTATCTAGTAATATTGAAAAAGAAACTCGAAGATTACAAAATGAGTTAAATAAAAATATTAAAACACTTAATGATTCTAAAGGAGAAGCTGAACTGTCTAAGAAAATGACAGAGTATAAACTAAGAACAGGTACTAAAGGAATGTACAAGTTTGATGAGTTATTAAAAGAAATATTAGCTGATTCGTACGGTGGTAGAAAAAATGTTCCAGATATTATAGGACCTAAAGGTACTATTACTTTTGATAAAGTATTAGGGAAAAATGAAGCTTATCTACAAGTTATAGCTCCTATAGGTGGTACATTATGGGCGGTACAAGTAGGTTGTGGTGACAAATGTAAGGGATTAGTTGATAATCCAGTTACATATGATAGGGGAACACAAGCTTAAGGGTGAACCAAAATTAATACAGGGTAAGATGTTTGAGCGTAACGTGCTTGAATTACACTAACCGCTCCAATCGTTAAATTTCCACGACCCTCCAAATCAAATAACATAGCTTTTCTATGTCCTGGAGAATTAATCCAGTCATTAACTACTTGACGACATTCCTTTTCTAAATCAAGAGGCTCGTCAGTCCATGAATACAAAGGCAATCCAGCCATACATTCGGTACCCCAAGAATATGTACCACAATATTTTTTAATTCTCATTTGAGGGTCATTTATTTCTTCATGTCCTTTTACATCAACAGTTTCACTATGTGAAAAATTTACTTCTTTATATGTCATGTAACTTGCGTGGTGATAAGCAGCTTTATAAGCGTCATTAGACCACTCTACGGCCTCCAAACCCTGTGATACCCTATATTCGTTTACCATTCTAAAAATAATTTGTTCTGCCTCACCTATACGTTGTTGTCCGTAAGAAGTAAAAGTTAAAATAGTAAGTAAGATTGTTATTAGTTTTTTCATACTACAAATATAATAAATTTATTTTAAACTACAAAGATAATTGTAAGTAATTATACGAGTTATTTTAAAGATAGTTTCAGATATTTATAATGTATGAAGAGTAATTTATTATCTGAAATTAATCGTTTAAGGGGCATTATGGGTTTAAAGTTAATCCAAGAACAAGTCCAGTCACCACCTTATGACCTATATACCCAATGGGAAGGTTCTGGTGGAAAAGTTATAACATCTAAGGAATGGAGTGATAAAAAAATATTTAAAGCAGGTTTTATAAATTACATAGGTCCTTTTGGAGATAGAGGTTATGTTGTTTTAATGCCTGGTACAAAATATGTAGATGGAATTGGTGAGATATCTTCACCTGTTGTAAATTCTAAATACCCTCCTATCGGAGGAAATGTGGACAACCAATTATTTAAAATAGAAGATAGAAAATTTAGACCTGGTCAAAATAAAGTGTATGGGGGTGATTTGAAGTGGGCTGAAGGAAACCCACAAATTGACTTTATGAAATATCAAAATAACGATTTATGGGAGTTAGGCAGTCAAGCTAAAGCTTTACAATCTGATATGAATAGAGGTGGTGGTCAGACTAAAACTAGATTTCATTTTTTAGCTTACTCTCAAAGAACTAATGGTAACTTAAGAATTCTAAACATAAATATTAGATTAAAAAACATAAAAGAATTAGAAGCAGAGGGTAAAACAGACAATACAAAAAAAGGTACTTTAAGCATTAACAATTATGTAAAACAACGTGGTGGTAATGCATGGCACTTAGAATATGGTTCAGCACCGTTAGCGACTTATGGACCTGGAAACATTAGTATAGAGGAAGATTTACCAGAATTTGTTACCGACGAATACCAGTTTGATGCTGGTGAAAATTTTGATTTCGATTCTGCAGTTCTAACTCAATTAGCTAAAGACGCCATCAAAGAAAAAATTATTGACGCTATAAATGAATTAGGAGAATATAAAAGTGCTTATTTAAAAGAATTAGGTAAAAAACCCGTAATAATCACAGCTTACTCTTCTATCGACGCAGATTCTGAAACACCAGGTGGTGGTGGTGATTTTGGACCATGTCAAAGTATTAAAAAATCAGGAAAACGAAAAGATTATAATAAATGCCTTAGTCAATATAGAGCTAATACAGTTGTAAAACATCTCCAAGATAATTATTCGGATATATTTGGTAATGTTAAATTAAAAGGTATTGGAGGTGGTGAAAACCCATCTAAAAATAGTTGGAAACCAGGAAAAAAGAATCATGACTCTAAAACAACCCAAAAAGACCGTAAGTTTACAATTAAATTACCAGGATTTACTATACGAAGAAAAGTAGGTTAATAAATGTAATTTCTTGATATTTGAAAGGAAGAGTATATAGCAAGATGTGTTTTACCCTTCCATGTGAATAAACCTAACTGAGTAGACCCAGAACCAATACCCACAATACCATCCCCAACAGAAGCCCAGTTTTTTATGATAATTTGGTGCCCAGGAGAGTTGTCCCAAGAGTTAACTAAATAAGTAGCTAAGTCTTGGTAAGTGACAAATCTTTCAGAGGACACACATGTTAACATACTTACTTCTGAATATGCATCAACTTCATACTTTAATGTTTTATTTTGGTATTGTGATTGTATCTCATCATATACATCTACACTTATTTTATTTAATATATGTTTACCTTCAGGATGCCCAGCAGTTTGTTGTTCCACTAAAACACCTGTAATGTATGTAGATAAATTGTCGTGTAAAACATCAGAATAAACTAACTTTGGATTTCCGTACGATTCACGATAATCATTAATTTCTACAAATACTAAACTATCTATAAGTTCAGCATTAAAATTATTATAATCAATTACCTGTGAATAGGTTGTTAGTGTTATAAGAGTTAGTAATAATGTAATTAATTTTTTCATACTACAAAGATAATAAATTTTAATTAAACAACAAAGATATTTATAATAAAAAAAAGAATATTATGAATTTTTTCAAAAACATGTTAAGTAGTGAAGGTAAAGTATCTAGTAAGAGATTTGTTACCTTCGTATGTCTTTTATTTATGTTAATCGGGTACACCGCTAATTTATTCTGGGATTTCACAATAGATGATAATCTATTCCAGTCACTTCAATGGATTGTAATGGCGGGTCTTGGTTTTACAGCTGCAGAGAATTTTTCACCTAAAGGTGAAGAAACACCAGTAGAAGAAGAACCATCACCAACATCTACGACTGTAACCCATCAGTATGATTATGATGAGGAAGACATTTAAAAACAAAAAAACCACTTAATAAGTGGTTTTTTTTATTTCTATGTAATTATTTAATTATCTTTTTGAAGCGTGATATCCCGCTAATATTGATTTACAATGCTTTTCACTCTTACATTTTCTCCATACACCAAGCTTAGGGTCGTTATCATCTAAAATAACCCAACCACCAGCTCTTTTTCTAATACAACCTTTTGGTGAGTCTTCACAGTAGTTTCCACCTTTCTTTTCTTTTAATATTCTTTTTAATCTTTCTACAATAGTTTTAACTTTTTTTGTAGATTCATTAGCTCCGAATCCCATCATTCCGTGTGCTGGACTATCTGGGTTAGAATCGTCACCCATTCCATCATCAGCCATATCATCTTCATCATGTGGTGTTAACTGACCTGTTAGTTTTTCACCAGCCACTTTTTGTAAATTACTAATATCCTCACCCATTTCCTGAGAGATTTTTTTTCTTCTATTGGCTAAGTACTTGTCTGAGCTATCGACATCACCATCATTATCTATGTCCGCGTCCTCTTTTCCTACAGGGTCTAATTTGGTTTCACCCATCTCCTGTTTTACTCTTCCAGTTCCTATCATTCCCATATTACCCATGCTCGATATATTATTACCCATTTTTGCTTTTACAGTTTTTTCTATAAGAGCTATGAGTTCTGATTCTGTTAGTCTAATTTTTTTTGTTTTCATATTTCATTTACTACTTGGAATTTTATTACTCTTCTATAAGTATTTACTTGTTGGTTTGAAATCGCTTTTAAATCTATAAAATACTCATTTGGTATCATATCTCTAGTGTCTACTAGGAAATAGTTTTGGTTAAACGCTCTATTAACAGGAGTCCATGGTTGTGTTTCTACTTCTGTTGTTCCCTGTCTAACATATAATCTATAGTCTAAATTTTCTATAGCTACGTGTTCATTTACTGTGTATGGTACTCTTACAGATACTATTACTTTTCTAATATCATCATTGGTTACCTTTTCATCTAATTTAATTCCAGATAAAGAAAATCCATATTCCTTAGGTAACTCATCATTAGTGCCGATTTGGTAATAGGAAGTTTCTGGTAATATTGTAAATTCATTTGTTACATTAGATAAAGAAATATTATCTATAGACATATTTGACCATTGGTCTTGGAATAAACTAGGTGTTCCATATGTGTCTCCCGTGACATTTAACCCAACATAATAAACACCACAAGTACATTGTGTAGCTGTCATAGATGTATATACAACATCATCACAATCATATATAGTTACTTGAGGTAAATTATCTAAATTAGTAGGTACCCCATTAGTGTTAACATACAAATACAATTTATTATTTTTTGATTTATAGAATTGATTTCTATCGTCTTGTATTAAATCGTTATAATAAGTTAAAACATAAGGTTCATAAAAAGTTTGAGTATACTTTGTAAAAAACCCTACTGTGTAAGATTCTGTAAGTCCAGTTAACTCCTCAAATTCTACTGGATAAGACACAACATAAGTAATACCTGTTGTAATAGAAGTATCACCAGTCAACCTACGATTTATTTCGTCTGTCATATCAATAGAAATGTCTTCATTACCATTATCAAAAGATTGGGTTCCTAAGACTTCAAAAGTCGACGAATCATTACTTTGATAAGTTCCATGATAATCCCAAGGAGTTACCGTAGTAGCCGATAACCAATTACTAGGCCTTTGTGACCAAGTTCTATCCCACTCGGGAGCAAACATACCAGGAGCTTGTACAAAGTCATAACCGATACCTTCGTCCCAAGTTACCCCAGTAACTTTTAATAGGTTTAAAATAAATGAACTAGCCCTATTTGAACCATTATTTAACTTATCCCTTAACAAGTCCTTATCAAACGAGGACGTATTAGTCATTTTTAATGTGTGTGAAACAGCACACTCACCAGTTAATATAATACAACCACTATCAACTTTTTCTTTAATAGCAGCAATATCTACATCAAAAATAAATCTAGAAAAGAAATTACCCGAAGAAAACGTATACCCTGTATTACCTCCACAGGTGTCCCCTGAGAGACCTGTATACTTACATGGGTTCGAGGTATCCCTACCATAGAAAAGTTCCATAACAGGGTTCTTTGCGGTGTTAACAAGGCTATTGTTAACAATAGTATTATTTTTTGAGAAGTATGATTTATAATAAGACATATCTATTCTTTAATAATAAATATCAATTAATTCTGATGTTTTGATTTAAAACTGTTTCTGAAGCCTCTTGTATCAGTTTATCTAGCTCTCCTTTTTCATCATTAGCACCTGCATCCGCTTCTTTATTCGCACATGCATGTTTGTGGTCCTTTAAAAATTCTACTATTTTTTTAAGTAATTTTATTAAAGGTTCACCCCTAACCATAGAATTAGTAGAACTATCAACTTCCTTTATTAATTGTTCTTGGGTTAATCCATAGTTATCTGTCATATTAACAGTTCCCTGAGTTCCGTCTGGTCCTGCACTATTAGAAGAATGAGACACAAAATATATTTTTTCAGCACTACCGACAACAAAACCCTGTTGTTGGTCAGGTATAGTATTTAGTCTTTCATCTTCGAACTCTACAGTTTTAGTAGGTACACTATCATTATCAGTCATTTTTTTAGGCTCAATCATAAACCCATTATTGACTACACTTCCTAATTTTATTTTATTACAAATCTCGTTTAACCCGTTACTAGCGACAGTAGGTGGTGTAGTGTCTAATCCATTTCTAGTTGTAGCATTAGGTCTAAACCATAAAGGATGTGTATTTCCTTGAACAGCATTTGCCATACTCTCACTACCCTCTCCCGTATCAAAGTCAAATGATTTTGTTGGGTTATCTGGGTCCTGTTTTAAACATTCGGTCCAGTTATTATTATGAACTTCACTAATAAAATCATTAACTTCTTTTATATATTCTTCACTAGTAACACCATTAAACGATTGTTTAAATATTTGCCTTTGTTTAGGCACATCAACTGGAGTATCTCTCCAAGTCCTAGAACAAGTTAATTTTCCACTGGTATTTGTTGGAGCGACAACTTGACCATCTACAACACCTCCTTGAGCGTTTTCAGGGACATTACCATCATTTTCAGGTATAGTAGTAGCACTAGTAGTAGCTCCTGACGCGTCATACCCCGTCATAATATAAAAACTAACACCACCATTAACAGTTTGACCAGTGCCTCCATTAAAAGTACCCCAATTATCAATATGATACTCAATAAACCCCCTCATATTTTGGTCATCTAATTCCTCTCTAGTATTAGTAAATTTTTCTAAAACTAGTGTGTTTGGGAATGTAGCTAGTTGCATTCCAGTATATTTGGTATTAAAAGCAGGTGTATTAGGTGTGGTTTGATTTCTTATCATAGCACCAGTTCTAATAAGAACTTGAGGATATTCCTCAAAACTTGTACTGTCTTGAAAAGAACCATCTTCTAGACGAGGACCTATTTGTTTTTGTGGGACTTTCTCCTTCATACCAAGGATAACATCAGCACCATCTAATTTACCACCTCCACCACGACCTTTTATAGCGATATCACCTGGATTAGGTATTACACCTTTAGACTCCACTGATGAACTTATAGGCACACCTTTTTCAGGTCTAAAATCTACCTCTTTACTCGTCCACATACTTCCTTTAGAATAGTGTTCTTGATAACCACCTGTTTGGAATTGAGAAATAAGAGGACCTATGTACTCAGCGTTTTGACTTTTATTTATTGGGTCGTAGTATATTATTTTATGTAACTCATCTTCTTTTGGAATAATATTAAGATGTTGTGGTAAAAATGGTGTAATAATAAACGGGTCACTATCTTCCCATGGAACATAATTAGGTATTTCATTACTATTACCAAAATTACTTCTTCCTGTTTTAGCTTTTTTGTCTTCTTCTTGTACAAATGTTATAGCGTCTGCTAACTGTCCTACAATCTGGTCTTGACCAAAAGGTATTACAGAACGAATTCTACAAGCTCCTCTTGGGTCGTTATTATCTACACATACAGCTAAATCAATAACATGTGCACGAGCCCTAGCTTGTTTACCAGTAGTTCTTGGAGCTACAAAATTATTTCCTACCGCCATCTTTGTATCGTTTTTTCATTTCATCATTTAGAAGATTGTAATTTCCCTCAACACTATCTAAATGTAATGTAAGTTTTATAATAAGGTCTTTAGTCTTATCAAACTCAGTTTTTAATTTATCCATCTCCGTTAGAAGATGTTTATTAGGTTTATCTTTATAGTCTTTTAAAATTTCCATAGTTATAAATAAAGTCCATTTGATACTATAGGTGGTATAATGGTTAATCCTGGTGGACCACTCGCGGTAGCTGGGTCTGATATAGACTGCACCCGTCCATTAGTTGATTTTTCATCATCCATAGATTCTATTAAGGCAAATTGTCCTAATAAATCTAAATTAGGTTCACCACTAGGCATATCTCCGGTAGGATAACCAAATTCCTCTAGTTTAGTTATTAATTTTTCAAAAGTTCTAAGTGAACTAGTACCAGCTCTTTTCTTAGTCGCGAACAACAACCAAGGAGGTACACCAAACGGTACGTCAGGCGCCACCGCTTCCAGTAACCTAAGTAATGTGTCTAAAATACTTTTACAGTCTTTTGCATTACGAAGTTCATCAATCCAAGGCATTAAAGCGTTAATTAATGCTGTTACTACTTTTATATATTTTTTACCCTTCTCCCCAATTATTCTTTTTAATTTATCCATTAACATTTTGGTTAAATAACCAATTACAATGTTAAATAATATTCTCACAACTTCAGCTAAAACTTCTCTAGCTATTCTTACAACTACTCGTTTAAATATTTTCATCCATTCTTTTGGATTTGAAGCTAAAAGAGCGTTTTCATTTAAAAATTTATACACCAGTACCACAGGTAAACAAAGTTTTGGTGATAATAATGCAATCATTAATATGTCAGGAAATTTTACAATTAATTCTTCTTTAAAATCTATAGACCAATCTAGTGGATTAAAATAAGGGTCTGGTTCCTTATCTGCAGACTCCGCTAGTCCATTTTGTATTATTAACTCAAAAGTTTTAAACCCACTACCAGCTTGAACTAGTTCAGCTTGAATAATATCATCTGCTGCATCTATAAAGGTTTGGAGGTCTAAAGGAATTTCTATTTCTGCACAGGATTGCAGCGCAATAACCCCTTTTCGTTTTCTATTAGTTTCATCCACCAAATTTTGTTGTTCCTCAACATTAAATCTAAACCATGAATCATCATCATCTAATTCTTGTATAAATTGTTTAGTATCTGTACCTACTTCACCCAAGTCTCCTCCATCACAAGCACCTATTATATTATTAAGAACTTTAATTAATTCATTTATCCCTAAAAGGTCAGCAAGATTTACACCACCGTTTCCGAAAGTTATAAGTCCAGATAATAATTCTAATATTGCTCCTAATATGTTATGTAGTTGGAATAGACGTATGTTCTCAAAATAATCAACTACAAACTCAATTACAGTAAATTTTGTTCCGTCTCCAGGTGATGCTTGACCACCAGGACCAGGACACCCATCAAACACACTATTGTTGTCTGCAGCACCACCATTACTAGCTTTGTAATGTGGTGAGATTTTAAGGTAATCACCACCATCATATTCTATTGTAAAAAGATTTAAACCACTTTTACCTTGTACTTGATATGGTGTGTTAGGGTTTTGTAATAAAAAATGTAAAAATCTATTCATCGAAAAAGGTGTTGAACCCGCAACGTAGGGTTCAGCTTCATAAGCAAACTTCCCAACTCCCTCGTCAGGAGATAACTTTAAATTTTTGAATAAATCTATATGAGATATTTTTATCTCTATGGGACACGAAATACCATCACCCACAACGGGTACATTCATACTTAAATCACAATTAAAAGCGGCAAGAATTTCTTCTATTACAATATGTTTGATTTTAGGTATAACAGTAAATATGGCTTGTTTTATCACCTTACTTAATAAAGCTGAGTAATTAACCTGTGAAGCACGTAACATTTGTTTGTTAGCTCTTTCACGCCATGCTTGACCTTTATCCCTAGCGTCGTCCGCTTGAGCTTGAAGTTCTTCTTGACCTTGTTTTTTTGCTTTTTTTATGTTCGCACGAAAGTTCTCTTTTTTTTCTCTAACTTTACTACTGGAATTTTCATAAGCTTGTGTTTCCTTAATTAGAGTTAATAAAAAAGGTAGAGGGTTCTCAACAATTCCTTGTAGAGCCTTAAAAGTTTTTTTCCACTCTTCTAAGTTTTTCCTTTCCTTCTTTTGACCATCTAATTCTAGTAATCTAGTAAGAGCCTGGATTTGGGCAATAATATCCTTTTTATCTTGTTTAGTATCTGACATTACACTTCATATTCATCACTTTTGTCGTTAGAATCTGAATCTTGTGTTAATAGACTTGAAATTGATTCTCTAATATCGTCACTTAAAGAACCAATAGTAGCTGAATTAGGAACTCTCTTATCTATTAAAGAGGAGTGTAATTTAGCTAACTGTAATTTTTTTTCAATAGAGGAGTCAACAATTTTTTGTTGTTCTTTGAGAACAGGCCCTAGAAGAGTTAAGTCGGTAGCTTCTTTCATAAAAGAAATCATCTTGTTTTGTATACGTATAGCAGTAGTTCGTTGTTCTACACATTCATTATAGATTTCTTGCATAAGAGAAAGTACACTTTCATTATCTAACGTTATTTTCTTTTTTTTAGGTCTTGGCATAATATTATAAATATTTTGTTACTCATTTCTAAACTGCGAAATTAATTCACCGTATAAAACCTTGTATCTTCTAAGGGCCATCCTAATTTCTTTAGTGGTTAGACCAGTCATTTCTCTTAGGTGATATAGTATTACATTCTTATTAAATTTATTACCTTCACCACCTATAAAAATCCTTTCAAAGTTCTCGAAAACATCAATAAGTGATAATCCTACCTTGTTTTCATTCTCACTAAGTTTGTTTTCTGACATAAATACCTTTAGTTGGCTTATGTAAATTTTTATAAAATCACTAATATTACTTTCCTCATCATCGATATGATACACCATGTCATCTCTTTCCTGAACACTAGTGGAAATATCTTCGTAAGATATTTTTCTTTTTAATTCCTTTTGGTCTTTCATTATTTGTCCCATTAGATAATTTTTACAAATAGTACCAAAATAGGAATAGGCTTTTTTACCTTTCTCAGGTTTAAATTTATCGGCTTTAGTTATTAAAAAAGATAATGTGTCAGCATGAATGTCTCTAAAATCTAAGTTACGTCTATATAATTTATAACGTCTTATAATACTATCAATCATCTTATTTAGTGGAGCACGTAAATTATCATTATAAACTTTATTTTTTTCGCTCCAAGTGGTAGCAGTTAGAAAAACTCTAACAGCTGCCTCCTCATTTTCACCGAAGTAAAGCCCTTGTGTTCTAGGTCTAGGCATACTTACTTACGCTTCTGTTGTCTGATATTTTATTGGTCTATCCTGTGTGAAAAAATATTCTTTTTTAGCTGTGTCCACCCAAAATTTTGCTTCATTAGGTGAAAGCTTGTGCTTTGGATGGTTTTTATAATCCCAAAAAAGAGAATGCTCTCTCATATTTGTGTGTTTATAACCCACCTTAGGTACAGTCATGATTTGAATATCGTTGTATGTAGCTCTTAATAAAAACTCATAAGAAAAAGTTAATTTAATATTAGATTTTAATCCCCCGATATCTCTAAAACTTTCTGACCTCATCACCATTCCAGATGTTTGGAAATTTTGGTAATTAAGTAAAGTATTGTTGTCTAGGTACCCCATTTTTTCTGAGAATCCCATAGCCCATAAAGCTTCATTTGTGAAACCTAAAAATTCATTAGTTTCTGATGTTTCCACTACTAACGGGAAAAATAAATCCACATCTTCATAATAGTCTATATATTGTTGTACATTTTTAAACCATATTTTAGAGTACTCATCATCAAACTCTAAAACAGAAAACCAATCTGTTTCTATATTATCCACTCCAAAATTTATTTGTCCACTAAATGAAGAATCACCACTATTAAATAAAACATCAACATCTAAATTTTCTGGCTTTTCCCACTCTTCGAAAAATTTTATTATATCATTTTTAGCTGCATGTACAACTAATATTTTTTTAGGTTTATCAACCTGCTCCTCTAAGCTTTTAATGCATTTGGTAAATAAATTTTTAAACTCACCTGAAACATCATTAACTGGTATAATTACTGTAATATCATTCATTTTATTTAATTTTTAGCTTCTTCCATAACTGGACTTAATTTATTAATCATCATATTGATGTCTTCTACTTTTTGAGTTTTAATACTTTCAAAATACCCTAACAAAGAATTCTTTTCTTTTTCTTGTGAAAACATTAAAGGTGTATTGGCTGTTTCATAGTATAACTCTTCAGGTAAAGTATCCTCCAACCAATTTTTCATATAAGCACCAATCATGTCTACAATTTTTAAATATTCGAATGTCCATAATCCATTATTTTCCGTTAACCAGTCAGGCTTTAATGTTGGTGCTAATCCGATTACTGGTGTTCCACACTGCATACTTTCTAAAGGAAAAGTACCCCAACCTGAAATTCTATCTACCCAAACTGAAACACATGATTCAGAAAGTGATTCTGAAACAGCTTTTCTTGAAATATTTCTAATATCTCTAAAAGTAACCCATCTGTATTGTGGGAATTTAATATAAAAAGATTTTATAATCTTAACTGTATCTCTAGGGTCTCTAGTATGAATAGAAATTATAGGTTTTTTAGGTTCTTCCGTTTTTTTGAAGTATTCGGGTATGGAAGGTGTTACCACTTTTATATTTAAACTATTTTCTGTATAAAATTGCTCCAAATATTCTTTTTGTGAAGTAGTAGTAGTAATACAATGGTTTATACCATAATTACCCCAACTAAATCCTGGTTGTAAAGTATCAAATTTGTAATCATAAGATTGACATAACATAATACGCGTACAAGGCATATTATTTGTTTGTTCTAAGATATGACCAAATTTTTCAGGTATGATTACATAATCTGCTACTCCCACAGCTAAGTCTTGTTCTATAATAGCGTGTGGTAATGAAGAATATTCTTCACCCAACCAATCGGTAACTGGTTTGTAATCTTTTTTATCATATAAAATAAAAGCGTTGTAATTATTTTCATTTAATATTTTAACCCATTCATAATTTACAGCTACACTCGCCATAGCTGTACCTTGTGTGTCAGGAGTTATAAAATAAATTTTACTTTCATTTTTATTTATTTTTTCCAGAGCCTCTGTTAATAGGGCTACTTTTTCTTCTGGTGTTTTTTGTTCGTTTTCCATGTTTTATGACCTTTTTAATATATTATATTCAATTAATGTGTTAAAAGCTAACCTAAATGGTATGGTAGTTTTATTTAAAGCTAAGTGTCCCATTTCATTATCCACTTCTTCACCATACCCTAAAAGAGTATCGAGTAACCCTCTAAAAAATTCCCATCTAGGTAAGTTTATGTTATTCTTTCCATCTTCTTCTTCTACCATTACAACGTGAGACATTAAAGTATCTACATCTAGATACAGATAATCCTTCCCAATTTTTACTTGTATATCTCTTAGTTGGGGTTCTTTATTTTTCATTAGTTATAATGTTTTTAATATCTGAAAACTTATCAATCTCAAAGTCCGCCTTGATAGTTTTATTATATTCTGTTATTAGTTTTATTGTTTTTTTATTCCCCGCGGTATTCTTTAAAATGTTAGGGTCTGCTGTAATAAAATAATCCGCCTCTTCACAAAGTACAGATAAATCTTCTAATTTGTAGAATAATATTTTATCAACACAACAACCATATTTTGCAAGAAACCATAAAGTAGCTGCTTTACCTTTTCCTAGTTCGTCAGATAACAAGGTTATTTTACTATCAGGAAAATCTTTAAAAAATTCATGTAAGAAAGAAAAACAATTTTTTTCTTTTTCCTTAGCAGCTCCAAAAATTTCCATAGAAGCTTCTATGTATAAAAATTCTTTCAAACCATCCTCCTCCTCAAACTCAAAAAATTCTTTTAAATTCATATTAGTTATTGGTTCTACAGCCTCTTTTTTGGTGTATTTTTCATACACCTCTTTCATTTTACCGAAAGTATCTCTTAAAACGTCGTTTAGTGTTATATATATGTTCATTTATCCTATAGAGTCAAACACTCTTTCTATTTTAGCAATTAATGGATTTCTTACTACATCCGCTTTATTAAATTGTACACAACCAATCCCATCTATGTCTTGAAAGTGGTCCATAAGAAAAGTAAGACCGTTTCCACCTTTAGAATCTTGCTGTCTTTCGTCACCTAAAAATATCATTTTAGAATCTTTACCTAGTCTAGTCATTATAGTTCTCATATTTTCTTGTGATATGTTTTGTGCTTCATCTACAATTATAATAGACCTATCTAGATTAATTCCCCTCATATACGCTATAGGCATCTCTTCAATAGTTTTTAACTCTCTAAGTCTCTGAGTAATAGCCTGTCCCACCAATTTTTCAAAATTATGGACAAATGAAAACATAAAAGGCTCCATCTTCTCTCTTAATCCACCTTTTAAAAACCCAATTTCTTCATTTTTTAAAGTAGTCACTGATTTTACGATTACCACTTTTTTATATTTCCTGTATCGTTTTATTAACTTTAAAGCTTCTGCACACGCTAAATACGTTTTACCAGTACCAGCTGGCCCAGAACAAATAGTCACTTCATTTTCTTTTATAGAATTTACTAATTTTTTTTGATTTCCTGTTTTACATTTAACACTAATTGTCATAGTGTCAGTCATTCTAGTTTCCTCAGTATTATTCTGATAAATCCATGCTTCGACCTCTTCTTGTTCTTCTCTACTTAATCTTTTACTTCTTTTACTCATTTATAGTTTCTTTTTTAGTGTTTACTGTTATTACGCAAGGTATAGTCTCAATTCGTTCCATAAATTTACCGTAGATTACTTCAAATCTCTCATGTCTACTTACTAAACTAAAGGGAACCATTGGTTCTCCATGACCATAACTTACCATGTCCCATAATTCATACATTATATTTCATTTTTTTCAAGGTTATTAATTATTGCTCTACCTTCCATTTTTTCCCAATCCTTGTTAGTCCTAACCATTGTATTAGTGTTATGTGTAGCATCTAACATAGGTGTTTTTATTAAAAGTTTATTAGCTTCATGTCTTAACGCTAATAAATCTTTAGGAAAACAATGACCACCAAACCCAAAGTCACCATCTGGCCCAGGAACATTCCAATGTGAGTAACCTAAACGTTCATCTAATTTAGCATACTCAATTACTTTATCGTAATCAACACCTAACCCTTTACAAACATTATACATTTCATTTGCAAAAGACACTTTAGTAGCTAAAAAAGTATTAGTTAGATATTTTACCATTTCTGCATATGTAGAATCTGTTTTTACTACATGTACTTTTGGAAAAGCTTTAGAAAAAATAGGTTTAACTTTAGCGGTAACCTCATTAGGACCACCTAGAATTATTCGGTTTTGATTTTTATAGTCTTCTATTGAATTCGCTTCAGTTAGAAATTCTGGATTATATACTAAAGATACTCTATTAAATCCTTTTTGTAGTTTTTTAGTAGTTCCAGGGGGTATAGTAGATTTAAGAACAATTGTTCTAGTTTCGTTTCCATAATAATCTTTAATATCACAATAGTTATTTATTTCACTTAAAACCTCTTCCACAATACCAGTATAACACTTACCCTCATTATCCATAGGTGTTGGTAGACATAAAAAAATTATTTTACACCTCTCAACAATATCAACTAGTGTGTTAGTACTAAATTCTGGTTTGTTTAAATCAAAAGTTAATATATTAAAATATTTTTGAAGACCTTCTTTAACAGCGGTTCCTACAAAACCCTGTCCAACTATTCCTATTTTATCCATTTTTAATTTGTTCTATATAATTTTTTAAATTTATCTTAGGTTCCCAACCCAACTTTTTAGTGTTAGTATTATCTAATATAACAGAAGATAAACGTTCACCCCTTCTTTCAGGAACCAAAACCCAGTTATCAGTAAACATAGAAGCAACATCTGCTAATTTCCAGTTTTTACCAGTACCTAACATATATTCACTATTAAAACCTTTTTCTATTGTCATAATAATACCATTAATGATATCGTCAATATGTGTAAAGTCACGTGACTGTGTTCCTGGGGAAACCACTGTTAATGGCTCACCTTTTTTATACTGTCCCTCAAAAATTCCTATTACCGCTTTATAATCACCTTCCATAATTTGTTTAGGACCATATACGTTGTAAAAATAAACTATTTCATATTTTAGAGAATACCATTCACCAAAATTTTTAATTAATTCTACATTTTTAGCTTTAGTCCAAGAATACGGGGATAAATTTTCATCCTTACCATCATTACCAAACTTACTACTAGATGCTGAATAAATTAATTTAACGTTATTTTTATGACAAAAATTAACTATTTTCATAGTACCGTAACCATTAGATTTTAAAACATAATCTATATCTTTAAAAGAATTAACAATTCTAGAGTACTCACCAAAATGAAAAATTATATCAATATCGGGTTTAACCAATTCATCAATATCCCAAGTATTTCCCTTAATATAATTTACTCGTTTGTCGTTTATGTGGTTTTTAATGTTACCAGTAAAATAATTGTCTAAAGAAGTTATATTGATATTTTTATAACGTGATAATAATTCTTCTATAAGTGAAGACCCAATAAATCCTGCTCCACCAGTTACTAATATTTTCATTTATTTATCTATTCTTTTTATGATATCACAAACAAATTTAATATCATCATATGTTAAATTTGGATGATTAGGTAAATATAAAGCTTTATTATCTATAATTTCAGCATTTGGAAGTGTTAACTCACCGTAAAGTTTAGAGTAAAATGGTTGTTTGCCCATAGAACCACAAATAAGTGGTCTAACCTCTACCCCATTAGACTCCAATTCCTCAACCAACTTATTTCTATTATTAGAAACATATGGAAAAGCAAAATTAGAGACAAAATAGTCACCAGATTGTTGTGGAAAATATGATAAGTCTCCTAATAGTTCATGGTAAATACTGTAATTTTTATGTCTTAACCTAACAGTTTCGTCTAACTTATCAAGTTGTCCTAATCCTATATAAGCTTGTAAATCAGTTGCTCTCATATTAAATCCAGGCACATAAAAAGTGTATAACCCATTAAAATTACTAACCTCCCACTCATCTCTTAATTTTTTAGTTGAGGTGTCACACAAATCTCTATCCCAACCATGACTTCTTAACATGAGAATTAAATCATAAATTTCTTTTTCATTTGTACAAATTAATCCACCTTCAATCGTTGACATGTGATGACCAAAGTATGTTGAAAAAGTAGACATCAAGCCAAAATTTCCCAAAGTCTTGTCTTGGAATTTAGACCCTAAACTTTCACACACATCTTCTAATAGTGAAACGTTATATTTTTCACACAAACTTACTATTTTATCCATTTCAGGAACTAATCCTAAAACAGAAACTAATATAAGAGCTTTAGGACTGTCCTTTTTAAAAATCTCCTCCAAATGATTAAGGTCGACCGATAGATTTTTTAAATCTACATCACATAAAACAGGTTTCAAACCTAATTGTATTACAGGTGATAAATCTGTAGCCCAAGATAAAGAAGGGACAACCACCTTATCTCCTATGTTTAATAGTCCTTTTTGTACTAGAACATATAACATAATTAAATTTGCTGAGGAACCAGAGTTGACAAATACACAATGTTTACAACCGAGCCATTTTGCAAATAATTTTTCGAATTCAACAGTCAGTGTATTTTTAGTTAACCTAGGATAAGTTTTTAACCATTCTATTAATCTATCAATATCTTTATTGTCGATAGTATCTTTTACTAATTCTATTTTATTCATACGCCTCTAAGATTTGGGTAGGTTTTTACAAAATGTTCTATTGTTTCTTTTAAACCCACCTCTATAGGGGTAAATTTAAAGTCTGGTACGTAAGACATTAATTTTTTATTACAACTAGGTTTTCTAAATTGACCATCTGGTTTGTCGTCTTGCCATACTACTTTACCATCAAAACCCATGTTATTCACTATCAAATCCACCAAATCTTTAATAGATATTTCGTGTGAGGTTGAAAAAATTATTGGTTCAGATTCATCGTAATTCTCTAAAGCCCAATTAGTTAACTTACCAATATCTTTTGCGTATATAAATTCTCTTAATGGTTTTCCAGAACCCCAGACCTTAAAATCGGTATTATTTTTTTTAGCTAAATAACATTTGTGTATAAGTGACGGTATTACGTGTCCACTATCTAAATTAAAATTATCATTAAGACCATATATGTTTGTAGGTATTACACTTACAAAATCTAACTTATACTGGTCTCTATATACTTCAGTTTGTACATCTAACATTCTTTTAGCATAGGCATAACCATAATTAGAAGAATGGGGTGCCCCCAAGTGAATCTTTTTTTCTGTTAAAGGGTACTCCACTGAGTCGGGAAATATACAAGTAGACAGGAAAGAAACCACTTTCTCTACTTTATATAATCTACAAGCTTCTAATACGTTAGTATTTATCATAATGTTATCATAAAAAAACTCTCCTTTAGCTTTCATATTCCCACCGACACCGCCAACTCTAGCAGCAGCATGAATTACGTGTGTTGGTCGATGAGTTTCAAATATCTTCTTTACATCTGACCACTTTCTTAAGTCACCATCTTTAGACCCTAATTTTATTTCCGCGTCTATAGTTGAACCAACTAACCCACTTCCGCCTGTAATTAATCTTTTCATTTTAATTTTTTTAACCAATCGTTTATCATGTCATCCATCATAGTCTCAAAAGTATACTTAGGTTCCCAACCGAGTATTTTTTTAATTTTACTAGAGTCACCCTTTAAATGTTCTAACTCTTCAGGTCTATAATATTTTTCATCAGTAACTACATAATCTCTCCAATCTAAATCCAGCTTACTAAAAACATATTCTACTAAATCTTTAACCGTATGAGACACACCCGTTGAACACACATAATCATCTGCTTTGTCATGTTGTAACATTAACCACATAGCTTCTACGTAGTCTTTTGCGTGACCCCAGTCTCTACTTGCATGTAAATTACCCAAACTTAATTTATCAGTCAAACCAAGTTTTATTTTTACCGCTTCCTTAGCTACCTTTCCCGTAACAAAATTTGTGCCCCTTCTAGGTGATTCATGATTAAAAAGAATACCATTACACAAAAACATACCGTAAGAGTTACGATAATTTCTTACTAAATTATAACCATACACTTTTGCACACCCATATGGTGACACAGGATTTAATGGGGTGGTTTCTCGTTGATACCCATCTTCATCTATGCTATTTCCAAACATTTCTGAACTACTAGCCTGATACATTTTAGACTTAGGAGATACTAATCTTATAGATTCTAGAAGATTTAAAGTTCCAGTAGCAATAGAGTGGGTGGTATATATGGGTTGGTCAAAGCTAATTCTAACATGTGATTGAGCTGCAAGATTATATATCTCATCAGGTTCACACATCTGTAATACTCTAATTAAAGAGGCCATATCCAACATATCTGCGTATTCCAATCTTATTTTACCGTATACTTCTTTGGTTAGTCTAGCTGTTTGATTTTCAGCTACAGAATTTCTTTTTAAAATCCCCCAAACCTCATATCCTTTTTCTAATAAAAATTCTGCTAGATATGAACCATCCTGTCCATTTATTCCTGTTATTAATGCTACTTTACTCATAATTATTTTTTGTATTTTTCTACGTAATCACTACATAGACCCATAATATTTTTATGTTCTTTATTATCCCATTCAGGCATTACTTGGATTGAATTACTTGTCAGCTCCTTGCCTGGATATGTCCACATTACCCCTTTAGATGTGAGGGTAACATCATCTTCTTGGTGCCAAAAACAATGTATATCGTTTTCTAACATTTTATTTAAAGCTATTATATTTTTCGCATGACACCATAACTTTTCATTTTTTAAAAATTCTATTGGTATTTCGTATTGAGGGTTATCGTGGCCTAAATAAAATTTATCATTTACTACCCATACATCCACCTCAACGTCATACCCTAAGTCCAACGCTTTCTTAACATACGATGGAGAATTTTCTAATTTTTCATTCTTACCATTTATATTGCCTCTATGAGAAATTAAAATAGTATCGTTTTTTTCTACCAAACCAAATTCCTCTAGTATTAAAGGTATTGTTTTTTGGTTTGCGTGAATATGAGCCCCATCCCAGTTATCCAACAAGTCTGGTTTGGTATACCCTTCACTATCTATCATTTTATAAAAAATACTATAAAAAGGTATAGAGTTTTTTTCACACATCTCTTTTGCGTAGTCATTAAATTCTTTAGTAACCTCATTTCTCTCTAAACACGTACCAAAAGAAGGTCCCCCGGTATATTTTTTAGTTGGATGCCAACTTGCAATTGGACCCCAAACAGCTACCTTCATTCCCCAGTTTTTAACTTGTAGAACAGCTTCAATATATCTATCCACACATTCACGTACTATTTCTTTAACTGTTTTATTTTGTAATTCCATTTGTTTTATAAGATGAGCTCTACAATCTACTTCACCACAACAAAACAAAATAGTATCATCAGTAGTTATACCAACCCTATTAATTACATTTTGTATTATTGATAATTTTCTTTCTAGTTGATAGGCTGTTACAGGACCTAACCTGTATGTTCTAAACCACGGTAATCTATCGTCTGACCTTCCAGGCCATTCGGGAGTCATTAACTCTACACCCGAAAAAACAGCAGAATGACTGTCCCCAATACAATGTATCATATTTCTAATTTTTTAATTATTTCTTCAAAAAAAAGATTTTCTTTTTCCTGAGAAGATTCGTTACCAATATTCCAAGGATTACCAGCACCATGTATTGTGTTAAACATGGTATGGATGGAAAAACCATTTTTTACGTATAAAACTTTTAATTTATTATTATTTCTGTAAATGTTTTGTGTTACCTCATCATAAGCGTCTCTAATCATTCCTGTTATTTCAGTCCACCTATCAGATTTAATAATAAAAAGATTATTATTAAAATAAGGTTCATCTAATTCTGTAAAACTATAAGAATGTTTAGACATTAGTCTATTAAAATTAGTGGTGATATAGTCGTTTAGTAAGAAATGACCCTCCCATGAAATTCTCATAGGATGCATACCCATTAGATTAGTCCCTAAGTTTCTAAGAATATCATAGTATTTTTTAGGAGACCATTTAGTAGAATTAATAGTAGCTTCATTTAATGGTTCATAATCGACACCCCACAAACCTTTAGGTAATGGTCTGTCTAAAAAAATGTTATTTAATTTTTCTTTTATCTTTAAGTCAGTTACGAAGTCTTCTATAAACAAATCTACACAAGGGATTGTAGTAGACATAGTAGGCATAATCTGCATCACTTCAGAACTTTCTAAAACATTTAAATTTTCTATCATATAATCCCAAACATGACACGGAACAAATACGTCTTCATCCCACTTCGCTAAATAAGGTGTATCACAATTTTTAGTTTTATTTATCTTAGACATGTAGTTATGTCCGTTTGGGTGGTAAATTATTTCACATTCTATATTTTTAAGATGTGTTTTACTATTTTCTAATTCTGATTTATCGTCTGGATTATCAGCTAGAACAACAACTTTAATTTTATCTTTATTTTCTTTTTTTATGCCTGATAACATACTAAAAGCTGCTTTGTGAAATTTAGCTCTAGTGTGTGAAAGATAGTATAATGTTAAAAGTTTATTGTTCATTTTTTAATATTTCTTTTTTTATATATGTCTTTAGAGGACAATCTTTTTTGTAATTTACTCTTTTTACTGATACGTAACCCTCATTAAACTTTTCATTAATTTGTTCTTGTGTAAGAATCCAGTTTTTATTGGGACACGATGGGTCAAAAGTACCAAAAAATGGTGGAAATTTCCACTCCTGACCTGTTAGTAATGCCATAAAACCTGGGTATAATGAAATCATATCTTGATTCGGATACAACTCAACACACACGTCTATATGCTTTTTACATAGTAACATAGACTCCCTTGTTAAGGTCATGTGTTCCCAGTTAGAGGCCATAGGTGTAGGAACATTTAATACTTTATGCATATCTTTTTGGTCCCAACGCCCGTAAGGTTGAGTTAACGGGTCTCCTTTAATATCAGTACTAAAATCTTTACCAGTATAATCAGAGTCCCAGTTAGGTGTGTTATAAAACATCACATAGTTTATATTTTTTTCATAATCAAAAGGCCTTATAAAGTATTGATTTGCTGATACTAAACAAAAATGGTCAAAAGAGTTAATCTCTTCTTCTGTAAGACTTTTTACAAGTTCTATAAAAGCACCAAAAATAAAAGATGAATGATTAACTGGACCTACATTATGTCTAGTTTTAATCTTAGGATGTTTAACGGTTGGATGATTAACAAAAAAATCACAGTTATCATGTAGAGAACCTATGTTGTCAACAATATCCTGTATATCATCATAATCATGAACCCCACAATGACCAAAAATTACAAAACCACATCTATTCATTTTAATTACCTTTATACGCTCTAATTGAATTTATTTTATTTTCAGAATCAAATGTGATAATATCCGTCACTAATAATGTGTCAGTTTCATTTATAACTACTTCTATTTCACAAGCAACAGTATTGTCTTCTTGAAACATTTTACTTGGTCTAACTTCCACAGACTCAACCGCTTCAAAAATTTGTTCATTTGATTTTATAACATTATCTAATCCTTTTGAATTAACCTCCCAATCACGTAAATAACAATCTTCTGAAAGAAGTTTTCTTAATCCATCTAAATCTTGATTGGAAAAAGTTTTAAAGTAGGTTAAACATATATTTTTTAAATTGTCCATTCTATTAATTTTTTTATATGAGCTTTAATTTTTTCTTTAATGGTACCTTCCACTTCTCCAAGCTCACTTTTTAATGATAAAAATTTATTATCAGATAGTACATAATGACCACATATTTCTACCAAAGTTTTTTTATTATCTTGAGGAATGAAATCTTCATTTACCCACTTTCTCCACCTATTAGATTCTAGACAAATTTCAAAAAATATTTCTTTTTGTTCTTCGTTCATTAATGAGTATAAAATAGTAGATTCTAACCGACCAAGTTCAGGAGCTATATTAATAGCGTCTAAACCATTTTGAAATCTAGATTGAAAATCTTTTTGAGATATATAATCCCCGTTATGTTCTTTGGATAGTAAATTAAATTTTTTTACTAAAGTAACCATAGATAATAATTTATTCACATCATAAGTTCCTGTATTATGTGTTTCCTTTAATCCTGTTCCTGACTGTATAACACAAAATTTAATTTTAGAAAAAATATTATCGGTTAGTTCTTTTTTAACCCTGGTCAACATATATGATATATCATCTAAAGAAAATGGACGTATACCCTCCTCGGTTCCTATCTCAAATAATATATTAGGATTTTGTTGGTGACAAAATTTAATTAAGTCTATAGTTTTATCTACCCCCTCCTTTATGTCTTTTATTTTTACCCAAGGGTCTATATGTATTAAATCTAAATATTTACAATCGTGGTTTAAAGAGTTATAACCATCGTCATCTTTATATCCTTGTCCAGGCCCTGCATGGTCCCGTTGCACTTCTATAAGATTAGTTTTAGATTTAATATAAGACATAAACTTTTCGGTTGTCCAGTTATTAACATAACCGCCGTCAAATTCTACCTGTCTTCTAGAAGGTATGAGTGTTATAATAGTTTGTAGTTCATTAGCTAATTCTATAGTGGAGTCCACTATATTTTTACTCATAGGTCCTACGTAAAGTTTTGCTGTTGTTGTATTGTTTTCCATAGATTGTATTTTCCAAAGTAGTATAAGAATAAATCAAATGGATGATGATGTAAAGGAGACATGTTTAACCATATTATAGAAGTTAATATTTTTACCTTATCCAGGCTTAAATTTTTATCTAAAATAAATTGATGTAGTGTTTTTTCACACATAGATAATAAATGTCTACGATTTATATCACAATATATTTTGTCATCACCAATTTCTATATTGAATAAATTATCATTAATAATATCATGATTAACAATTAAATTATGATTAAGTTTAGCTAAATCATAATGTATATCCCCTAATTTTAACTCTCCACCAAAATCCTGCCTCCAATCTATTAAAGAAAAAGAACCATCCGATTTTTCTATAATATTCTCTAATATAAAATCTCCGTGAAAATAATTAGGTGAATTAACATTAGTTAGAATGTTTTTAACTAGTGATAGTTGGTATTTTACTGGTGGTATATACTCATCATTTATTATTTCTTCTTTATCTACTATATGTTGTTTTTTAATTAAAGAATCTAATCGACTAATAGTTTTTTTAATGTAAAAATCTTCACAAATGTCTCTAAATTCATTTACTGATGGATAAATAACATTTTTATCCACACCCTTAGACCATAGGTTAATATCAGTCCAGTTTAGTAAATCACTAAAACTTTTAGGTGTGACAGAACGTGAAAATAACTCACCCTCTACTAATTCGTATTTATAGAAATTTTTAGTGCTGTCTATAATTTTAGGTACCGAATCCCCAAGAATAGAAGCTCTATCGACTCTTTTTTTAACAATATCTTTATTGTGGAAAAATTTTATAACTTTATTATCTAAAATATAAATGGATTCATCTAACTTATCTAAAACATTTATTTCATTATTAATTACTTTTCTTGCTTTATTTAATGAAGATACATTTCCTATGTCTTGCCATTTATGACATTCTTCTAAAACAAAACTATTTTTTTTCATCATTTTACTGTAGACATCACAATCAGATATGGAGTCATTAACTCTATCCGTGTACACCTCATATAAACAAGACCAAAAATTTACATAGTCATTAATCCCAGCTACACCAACAAATTCATAATCATAGTTAAGTTCTCCTTTTTCATTAATTCTAGATATCTTAGAACCAGAAACATTTAATGTTCTATATTGAGAACTATTAATTTTTTTATGGCCAACAAGATAGTTTTTATTTGGGGTTATATTTTGATAGTCTAAAATAGTATCACAAGCATGAAAAATAAAAGGACATTGTAAGTGATTTTTGGTTTGAAGCATCGAGTAAACCAAACTACTTCCTTTTCCAGAAAATACGTCAACCCACACAAATTGAAATTTTCTATCTGGGTATGCTAATTCTAAAAATTCTTTAACATGGTCACCAAAATGACCAAGGGTTATAACAAACTCTACAGTTTTAGGGTAAGATTCTATTATATAAGATATAGCAGGTTTAGGACCGATTCTTACTAGAGATTTATTGGTAAAATTTGTTATTTCACCTAATCTAGACCCCAATCCTGATGTTGTCAGTAATACCTTATACTCTTCCATAATTATCCTCTAATCGTACGATATCGTCCTCCCCAAAATACTCACCCCATTGAACCTCAATGAAAATCATATCATTACTACTATTATTAATAGGTCTATGCTTATCACCAACAGGAACTAAAATAGTACTACCGACAGTGACCTCAATAACTTCATCATTAAGAATAACTTGTCCCGAACCCTGTACTACTGTCCACACTTCATTTCTTTTGTGGTGATATTGGTAACTTGGGGCACCGCCAGGTTTAATAACTATTCTTTTAACTTTACAATAATCACAATCTAATAAATTTTCAAAAGTACCCCACGGTCTTTCTTCATTGTAGTTTTTCATATTTTTAAATCTTTTATACCTTCAGTATTACGTCTTAAATTAACTGCAAAGGCAGTACCAGTCCTACCATCTTCCTTCATGTCGTTTATCAAATATCTTACTCCACCACCAAAACCCATGACTAGTTGGTCATAAATTATTCCAGCTTCTGACAATTGTTGTTCAGTTTGTTTTCTAGCGGTATTTCTTCTACCAGTAGTTAAAACAATATGGTATCCCTTTTTTTCCCATTCTAAAAGCTTCTCAATGGTTCCAGGGAGAGGTTCCATTTTAGCATTAGGTTTTGTAGCCTCACTAGGTAACATATGTTTAACCAATGTACCATCTATATCACAAAATATTGTTTTAGGTCTATTTTCACTCATTTTATAATTTTTTTGAAATTTTATTTATAACAGTGTCTATGTAATCGAATACTTCTTCAGTGTAGTGTGGAGAAGCCCCAACAAAAAACACTCTATCTAAAACAATATTTGCTTTAGGGTAGTCTTTATAATCACCTAGGTGTTTATATCCAGGGTGTAGAAGTATATTACCAGCAAAGTAATTTCTAGTCTGTATTTTATTATCTTCTAACTCCTTCACAATTATTCTTTTTTGTTCAGCACTTTCACAAATAAAAGGAGTACCGAACCAAGAGGTTTCGGCTTTTTCTAATTCTATAGGAACCCTTAATGAAGGAATATTTTTTTGAAAAATTTCGGTTATTCTATTTTTACTAATAATTCTACGTTCATGTATTTCATCAAATTTATCTAGTTGAACTAGACCTATAGCTCCTTGCATGTCTAAAGGTTTTAGATTATAACCCACATTAGTGAATACGTATTTATGGTCAACAATTCCATCGTAATCTTCTAACCAAGGACTAAATCTTTTTCCACAAGTACCACAACCCAGAAGATTAGCTGAACCTACACAATAACAATCTCTCCCCCACCAAGCAAAACTTCTAGCTAACTCTATAATTTTTGGATTTGCTGACGAAACCATCCCGCCTTCACCAGTGGTAATGTGGTGAGCTGGATAAAATGAACATGATGAAGCGATAGAGTAGTCTGTAAGGTACTTACCGTCCCACTTACTACCCAGACTATCGCAATTATCCATAATTAATTGTATGTTATGTTTTTTAGCTATTTCATTTAACTTATCAAAATCTGGTGAGTTACCTAGTACAGGAGATATGAATATAGCTTTAGTTTTTTCGGTCACTAAATCTTCTATTAAATCCACATCAAAGTTAAGAGTGTCTAATTCTATATCTACAAAAATAGGTGTTAAATTATTTTGTACTAAAGGAGCTAGAGTAGTCGGAAATCCTACCACTGAAATTAAAACCTCATCACCATCATTCCAACCAAAGTATTTTTTAAGAGCGGCTATTAATACAAGATTTGCAGAACTTCCAGAATTAACCATAGTAGATTTTTGAAAATTAAAAATTCTAGAAAACATCGTTTCAAATCTATGTACGTTTGCACCTGTTGCTAACCACTTACCATATAAAAAAGCTTCCATAGCTGCAACCACTTCCCGTGTGTTCCAGTACGGTCCAGAATAGTATATAGGGGTTTTTCCTGGTTCAAATTTTTGATTTACATTATAGGCATATTTTAAAATAGGATTTTCTTCATTTAACTCAGCTACAATCTCCTCTATATGTTCTACTTTATTTTTCTTTTTAGTAAGTCCTAATATTTTTTTAAGTTTTTTTATCATTCCTTTTAATTTTTATTTATTTATACAATCTTTATATCTTTCTAACGGTAACGCATTTTCTTTTTCTATATCTGCCCAAGAAAAGAAATTAAAATGTTTATGTTTTTCATCCATCCCAATCCAAAACTCAGCTTGATGTCTGTAGTCAAGTATAAAATTTTCTGGATTGATAATCCAGTCAATCGTAGGTAGTTTTGAAAGATATTCAGCATTTGCCCACCATATATTTCCAGAGTAGTGAGGCACATAGTCTTCGTATCCATCCCTCATATCTTTATTCCAGTTAGCACCACAACTATCGTGGGTTTCTAATTTTTCTATACACTTTAAAAAGTTTTCTATTGAAAAATAAAAATGCATATTTCTTCTATCCATCATTTTTGGGTCATTCCAGTTCCAAGTGGACACGGATAAAGTTTGTGTGTATAAAACCTTATAATCTTTATTATTATCTACAAAATCTCTAAGTAATCTTAGGGTTGGCAATTCATAGTCTAATAAATTACCCACTCTAGTTATTTTATAGTTGTCAAAATTAAGTAAATGTTCTGGAAAGGGTAGGTCCCCAACAACATTAAAATGTACATAATCTATGTAGTCAAATAAGCCAGATTTATTACCTTTTTCGACTATATCTTTAATTATTCTTTCATAAGTCGTGTTATATGCATGATTATTACCAATTACTGGAGTTGCAACATGCATAAACATAACCGCTTTATTATTCTTCATATTTATCATTTTTTACACAAGGTGTTTTTACCACAACTGTGGTAACATGAGTTAAACATTTAAAGTCCGTACTTTCACCTGGTTTTATTACTATTATATCATCCGCCGAATATTCCACCCCATTCATCTCGACCACACCATCAACTATTACAGTAAATTCCGTAGCCACCTTATGAGTGTGTCTTTTTTCTACAGCACCCTCTAAATACCTTTTAACTGCCACCTCAAAGTCTTGAGTTTTATAAAGGCTAGGTTCAAAGTCACCCACAAACCAACCCTTAATCATTTCATTTAAATTATGTTTTTCCATTAGTATTTATGATTTTCTAAAAATTTATTTAAATCTTCTGGTGTTCCTAATCCCCACATTTTTTTAGTGTGAAACGTCTTTATTTTTTTACCATCCTCTATAGCTTCATTATATATTGGACAAACATAAAATTCATTGTTTATTCTTAAGTCTTTTTCAATCATTTGTTCACCATATCTTACATAATCAGAACCCTTTGACCAATAGTATATACCCACCGTAGCGATATTACTTATTGGCTTTTTTTCTGCAACTTCAGATACATACCCATCATTATCTAGTTTAGCAAAACTCCATTTTGGATGAGTTGCGGTAAAAGATAAAATACCACCATCAATTTCATCTGCCATCATAGAGTACATAAACTCATTAGAATCCCACTCCACAAACTGGTCAGAGTTTGCTATTAATAAAGGTTCATCATTATTTATAAATTCTTTAGCTAATAAAGTTGTACATGCTGCACCTTCTGTTACCCCATCAACCTGAACTATTTCACAACCAGGTGTAATAAGGTTTAGTAAGTGTTTTAAGTTATACTTTTCATAGTGTGATTTTTGAACAATGTATATGTGACGTGCATCAATATTTAAATTTTCAGTCACTACTTGAATCATAGGTTTATTATTAACTTCTATCAGTGGTTTAGGGAAAGTATACCCAGCTTTTTCAAATCTAGAACCTGCTCCTGCCATAGGGATTAAAACATTCATTTTTCCACCTTGCCACTTAGGTATAATAGCACCGTTATTATGTTTGTCTAAATGTTCATTAATTTTTTCGTATGTAACATCTTCACAGTCTTTAACCGCACATAAATGACCTCCACTTTCTACCGCTCCCTTTCTACCGTGATGAGAATCCTCAATAATAAGAGTTTGTTTTGGTGACACACCAAAATGTAACATACATTTCATGTACATTTCAGGATGTGGTTTAGGTTTAATAACATCTTGATTCGTGTATAGAACATCTATGTGTTCCATAAACCCTTTTCTAATTAGTTGTAATTTTGCTGTTTCTCTAATTGAATTAGTACAACAAGCTATCTGATATCCTGAATCTTTTAATCTTCTTAGAATGTCTTTAATTCTAAAATCTTGTGAAAATTTATCTATAATAGATACGGTTTTTTCTTGTTTAAGTTTCCATACTATGTTATGAACATCCTTTGATAGTCCTTTTGAGGATGTTAACATTTCTAATTTTTTTGTGGTAGATAACCCATCATATGTAGATAGGTGTTCATCTCTGGAAATGATAAACTTTTCATCTATGGTTTCTAAAGCTTTATTTAAAGCTTCGTAATGTAATTCTCTAGCGTTTACTAAAACACCATCTAAGTCAAATATAATTAATTTAATCATTTTATTTAATTTCTAATTTTATTAGAAAAAATACTAGAATTATTTGGTAAAGTAAACGTTGGTTAAATGTTTTGAATGATGTTCTCAAACAAGTTAATAAGATAATCTAAGTTAATAACATTAGACTGTTTATTGCTAACTATTGGTTCCTTAAAATAACTTTGATATAGCTTATCGTCAGAGTCTATTTCTAATATTTTTTCTATTAATTCTTCATCACTTTCAAAATCAAAATAATTTAAAAAGCTATTAGGGTTATATTCTTCGTGTATCCTATCATTTCCCCAGTAAATCGGGATAACACCAGATATAAATGGTTCTATAAATTTTTCACTAATCATACCATTCATACTTACCATTTCTCCATTCTCAATTACCGCGTTAGGGTAAGAAGGATATGTAGCTCTAAAGTTATTCTCAAAAGCAATATTAAATTTATAATCTTTTATAAAATTTATTTTTGGTAAGGAGGAGTTTAAAGAAGTATTATCAAAAGGAATGGAAAAGTCTTTGAATGGGTGAACATTAGTTTCTACTTTTTTTACATTATTTAATTTATGAAAAAAACGACCTCTTTTACCGTGTAAACTTCTACTTACATAAGAACAAAATTTTGTTTTTGGTGGTATAGGTCTATTTTCTTGGGTAAAAAAACTAAAATCCTTTATTAATCCATTTTTTATAAATTCATAAACATATTGATAGTAGGCTGGAAATCTTGTGTAATTAGGATAATCTAAAAAAAATCCACCTAAAAAATGGTCAGCAATTTCTGGTGTGGGTACTGGAAAATAAGGTTCCCCACCATTAAAATAAATGGTATACACATCAGGAAATGGTCGGTCATTTAAAGAAATTACTAAATTAGGGTTTGAGTCGACCACAGTAACATTATGATTTTGACTTAATATCCACACAAAAAAATTATCCTGCTTATTAAAACCACCCCAAAATTCATGAAAATATAATCTAATATCCATTTTATTTATCTGTATTTTCTTTAGTAGTTCTAAGGTCTATTTCATATGCGGTACAATCTATATTTTCTTGTCTAGTTAATCTAGGAACAATAGCATAACAAGTTTCATTTTTTTGTTTAACTACTTCACTAAAAGCTCCGTCTGCTGTGTAATATCCTTCTTTATTAAATTCAGCCATTGTTTTAGCAAAGGATTTTGTTATACCAATACTGTGAGTACAGTGTAAGTGAATAAAATTATCTTTTGTTACTTTACATATATTAGAAGAGTGGTTTGGTTGCGGATACATATTTCCGTCCCACCCTAGGTATACCATGCCCCAGTCATTAGGAAGTTGTGACATGTAATCTTCTACATTTTCAAATTCTGGAAAAAAGATACAATCGTCCTCCAATATTAATACCTTCTCCCAATCACCATTAGCTATTTTTTCATACATTTTAACATGGGACAAAGAACATCCTATTTGTCCAAAAGATAGATTTTGTGGCATTACCCTAACTATACCATTCGTGTCTGTATGTAAATTAGTAAAACCAGCTTTAGAACCATCTATACCATAAAACAACTCATAATCTAATCCATCCAACCTATCTTTTATTCTTTGTATTCTTGATTTAGCAGTTGGTGCTAAATTAGCATTAGCCACAAAATCAGATTCATTAAAATCATGTTCTAGTGTTAACACTAAAACTTTATCGAATAATTTATTTAATATACTTAAATCCATGTTTTTATATAGTTTTTAGTTTCATCACTCATTTCATTAAAAGCTCTATCTTTAAATTTTAAAAGTGAAACTGAGGATTCAGGGTTCATATAGAATGTGTATTTTTCCCTAACTTGTTTGGACCAAACAACATCTTCGGATTCTCCCCACATTCTATTTTCATCTAAAGGAAATTCTTTCATTATATGTTTTTTACATACCCAGTAAGCTCCTGAAATATACATCCACTTAGTAAACTCAGTAAAGTCATAAGGAAGAAGAAATTCTTTATTTTTCACACCTAAAGGTTCCACATCAAAAGCCCATAAAGTCCAATCTCTATATCGACTACCATCTCTATTTAAAATTTTAGTCATACAAACATCAAAATCGTTTCCAAATTTTAAAAAGCCATCATACCAATTCTTAGATAAAAATACATAATCGTGTAAGTAAACAATGTTATCAAACTTAGCTTCATTAGTGATGATATTCTTTTTTTTAGTAATCCACATTGGTCTTTGAGTCTCATCAAATGGAATAACCCGAGTATTTTCCGCTTTAACATTACTATTACCAACTACAATAATTTCAAAATTAGGGATATTTTGTGATAATATAGAATTTATAACTATTTCTACAAAATCATCCGAAGAACCGTTTGTTATTATTCCAAAAGTAAAATCCATAATTAAAAGTAGTTTGTGTAGTTTTTAAAAATCCAATCTTCAGCGAGAATAAATTCCTTTGATTTATCTAAATTATTCTTAATAGCTTCCATTCTATTAATATAATCTTCTTCTGTTAAATTATCTAAAATATTTTTTAACTCTTCCACAGTTTCAAAAAATATTATTCCATTTTCGTCAAAAAAGTTTTTAACAGAGTGGGTTCCCCAATATATTGGTATGGTTCCAGTAGCGAAACAATCTATTATTTTTTCCGTAAAATAATCATCATACTTTATATTTTCTACTACTACTGAAAATCTGTATTTAGACAACCCATCTATTTTGAACTCTAAATCATTAATTCCTCTTCCATAAACATCTATATTATTACCCATTTCTTTAATAATAGAATGCCTTAATTTGTGACCAGTAGTTGTTTGTTTATTTGAAGCTATGATAGAACATAGAGAAGACTTAGGCCATATTTTTATATCTTTATCGTCAATCCAACACCCAGCGTGAGGATACCATTTAAATTTTTCAGGGTCACTTTCTATTAGTTCTTGGGAATAGGTAAATATTACATCATATCTATCTTTGACAGTTTTAACCGACTCATACCCTCTTGGATTTATAGATGGAGGTTCTATCAACCAACCTATATTTTTTTTGTATGGTGAACTTAATACGTGTGTAATTAAGTAGTCAGTAAAAAAACAAATTTCGGATTCATAATCTTCCCTAATCCACTCAAAGTAAGAGGGTTTTCTTCCATGACAAGAAGATTCACCATGAGCGAAACACATGTCTTTTATTAGTATTTTTTTATTCATTTTAAAATAAATTTAATTTCTTGATGAGGACCATTAACGTCAGTAAAATCCATATTAACAAAATCTAGTCTTTTTCCATTAATATATTCCCTCACTAATTCTTTTTCACTGTAACTTATTTTTTTACCATAAGGATTGTTAAAAACGTCGTTAACTTTATTAACAGGAATACTAACCAACTTACTCTCTTCGAATGAATGCATAAATCTTTCACCAATTATAGGTAAAAAATGCTGTAAATTAGCTTCTAGTGTGTTGGGTGATGTAAAGGGACACCTTTCTAATATTTTTAGTATAAATTCTTTTTTAAATATATGGCCATCAACAGATAGTGGATAGGCAAAATCAACTTCATTTTCATCCCATCTCCATTTTAAAACACCATTGTTATTACTTACATTTTTAGTTTCATAACTTTTAGAAGCGGGATGAGAATAGTTACAATTTAATCCTAGTCTTAGGGAAAAACAGGCTGCGTCATCATCTATATTAATTTTATTAAACTGAAGTGTTTTAAAAATAACACTATCATCTGTCATGAAAGAAAATAACTTAAATTTTTGTTTTCTAACAAACGATAATACTTGATTGTAAAAATCCTCTTCTTCTATATTAAAATTAACATCTGGATGTTCTTTTATGAGTGTCTTGTACGCGGATTCATAATGAGGTGCTGTTGTTTTATATATAATATTTATGTTAAAAAAATTGGGCATATTAAGATATATAGAGTTTAACAACCCATCTAATTGTAATGGTCTATTTTTAGAAAATATAACTAATTCACACCTCATTTTAATAAATTATCATAGTTTACAACTCTTCCTTGTATATCTGAATAACCTTCTCTTTGAAAAGCAATAGAGGGGTTAGTACAATATACATTAAAACTTTTTTGAATCATTGTATAGTAGTTATCTACTTGTTTTTTATGTTTAGGTAATATGCTTTCTATTACGTCATACACCGTTGATTTTACAGCGACACAATGAATCGCTACTGTATAGTGTAATTTTAATGTTGTCTCATTTATAACTTGGGGTGGTGAACCGTATCTATGATTACCACCAAAATAAATCATATCCCAATCATCGGGAATGTTATTCATAAATTTATCTAAATTTTTTAATTCAGGCCCAAAAACCACATCATCCTCCAACATTAGATAATGGGGTAAATTATTTTCTTTAGCGTGACGCACTAAAGATAAGTTACTCTCCAATATACCTAATTCTCCTGGGAGTATAAATTTAGGTTTTTCTAACTTACTACCATCTACAGCTGAAAATCGTTCAACATCTTTTAATCCCACTCTATCAAACTCTGAACAAGCTTCTTCCCACCTATCCTTTCTTTGGTCCAAATTAATACAAAATATGTCTTTAAAATATTTGTTAAAACTCATAATAGTTCTTCGTATGTTTTTATAATTTCATTTATTGTGTATGTCGAACGGAATTTTTCCATATCTCCAGGTACCTCATTATATGTTATATCTAGAATATTACCACTTTCATCGACATTGTAAATCCATCCTGGTCTATTACATAGCCAACCCTCGATAGTTGTTCTACCTAATAATATACCAGCCGTCTCATGACACTCCTTTATATAGTTTTCTACAGACCAAGTAGGTTCAAAATATTTAACATGTGGTTCATTAATTTTATCTAAATAGTCCGCTCTCTTTTTACCCACAATCCATAATTCTTTATTGTCAGATTTAGTTTTCTCAATTAAATCTTCTATAGTCAATTGTCTTAACCAATCTATAGTACCCACGAATAAAATTCTAGGCTTTATATTTTTTTGTAATGGATAGTGTTTAAATCTTGTTTCATCAAAAGGATTATAAATGGTAACCGTTTTATCCTCTGAGATGTTAAACCTATCTTCGATATATTTTTTAATTTCAGGACGAATACATATATATTTTTTAATTCTTTCATCTAATACCGGTTGTTCTAATTCTAAAACTTCAGAATGTATGGTACAGAGTATAGATGATGCTTGGGGATATAGATTTAACATTCCTTCTGTTATTGGTTTGTGATGTAAGTGAAGAACGTCAAACTTAACATCTTTTACTTTATAAAGCTGTCCCTCTACTGTTTGTATTTGTCCTTGAGCTGTGTTAAGCACTGTTTTACCATCTCCTTTAAAAAATCCTGGAGGTTCATTTATAGACCATAATGTTACACCATAGGTTTTTATTTTTTTAGATATACTACCTCCTATATTTGAACAGATGTGTACGTCATGTCCCTCTTGAGCTAAACCTTTAGCTAGCTCGTAAACATGTAACTCAGAACCCGTATAATCGTTAAAATTTAAACAAGCTATTAATATCTTTAGTTTTTCACCTTTCCATAATTTACGATTCATAAAAACAGGTAAATTGGTAGAATACTTCTCAACGAACAATTGTCTAGCCTCTTCCCATTTATCATTAGTAGCACCAATTGAAAGGTGTGTAATTTTAATATTAGAGTGTACCCCTATTTTAACACCATCCATATAATTAGGAAAACAAAACCCCACATCATAAAAGTGAAAATTGGTAAAACTCTCATCAAACTTATGTTTTATACTATTTTTTTTAATAGAGAAAAATAATCCGTCTACTAATACAACGTCATCAATTCTATTTCCTATATCTTTAGAATATCTACTTAACCATCTTTTACCTTCATGTTCGTGATAAACAGCACCATGCATTTTTGAAAAGTCATCCCACCATCGTCCACTAGAAGGCATATATCTCGTTCCCGCTACACCTAAAATTCCATAGTCTTTATTTTTTTTATGATGATTTAAAACCCTTCTACCCCAATTACGAGTATCAAACTTTATGTCGTCATGACAAAATACCACAATATCGTTTGTGGCTTTAGAAAGTCCGATGTTAAAAGCTTCAGATAATGAATATTTGCCATCGTTTTCTATAGGAATAACTTCTACCTTGTGTACACCACAAGTTGATTTTATTAGTTCTACAAAGTAGGGGTCTACTTTTTTTGTAGAAAACACTACTGATAAATTTTTAAAGTTCATATTTTTTTATATAGTATTTTATAGTTTCGTTAATACTGTCCTCAAAAGAGTAAACAGGCCACCAACCTAAATCCGTTGTAATTTTATCATGATTAATTGAGTATCTAAAATCATGCCCCGCTCTATCCTTTACAAAACTTATTAAATTTTGGGAGTCAACATTACCCGTGAGTTCATCGAAATTTTTACACATAAAAGTGATTAAATCTATGTTCGATAGTTCCATGTCACCCCCTATATTATATTTTTGTCCTGAAGTTCCATTATGAAAGACACTATCTAATGCTCTACAATGGTCATCCACATACAACCAATCTCTTATATTTTTACCATCACCATAAACAGGTATTTCTGTTCTATTATAAAGATTTTTTATAACGGTTGGTATTAGTTTTTCTTCATGTTGTCTAGGACCAAAATTATTAGAACAATTAGTCATAACAACATCCAAACCAAAAGTATGAAAATATGATAGTACAAAGTGGTCAGATGACGCTTTAGACGCGGAATAAGGTGACCTAGGAAGGTATAATGAGTTTTCATGTGAAGATGGTGAATCCATGTCTAATGACCCATAAACCTCATCAGTAGAAATATGTAAAAATCTTTTAGTTTTATATTTTAAAGCTAAGTTTAATAAATTTAATGTCCCTATAACATTAGTTTCCGCGAATATAGTAGGATTTTCAATAGAATTGTCTACATGACTTTCAGCTGCTAGATGAAAAATTCCATGAGGATTAAACTCTTTGAAGATTTCCTCAAGTTTACTTTTATCCCTAATATCACATTTTACAAAATGGTAATTAGGATGATTCTCAACATCATTTAAATTATTTAAATCAGCAGCATAAGTTATAGAATCTACATTTACGATTAAATAATCTTTATACTTTTCAAGAAGGTGAATTATTAAATTAGAACCGATGAATCCCAATCCTCCAGTCACTAATATAATCTTATTATTATTTAATGGTATTAACATAAATTATAGTTTACCTGTGGAACCAAATCCTTTATCACTCCTAGATGTTCCATCCAAATTATCTACTTTACGTAAATTAATCCATCTAGGACTAAGAACATAATTTATCACCGCTTGTGCAATTCTTTCACCAGGTTTTAAAGTGTACTCCTCATTAGATAAGTTTATTAAAATTACTTTTATCTCACCTCTATATCCATTATCTACAGTTCCTGGTGTATTTAAAACACTTATTCCATGTTTAAGGGTTAAACCACTTCTGGGTCTTACTTGTATTTCATAATCTTGGGGTAACTGGAAAAAAACCCCAGTAGGTACTAAAGTTCTTTCCATAGGACCAAGAGTTAATGGAGACTCTATATTTGCTCGTAAATCCATTCCACTATCAGTATCATATTGATAGTGAGGGTCATCAAAAGTTGATGTATTAACAAATTTTATATCAAATTTTTGTTGTACTCCAGACGAAAAATCCTTAGTTAAATTATCTATAGATTCTGTATCTAAACCAAATTGAGCTCCAATCTCAGCAACTGTAGGAACTTCTTCTGATGATTCTTCAGAATACCCTTTTAATTTTTCTAATGTAGATTTTAAGGATTTATTTTGGAATAAATTTTCTGGTGTTAGTTTTTTCATTATAAAGTTTTAATTTTTTGTATTAATTTTATTGTGGATTTTACATCCTCTTCACAATAATTTTTTATTTTATCCTTATCACTATTATTATAGTAATAATTGTGCATATTTGAACCATTAACCTCATTATCTTTTGGATTGTCTATTCCCATGGTTGCACATATTAATTCTAAAGAAGACAACCCTTTAAATGAATTAAAATTCCAAACCTCCTTGGTGTCTAAAACTTTTGACTCCCAAGGTTTGATTTTATAATTAGGAATAATATTAGGGACTTTTATGTTATTAATTAACATTCTTTTAGCGATATACGGTAAATCAAAATTTTTAATATTATGACCACAAATATTAAAATTTAAATTATCTACTCTGTCAAAAAGAGAGGATGTTTTTTGTAATATATCTTTCTCATTACCCATAAAAGTATCTAATTTAATTTCACCATCTGCCATTAAAAAACCAACAGACACACATACTATCTTCCCAAACTCAGGAATTAAAGCTGCTCTTTTTGTGAATAATTGATTACTAGATAAATTAGAATCTTCAGGATAACGTCTTTTAAAGTAATCTACGCCTGTAGACTCCCACACTTTAAAGAGATGGGGATATTCAGAATGTAAAGAATCTAAATCCTCCTCAATTCCTACCGTCTCTATATCAATAAATAAAAGTTTTGTTATGTCTTCTTTAATCATTTTTATTTTAAAGATAAAAAAAATCGACCTATAATCCAAGTCGATTTAATTTTTTTATCATTTAAAATTGATTAATAATATTTAGGAGTCAATTTAGGGTGTAAAATATCTTCATAAGGTGCTTTTACTAAAGAAACTATTTCTGAATCTCTAGCATCTTCACTTAGATACTTACTTAATCTTTGAGTTGCTTCATACACAGACTCGGATTCTACCACATATTTAAATTTTTTGACCTTTGGATTTCCCTGGTTGTCAATTACACCAGTTTCAAATGCTACGATTGCTTGATAGTACATATTTTTACGCTTTTTTAATTAATTCTTTATATATCTGTGCTCTAGTTTTACACACATTATCCATATGGTATTTTTGCACATCCTCATAGAGTTTTTCACCCAAGTCCTTTACCATGTTAGGGTTATCTATAAGTCTTTTTATGTGTTGATACCACTGTTTGTGATTTTTTCTAGTTTCTACCATGAGACAATTTCCTTTAGAATTTAGTTTACCACCATATTCTACTGCATTAACACAATCTATTTGGTAAGGACCGTAGTCTTGTGCAATTAATGCCTTTTTATGAAAACCAGCTTCAATAACTTTTAATTGTGATTTTACATAGTTAAAGACATGTTCTTTAATAGGTGCTAGTGATACATCAAATAAGTTATAGTTAGAAGCATAAGTAGTAATAGGTTTAGTCCATACTCTTCTATATGGTAACTCTTCTTCCCCTTTATACTTACCTTTTTTAAATGACTGTAACCAATCACCATATTCTTTTGATACTATTTTATAATTCTCAGTAAATATCTTTTCGTAAGTATACCAAATAGACTCATGAGGCTCTATATCTCTAGTGGTTTGTTGTCCTGTTTGTTGGTTCATTTCCGTAATTTTACCTCTAAGGTCATAACCACACAATACAAATTGAAATTTTCCAGTACAACTTGTACTTAATCTTCCAGGCATCCCACTTAGAATTTCTAAATCTTTTAAGTGAGAAGAACCACCTAACCAACCTATTCTAACCACATCAGAATCTACTGGTTTAGGTTGAAACTGTCGTTCATTAGGGTTTACAGCGTTAGGTAAAATAAAAATTTCACCACCGAAAGTCTTCATTTCATTAGCATAAATTTGTGTTGTAGTACTAATATACTCTGTTTCTTTAAGGTGAGCTTTAATATTTTTATCTAATTGGTGCTGCTTAACTATCGCGTGTGCTGGATGGTCTATAGTAGGTAACCAATAGTCGTCTATATCCATAATAGCTGGTATACCTAACTTTTTTATTTTCTTTAACGCTTTTAACGAAACTTCATGATTAGGGCTTAAATGTCTATGAAAATGAATTAAATCATATCCTGTTAAATAACTTTCATCATCTAATTTAGGTTCATAATCAACATCAACCCAGAAATCTTCGGGATATAATTCTTGTAAACGTATATGAGGGTCTACTGACCTAAACTTACTAACCCCAGTTCTATCACTAGGTATAACTAAAATTTTGTATTTCGAATTGTCCATATGAAATTATAAAAGACTAAATCGAATATGTCAATTAGTGTGGGATTAAAATTTTTCAGAAGAGGTTATTTTTCCGTAAAAAACTGTATCACCTACTTTAACTTGAAGATTTTCATCCATAGGACTTCTCATGGTTAGTCTTTCTTCTATTCTTTCATCTATAACTTCATCTATTACTTCACTAATAGATTCTTTTATGATGTTTTTTAAAGTAGATTTGTTTAATTTAACATTTTTGGTTGGTGTGGCATTAGGTTTAGACTCTACTATTCTTTGTGGTTGAGGAGATGAATTATTACCCGTATTCACATACTTATCCATTTTTTCTTTAATACCATCAGTAAACGAAGCAGGTAACTCATTACCCATTTGTATATCTGGTATAGGATGTTCAATCATTAATTTTTTAATGTCTTCTGGTAATCTAGAACCTTTTATTTTATCCTCAGTAATGCCTGCTTTAGGCTTCATATTCATCCCTGAATCTTTTCCTTTTATAAAATTTTGAGTTAAACTCGGTGGTTTTTTTTCTGAAAAAGAAGGCATTGACGACATGGAATTTGACTGTGTAAATGAAGCGTTTGAGATTGGTTGCATTTTGTCACCCTCAACCTTATTCATTACGTGTTTTGCTTTTAATAGTTTTTCCTGTAAAGTGGTAAAATCTGTCATATTTAAAATTTAGCGTTTAAAAGTACTCTATTCATCGATTTATCTCCAAAAGGGTTGTATAACGGGGGCTTAGAAAAATCCTCAAAAGCACCATCAACCATTTTAGGTTTAAAACTTTTTATTCTATCTAATCTAAACAACCTCCAATCAGGTAAAGGAATTCCTTCTTCATTCACCTTAAGTGAAGGTCCTTCGGTTTGATACGCTCTTAAAACTTTATTATTTCTTTTAGAAAGTCCTAAAGCTACTGGTTCTATGGTTCTTTTACCTGGACCCAGTTTAGAGTCGTCTTCATAACCTAGTTCACAAACATGTTTATTTCTAATCGCGTCAGAAATTTCTGCTTGAGAAGCTTGCTCAAGAATAATATTTTTAAATATATTGTAAAGAGTCATTTTTTTAATATTAAGGACTCAAATCACCTAAAGTAACACTACCATTACTTTTAGCTAAATTACCCGCGGAATATTCGTTATCTCTAGAATATGTGTTCTTTGTTAGATTTCCTATTCTTCCACTACCAGGTTCTCCATTACCCAAAATATCTAAACTTCCACCAGTATTATCACTATCATAAACATTTAGATACTGTGCATTACCCTTACCTTTAGGGTCACCGTCAGAAACAGCGTTAGGGTGATTAGCACTATAAGTTTGAGCACCCCCATTTTGACCATTATAGAGATTTCTACTTATTAGTTTATTTCTCTCTAATTCTGCCAATTCGGAAAGAGCTTCCCCAGCTTTAGATTTGTTTAAATTTGCATCAGCCATTTTTTATTATTTTAATTCAGTTATTATTTGTTTTATTCTTTTTATTTCTTCATATATAGGTTTATCACTATAAATAGACCTAGAATCATTTGGTGCCTTAACTAACCTAACTTTAGTTGCGTTTTTAGAGTTATCTTTAGTGTGTTCTTTTTTAAACTGATTAGGCATCCCAGCGTTCATTCTTTGTCTTTTCCCAGACTCAATTGATTTACGTCTATGTTCTAGTTTACTATTAACCCAATCTAATAACTCATCACCACCTATTAATTTATAGACCTTAGGGTCCATATCATTTTCCATCTCATGTTTTATTTTTTTAGCTTGACCATAATTAACTCCTTTTTTTTCACATAGACCATTTAGTCTATCATACCCATTTTGTTTTTCATTAGAGTTGGACAGATTGGTTGTAAGTACCGATAGTAGTTCATCAGGTAACTTATAAAAATCATTTACTAAATCTTTGTTCATTTTTTGTTGTAAGAAACTTTTATATCCAAACCTTCCTTGTCTCCTAACTTTTTTAGTTGATTTATTTTTCTATCTAAAAAATAATTAATGTCTTCTTCGTCTTCGTCTATCTCTTTAGAGGATATTTCACCATCCTCACTACGTTTACTAAGAATTACCTCAATCATTTTTCGCATTCTATCTTCAGATATTTTTTTAAGTTTAGCTCTTTCGTTTAATCTTTTTAAATCTTCTTCACCTTCTATAGCTCCCGAAGCTTCAGCTCTATCTTTAGCCTCATCCTCATTAAAACCATACTCTTTTTCGTACATGTCAACTATTTCTTCAAAATCCATTCTATCGGTCTTAAGAGGCAACCCATCACTTTTTTCATTTTGAACACCCAACATATCTTGCATGTCAATTTCTTTAATAGGTTTTTCAGATTCTACAGATTCACCCCAATACCTTTTATAAAAGTAACCTTTTCCTTGTTCTCCACTTTGTCTAGTAGCAGGTACCACAGCATCGGTAGTTTTCTTTTGAGATATAGTCTGGTTATTATTATATCCTAAAGGCACTTTATTACCAAGAATAGACCCGTCAAAGTCCACTAACTCATCTATTTCTTCTTCTGTATCTTCAGATTTTTTCTCCTCCAATTCCGACTGAGAAGGAAGTGCAGGGTCTATCAGATAATCATAAGTTATCACAACTTCATCTTTATCTATAGGCATACCTTTATGTAAAAGTTTCATTTCGTCTTTAGTTAATTCTATTTCTTTTTTCGTAGCCATATTATATAATCTTTATATATAAATATTAAGTTATGGTAGAATGATATTTATTATTAATGGGAACACAAAATTTAAATAACTACTACTTCAACAAAGTAGACGCAAAAATAAATTATAGTTCATACTATGATTTCTATTTAGCTTCTGATGGAAAAGATTTTCAGACAGAAGTTGTTTATTCAAATAATATTATAGGTTACGATAATGGGTTTGTATTACCTACTTGGATAGACTTAGATGATTCACTGTGTAGTCAAAAATCGACACTTACCTGTAACAGTATCAGAACATATTCTCCAGGAGGAGAGCCTATAGTAAATCCTTACCTACAAGTTATATTAAGTAAAAATTATTGGCCAGAAGCCACTACAGACTGTCCATGTCCATTTACGGGTACACAATCAGGAAGTTCTGCTTATACCATCTTTAATATTAGTTTAACTGGTATCGATAACGGTTTATTTACAGGAATGACTAGTGCATCAACAATAGACCTATATAATATACTACCCCAAGACCTAACATTTTCAGCTAACTCTTACGATAGAAGATTCAAAATGCATCAAGTAAGGTCGTCGAACTTCACCAATCACGCGACACCATATAATGATAACATGCTTCCAAAATCAGGTTACACATCCTACGCTATAAGTTCTACTACTGACAACTCAGGTTACTACCAAGAGTTAAATGGTGGATTTTACCAAGGATTTTATAAATTATATGGGTACCCATATGAAGTACTACCCAATAGAACTGAATGTGGTTGGACAATGGAAACTTTTTTAAAATTAAGAGTTACAGGAAGTACCAGTCCTAGTTCAGCCTCAACATGTTTTTCTACAAACCATAACCAATGTGCGGGGTATCTTCTAGGTTCGGTAACTGGAGGCTCCAATCTGGGTTCAAGTGTATGGATTACAGATGGTTCATGTACACACGTTGGTTGTGGAAGTGGTGACGACCAACCTTATTACGACGGAAGTGTAACATATAGTGCTATTAACAATCTAGATAGTTTTGTTGTAACTCCTGTGGACTATACATTCCCTATAAGATACGCGTACATTCCTAACAAAGTAGTACAAGGAAAAAGTTATGAATTCCTATTTACCATATCCGATTACACAGGTGGTTATGTATCCCCTCAGGCAGGTACTTTTATCCAAAGTCAAGAAGTTTTTTCTGGTAATGGGAGACATAGAAGTACAGCTATTAACGCGGGTGTTGACCCATATGGTGGTATGGTTCCATGGGCTTGTGCTAAAGATTGTTTAGCTCTACTTTTGAGATTCGATGATGAATTTGGTGGTGTTGTAAGTGATATTGTAGTGAGAGAAAAAACTACACTTAATGACATTAATCCTAACAATACTGGATTTTTCTACTATCAAGGAACGAGAGCAGAAAATAAATTTTGGGAACCCTTTAGTGCAGAAACAGGATGCACATCTTTTACAGGGTACTGTAGTGAAACAGGTTTAACGGGAGATACATGTACTCTAGATATATCAAGTGGAGCAACGGGATATACCACCATTTATGAATTAGATTGTTGTAATGGGGTAATTAGCGCTAATACTCTCGGACCAACTAAGGTAAAGGTTAAAAAAGGCCCATGCACTACCGAAGAAAGATACCTACCCGTATCAGCTATATCAGATACCTACTCCAATGCTTTTGGGGTTAGAATGACGCCAGACTTTAAATTAGGATATAGAGCTTTAAGGTATACAGGGTCTTGTGTGACTACAGGAACTTCAGTAGATTGTAATACCGGAGGTGTGTTTAATTGTGGGTATAATGTTGAGGAGGCCTATTCTGATGTTATTTGTCCTGTATTAGTAAATTCTGGAACTTGTGAGGATACGTGGATACAAGTTTCCGTAGTATATGAAAGGGATGTTTGCTTTAGTGGGTGTAATTTAGAAAATAAAGGGGGATTAAATGACTTACTTAAAACGCCTACTTTTTATGAGTGGGAAAGATATGGATATGATGATGTTAAAAGATGTAATGATGAATACCCGTTAATACCAGAAGATGGTTATTATGATTTAGAATGTAGTGGAGCCACTCAAGGACTAACATCAACAGGGGATACTGGGTATGGAAAATGGTTATCCGAAAAAGATTTACGAGAAGGAACTTTAAGTTTCTATGTTAACGGAAGAAGAGTAATGAAAGTGGAAAATTTTGAGGAAATCATACCTAGAGCTTTAAATACTCATAGAAATTTACAAGTTGGTGTGCCATTTAATATGTCATGGGGTGGTGGTTCACAAGGGTTATACGAAAATGTAACCTATCAAGGTACAGGTTGTACTGGAAGCCCACCATATGTACAAGACGCAAATGATTTAGGTTTATTAATTGAAAAACATTTTGCGGGTAGTTGGATGGGAGGAATATCTCAATTTAGATATTATATTAAACCATTACAAGCAGATGAAATATATCATAATTTCTTAGTCAATAAAGATAGGTATAGTTTAATAGATTGTGAGTTTCACAAAAACTGTACTAGAAATGTTTGTAGTAATCCACAAACCTTATATTATAGAGATGGTGATTCCTTAGACATTAAGGTAATTTTTGAAGGACCGAACATGAACAATGTTTTTGTAGGAACGGATGGTCAGAACATAAAATTTAAGTCCGATTTACAAGAAAACATATCTTCTGTAACTTATAAGAAAAACAATGAAGAGGTTAGTTTACCGTTTATTTTACGCTCTTCAGATAATCTAGAAATTATAATTTCCGCTATGGATTCGAGTATAAATTCAATAATAACATTAATAGGTAATGAAATTAAGTGATTTTTAGTGCAACCAAAATAATTATAGTAAAGAAACATTTTAAAATATGCCATCATACATTAGATTACTAACAGAAAAAAACACCAATGTCCCTATTCCACCAACAGGGCATACATCAATATTCTCTAGCAGTGGAACAACACACGGAGAAAAACAATATACATTATATTATAAAACACCAGGTGGTAGCACGTATCCAGTAGGATACCAAGCTCTTTTAATGAGTGGTGGTACTTTTTCTGGCACTGTAGAGTTTTTATCAGGAGCAACTTTTGGTGGGTTGACTGCTGATACAGGAAACTTCTTATCAGGAATGACATCTAGTACTGGTATATTTTCAGGTATTAGTACTGGTTTTATCACAGCAACTACAGGTGTCTTTACAGCGATAACAGCAACTGACGGCATAACTGGTGGTACAGGTTGTGTTTTCTCTGCTGTAACAGTAGCAGGTTCAGGTCTAACCGCTGATACTATATACGCTACAACAGGTGTTACTGTAATAGGTGGATTAACAGCCACTACTAGTGGAACTACCTTCCCACCGAACCAAACAGTATCATTTACTACAGGAGCAACAATAAGTGCTTGTGTTGAAACTTATATTTGTACAGCACAAACGCAGTCTTTAGTAATCGCACCATCCCCAACCTTAACAACTAGTAGTACGGGTACCACTGGCAGCTATTCTTTCTATAAAGTTAATACTACTGGAGGTGATTTTGGTACTCAGTTACCAGACGCGGCAGATGGAGAATTAAAATATTTTGCTGTAGTAGCTGGGACTAATGAATTTGCTATACATGGAGTTAATCTTAATGGCACAAAACTAGTTTTAGATGCTATAGGAGAAGGGGCTACCCTTATTTATGATTCTACTACTACTAAATGGACTGTATTAGGCACAACAGGAACATTGACAGTTTAAATTATGGAATTTTTCGTTAGAAAAGAATCACTAGAACCAATTCTTAAGTTACAACTTGTACAAGACGGTAGAAATGACTTTGATGCATTTTATGATAAGTTATCTAATTCTACTATAAAATTTTCTATGAGAAAAGTAGAAAATGGTGTTTATAAAATTTTAAATAGAGCCGGTGGAATTGTACAAAAAACAAAAGAAAGTATTAATGCTCCTACAGAATATTACATTTATTATAGATGGAGAAAAAGTGATGTTAACAAAGTAGGTAGATTTCAAGGAATGTTTTCTATATATTTACACGACGAGTGTACAGAACTTAAAGTACCAATCAGAGAAGACCTATTTATTAATATAACAGATTCTTTTGTTCAAACTTCTTGTGACTGTTAATTGAATTTCCAACTTTTTATTATTACTTTTACAGTATAATATAAAAACGAAATTTAATGCACATCCCAACTCAAAAAGACATAGAACAATTTCTACACGGTAATGACCCAGAAAAATACATAGTATCCTTAGAATTTGGTTATCGTTCAGGTAAAATATACAAAATTAAAGAGGACCCTAAAAGAGGAAAAATTGTAGAACCCGATACCTTTGTACCATTTTGTTGGGTAGGTGACCTAAGAAGTAAAAATTTTTACCAAAATAATAAAATCCTCCAAAAACAAGCAATTTCTAAATATGGAATTTTAATAGAGCCATTAGACACAGCTAATGATGAAAGATTAGAATCTGGATTAAAATACTTAGTAAAAACAACCAAAACTTATAGAGACTTAGTTACGTTTTTTAGACAGGGTGGGTTGGAACCGTGGGCTCAAGACAATAGGGATACTATTCTTATTTTACCACCTATAGAACAATATTTAATACAAAAACAAAAAAGATTATTTAAAGGATTTGAAGATTATGATAATATCCATAGGTTTGTTTTTGATTTGGAGACCACAAGTTTAAGACCTTCAGATGGTAGAATTTTTATGATTGGTATGAAGGACAATAGAGGGTTCGAAAGAGTTATAGAAGTCAAAAACGATAATGAAAGTGAAAAAGACGCTATTATACAATTTTTTGAAACTATTGATGTAATACGACCAACAATTATTGGTGGTTATAATTCAGCAAACTTTGATTGGGATTGGTTATTTGAAAGAGCACAAATTTTAGGTGTAGACACCACTAAATTTAAAACACTTAATCCAAATGAAGGATATAAATTAAAAAAAGGGGTTTTAAAGTTAGGTGCAGAAGTAGAAGAATACAATCAACTTAAAATATGGGGATACAATTCAATTGATATAGCACACGCGGTTAGAAGAGCACAAACTATTAATTCAGACATTAAAAGTTGGGGACTAAAATATATAACCCAATTCACCAATTCTGAAAAACCAAACAGGGTTTATGTTCCTGGTGATAAAATTGCGTCAACTTATAGTGAAAATAAAGAGTATTACCTAAATAAAGATAATGGTAACTATAAGTTAACCACAGAACCAGGTTTACACAATTTAGATAAAAAATTTCCTAATGTTTATGAAAAGGTTAATGGTGAGTATATTATAGAAAGATATCTTATGGACGATTTATGGGAAACAATGGAGATTGACGCTCAATTTAACCAAGCTTCCTTTCTACTAGCTTCTATGGTACCCACTACCTATGAAAGAGTTTCTACTATGGGGACAGCTACATTATGGAAAATGTTAATGTTAGCTTGGTCCTATACAAATAATTTAGCTATCCCTAAGAAAAAGGAAAAAAGACCTTTTGTCGGCGGACTATCACGATTAGTTAAAACGGGTTACTCAACTAAAGTTTTAAAATTAGATTTTAGTTCACTATACCCTTCAATACAATTAGTACACGACGTATTCCCAGAATGTGATGTTACTGGAGCTATGAAATGTATGTTAAAATATTTTAGAGATACTAGGATAAAATATAAAAATTTAGCTTCAGAATATTATGAAAAAGATAAAAAAAAGTCTGAATCTTTTGGGAGAAAACAACTACCTATTAAAATTTTTATTAATTCTATGTTTGGTTCTTTATCAGCACCTCAGGTATTCCCTTGGGGTGACATGGATAGAGGTGAAGAAGTTACTTGTACCGGAAGACAATATTTAAGACACATGATAAAATGGTTTATCTCAAAAGGATATAAACCTTTGGTGTTGGATACTGACGGTGTTAATTTCTCATCACCAGAAGGTGTCGAGTCACATTCATATGTGGGTGTCGGTAATAACGAATTGGTGAAAAACGGAAAGGAGTATACTGGTAGTGATGCTCATGTAGCTGAGTATAACGATTTATATATGGTGGGTGAAATGGGGTTAGATACAGACGGAACTTGGCCCTCTTGTATTAATGTAGCTAGAAAAAATTACGCTTTACTTACTGATAAAGGAAAGGTTAAATTGACGGGTAATTCTATTAAGTCTAAAAAAATGCAAGGATTTTTAGAAGATTTTATAGATAAAGGTTTAAGAATTTTATTAGAAGGTAGGGGTTCTGACTTTATAGAATATTATTATGAATATTTGACATTAATATTTAATAAAGAAATTCCATTAGCTAAAATAGCTAATAAGGCAAGAGTAAAACAAAGTATAGAAGCTTATAAAAAACGATGTACACAAAGAACCAAAGCTGGACATTTAATGGCAAGACAAGCTCATATGGAGTTAGCAATTAGTAAAAACTTAAAAGTAGATTTAGGAGATACAATACATTATGTTAATAATGGTAAAGTAATGTCTCATGGTGATGTACAAAGAAAAAAGAAAAAAGACGGTACTGAAGAAATTGTTTTAAATTGTTATTTAATTTCAGAAAATGAACTACAAAATGAAACAACAGGAGAATATAATGTACCAAGATGTATAGCCGCGTTCAATAAAAGAATCGAACCATTATTAGTTTGTTTTAAACCAGAAATTAGAGACAGTATTTTAGTTAAAAAACCAGAAGATAGACAATACTTCACAAGAAAACAATGTGAATTAATAAATGGTATAGCTAGAAGACAAGGGGACCAAGACTCTCTAGAAGAAATATTAGAGTTATCTCCAGAAGAAAAAATATTCTGGTCTCAAACTATGGGAGAAAGTGAAAATTATTTTCTTGAAAAATTAGGACTCTTTGATACCGTCTGACGAAACAATCATCCAAGAAGACATAGGTTCATAATATCTAAACTCAACACAACTTTCAGGCAACATCTCTAAAGACTCCCATTGATTATCTATGTAACCTTTATCTGGAAATACGTTACAATTTGCTAATGATTTAATAACATATTTTTTAGCAACATGACTGTCTAAGGTATAATCTACATCCTCATCTAAGACAATAAAAACATCTTTTTCACAAAGACATTCTTTTTTAGTGGTTTCCGTTGAAGTATTAACCTTAGGTGTGTGACCCTTTTTAAGATATTCTATTATAGCTAGAGTAAGTAATTTATAGTTAACTCCTCTAGGGGTCTTACCATCTATTTCATATGATACAAAATCAGTTAGTCCTAAATCATGTACTTCTTCCGCTATTAATCCTATAGCTTCTGTTTTATCTGCCTTCCACCTAAATCTTTTAGTTTCTAAACTTAATAAATTTTCTAAATTTAGAATATCCGTATTTCTAATATCGTATTTAACTCTTTTTGTCGAGGTATCAATGTATATGTTACCATTAGAATCAATACCTAAAGCGTCTTTATCCGCAGCCAATAAATTACTTCTATTAATTTGTAGGCATGTAGCACTAAACGCGGGAACATTTGGGTTACTCCTATCAATTGGGTCTAAAGGTGCTTGACCAATAGATAAAACTGTAGTCGCACTTGTTATTCCTGAATATGTTGTTATAGCTACACCGTGAGTACAATCTTCAGTAAGATTTCCAGCACTATTATATATTGAACTACCAACTAACAGTGTAGCTCCACTAGAACATCGTGTACATGCACTAGAATAACTAAATCCGTTATTCATAGCTCTGAAATTTCCTAAATAAAAAGTGTTACCAGATAATATAGCGGTTTGACCACTATATTGCCTCATTTGTCTACTATAATCTATCTTTGTATAAAATCCCATATTAAATTACGTAAATACTTCCTGGATTCATTGGCCTATATCCTAATGATTTATTTAGGTTTTCTGCCTCTAGAGCTTTTCTCTCTAACATTTTATCATTCCTTAATCTTTCTAATCTAGCTACTAACTCCTCTATTAATTTAGCATATTCATCTTTAGCTTCATTTAATAAACTATCATACTCTAAAGTAAGTTCTGAATCTGGTGTTTTTAAATTACCACCAAACTTTCCTCGGACACGACCTAATATTTCTTTAGATTTAGCGAAAAAATATCTTCTAACCCATGATTGAGCTGGAGGATTAAGTTCACCAAAATTAATTTCATCCAATCTTACATCACTAGGTAATAATACAATATCTTTATTTTTTGCTAAACAATCGTCTCTATCACCACCAGTATCATAATACCAATAATAAACTCTGTGTTGGTTAACATCTATATTACCAAAATCAAATCTTCCACCAGGTACATTATATAGGTGTAGGTACTTAACTCCATTCACACCACCTGCTCCAGCTGTTATTCTATATGTTAATTCACCACCAATAATTCTATTTTTAAGATTTCTATCCTGCATTCTTAATAGGATATCAAAAGCAGGCATCATATAATAAGAACCTTGAATCCCCATTTGAGCAAATCCTCCAGGACCACCAACACCCATTCCACCAAATCCACCAAAAGCACCTAAAAACGGGTCTAAAAAAGCTTCGTTTAATTCTGCACGACTATACCACAACACTTCATTAATCTCTCGACCAGCTGGTATTTCATACATTTGTTGGTTATTAACTAAGGTTACATAGTCTTGTTTTAATTGGTACGGTCCTCCAGCTTGTAAACCTACAATCTTTGAGTATGCGTAAGTAAATGACGTTTCAAAGTTAAGGTCTCTAGTCATAAAAGCGTTGGTGAGAGAAATAACATCCTGGTCTTGACCATATAAAGAAGACCATTGATTTTCTATCAACCAATCCTGTATATACTGACCATAATCCATTATAGCTACTTCTAATGCCGTATCTAACATTTCATCTTCTAATTCAACAGCTCTTATAGGAGCACCTAACATGTGCTTACACTGTTTAAATAATTTTTCTCTTTTTAAGGGGTCTATTGTTGGTTCCATAAGCTAATTCTTTTACTATAAATATTAGCAACTACGCATTAAAAAAGGTTCAAAAAGAACCTTTCTTATATAAATTAGAATAAATAACTTAATCTTCGTCTGTAATCTTATATTCTAGCTCCTGTCCTACAAGAGGTTCTTCTTTTTCAATCTCTATATCAACTTCGGATTCTTCTTCAGTTGGTGGAGTCATCATTTCCTCATATTGTGTTAGTAAGTTTTGAACACCTCTACCAAACAAATCTTCATTACCTATATTATCTCTAAGGTCAAAAATATCTTGTACTAGTCTATCTTGAGGAGAAATAGCCACCTCTGTTTCTTCCATTACTCTATGGACTATTCTTTTAAGTGTAGACTCATTTATTTTTACAACTTTTTTAGATTCATTCATTCCTAATCCTTTAAATGTTCCATATCCTTCAGAGTTTTCATTTTTACCCTCAACCTCCATTTCTTTCATTTCTTCCATTTCAGTTTTTTCAGTATCCTCCATTTCAGCTATCTCATCAGCTATTTTTCGTTGTGCTTTTGTTAACTCCTTAATGTCTGCGTTATACTTACCATGATTTTTTAAACCTTCTTTTGCAATCTTAAGAGCGTTGTATGCTGCTTTTAAGTCTGTTTTAGTATTCTTTGAATCACCCTCGTATAGGTTCATTAGAGTTTTACGTAGTTTAGATTTTATATTTTCCATACTGTTGTGTTTTAATAATAAATATTTACTACACCAATAAAGATACATTAGGATTATAGTATAAATTTTTTCTTTATAAAAAAGCGGTATTTAATTATAATATTTTAATCACATTTAGAGCTAGTCTTTAAAAAGTAAAAAACAATAAAAAAATAGTTAAGTTTGTCGTAAAAATATTAACAACAGAAATAGTAACATAGCTAAACTTATGACAATTAGCTGTAATTAAATAAAAATCACCCTAAAACCTTGACTTATTTTACGACAATTTTATATTAAAACTTGGAAAAATTAGAGTAAATTAGTGAAAATAATGGAAAATAATTGATATTAAAAAAAATACGTCTAACGTGTGTATAAACGTAAGTTTTTTAATAATTAAAATTAAGTTTGTATTATTGACTACTATGGTTGGGGTTAAAATATGGGTTTTTAGTAATAATAACGGGTATTTATGACTACCAATAACAGTTATAAAAAATAGTGATTATGGATTCAGTATTTAAGTATGTAAATGGTTTTATTAGTGGAGTTGGAAGTCTTTTTATGGCTTTCATACCAGTAACGATTCTATGGTATGTATTGACTGGCGGTGCTGTGTTTAACATGGACGTAGTAGGAAACTTAACAAATCTTCTAACAAGTTTAGGTGACGGAGGTTTTGTTGGTTTAGTAGTATTAGTTATTCTAGCATCCTTTTTTACAAAAAAGTAAAATAAAAAAAGGTGAAGATAATTCTCTTACACCTTAAAAAAAAATGAGAATATAAAAAGAGAAAAAATTTTAATATGAAAAATTTAATTTTAGCAGGGATTTTCAGTTTAGCCACTTTATGTGGGTATTCACAAACAAAGGGAGACTGGTATGTAGGAACAGGCGACATCGCGAACAGCGCTTGGACTGACTGGGCAGTATCACCAACGATTGGATACGGAATTATGGACAACCTAATGATAGGAATGTCTGTATCACAAGCTGATTCTACTGTGGATATGGATTTGGATTTTCACGCAAGATACTTTACAAAAGGATATTTTGTGTATGTTGCAACAGATGGATTGAGTACTGACAACATGGTTTTAGGAGGTGGTAAAATGTTTGCCTTCAGAAACAATATGTACATCGACCCAAAAATTGTATACAACATGGGTGAAAAGACCACAAACCTTACAATGGGATTTGGTTTCAAATTTTAACAAAATAGTAAAGGATAAATAATTTAAGACGGTTGCAAATTAGTGAAAGTTTTTTCCCGCAACCAAAAGATGGAAACTAATTACGGATTTTGAATTATTTAAGAGTTGCGAAGAACCCTGACGACGGTCAGGGTTTTTTATTGCTTAGACTTTAAAGTATCACTAACATTATTCCAGTTAACAACTTTCCAGAAATTTTTTATATATTTTTTTCTATCGGACATGTAATTAAGGTAATAAGCGTGTTCCCACACATCTAAACCTAGTAGAGGTTCCCCTAATCCTTCCATTAAAGGATTATCTTGATTGGGTGTTGTAACTATTTTAAGTCGTCCATTTTTTAACACCAACCAACACCAACCAGAACCAAATACTTTACCTGACTCTTCGTCAAACTGTCTTTTAAAATTATCAAGACTACCAAAATCTTTATTTATTTTTTGTCTTAGTTCTTTAGACAAGTCTGTTTTGTTGGGGGTGATATAATCTTTAAAAAATAAACTATGATTATAATACCCACCAGCATTATTCCTAGTAAAAGTATCATAATTTTTAATACCTTTAATAATTTTTTCTATGTCTTTTGGTGGGTTTTTTCTTTTAGATAGAGCTTCATTTAGTTTTGTTGTATACCCCTTATAATGTTTATTATAATGTTCCCACATTGTTTCATAACCCACGAAATCTTTAACAGAATTATAATCATATGGTAGACTAACCCTCTTAAAAAATGATTTTTTAGCTTCCGCTATAATATTTTCGTTTAATATTTTCTTAATTAAATTTCTCATTGTTTACTAACTTTTTGCCAATAAGGTGACCTTAAAAGTACTGGGTACAGCTTTTTAGCTATCTCTTTGAATACTTTATTAATATTATCCATGTCGTCAACGTCTTTTTTATTGTCATGAACAAATCTAAGAGCCGCTCTAGTAAAAATATCTCTTATCTCTTGTGCATTATCCCATAAATATTTAACAGGACCCTCTTGGTCCTCAAAAAAAGAATCTGTATTATAATCGCCAGTTTCCTTTCCTCGATTTAAAATATCAGAAGAAAAATGATGCTCCAAATTAGACTTACCGTCTGTTAAAAATGGTGAAAGGTCGGTCATTAACATATTATAAGCACCCCATAGTCTAAGCTGTTCAATATATCTAGAGACCTCAAAACGGTCTTTTGTTGGTAGTAGTTCTAAAGCATCGTAATTATCTATTAGGTAGTCTATATCTGATTTTGACATATAAATTAAGTTTAGTTTTTAAATAAATATTTAGAGAGACTGCATTTCCTGTAGTATTTCCGCAAACATGTCTTCTTCTTCCATGTTATCTCCCATTACAGTGTCTATAATTCTTTTTTTCTGTTGTACTATATTATATATAATACGTTCTATTGTATTTTCAAAAATAGGATATATACATGACACATTTTTCTTTTGTCCTATTCTAAATGCTCTATCTTCCGCTTGAGACATTGTAGCTGGAACAAAAGACAGGTCATTAAATATTACAACCTCAGCCTCTGTAAGAGTAATACCAACCCCACCAGCAACTATATTTGAAACAAATACTTTTACATTTGAGTCATTTTGAAAATCGTCTACACTTTTTTGTCTATCTTCTTTTTTCATTTGACCATATAATGGAACAGCTACCTTTTTATATTTTGAAAGAATTTGCATTAGAGGTTCAGTAAAGTTTGTAAAAACAATCACCTTTTTATCTTGTTCTAAACACTGGTCAATAAGGTCATATGTGTTTTTGAGTTTTTCTAGAGCAATAAGTTGTCTAACCTTCATTAGTTTGGACAGCTGTATTGTTAAACTTTTATTTTTGTTATCGTTTGCCCAATCCAAATACTCACCAACCTCTCTTTGATATTCCGTAGAATTTAACTCCAAAAAAATTGGCGTTATAATTTTATCTGGTAAATCTAATATTTCTTCTTTTAGTCTTCTTAAAACTTTTTGTTTAGTTCGGTCCCGTAATTCTTCTAGGTTGGATGCTCCATGAGTTAACCAAATTTTTCTATTCCCTTTTCTAATCTGATACCCATCACAATATCTTTTAACATAATGAACCCAGTTTTTCGCTACTCTAGAGTCTACTAACTTAAGAATATTATAGTAATTCATTGGTCTAGAAGTCATAGGTGTACCAGTTAATAACCAAACCTTTTTAATTTTAGAACATAAATTATTCACCAACTTAGTACGTTGAGCTTTAGGATTAGAAATGTAATGAGCCTCATCTATTATAATTAAATCAAAATTTTCATCTAAAATAGTCGTAATACTCTTATCTATAGAGTGAAAGTTTTTTAATATATCATAATTTATTATTACGAATTTACCACTTTTCCACTTCTTACCCTCAACAATTCCAATTTCTTCTTTACTATAATTTTCTATTTCTCTTTTCCAGTTTAATTTAAGTGTAGCTGGACATATTACTAATATTTTAGTTGACTTACTCTCAATAGCGGCTATTGTCCCACTAGTAGTTTTACCAACACCCATATCATCAGCTAAAATAAATTTATCATTACCTAATAATTTTTCTATAGCAATTTTTTGGTGGTCATAAGGCATTCTATGTGAATAAGGAGAGTAGTCTACAGAAACCTTTCTTTCTGTGTTAACAATAATTTGTGCTTTAGGCACCCAGAAGTCGTTTAAAGGATGAGTATCTATTATCTTCCCCCAAACATGGTAAGCTTTATCACTTTCACTTAATATTTTTTCTACCCATATTTTTTCTGGTTTTTTTTGTAAAAAGTTTTGTGACATAAGTGTTTCACTTAAATAATCATCTATCTCAATCCACTTACGAGCTATTTTAGGTACATTTTCATAATTTTTAATAATATAGTCTGCTTGTTTACGAGTGGGCAAAAAGTTTTTAGATAACTTTAAATTGTTTTTTAATTTCAATATATAGTTATTTGCCCCCTCATATTTACTTAAGAGACTTAAAGATTCTATTTCAGGAAGTAAGTTATCCATTATATACAAATATAATAAATTCTCTAATATAAACAATTAAGTATTTATCTATATATGGCAAAACAGAAAAAAATACCTATTACAAGGATATCTCGATTTTTTGGGTCGGAAGATTTTGACCTAGAACAACAAATGGGGATGGAATGGTTACATGGTGACATGCATTTCACATTAGTATTATTTAGGGTAGATAGAAGACAATCAGACGTAGATGATGTTTATGGTGAATCAGGTCCAGAAGAAATTAGATATTTTGCTCCTGTAGAATTTAACGCTTACGTCAAAATAGATGAACCACAAAATAAAAGCTACGCCGATGGACTTGTAAATCAGATGGAGCCAGGAAATCTTACCTTTGGTGTTTATACTAAACATTTAGATGAATTAGATATTGATATTTCTTATGGTGATTACATTGGTTATCAAGAAACCGAAGATAGGATGAGATATTATAGTGTAACTAATGATGGAAGAGTAACATCCGATTTAAAACACACCATTGGTGGATACAAACCTTTTTATAGGACAATAAAATGTGCTTACGTAACACCAAATCAATTTAAAGGAATATAATGGCATTACCTAAAAAAGTTAAAAAGAATTTAGATATTACTTCTAGAAAGGTACAAGAAGAGTATCCGTTTGGTTATAACGGAATACAAGTTCCTGACAGAAGAAAAGAATTAGCAGGACTCATAACAGAAGACGGTACATTTTTACCTAAATCGGTATTACATGAAGACCTAGACGGGGGTATGTTAAGTTTTGTACAAGAACAACTAAAAGTAGCACTTAACGGAAAACAACTTCCTGTCATAGATAGAATTTTAACCATTCAACGATGGGGAGAATTTGCACAAACTTGGAGTTTTGCTAATGAAGATAAAAATGTAGAACTACCTTTTATTGTTGTAGTAAGAAAACCAGATGTACAATACGGTAGTAATCCAGCTTTAAGATATACAATCCCAAATAGAAAACAGTTTCATTTTGCCAAAGTACCAACTTGGGATGGAACTAGAAAAGGTATGGACGTTTATACAATTCCACAACCCGTACCTATAGACATTACTTATGATGTTAAAATCGTATGTAATAGAATGAGAGAACTTAACATTTTTAACAGAAAAGTAATGCAAACTTTTACTTCTAGACAAGCCTATACTTTTGTTAAAGGACACTATGTTCCAATAATACTTAATTCTGTAGGTGATGAAAGTGTTATAGATACTGACGATAGAAGGTACTATCAACAAAATTATAGTTTTATCTTATTAGGATTTTTAATTGACGAGGAGGAGTTTGAAGTAAAACCAGCAATTACCAGAAACTTAATGTTATTTGATTTTGATGTTAAAAATAAAAGAAAAAATATACAGGTTATGGATGGGAAGGTTAACCCATACAAATATAGAAGAAAATTAAATTATGAAATAGGGTCAACAACCCCAGAAGTAGGAACTATAACTTATCAGTATAGAGCTAATATAAAAACTGTAAGAACAAGAAACGTATCGTCAGTAACATTTAAAATTAATGGTGTGACGGACAACTCACCAGAAATAGAAATAAAGAAGTTGGATAAATTAGAAGTGATTATTGATATAGACGATAACTCTAAAACATCTATGGTTGTATTAGAAGAAACTCTTTTACCTTAACCCTCTCCGTATATATCACTTTTTTGTTTACAATTTTTTTCTATTAACTTTTCTATATACCTGGATAGGAGTAAACCATGTTTTTTACAATACCTTTTAAGTATTCTATGGTATTCTTCTCGAATCTTTAAATTTTTTATTTTTTTGTTGTTTTCTTTCATAGGTAGAAAAAAGGTAGAAAATATTCATACTTTACAATAAATAGTACGTTTTTAGCAATACCTTTTCGGTTGGGAAAAAGTATTTATCTAATGATAAAATAAATTTATTTAGTAAAAAAAGACAAATATGGCTAACGGTAATAATAGAGTATTCGTATCTCCAGGGGTATACACCTCGGAAAAAGATTTAAGTTTTGTAGCACAGAGTGTTGGTGTTACAACATTAGGTTTGGTCGGAGAGACCAAAAAAGGGCCAGCTTTTGAACCAATCTTTGTAAGTAATTATAGTGACTTTACAACTAGATTTGGTAGTACATCAGCTGACAAATTTGTTGATACACAAATTCCTAAACACGAATTAGCATTTATAGCAAAATCTTACTTATCACAATCAAATCAATTGTTTGTGACAAGAGTATTAGGATTAAATGGTTATGATGCAGGACCATCTTGGTCAATAACAACAATCGGTGAAGTAGACCCACTATACGTTTCTGCTGCAACATCAGCTCAAACAACGAGTAACTGGAGTGACATTATTTACATTCCAATGACCTCAACTACCGCTACGCCAGACGGAATATATTTAACATATAACTCTGCGACAGGAAAGTTTAGTGACCCTATCACTGATATGACAACATTTGGGGGTGCCAATTTCCCAATTCAAAATTACCAACTAACAGGCCAAACATTTATTAATGGGTATGGAACTACTTTAGGTACTTTTATTGATGAAATAACCTCTTTTGTTAACACAGTAAATGGTGGGGACAATATGTCTTGGGATGGTTCAGGACTAAGTCAATACTGGTATTATGGTGTATTAGGTACAGGAACAACTGTTGGTGGTGAAGGAGCAAATAGTTTTTGTGAACATTACGCTAACACGTGGATGACAGGTAATACATCAGGATTATCCATTCAAGCAATAGACCATGAAAATAGATTAGCTGTTGACGCTTCAAACTTCTATGATGACCAAAATGATGGTTGGTATGACACTTTATTCGAGTATGAATATGGTGAAGGTGCTAACTGTTACTGTACTTCTTATTCAGGTTCTTCATTTGATATGTTTGGTTATTCAGCTTTAACAGCTCAAACATATATAGATGAAGTTGACTTAAGTACTAGTGGAGCAAGTACATTCTTTGCTGGTGGACAATTTAATAATGACCCAACATCAGGAGGAACAAGTACAGAATGGTCAGGAGCTACAGGAGTAAATGGAACAGGTGGACAAGCTGTAATATCGTTTACGGCTACTAGTAGTGGTGGTCCAGAAACTTGGGCATACAGAATTGGTTCAACATCAGCTAACGCAACAGGTGTAGTAGCTAATGTATGGAGTTCCCTATACCAAACACCAGTGGGAACATATGATAGTATAGGACCTGTAACGACACATCCTTATGTACCATCTGATTTTGACGAGGTATTATCAGGAGGAACAGCATCCACAACAACAGTATTAAAGAGTAATCCATATCCAGTACCATTAACGCCATTCGATTTCGCGAAGAGTGGTACAACTTGTGATACTAGTATAGGAGCTTACTCAGCTGTTTCAGTAATTTATAGTGGATTTGCTAATATTGGTAGTTTAGTAGGTGGTAACTTAGGTGGAGCAGGAACTGGATTCGACCAAGGTAATCTATCTTCAGGTATTTCACATACCTTTGTTGGTTTCTCTGGAGCTGACGGACCAAACTCATATTCTGGGACACTTGCTGTTAATATGGTATTCTATAGTGCTGATTGTCAATCACAAAATCTGTTAACATTACAATTAAGTGGTTGTGCAGCTGAATATCAAAATGTAAGTGCAGACACTGAATATCACAACTTAGTAGTGGCAACAATGAGAGCTAGAGGACAAAGTTCACTTTCTACAGGAGGACCAGTCTATACAATTAGTGGTTCATCATCATCCTCAACAGGAGCTTACGGTGATGTAACATTTAATTGTTTAGGAGCTTACCAACCAATAGTTGATGACCCATTCTTTAATTTTGGTATAAGTGCTAGAACGGATGGTGGAGCAACATATAACTTTGATGTGAGCATGAATACATCATCTAAAAATTACCTACCAAAAGTATTAGGTAGAAATGTATTTGATAAAAAAATGGAGGAAGTTCCTATTTTTGTTGAGGAAGTTTACCCTAATATCCTAAAATATGGATTTAATAGAAATAGAATTAGAGGCCTAAACTGTTGTTTATTAAAATTACCAGCAGCAAGATGGAACAATACAGGTATGGATTCTATAGGTTGGTACATGCAACAATGGCAAACACCAGAAACACCTTACGTAGTTTCAGAATTACGAGGTGAGGATGTATATAGACTATTTAAATTTGTTTCTATTTCAGACGGTACAGAAGCAAATAGAGAATATAAAGTATCAATTATAAACATTTCATTTGAAAGATTAGAGTTTGATGTATTAGTTAGAGATTTCTATGATAGTGACGCTAGTCCTGTTGTTTATGAAAAATTCACAAGATGTAGTTTAGACCCATCATTACCTTCTTTTATAGGAAGAAAAATAGGTACTTCAGATGGTCAATACGAATTAAGGTCTAAATACACAATGTTATATTTAACTGAAGAGGTTTTAGATGGAACACTTAAAGACGCTGTTCCAGCAGGTTTTGATTACTACGATTTTAGAAATTATGAAAACGGTGCTGGTAAAACGTGTAGAGCTATTCCACCGATGTTAAAATATAAAACAAAATACTTTACGGCTGGAGAAGTAGTTTATGACCCACCTTATGATAACGCTGACGGAAGTGCTAACTCTTATATATCACCAGGTGACAATGTGAGAAAAACATATTTAGGTATTTCTGACACAGTAGGTGCAGCTATAGATTTTGATTTCTTCGAGTATAAAGGTAAGAAAACACCAGTATCGGTTTGTACAGATGTTAATGGTGTAAGTTGGGGAACAATCAGAAAAGGTTTCCATATGGATTCAGGAGCTACAATAATTGTTGCGGGTTCTGGAACGTATATAACACAATCGGGTACAACTCTTAGTGGTGACTCTATCTTTGAGGTGGGAGCAGCAGACTTTAGAGGTGAACCAGCATCAAGTAATCACCCATACAAAAAACTAAATTCTCGTAAATTTACTTTAGCACCTTATGGTGGTTTTGATGGATGGGATGAATACCGTAAGTTTAGAAGTAATGGTGATTCCTATAGACTTGGACTACAAGGATTCTTAAATGGAGCGTGTAATGACGCGGTTTACCCGTCAGCTGTAGGAGACGGTTCATTTAAAGCTCTAAGTAGTACTGAAGCAAATACGGATTATTTTGCATACCTTAGAGGTGTACAAACATTCCAAAACCCAGAAGCGGTTAATATTAATGTATTTGCTACACCAGGTATTGACTACGTTAACAACCAATCTCTAGTTAAAGAATCTATAGATATGGTAGAAAGTCAAAGAGCTGACTCGTTATATATTACGACAACACCTGACTTTAACATGTACGTACCAACATCTTCAGATGTGACAAATCAAATATCACCAACAGAAGCTGGAGATAATTTAGAGGACTCACTAATAGATTCTAACTATACGGCAACGTATTATCCATGGATTTTGGTTAGAGATGACAATAGTAATAAACAAATCTATATACCACCAACATCAGAGGTTACTAGAAACTTAGCATTAACTGATAATGTAGCATTCCCTTGGTTCGCTTCAGCAGGTTATACACGTGGTTTAGTAAACGCACAAAGAGCTAGAAGAAAACTGACTCAGGACGAAAGAGATACGTTATATGTTGATAGAATTAACCCAATAGCGACATTCTCAGATGTAGGACCAATTATTTTTGGACAGAAAACTCTACAAATTAAAGAGTCTGCTCTTGACAGAATTAATGTTAGAAGATTATTATTACAAACAAGAAAACTAATTTCCGCGGTAGCTGTTAGACTACTATTCGAACAAAATGATGATGTAGTAAGACAACAATTCTTAGACCTAGTTAACCCTATATTAGATTCTATTAGAAGAGATAGAGGTTTAACAGACTTTAGAGTTGTACTTTCTAACGACCCAGAAGAAATTGATAGAAATGAATTAAATGGTAAGATTTACTTAAAACCTACAAGAGCGTTAGAGTTTATCTTCATAGAATTCTTGATAACACCAACTGGAGCAGAATTTGAATCAGTTTAAAACTAAATAAAAATTATTACGATGGAATTGAATAAAGAAATTTTAATAGAAAGTTTAGGTGTGAAGTCGACTGGAGCTAAACATTTTACTAATAATAAAAAACAATCAGTTATTATAAGTGAAAAACAACTCGAAAGATTAGTAGAAAAATATGTCAATGAAGATGAAAATGTTGTTAATATCGACATACCATCGGGAAGTAACGTAGAAGTTACCCCAAAAGATGAAGATATGGCAGAAGATGTTGTAGCAGGAATCGACAATGACATGATTGATGAGGAAGAATCTTGTCCAGACGATGTTTAATCTACATTAAGTTTACTTCTTAATATTATATAAAAAACTCCTACACAGGAGTTTTTTATATTATAACCATATAGTTTATGTAAGTTGTATTAACAAAATGTTTTAATATTTATAAGATATGAGTAAAATTATCATAACAGCAAAACAACTAGAACATCTAAGTAATGTAGTTAAAGAACAAGCTAGAGCAAATAATGGTGCTGTAAGAGCTTATTCTTTTGATTGGGACGACAATATCCTCCATATGCCTACTAAAATTGCAATTGATTACAATAACGGCACAGAATGGGTACCAACCCTCATAACCACTGAAATGTTTTCTAAGGTAAGAGAAAATGAAAATTTTAGGGTAAATGAAGATTCCTTTGTTAATTTTAGAAATGATAATGTTTTTTTTGACGACCTTAATGAAGCTTTACAAAAAAGAAGTTTCGCTCCTTCTTTTGAAAAATTTAAAGAATCTTTAATATACGCTAATCCTTTTTCTATTATTACAGCAAGAGGACATACACCAGAAGTTTTTCCTAAAGGTATAAAAGTAATAATTGGAAATACTTTTAGTGAGGGAGAACTAGAAGATATGTTATTTAACATTAAGAAGAAATATCCAGAAACTGTGGACTATTCACCGTGGGACGCGATTGATTTTTATTTAAATGAAAATGAATACCACCCTGTAACATCCGAAGAATTCGGTAAAAAATTCGGAAATAGGTTCATCAATACGGATAACCCTGAAGAAGCTAAAAAAACAGCACTTAGAAATTATATAGAAAAAGTTGTAAACGGTGTTAGTAAAATAGAAGATGGTAATTATTCACAATTATCTATAGGTTTTAGTGACGATGACTACGGTAATATAAGTGCTGTAATAAATTTAATAAAAGATGAACTAAACCAAAAGTATCCACAAGTAAATTTTGTTGTATATGACACATCTAGTGGTGACATAAACAAAATTGTAGTTAAAAGAGAATAGAAACAAGAAAGTTTTCAAATATAGATATATTTATAATAGTAAATAAAAGAAATTTTTAAAAATACACAATATGGCTGATTTATTAATGAAAATGCCCGTTCCTTATGAACCGAAAAGAAAGAATCGGTTTATTTTGAGATTTGATTCTTCACTGGGTTTAAACGAGTGGTACGTTGAAAGTACATCAAGACCACAAGTAACAATAAATTCTGTAGAAATACCTTTCCTAAACACATCTACTTATGTGGCAGGAAGATTTACATGGAATACTGTTAATGTAACATTCAGAGACCCAATCGGTCCTTCAGCAGCACAAGCGTTGATGGAGTGGGTTAGACTACACGCTGAGTCAGTTACTGGTAGAATGGGATATGCTGCGGGATATAAGAAAAATATCGATTTAGAATTATTAGACCCTACAGGAGTTGTTGTAGAAAAATGGGTAATGCAAGGTGTATTTTTAACAGATGTTAATTTTAATGACTTATCTTATAGTGATGACGGACTATCTAACATTTCTGCTACACTAAGACCAGACAGATGTATATTAGTTTACTAAAACTATAAAACATACAATATTAAAAAACCCCAGTTATGGGGTTTTTTTATTTAAAGGGGCAACATTTTTATTTTTGGGATAAGGTTGTTTAATCCACTTAGTTTTAAGGGTTTTATCAAAAACTAACATGTATCTATGTTTTCTAGTCCTATCCCTCCATTCACCTCGTTTATTTTTTACGGGTCCTCGAGAATGTTTTATAAACGTACCATCACCCAACTCAAACCAAAAATCTTTCTTTTTATCTGTTAATCCATAATACGAAAAATTGGTTGCCTGATAAATGTAACCATTATGTAGTTTGGAATCAGCATAAGATATTACAGCTTTAAGAACTGTTTCTTTTTTAAGAAGTTTAATAGATTTTGAGACGAACCAAGATAATAAATTTTTAAAATTGTGTTCGGGATGTACACACAGTCTTCCCAGTTCATATATTCCCTCCTGAGAACTCCTATCTAAACCAAAACAACCTTTAACTAATTCAGGCACAGAGGGAGCATGAAAGATACATACACTTATTAACTCATCTTGTTTAAAAATTCCGTAATTAAAACCACATCTGAAACCTTTACTTTCTTTTGACAAGTAATGATATTCATTAAGTAGCTTAGCGCATTCGGATTTAGTAATAGCTCTAATGCTTAAATTTTGAAACATATAATAATTATATTTTATAATGTTGATATAAAATTATAATAAACTTAAATTAGTATTTAAACGCAAAAATATGGATTTACAACAAAACACACCAGAAATGGAACCACAAGTAGCTTATGACATGGTAGAATTGCCTTCTAAGGGCGTATTTTATCCTGGCAATAAGAAAAGTGTAAAGGTTAGCTACCTCACAGCTGAAGATGAAAATATTTTAACAGCACCTAATCTTGTACAATCAGGAGAAATGATGGACATTTTATTAGGTAAGAAAATTTTAGATAAAGATATTGATATAGCAACTTTAGCTGAATGTGATAGACAAGCGGTCCTAATCTTTTTAAGAAACACCGCTTTTGGTTCGGAATACACTTTTAATCTTGTAGACCCAGTAACTAATGAAAGTTTTGAACACATAGAAGACTTAAGTAATTTAACATTCAAAGAAGTTAAAATAAGTCCAAACAAAAAAGGAGAATACGAAACCACACTCCCAAAAAGTGGACGAAAGGTAATGTTAAAAACCTTGTCACCAAAAGATGAACAAGAATTAAATGACCTTAGAAAAGCTTATGAAAATATTAAAATACCACCATCAGTAACCAAAAGAATAGAAAAAATGGTAGTAGAAATAGATGGTATTAGAGACGTAGGTGAAATAGCAAGAACTGTTTCACAATTACCTATTGCAGACTCTAAATATATTAGAAAATTTATCGCAGACGCTGAACCTGGATTAGATTTAAGAAGAGAAGTAGTTTCCCCAGCAGGAAACGCTGTATCGTTCCAGATTAACTTTGGCGTAGAGTTTTTTCGTCCTTTCTTCGGCGTATAGGGGCAGTATGCTCGAGGAAATATACTACATAGCCCGACATCTTAATTTTACCCGTTCAGATGTTTTAAGAATGCCTATTTTCGAAAGAAGATTCTATCTAAAAATGTTATCTGATGAATTTGAGAAAAAGAACAAAGCAATAGAACAAGCAAATCAAAAAGCGAGACGGTAAAAATATCTTTGTAAATATTTATCAATAAAGATTTAATATGACTATAAATCAATATGACCAGCTCGTACAAGATGTTATCGCTAGTGGTAGAGCCTCCGACCAAGCGGGAGCGGAAAGATATATCCGTAGTACTTATGGTGTTTCACGACCTTCTGCTATAAGTTCATCACCACCTTCTAGTAGTAATGTTAGTGCTACAAATCCTCTCACCAAAACCTTACAAACTGTAGCTACTGAGTATAGAAAACAAAACATGGCTATGAACGATGTAATCGACCTTAGTCAAAAGTTAATATCTACAGACCCTTATGAAAAGTTAGACGCTTACAAAGAAATGGTTGAGTCTACCGACCAACTAAGAGTTGGGTTGTCTCAGACATTCGGTATGACCGAACAGCTCATAATGGAAAATATGGCCCTTTATCAAGAAGGAGCTGAAGCGTTCGACCAGTTTGGTATCACCGCAAGAGACGTATTTATGACGGTTTCTGATGCTACACAAGATATAGGTAGGAATTTAAGAATACCACCAGATGTAGCGGGTCAATTAACATTAATAGGTGATTTATATGGTACGGTAGCCCAACAATCCGTTCCAGTTTTTGTTGCTGGTTTTGAAAAAATAGGTAGAGGTTCTTATGAAGCAGCTGAAGCGATGGAAAACGCTATTGTTACTTCACAAAAAATGGGACTGGTTACAGAAAAATTATTACCAGCAGTTGGTAAACAAATTGAAAAAGTTAATTTATACGGATTTAAAAATGGGGTACAAGGATTAACCTCAATGGTGGCAGAAGCAGAGTTATTGGGTACAAACTTTGATAATGTAACACAATTAGCTGAAAAATTCTTTGACCCTGAAGCTGCAATAGATTTTGCTGCGGGAATGCAAATGATTGGTGGAACCAACATGACTGACCCCCTAAAATTAATGTACCAGTCTCTATATGACATAGATGGTTTAATGGATGACATGAATGAGAACGCTAAAAGTTTCGCTACATTTAATGAAACTACTGGTGAATTCGAAATTGACCCAGCTAACATGATAAGAATGAGAGATTACGCTAAACTAACGAATCAATCATTAGAAGAATTACAAACTACAGCTATAAGAGGTCAAAAAATGGACTTAGCAAAAAGTATGTTAAGTGGATTTGACGATGAAGAAGTTAAAGGATTAATTGCTGGAATGTCAGATTTTGCTGAAATTGATGGTGAGAAAAAAATGGCGATTAGTTTACCTGGATATGGAGAAATACCACTAGAAAACTTAGCTAGTTTAATGGAAGAAGACGCGACAATCCTAGAAGCTTTAAGAGAACAAGCTCATACCGATTCCTTATCTAACGAACAAATATTCAAAGACCAATTAACAGCTAATAAGGCAACTGCAGTAGCTGCCGCTAATATAGAAAATATGATAACAGGTGGGGTGATAATGGAAGGTATGGAATCAGGTACTCTAGGTGCTGGACAAAACTTAGCTGAAAGTGTGTTAACTATGTCTAGAGACTTTTCTAATAAAATGTTACCAGGATTAGACACTTTAGTATCTGACTCTTTGTCTGGTATAGGAGATATTGTAGGCATGGTTCAAGCCATAGCTGATGATATAGGAGTACTAATTAAAACAGCTATAGATGCAAATACTATAGACCCCATAATAGTAAATGATGGTACTTTTGGACCAACTAGTGAGAAAAGAACTTTACAAATAGGACCCAAAGGTTCCAACCCAATTTATGAATTTTCACCAGACGACACAATTCAAGCTAGTACAGTAGTAAAAAGTTTTAGTGAACTAACACCACTTGGTGGTGAAGGAAATACCGGCGGTGGAGGCGGTTTAAGAGATATTAAAATGACCGTAAGTGGTAATGTAACTGTTAATGGTGGTGATAGCATATCAGGCAAAAAATTTGTACAACTGGTAAATGAAAACGCTAAAGATATTGTATATGCTATTGACGGAGCAACTAGTTATGGTGGGTAGTTAAAATTAATAAAATAAAAAATATATGTTTTTAAATACAGAAATAAAATATCCGTGGACACAAGGAGACTTTAACATTTCCTTAGAAGGCACCCAACTTATTAGAGAAGCTCTTCTTAATAGAAATTTAGATGGAGCGTATTTGAACAGGGGTAATCCTATTCCACCTAATGGTGATATAGCTCCAGGTACTATTGTTTATACGAATTTATCCGATAAGTCAGTGAGAGACCAACCACAACCAGAGGACGTGACTAATCAGGACGGTATACCGTTACAAGAGGCTATGTATTTAAATAACAAATACGGACCAACAGACGGTTACGGAGGACTGACAATAATAGATGTTAATAAATTAGTTAGAGACACTCAACTAACATATATAAACGCAAATACACTACTTCCTGAAGGATTTTTCTCATCTAGTTATACCGCGATAGAAGTAATGAACACTGTTAACATATCCAATGGTATTATTACTACATTAAACAGTAAAATCCTAGATGACTCTATGTTAATTAAAACCTCTTTTAGTCACTTAAGGAAAAATTTAGGATTCAATCAAGGACAATTTGAAATAAAAGACAAACCTGATGGGTTATTTAGTTTAAACATTACTAGTCCACCTAGCGAAATAGTAGACGATGATGAAAATTATTTATCTCGTTTAGAGCCATCATACGACCCAGAATCTGTTATACCAGGAAGTTATTTTTTACCCACCCAACCACCTAATGTTAACACTTACTTAGAAAACCCAATTAACTTCAATTACTTTAGTATAGTTGGTGGAGCAGAGTTTAATCAAATAAGTAATATATTCACACAAGGAAGTTCAATCCCAACCTCACCTTTCGCTACCCCAGCTCCTTCTGAGAGTTTTATAGCTTACATGGGAGAAGAGCAACAATCGACTTTATTTGGTGTTTTAAATTATAACTTTTATAGACCAGATTATACACAATCACAAACAGCATTTGGTATTGAGGTTCCTGTAGGAAATTATTATTTAGGTAGTAGAAATTTAGAACCAGGATTAATTCAGTCACCACTTGACGCGGTTCCAGCTGATAAATTTGGTCGACCAGTACAAGCTTTAGTTTATGGTCCATTCGCTATAGCCCAACAGTATGAAACAGTAGACGGTCAAGCTTTATGGCAAAGATATGAAATGATGGACCAAGGAAGAGCTTATGTTAATGGAGGAGGTGTTAACGCTGGATTTACTTGGGTAGGAGCCCTTTCGGTACCAGTTACAGATACGAGTTCACAAAATCCTGGTGTAGCTTCAAATCTCATAATTAATCGTTCTGACGTTTTACCAAAAAAGAAAGGTTCTATTTTAGATGCAACTCAAGCTTTAATAGATTCTACACCAGCTTTTGGTGGAGCTAAATTTAAACACGCGGGTAACGCAATCGACCAAACAGCTAAAATATTTAATGATGGTTATAAAAATATATCCAAAGGTTCAAGAGTAACCAACTACCACGATGGAGACGTACCTTGGAATTGTATGGAGTATTGTAGAGTATGGACCAAAGACCAACCATTTATTACGTTTTCTGACTTACAACAAAGAGGAGTTCATAGAGGATATGTTTGTAGTACAGATTCAGTATTTGAAACACCGTATAACCTGAATATATACCCAACAAGAGGTAAAAGTACTTCTATGCCTACAGGTAAAAATGTTAAAAAATATATGTTCTCTATTGAAAATTTAGCTTGGAGAGGTACCAATGAATTTAATAATTTACCCGCAGCAGAAAAAGGACCTAATGGTGGAAGAATAATGTGGTTCCCACCTTATGATATTAGTATTGGTGATACTAATTCTGCACAATGGAATTCTACAAACTTTTTAGGTAGACCAGAACCAATATACACATACAATTACGCTGAAAGAATTGGTACCTTATCCTTTAAAATAGTAGTAGACCACCCATCAGTACTAAATGTTATAACACAAACTAGACTGAAAGGTTTAACGGACGCTCAAGCAGACGCAGCTTTAAACGCGTTTTTTGTTGGATGTAAAGAATTTGATTTATTTGAATTGGCAGAAACCTACCAAAATTTTACAATGGATGAGTTAAATTATTTATATAATGAAGCTAATGCTACAGATGATAATGATGTGTCTAATAATATAAATTACCAAAATACAGGACAAGATTATCCTGCTGGTGGTAATTTTACACAAAATGAGATAGATAATTTAGAAGCTCAAAATCAAAATAATCAAAATATATCTAATAGTGTTGATGGGCAACCACCCGCGGGTTCTGCCGCGGAGGACGCACAAAACTTCCAAGAACAAGAACAACTAACCCAACAGTTTGTATTAAAAAAACTATTAGGTGAAGCAAACTATTTTGAATTTTTAGAAGAAAACAACCCATTCATATATAATTCTATAAGAGACCAACTAAAGTATTTCCATCCAGCTTTTCACTCTACTACACCAGAAGGATTAAATAGTAGATTAACTTTTTTAATACAAACTTGTAGACCAGGAAAAACAATACCTACCATAACAAAAGAAGGTACACAGATTATAGACGCTGATAATACCGCGTTTGGTCCCCCACCAATATGTGTACTAAGGATAGGGGATTTTTATCACACTAAAATAGTTATAGATTCGGTGAGTATATCTTACGAACCATTATTATTTGATTTAAATCCTGACGGGATAGGCGTACAACCGATGATAGCGGATATACAAATGAACTTTAAGTATATTGGTGGACAAGGATTAAAAGCACCTATTAGTAGACTACAGAATGCTTTATCATTTGACTATTTTGCTAATACAGAAATGTATGATGAAAGGTCTGGAGTCGAAGTAACCACTCAAACACCTACTAGTGAAGAGGTTAATAACGAAGTCCTAAATCAAGAAGGTGGTAGTAACCCAGAAGTAAGTAATACGTCAAATAATGCTGGAGGTGACGGTTCTAATCCTGAAATAATTGAAACAGGAACAAACCCTGAAGTAACAGGATAAAAAAATATATTATGGCTACAACAACAGAAAGAACAGGTATAGTAAAATATAAGAATCAATACAATCAATTAGTATCCGATTCAAAATACTATATATCAGTTTGTGATTCATTTGCGTCTGACATATATAGAAGATTTGGATTTGGTCATTTAGAATTTATGTATATAGAAAAAAGATATCACTATGGTGATTTTTTAGACAGTAACTCACATTTTTTAGGATTACCGTTTAAATTTTTAAGTAGATTAGATACCCAGTATAATAGTTTAATAACCAATATTAATAGTGGACTAACACACATACAAAGTTTTATACCCAAAGGAGCTTCTATAGAAGACGAGGAGTATGTTAAAACAACTTTGTTAACTCATGCACAGGAACAATTTAAATCATTAAAAACAACATACGTAAATAAATTTTTACAAATAAAAGATGCTCAATTAAACTGTAGTACAAGAATAGACAGATTCAATTTAGTCACTGGTAGTAGTAATGATGGTATAGCGAGTGGAGCTTCAGGTTCTAGAATTATCTGTATGACTTTAAGTGGTGATGAGATTACAACATTAACAAATGATATTAGAAATGTAGGTTATAAAATAGAAAAATATACTAGTACATTAGAAAGTCTATTAGATGACTCTTACTTAACATTAGGTACTAAATTAGAAGAATATATATTCTTTAATAACATAATTTGCAACCAACAAACAATAAATAGAGTAAACGGGGTGGACTATACAGTAAATGCTGGTAAATTATTTGAATATAGAAAAGCAATATTGATAGAAGACTTAACAACAACTAAAACTAACTTTAGAGACGGTATACATTCTTACTTAGTTCCACAATTTAAAAGTAGAATAGAAGAATTTGCTTCTGAACTTATTACTTTTGATGTTAAAAGATACGAACAAATATTTGATGTGGATTATGGATTAAATAAAATAGCTAAAAAACAAATTGATAATCTTTTAACGTCGGATAACGATTATAGTGTAAACTATACAGGTAAAACCACAGAAATAAAAGAAGTTATGAAATATTTTGAAAACTCCAGAGTAGGGACACTGTCTTCAGATTTTAATTTTAAAACTTCAGATAAAATTTTATTAAGTTAATATTATGTATTATAACAGATATAAAGATTTTACACAAAATGGTGAAATAAAAACAGTACCATACATTACATTAGCCGATAAACCATCGGACAAATATGTGGTCTATAAACTTGGTAAAACTAGAATGGATAAATTATCACAACAATATTATGGGACACCTTACTTCGGGTGGTTAATATTACAAGGCAACCAAAAGTATGGTTCACAAGAATGGAATATTCCTGATGGTACATTAATAAGAGTTCCTTTTCCCCTAATACCCTCTTTAGAAGAATATAAGTCGGAGCTACAAAATTATTTTCTTTTTTATGGTAGATAAAAATCGGGTGAATTATGAGTATTAGTGGAAATGAAGATATCCTTACGGAAAAAATTGGTGGTAATCTAACGGTAATCAATCCTAATAAAGTAATAACTAATAAAGGGGTTAAAGATAGGTTAGTTAATCATGAAGATTTAGTTATATACGCCAATTTAGTAGCAAAAATAGTACCTAGAAGTAAAATTCTTTTAGGAGACGCGGATACAGAATCAGAAGTTGCTATAGATTTATTTGGGGGAGAAGTTAATTTCCTTAAACCAAAAGGTAAAAAAAGTTTAGACAGTTCTTGGACCGAAGCATTCACCAATCCAGATTTTAATAAAATTACTTATAGTGAAAATGAAGATTTTGCACAGACAGGAGCGTACACTAAAAGTTTAAAAGAAGCTGAAGATTTTCAAGGGTTTGGAATTACCTCTATAAATGTGGTAATAAACCAATCATTTGTCCCTGAAGTAACTATAAATTTTACAGATATTAGGGGTAAAACCTTATTTGAACAAGGAGACACAGGTGGCCCTTATACAGCCTTTTTTCACATGCCTTATCCAGTATTCCACCTAACTTTAAAAGGTTATTACGGAACAGCAGTAAAGTACCAACTTAAATTAATGAAATTTAACGCAGCTTTCGACTCTAGTTCAGGTGATTATAATATTACGTGTAAATTTATTGGTAATCACTCAGCTTTACTAAATGATTTAAATTTACATCAAGCGATGATAGCTCCGTATATGTATCCGAGTCCAACTCGAGGTGAAGGTGGTGTTAGTACGGGATTAGGTATGCAAATTATGAACGAAGTCTATCAAACTTATGAAGATAGAGGTTTAATAAAAAAAGACTTTCCTAGATATACAATTTTTGCTTTAATGAATAAAGTAAATCAGTTTGAAACAGAATTAGCTAGTAATTTTAAAAAGGAAGACCTACAATTCATGGATGATAAAAAGACCTATCAAGACGAATTAACAAAGTTTTACAATTCTATATTTGGTACTGGTCAATGGTTTGATACTTTTTTAGATAAGACTACCGCGACAGTAATACCAACAAACGTTACAGCAAGCGCGGGAACAGAAAATATAGTTGCTTATCAATTGTTAGATGCTACTGACTCTGGTGTAGCCGCAGCAAACGACGCTTGGGTTAAAAGAAAGGACACCTATGTAGAAAGATTAAATAGTAATTTAACATTTGGTGAAACAGGTCAAAGACCTATAACAGTAAGTGGTAGATTTGATGTATCACATCAGATAGCTAGTGGTACCTCAAGTACCCTGGAAGGACCATATTGGTATATAGTAGATAAAAAATCGGAATCATTTGGAATTCAATGGTTAAACGTACAAAAAGAATTTGAAAAAAACTTTAATGAACTACAAACTGAAGTTAGTAAAAATTTAAATAAAACTTTTGTAGAAACATTAGGGTTTTATCCATCTATAAGAAATTTGCACGCTGTTATTCTAGCAGGTTCAGATACCTTTATAAGGTTATTAGATAGAGTACATACAGAAGCCTTTAAACAAAGAAACAATCAAAAAAGATTAAGGGTGTTAGTTCCGGAAGATGTTAAAAATGAAGAAAAAACAGTATTTCCTTGGCCTATATATTATGAAGAAACTGAAGACAATGAAAGAATATTACAATATCCAGGAGCTAGTAAAAGTTTATCTATTACAGGAGCATATGACGCTAAATTATGGCCTGAAGTAGAATTTGTTGAGGAGTATACTAAAGCTAGTGCATTTCACACGGAATCTATAAACGCTCCATTTGAAAACCAATTTGTAACAATAGATTATATACCACTAAGTGTTAGAGAATTTCCTTTTGATAATGAAGTTTATGGACAGAGTGCCGTTGATAAAATGGTGATGGAAATTTATGACCGTTCATTTGATTTATTAAATTATGGTAGTTTAACATGGCAAAACAGAAGTTCTGATGTTATACCAGCGATACAAGAACTAGCTCAATATGATGCTGAGGTTTTAGAAAAAAGAATAAAATTAAATAGTAATTTAGCAACATTTTTCGGTAATAGTACAGTTACAGATATTAACAGTATTTTTGAATATTTTAATAATGAAAAAGGACAAGACGTTATTCTTAGATGGCAGTTAGGGTTACCTAATACATCTTATATCAGTCAAAGAAATATAGAAGGTAAAAATATACCAGGAACAAATTATGGTGTTTATCCTGGATATATAAGTTTTATACAATTAGTCGAAACAAAACCATACACCCAAGTACTAAATTATATTCATGACCAAAAATCTGATAGTACATTTGATATGTACCCACTAAGATGGGACATGGGTTCCGCGTGGATACAAGAAACATTAGCTAACGGACAAACTGCGGACGAAGGAAGTTTTTACACAACTAAAGAAATACAATTAGACCCAGAAGCTAAATTATTCTCGACACAAAATCTTAAATATTTTTTATGTAATCATCATGTTATAAATGAAGACCCAACTAACGAAAGTATTATTAATGATGAAATAATAAGTACTAAAGATTTAAAGACTAAAGAGGAATGGGAAAGTCATTACCAAGGTACAGACGGTAAACAAATAAAACATATAACTGAAGGTTTAAATCACAGTGGTGACTACACAAAAGTTTTATCACTATTTAACACACCTTACTTTGCAAATGCTTTAGCTAAGGGTTATATAGAAAAAGACCAACCAGGAGCTTTTTTAAATTTAGGGTACATGTTTTTACAAAGTTTACCTATAGCCACAACTAAAGAAAAAATGTTATGGTCACCAGGAAATTACGGTAGTTACATATCACAAATTTTAAATCAATTAGCTGCTCATCACCAGATACCTCTAGCTTTTGCATTAAAAATAGGGAGTATATGGTGGAGATATAAAACCGCGGGTATTACAAATCCTGATACAGATGCTGACAATTGGGACGACGCTATAAACAGTGGTACTTTAGGATATTTTAACACAAGTATTAACACAGGTACAGGTCCTGAATTTCTATATACGGATTCAATAATGGGATTAGGTTTTTCATACACCTTACCAGACGGAACAATAGCTACAGGAGATAATGGGTCAGAAATATCTTTAGGGATATATCCTAAGTTAATGGCCGCAGCTCATTATATGGTTACAGGTCAAGACGTTTTAAGTCCAGTAGTTGATGACGCAACATTACTTAATAATTTTAATATTAGTTCAGGTTTTAGTGTTAATGTTATAAAAGAAACTGACGCGTCATTTAATGCCAACAACCAACAAGTAAATTACTATACAACCTATGGTACAGGAAATTCAGTTACCGTACAATCCACCATAGACACAGCGGTAAGTACAGCAGGAGTTCCTTCTGGTGATTATTATATTTTATATCCGTCAGCTGGTGGAATGTTATCTAACGAATTTGAGTCTGCCGCTGGAGTTACATCCTATAACAATCAAGTAGGTGGACACAACGGTTCCGTGAGATTTTTATGGTCGTTACCACAGTATGGTTATTTTTCAGGTGACACCTTCCCAGCTAGAGACCAATACTATAAGAAAATTTTTAATGACAAAGACGAACAAGATATTTTCGCTATAAGTAATGGTGGTACCGAATTGACGCAAAGATATTCTTATATTGATGAGTTACTAGCTGTATTTCCTACAGAAGTATTAAATTATTTTGAGGATATGTTTAAAAATTTCTGTCAAAGAAGAAACCCTTCTACAGAAGAGATTGAAGGAGAATATACTAGTCTACACCAAGTTTTAGGACAAATACTATATGTTCCTTTAAGTGATGTTAAATTGCCAGACCAAGGAACGGGTAAGTTTACCTCTAATATTGCAGCGGCACAACACAAAAAAGCTATTAATATACTAGAAACCTTTACTCAACAAAAAGTGTTTTATAAAAAAGGGTCAGTAAATAATCTAGATAACGTTATAAATATTGACGGTAACCCCATACAATCTTATCAAGCTTTGGTTTACTTATTAAGAGCTAATGGTACTAGTTCTATGTCTCAATTACCAGAAGCTATACAACAAAGTTGGGACCAACCATTTAAAGATATTTTCTTCCCGTATAACAATAATTTACCACCCGACATACCCTTAGCAACCTTTATGGTTAATAATCCAGGATTATATTCTACTTTTCAGTATTATTTCCCATCAGCTTTTGGGGGGATAGATATGGTGACCGTCACCAACTCACCGGTATATGAGTTTTTTAGAGAAATAAATATAGCACCAACAGAAGAAAATGTACCGCTATTTGCCCCAATTATAAGAACATATTATTCTAATGGTAATAACTTAGAAAGTTTGGGTGAACTAGAAACTACATTATCACAAACACAAAATCAGTACCTAGAACAACTTTTTAATAACTTAAAAAAAATAGAGCCAGATACAAAAGAGGAAGATGCTATTATTGAAGATGACAGACCACTAATTGTGGCGGACAATTTAAAATTAGAACTATACCAATCCTTCAAACACCTTAATGACGCTTGGATTGCTGGATTAACTGGTTTGGAAGATAGGACATTACTTGAAAAATTTTATTTTTTAGATAGAGCTAATGAGGATATTGGTGACGAAGCTGTAATTGATATTTTTATTATGCAACAATTAGGTAATCCATTTACACCAGACCCTAGTGCATCAGTAGATAGAACTTTAAACAGTTTTCTAAGTAAAATAGCGATGGACAATAACTTCTTAAAGTTAGACTTACCTTCATATATTAACTTTTTTGGTGTGGGTGACGCAAATTCAAGCTCTCAAGGAAACGCTATGTTTGGTACTTTTACTGAAGTCGACACAACTAAATCTGGTCCAGTATTTCTTTACATCTATATCGGAGAAGAATCAACACACTTATCTGTAAAAACGGATAATTATGGATTTAACAACGATTCTTTTGATTTAAATAAAACAACCCCTAATCCGTTGGTAAGAACAACACCATTAAGCCCAGAAAAACAAGCTAGAAGTAACGCGATAATGGCATACACAGTTGATTTTGGAATACCTAATCAAAATGTTTTTACTAGTATAAATTTAGACCAATCACAAAGTGAAAATACCTCAGAAAGTTATATTGTTCTAGATGATTTAGCTTTAGCGGGTGGTGGTAAAAATGTATCTACTAACTCATTAAATTTATTTAACGTTTATAAAACTAGGTCTTACAACTGTTCGGTAGAAGCTATGGGATGCGCGTTAATACAACCAACCCAATATTTCCAACTAAGATACGTTCCTATGTTTTCTGGTGTTTACATGATTAAAAGCGTTGAACACAGTATAGCTCCAAATACGATGACTACTAAGTTTGAGGGTGTTAGAATACCGATACCAAATCTACCTAAAGTAACTGATTTAATAACTAGAGTACAAACTAGTTTACTAGAAAAAGTTAAGAGTGCTGTTGAAAAAGCAGACTCACCAGAAGAAGTTCCAGGTGACATGTTTGATTTTACCGAAGAAGAATTAAATCGTGGACCAGAAGAAGAAGGCGGACCAACTAATCAAACAGCACCAATTGCTGGAATAACCTTTAGTGCACCTGTTGATATTTCTAAAGTTGAAGACCCTAGAACTATTGATAGTAGTAGAGTTTCAGGTGGCCCAGAAGTGGGAGACCCAAGAAGTGGAGGTAGAGTACATAAAGGTGTGGACCTATATCCTAAAACCGATTTCATGGGTGAAGAACTTGAAATTACTGCAGCACATAGTGGTAAAATAACCAAAATTGTTAGAAATTGTCTAGATGATAACACAGTTGGTTCTTGTGGTGGAGGTTATGGAAATCACGTCAGAATTGTAAGAGAAATTGTAGAATGGCCAAGTAATGTTACCTTAGCAGAAGGTACTATAATAAAGGTTGAGACAAGATATTGTCACCTAAAAAGAGGTAGTGTAGCCGCTGGTTTAAGTGAAGGTCAAGAAATAAATGATGGTGTATTTTTAGGTCACATGGGAGCTACAGGAAACGCTTCACCTGGTAAAGAACACCTACATTATGAAGTAAGGGTCACCAAATTAAATAGTAGATTAGCCCCTATAACTAAAGTAGCTGACCCGCTAGAAGGATATATTCCTGGACTATAAGTTGACATTTTATAAAATAACAAATATTTATTATAAAAAAGAGTACTATGATTAATCAAGATTTAAAATCAAAGTTAGATAATTTCCTAGGAAAGGACACCAACATATCAGAAATTTCTAGTAATCCTGAAAGTGAAGAGGTGTGTGATTTAGATACGGGTATCTGTTATACTGTAAGAACTAGAGATGGTCTTATTGAAAGAGTTGAAAATAGTGTTAGAGTTAATAGAAAAATAAATGTAGAGTCACCAAGTGGTGATGTTAAACAACTTTTAAATGGATAATAATCTAAAAAACAAACTACACGAAGAACTAAAAAGATTTAATAATATAGGAAACTATGTTAAAAATCTAGAAGAACAAATTGTATTAGGTACAGGAAGAAGTTCTGGATTCGTAGAAAAACAAGGAAATTCACCAAGAGTAATTCAATTTGCTCAACGTCAAGAAATGGGAGAACAAGAAGAGGTAGCACCTGAAGAAGAGTTAGCGGTTGGAGACGAAGAGGTTGCTGATGAAGAATTAGCAGCTGTAGGAGATGAAGAAGTAGCAGCTGTAGGAGATGAAGAAGTAGCAGTAGGTGACGAAGCAGTTGGTGCTGAAGAAGAAGGTGACGCTGCTGTAGAAGATGAATTAGCAGTCGCAGATACAGGTGATACTGATACTGAAGATACTGTGGAAGTAGACGTTACTGATTTAGTTGACAAACAGAAAGAAATTGAAACAGCTGTTAAAAGTAGTGAAGAAAATATTAGTGGGGCAAATGATAAGTTATCTAGTTTATTAGACAAACTAGATGAATTAGAAGGTACTTTAGCTGATATGGATTCACAATTATCTAAAATTGAAACACTAGAAAAAAAGATTGAACAATTCAGACCACGTACCGCTAGAGAAAAAGTAGAACAAAGAAAAGATTTTGATAGTGGTCCATACAATACCTCACTTTCCGATTTTTGGCAAGAAGGACAAGAAAGATTTAAAAAACAAGGAAAAGAAGAATATGTACTTACTCCTGATGAAGCTAAAGACTATAGTGAAACAGACATCCAACAAAGTTTTAACCCACCTAGTTAAATATAGACATCATTTTTACCCCAACTAGTTGACATTACCATAACACTTTATTATTCTTTTTATAGATTATATTATGTATAAAAATTATGTATTAAAAAAGAAAATTAAAAAGTTATGACAAATTCAACAACAGACGCGGTTTTGCAACAATACGAAAAAAACAAAAACGCAGGGGGCTCATCTACCCAACAAAAGATGTCACAAGAAGAAAGAATGAAAAAATATTTCACTACTATGTTACCACAGGGTGTTAGCAACGGTGAAAAAATGATTAGAATTTTACCAACAAAAGATGGTAGTTCACCTTTTAAGGAAGTTTGGTTTCACAATATCCAGATTCAAGGAAGATGGCAAAAACTTTATGACCCAGGAAAAAATTCAGATGGTTCAGCTACAGGAGAAAGAAGTCCTCTAAATGAAGTAGAAGAAGCTTTAAGACTTGCTGGAGACGAACAATCAAAAGAATTAGCAAGACAATATCGTTCATCAAAATTTTATATTGTAAAAGTTATCGATAGAAACAATGAAGAGGATGGTGTAAAATTTTGGAGATTTAAACACAATTGGAAAGGAGATGGTGTTTTAGATAAAATTATCCCTATTTGGAAAAATAAAGGTGACGTTACAAATCCTGAAGAAGGAAGAGACTTACTACTAACTTTACAAAAAGTTCCATTACCTAGTGGTAGAGGAGAATATACTACAGTTTCATCAATTATGTATGAAGACCCAGCAGTATTATCTCAAGAAGAATCTAAAAAAACAGAATGGTTAGCTAATGATTTAACATGGAAAGATGTTTACGCACAAAAACCAGTAGAATTTTTAGAAGCTATATCTAAAGGATGTGAACCAGTATGGGATAATGAGTTAAAAAAATATACTTATGATGACCCATCAGCAAAAACCCAAAGTACAACCGAGGTAACTCCATCAGCAGACCCACAAGCAGGTCAAAGTGTTGATAAGGATTTACCGTTTTAATATATTACCAATATGCCATTGAAAAAAAGAAGTTTTGCGGATATAAAAAATAAATTTTCTAAAAAAGCTAAATTTAAACCTGATAGATTTTTTGACCTTGGACCAGCATTCCTAGACGCCACAGGAATTCCTGGTCCAGCAATGGGTCATTTACAAATGTTTTTAGGTCACTCAGATACTGGTAAAACAACAGCATTAGTAAAAGCTGCTGCAGACGCTCAGAAAAAAGGAGTATTACCAGTTATTATTATTACTGAACAAAAATGGGGTTTTGAACACGCTAAAATGTTAGGCCTCGAATGTGAAGAAGTAGTGGACGAAGAAACAGGACAAATAGATTGGGATGGATTTTTCTTATTTAATAATAATTTTGAATATATTGAACAAATTACCGATTATATTAATGAGTTAATGGACGCACAAGATAAGGGTGAAATTGATTATGATTTACTATTTTTGTGGGATTCTGTTGGTTCTATACCATGTAAAATGACGTATGATGGAAAAGGAGGAAAAATGCATAACGCTGCTGTTTTAGCAGACAAAATAGGAATGGGAATAAACCAAAGAATAGGAAAGTCTAGAAGAGAAGACTCTAAATATACAAACACGCTGGTTGTCGTTAATCAACCATGGGTAGAATTACCAGACAACCCATTTGGTCAACCTAAAATTAAAGCGAAGGGAGGTGAAGCTCTATGGTTAAACTCTACTTTAGTTTTTAGATTTGGTAATCAAAAAAACGCTGGTACAAATAACATTTCCGCTGTAAGAGATAAAAGAAAAGTTAAATTTGCAACAAGAACAAAAATTACTATCATGAAAAATCATGTAAATGGACTAGGTTATGAAGATGGTAAGATTTTAATTGCACCACATGGTTTTCTAGCAGCAAGAGAACCTTCAGAAGAAAAAAAATCAATCGAATCATACAAAAAAGAACACGCTGAATTTTGGTCACAACAATTAGGTGTTGGTGGTGATTTTGATTTGAAAGAAGAAAAAGAATTGTAGAACCCACTAATGTATAAAATTGAAAACAAAAACATTAATAGTTGATGGTAATTCATTACTAAAATTAGGATTTCATGGTGTTAAATCTTTATTTGTTAAAGATAAGCACATTGGGGGTCTATTTCATTTTTTAAATACTCTTAGAAAATATATTGTTGAGGAATCTTTTAATAAGGTTGTAGTTTTTTGGGACGGTAAAAACAATAACGCTCAAAGAAGAGAAATATATAAAGAATATAAGAGTAATAGAAGAAATAGATTTAAAGACCAAGATGCAGAAAATTCATTTAACTATCAAAAAGTAAGGACTCAAGAGTATCTAGAAGAACTTTTTGTTAGACAAGGTATATTTGAAAAATGTGAAGCAGACGATTGTATAGCTTATTATTCACAAATTACCCCTAATGAAGAAAAAACCATTCTTACCGCCGACAAAGACCTAACTCAATTAATATCACCAACAGTTAAGGTTATACTAACTTCCACAGGCAAAGTTTATTCCGAAGGAGATTTAATTAAAATGAAAGATGTGAGCATACCTTCTTTTAATATTCCTTTGTATAAAATTATATGTGGTGACAGCTCAGATAATATTCCTGGTGTTAAATTAGTTGGTGGTAAAACATTAATGAATTCTTTTCCTGAAATAAAAAATAAAAAAGTAGAAATAGAAGAAATATTAGATTTAACTTCTAAATTATTAGAAAAAAATAATAATTTTAGATTAAATAATATTAAAAAAGGTGTAACGAGAAACGGAGAATTAGGCTCCACTCTTTATGATATTAACAAAAAATTAGTAGACTTATCAACACCTCTTTTAACAGAAACAGCTATTAATAATATTAAATTAATATCTGAAGAAACCATCGACCCAACAGACAGGGGATGGAAAAACATTATCAAAATGATGATGGATGACGGAATGTTTGAAGTATTCCCGTCAAATGACGATGCTTGGATACAATTTATCCAACCATTTTTAAATATAATTAAAGTAGAAACTAAAAAATTTAAGAAAAATGAGAAATAGTGAAAATATGGACATGACAAAATTTGAATTCCTATTAAGTATGGGAAACAATATTATATGCCAAAGATACTTTATGGTTAGGTCACACATACCCCAATCTTTAAAGTCGGTAGATTTATATGAAGTTATAAAAGAAATTTCTGATGACATTCAAGGTACATTAAAACTAAAAACCACAGATGTTTTAGAAATTTTTCACAGAGAAGATATGTCAAAACTTCCTACAGAATCAAGCTATTTTACGATAAGCTTAAAAAAAGAAAACGAGATAATAATGCAAAGAATATTCCCCTCAAACCTCTATCCCCCAAAGGTGAGGTATTCTGTGGATATTAGACCACAAATTTCTTATTTTCTCCACAGGCTTACTGACGTTTTGTCACGTAAAAAATTAGAAACAATCTACCTAGACCAGGTGATTTAAGAGAGTAAAATGACTATTTATAATAACACAAATATGAGCAACGATATGACAGAAAATTTTGGATATTTAGGATACGTTTTCCAACAGAAACTTTTAAATATAATCATAACAGACAACTCATTTGCACAGTCAATTCTAGACGTTATTAAAGCAAAATATTTTGATAACCAATATTTTAGATTAATAGTACAAATGATAAAAGAATATTATGAGACTTATGAAACTACACCTTCTTTTGATGGGTTAGACCAACTTACTAGGTTAGAGATTAGTTCTGAAATGGCAAGAAAATGTGTTTTTGATATGCTAAAAGAAATTAAAGACGCATCATTTGAAGACCATAACTTTATTAAAGAAAAATCTATAAAATTCTGTAAACAACAAGAACTAAAAAAGGCTATTAAAAAAGTAGAGTCTATTATGGAACAAGGAGATTTTGAAAGTTATGACAAATGTGAAGAATTTATTAGAGATGCAATTCAAATAGGTGAAACTGATTCTAATAGCTTTGAAGTATTTAATGATTTAGAGGAAGTTTTAAGGGAAGATTACCGTCATCCTATCCCTACGGGGTTAAATGGGATAGATAATCTACTTAATGGGGGTCTAGCAAAAGGTGAAATTGGTGTTATACTAGCACCTACAGGAGTAGGAAAAACAACAATATTAACTAGATTCGCGAATACAGCTTATAATTTAGGTTATAATGTTTTACAAATATTTTTTGAAGACAATCCTAAAATCATACAAAGGAAACATTTTACTTGTTGGACAGGTATAGTACCAGACGAACTTAGTAAACATAAAGAGGAAGTATTAAAAAAAGCTAGTGAAATAAAAAAGAATGGTGGTAGATTAGTATTAAAAAAATTACCATCAGACGAACTAAATATATTACAAATAAAACACCAGTTAAGAAAACTTATTTCAGAAGGAATGAAAATTGACATGGTGGTTATTGACTATATAGACTGTGTCCTTCCAGATAGAAAACATAATGATGAATGGAAAGGAGAAGGTTCAGTAATGAGAAAATTTGAAGGTATGTGTCATGAATTAAATTTAGTAGGATGGACAGCTACACAAGGTAATAGGTCCTCTATTTCTTCAGAAGTTGTAACTACAGACCAAATGGGTGGTTCTATAAAGAAAGCTCAAGTGGGGCATGTCATAATTTCAGTCGCTAAAACTCTACAACAAAAAGAAATGGGTCTAGCGACAATAGCACTAACAAAATCCAGATTAGGGCAAGATGGTATTATTTTTGAGAATTGTAAATTTGACAATTCTTTATTAGAAATAGATACCGAACAATCACAAACATTTTTAGGTTTCGAAGAAGACAAAACAGAAAGAAACCGACAAAGAGTATTAGACGCTCTACAAAGAAGAGAGAGAATAGTAAAACAATAAAAATAAAATAAATAATAAAATTAAAATATGGAGATTTCGAATAAAATTTTGTCTGATATTACTGTTTACATGAAGTACGCAAAATATCTACCAGAACTAAACAGAAGAGAAACTTGGGAAGAGTTAGTAACGAGAAATAAAAATATGCACATCAAAAAGTATCCACACTTAAAAGAGGATATTGAGGAGAAGTATAAGTTTGTTTATGATAAGAAGGTATTGCCATCTATGAGGTCTATGCAATTTGGTGGAAAACCAATTGAGATAAGCCCAAATAGAATTTATAATTGTGCATATATGCCAATTGACCATATAGATTCTTTTGCTGAATGTATGTTCTTATTATTAGGAGGTACGGGAGTAGGTTATTCCGTACAAAAACACCACGTAGCTAAATTACCCGTAATTCAAAAACCATACCCAAAAAGAAAACGTAGATTTTTAATCGGTGACTCAATCGAAGGTTGGGCGGACTCGATTAAAGTTCTTATGAAATCATACATGAATGGTGGAGGAAGTAGAGTGGAATTTGATTATTCAGATATTAGACCTAAAGGAGCAAGATTAATCACATCAGGTGGTAAAGCACCAGGCCCACAACCATTAAAGGAGTGTCTGGTTAAAATAGAAGGATTATTAAACGCAAAAGAAAATGGAGAACAACTTACAACAATTGAGGTACATGATATTATATGTTATATCGCAGACGCGGTATTGGCCGGAGGTATTCGTAGAGCAGCTCTTATTAGTTTATTTAGCGCTGATGACGATGCAATGATTGGATGTAAAGCTGGTAACTGGTGGGAACTAAACCCACAACGTGGTAGAGCAAATAACTCAGCTGTATTGATGAGACATAAGATAACTCAAGAATTTTTCTGGGAATTATGGAAAAGAGTTGAACTATCAGGAGCAGGAGAACCAGGAATATATTTCAATAATGATAAAGATTGGGGCACAAATCCTTGTTGTGAGATTGCTTTAAGACCCTATCAGTTCTGTAACTTATGTGAAGTAAATGTTTCAAACATTGAGTCCCAAGAAGATTTAAATATAAGAGTTAAAGCAGCGGCATTTATCGGAACACTTCAGGCAGGATATACAGCTTTTCATTATTTAAGAGATGTGTGGAGAGAGACAACAGAGAAAGATGCACTAATTGGTGTTTCAATGACAGGTATTGGTTCAGGTAAAGTTCTTAATTATGATATGAAAAAAGCTGCTAGTTTAGTAAAAAGAGAAAATACCAGAGTATCTAAATTACTAGGAATTAATCAAGCAGCAAGAACAACCACGGTTAAACCAGCTGGAACTACTTCATTAACGTTAGGAACATCATCAGGTATTCATGCGTGGCATAATGATTTCTATATTAGAAGATTACGTGTTGGTAAAAATGAAGCGATTTATTCTTATCTTTCACAAAATCATCCAGAATTAGTGGAGGATGAATATTTCAGACCACACGACACAGCAGTAATTAGTATACCACAAAAAGCACCTAAAGGTTCAATAATGAGAACAGAGTCACCATTTGATTTATTAGAAAGAGTTAAAAAAGTAGCTACTGAATGGGTTAACTCTGGACATAGAAAAGGTTCTAACTCTCATAATGTATCTGCAACTATTTCTCTAAAAGAAGGTGAGTGGTTATCAGCAGGTAAATGGATGTGGGAAAATAGAAAATATTATAATGGGTTATCTGTACTACCATATAATGGTGGAACTTATACACAAGCTCCATTTGAAGATATTACCGAAGAAAAATATAATGAAATGATGAAGTCATTAAAAGATGTAAATCTATCTAATGTGGTAGAGTTAGACGATAATACAGATTTATCAGGAGAATTAGCCTGTTCGGGAGGAAGTTGTGAAATTGATGTAGATTTAAAAACTATAGAAAAGGAAGAAGAGCTTGATGAAGCATAGAGTCTCTAAAGAAATTTTGTACCATTTTAGTTGTGGTAATTGTAATAAATGGTGGTCAATAGCTGACTACCATTTATTGTCTATAGACAACAATAAAGATTTAAATTATAATAATGAAATAACATGTCCTCACTGTGGACATAGAGAAAAATTAATAGAAATAAAAAATGATAAGAAATGACGATTGGATAACAGAGTTATACCACCAAGAAGGAAGAAAAGTAGAATTTAATCAAAAAGATTTTTATAAAAGCAAGGAAGGGGCTATGGTAATGACAGAGGATTATCATATTCGGAGAGGTAGTTGTTGTGGTAGTGGATGTAAACATTGTCCATACTGGCCACCACATCAAAAGATGAATAGAGAGTTAAGAGAGGATTTAAAATCAAAAGACCACAGACTTATATAACAATTATATATTTATAATAGATGAAACCATTAATTAAAAAGGTATTAAGAGAATATTGGGAAAAAGAACCAGATAAATGGGATTTGGTAGCTGAGGACCTTAAAGAATGCCTAGAAAATATAATTCAAAAACATAAATCTAATTTTTATGACGACCAGTACGCGGTAATCAGTGCTATAGAGGATATAATGGAGAATATGTTCGCAAAAGTACCACGATAGGTATTTATAATAAAAACCAATTATGCCATCAAAAAGATTTGGAATAGCGTTCCCATTTTCAGATAGTCCAGACGGATTATTTTTGAAAACTACTAAAACACCTTCAGAAGAATTACGTGCTAATTTTATTCATTTAATACTTACTAAAAAAGGTAGTAGATATTTTTTACCTGATTTTGGGACGAGATTAATGGAATATGTTTTCGACCAATTGGATGAACCTACACTCAAGGCTATAGAATCAGAACTACAAGATGCGGTAGATAAGTACCTACCAAACCTACAAATTTTAGGTATACACGTTACCATTTTAAAAGACGCTAACGACGCAGAACTAAATCCAGTAATAAATAGTGATGAAGATGCTAGAGTTTTTAGAGTAGCTGGAACATCTGCTCAGGAACACACAGCTAAAATTAGAATAGAATATACTTTAAAAGATAATGTTTTTCAAACTAAAGACTTTGTAATTATTAATATATAATATGGCACAGAAAAAAATATCATATACGGAAAGAGATTTTTTGGGTCTAAGGAATGAACTTCTAAGACTAACAAATATCTATTACCCTGATTTAATTCAAGACGCGAGTGACGCTTCTATATATTCTTTATTTCTAGATTTAAATGCGGCGGTAGCAGACAATTTACACTATAGTATTGATAGAAGTTTACAAGAAACGGTTTTACAATTTGCCCAGGAAAGAAGTTCTTTATATAATATAGCTAGAACTTATGGTTTAAAAATACCAGGCAAAAGACCATCTGTTGCTTTATGTGACTTATCGGTTATTGTACCAGCCAGAGGAGACCAAGAAGATACTAGATATCTTGGATTATTAAAAAGTGGTTCACAATTTAGAGGAGCGGGACAAGTTTTCGAACTTGTAAACGACTGTGATTTTTCTTCCCAATATTCCGTAGACGGTACACCTAATAGAACAAAAATACCTAATTTAGACGCTAACGGGATAATTGTTAATTATACCATTACAAAAAGAGAACCGGTAGTTAACGGAGTTACAAGAATCTTTAAAAAAGAAATAAGAGATATTGATTCTAAACCATTCTTTAAACTATTTCTTCCAGAAAGAAATGTGTTAGGAGTTACAAATGTGATATATAAAGAGGGTACAAACTTCCAGTCTTTACCTTCTGGTTTAGAATTCATCAACTCACCTAACAAGTATTATGAAATGCAGGCTCTTGCGGAACAAGATGTTTTTATTATAAATCCATCGATGCCTGCGGATGATGCTGGACTAAAAGTCGGTAACTATATCCAAACAGATAATAGGTTTATTACAGAACATACACCTGAAGGTTACTTCTTTTTAACTTTTGGTGGTGGTAATAATACACCACAAGAGTTATTGGACGATTTTAGTAGGTATGGAATGCCTTTAGATTTAAATAGATTTATGAATACAGCCTCTATGGGTACCGCTGTTAGACCTAACACTACTATTTTTGTACAATATAGAGTTGGTGGTGGTACCACATCCAATGTTGGTGCTGGAGCTATAAATTCTGTAGGTGTAATAGATTTTGTGGTTTATGGCCCAAATACAACTCAAAATAATAGAGTCATAAATAGTTTAGCTGTAAACAATGTTACAGCAGCTGTAGGTGGAGCAGACCAAATGACAGAAGAAGAAGTTAGAAATTACGTTTCTTTTAATTTTGCTGGACAAAATAGAGCGGTAACTATTAATGATTATGTAAATAAAATCAGAACAATGCCTGCAGTATTTGGAGCTGCTGCTAAAGTAGGTGTTACTGAGATTGAAAATAAAGTTAAAATAGATATTTTATCATATAACCCAGATGGTACACTAACCTCTAATGTTAGTAATACACTTAAAAGTAATATAGTAACGTATCTATCCAACTATAGAATGTTAAATGATTATATAGAAATTGCTTCTGGTAATGTAATCGATTTAGCTTTTGAGGTTGATTTAATTATTGAACAAGGAGTAAATCAGTCTGAAATAATAACTAATGTCATAACTAAAGTAGGTGATTACTTTGGTGTGAGTAAAGTTGAAATGGGAGCGCCTGTTAATATGGGTAACCTAAGAAGACAGATAATGGAACAACCAGGAGTAATAAACATAGTAGATATTAAAGTATTTAATAAGGTGGGTAATGGATACTCAAGCAGTGAAATTAGTCAAGCATATGTAGACCCAGAAACTAAACAAATAGCTTTAATTGACGAGACTATTTTTCTACAACCAAACGAGATAGCAGCCATCCGAGTACCGCAAGTAGACATCAACGTTAGATTTAAACAACCTAGCCAACCTATAATATATTAGGTATTTACTTAAGCACCCCTAATTTTATCTTTAATTATTGAAGGAATAAATATTTATTCTTAAAGACACAGAATGCCTAGGAATATAAGAATTAGAACAAAAATTGGGGTAGACAAGGAAGTTAAGGTAAACCTCGACCAAGATTTTGATAGATTGGAGATATTAAGTTTGAATCTCCATCAGTCTGACACATACAGAAGAGATTGTGCAGATTTTGGTGTTATAGCTGGTAGAGTTGTAACAAATGGAGGGTTTGGAGTACCAAATGCAAAGGTAGCTGTGTTTGTACCTTTAGACAATGAAGACGAAAGTAATCCAGTAATATCACAATTATATCCTTATAAAAGAACCAGTTTTAGAAACGAAGAAGGTTATAGTTATAATCTACTATCCTCAACACCAAACTACGAAGGACACAAAGCAACTGGAACCTTCCCGACAAGAAGAGAAGTACTACTTAATCAAGATGTAGAGTACGTTTATAAAAAATACTATAAATTCACAGTTAAAACCAATCCAAGTGGTGATTATATGTTATATGGTATTCCTCCAGGAAACCAAACATTAATAATGAATTTAGATTTAAGTGACATGGGTTGTTTTTCATTAACACCAGAAGACTTAAAAAGAATGGGGAAACCTGAAGCACAATTTGATGGTGCGGATTTTATGAGTGGAACAACACTAGAAACTTTACCACAAATAGTATCACAAGCTAAGGTAATTGAAGTTAGACCATTTTGGGGTGATGACGAAGCTTGTAACGCTGCAATAACAAGAGTAGATTTTGATTTAAGAGATTCTAGTATAGAAATAAAACCTGTAGCGGTTTTTATGGGGTCCTCAGCTAGTGATGATGGTAAAAACTCTGTTAATAAAAACTGTATTCCTAGAAGAAGACAAGGTAATTTATGTGAGCTAGTTACCGGACCAGGTGATATAGAATCTATAAGACACACAATAGCTTATACTACTGGGGGTACGATAAACGCACCCCAAGTAACCCCAATTTTACAAAGAAAAGATTATCCTGGAGCTTTAGATGGGGATGGAGCTTTTTTAATAAATGTTCCTATGAATATGGACTATGTTTATACTAATGAATTTGGTGAACAAGTTTTAAGTCCAGACCCAAAAGTAGGGATACCAACAAAATCTAAAAGTAGATTTAGAATTAAATTTTCACAAGATGGGTCAGGATTTAGATTAAGAAAACGTGGAGAATACTTATTACCTAATATTAAAGAGTACAACGCTATACCTGCCGATGCTGGAGAAAATGTTGTTAATGGTAATATTACAATAGAAGAAGCTTCATATTCATTTTCTACAGACATAGAAAACTATGCGTCTAAATACGATGTTTTAGCTACTAATGATTATTTTTATACCTTTCGGTATAATAGAGTATACACCCCATCTTTATATTTACACAAACATAGAGACAGTATAAATATTTTAGGTTTTATACCTTTCGGTAATAACAAACATAGGTTTGTGGGTATAAAATCTATTAAACCAGACCCTAAAGACGCTTGTACAGATATTGTTACTGAGTTTCCAGCAAATGATGCGTATAGGGACACTAATTTGATGTTTATAATTGCACAACTAATGTTCATTTTTATGCAAATTATTTTTATAGTCTTATTTTTATATTTGGGTTATATCACTATTAGTTGGTTATTAGCTTTTGCTGCAGGTATAGGTTCAGAAGTTTATTTTGGTACTTTACTAGGTGGTATTATGGCTTACGCGATTAATTCTATAGCTAGAGGGTTTGATGTTAATTTACCATTAACTAAGTATTCAGAATGTGAGTCGTGTGATTGTGGTGGTAATCCATTTTTCGACTTTAATCTTGGAGCGTTTAGTATGAGTTACGCCGCGTCAAGTGTGTCGATGCCTTCCGTAGACTCCTCATTTGTAGGGTCTAGTTTTTCTGCTCCACCAGGTCAATCAGGAAGTGCAGCCGCCGGGGGACCAACACCTAATGTAAGTTTAACCGCACCAACCAACGCAGAGGCAAACTGCGCAGATTTGGTACATTTACCAGCTGGAAACTGTAACGCTTGTGCTGGTGGGCTAAACACAAATTTCTATGATAACGGATGTTATCAACTATCTTTTGGTAATTACGGAATTATTAACACTGCTGGTAACGCGATAAATGGAACAATTGTAGCTATAACAGTAGCACTTGCACTTTATATATTTCTTTGTATTGTAGGTACAGTAGGTAGTTTTGGTACAGCTGGACCCATTATTTGTCAAGGTTTAAATTTCATAGTAGGACTAGTTACAATATTACTTTATATAGCTATTATAACTTTATTTGCTGGGTTTTTAATTGCGATATTCACTGGTACAGGAGGATGCAACAGTATTGTCCACCTAAGTAGTTTTTGGAGAGCTAGAAAAACAGTATATCAAGCACTATGTGGTGGGATAATTAATCAAATATTTGCTAATAATTGGATACACGGATTTCTATACCACTTTCAATTTAAAGCTAAAACTATAACAGATGCTCAGGCAGCTAGTTTAAATTGGATACCTTTTGGCTGGGCTCCACAAGCGGGGACTAAATTCTGTGAATCAGTAGTGTATCTATCCGATAAACAAAAAAAATATTATTATAGGAGTTCTAAATGGGCACCAGGAGCTAATTATCCACAAGGAACGTTTAATAAATTAAGGTTTTCCACAACTGTAAGTGAAATAGGATTGACTAAAGGTTATTTATTAGACACATGTAACGACTTATCTATTTGTGATGATTGTTATGTATTACCAAAAATGGGGTCCACCTCAGCTCAAGATAATGATGATTTATTAGAATATATAGCCAATTCAAGGTACCAATGGGAAATTGAAGATATTAATAACCCTTATTTCCTAGGGAGCGTTACCATTAGAAATTTATTCTTCAATATTAGAAATAACAGCAAAGTAGACGGTGATATAGCTCAAGCTATTTCACAAAACAATGAATTTGGAATGGCTCAGTTCGTTTCACCTGATGAACCAGGAAACTCACTCTCAAACCCAGGTTCACTTACAAACTTTGAAGTTGCTTTAACTAACCCATACTATTTTGAATTACTAGACTCATCTCAATGTCAAACACCGAATAGTGTTGGGTTTACAGGTCCTGAAGGTACCATAGATACTAATGGTGGTGTTGTTACTATTCCATTCGCTGTAGAAGGTCCTGAAACAAGAGATTGTTTATTAGGAAAAGCAGATGGGTTTGATTGGAGTCAAGATACATATTGGGGACATTGGTCAACAGCTGGTGGAGCTGGTGGATGGGGTGATAGAGGTAATGATTATTCATTAACATCTAATGATGGTGTACAAGCACCAGGGGGTATAACACAATTTGTTAGTCAACCAGGATACCAATATTCTCCTAACACTTTACCACCTATTGGACCAACAACCGCTGATGACATGAGAATAGCTAGACATTTCCACTATTATTTCGGGCATAAAGTAGGTTTTACGTCCTATAATTTATTTGAAGAAAAGTACATAAATAAACCAGAAGATGATTTAGATTTAACAACATTATAGATGAGTTATAGTGAAGGAATAAGAATAGTAAGGGGAAGTAAACGTTTTATTGGAGGCGTTGACAAAGACGTATCGATACCATACGCTCTTGAAGCACAACAACTCAATTTAATTGAAGGCGATAGAAATAAGGTACTAGACTTAAGTGAACAGTTTTTAAGAGAAAGAGACTCGTCTTCAATATATAGATTTTACGGTAAGATTTCACCTTTATATGAAAACTTTTTAACGGGGTGCACAGAGGACACAGTATTAATGCAACACCACATGGAGTTTACTTCTCCACACCCTAACACAGCTACTACTACCTGTGGATACCCATCTTTTGAGATATTTGATTTTGTACCTAGCACAGGATTTACAAACTCGTCCCTGCAAGGTTCACCCAACCCCTATGAAGAACAATTAGCCTACCAATATAACTGGACAATTTATGAGTCTTACGTTTATAGTGCAGACACAGAAGAAAAAATGCATTGGGTAGCTCAATTTACACCACCAAACTACCAAATATTACAGTTTACCGCTCACGACGGAATACCTTTTACTGTTAACAATGTACAAGTAGAAGGTAAAAATTTATTAAAATGTACTTGCCCAGTAGAACATGGTTTAAATGTGGGAGAATATATACTTTTAGCAGATGGTACCACCAATAATGCAATTAATCAAAATCTAGTAACTATAATAAATGGAGACTCTTTAGTTCCAGTTTATTCTTTAGGTGATGCAACAGTAGGTTCCGATACAACTATATTTAACATCTTATTAGATGGTAGTAGTAACGTACCACCCAACTTCTCACTAGGAAATTTTAAAAGAGTTATTAACCCCGATAATTTAGAGGAAACAACCTCACAATATTATGTGCACCAACATAAATTAATAACAACACCTAGGGATTATATTTTAGATAATTGTGCGTTTGAGTTAGGCATATATGACGCTGATAAAAAGGTTTATTGTGAACACGACTCACCACCTAACGGAATACCACATAAAGTAACTAAACAAGAATATAGAAGTTTTTTATGGAACTTTACAAATGATTTAAACACAGCATTTTTATCTGACAATTTAAATAGACCTATAACTGAAATATATACTAGTATTTTTGTTACCAATTACTATAATATATGGGACCAAATTACATTACTAAATTCACAACCAGCACCATACCTAGCAACAGGTTCATCACCAGCTGGGTACGGATGGTCTTGGAATTTCCAACCAAATGGAACTCTAGATTCCTATCCAAGTAGCCACCCAACTAATCTACAAACACCAACTACATATCCTACAAGTGGTGACACCTTTAGAGGGGCATACGCAGAATATAATCCATCAGAAGTAAAAGAAAGAGTAGTTTCTGAAATTTATCATAAATTACAGTACAATCTAGCTCTTATGGATATTGGAATTGAGTGGTATCCAGCTACTATGGGTGGACAATGGGACCACCCACCACCAGGATACTACTACCAACCTCATAATAGAATGATAACTAGAAAATATTCTAACCAGATATCTACAAATCCAGATTATAACTACGCTCCGCCTTATGCTTATTATTCAGTATACGAAAATACTTTTAAGTGGAGAAATATTTTAGATTTGGGTTATTATGAATCTGAAACAAATGGGGTTAATTATCCTTTTTTAAACGGAATACAATATGTTTATAATAACATAATGTTTAACATAAAACCATTACTTGGAGACCTAAGATTTAGAGGTGCTACAAGTCCAATAGAAATACCTGACTTTGATGACTGTCAATAGAATTAAAATATTAAGAAAAGATTTAGAACAAAACGACAAAAGAATTGTAGTGCCTTTTGCAACTGATTTTGATGAAGTAGGGAGAAATCAATTAGTGCAATTGTATGAAGATTCTGAAATGCAAGATGCGATAAATTATATACAAGATTTTGAAACAGTAAGATATTCTCATGAGGAAACCCTTAATAATGCTGACAACAGTCATATATTTTACGATATGAATTTTATAACAACTATTGGGGGTTTAGATTATACTAATTCTTATTCAGCGATGGACATATCAAATCAAGATGTAAGAGACGCACAAAACAGTTTTACTAAAAGTTTTTTTAAGTTTGATTTTTATAATACACCTAACAGGTCACAACAAAGACTTATGTTTTCTACAATTATGCCTTGCGACGCATCCAAAAAAGTTGAAGTTCCTATATCGAGTGACCCAAACGACATTAATTTTGACCCATTTGCCTATATCAACGCTATCTCATTAGACCCTACAAACGCCAATCCAACCTATCTAATCAATCAAGCGTTATTTGATTTAGGGCCTCATAGAACTAATAACGAAAATTATTATCTTCATTGGTTAAAAGGAACCAATATATTTGATAGTGTAGAATTTTATATGTCTTGTACTTTCTTTAATGCACAAACAGGTGAATTTTATCCATTACTAACAACACACCAGTTTGATTTTAACGGAAACCTCACCCCAATGAATGATATATACACTTTTAATTTTGCGGATTGGAGATATTATAAAGTAACATTAGATAGAAATCATTTAGGTCAAAATGCTGATTATAGAAAATATACTTACAAAGTAGAAGAATATAATGAATCACAAGGAGGAGTTGGTAATAGAGTGGGAACCACCAGTGCCAATCCGATAAAGTTTTTTGAATACCAAAGCCCATAATGGACATTTATAAATACAGAGTACTCACAGGTAATATACCAGGCAAATACACTCCATTTCCTTGTGGAGATGTAATATATGGGTGTACAGATACTGACGCGGTAAACTTTAACCCAGCGGCTACTGTCAATCAAGTTTCAGAAACTAATACCGCTAATCCCTGTACGTATACAGTTAATTTAAGTGGTATGTGTTGTGGGACTTGTTTAGACTGTTTTGACTTTACAGGTGATGGTGTTATTAGTGTAGGTGATTTAAATGTGTTTCTACAATACTATTATACAGTACAACCAGACTGTACAAATGGTGATGCTACAAATAGTGGTTATGTTAATGAAGAAGACTTAAATATATTTTTACAATGTTGGAATTTAACTAATAATCCTATAGATTGTCAAACCACTTTTGCTGGTCAACCAGATGCTATTCAGGCTTGTTTAGATGCAAATAGTGTAAGTGAAATCCCACAAGAAGAAGAAAAAGAATATTTGGTACAAGTTTACCTAGACCAAGATTTTAATGATATAGGTCATTACTCACTTACAGATGGTAAAATACAACATAAAAGTGACTTTTCAAATTTTGCCGTATTTTGTGATGATACAAACCCAAATATGGTTACAGTTGAAAACTCAACAAATTTTAATTTATGGGCAGACACACAAAACTATGAATATACGATAGAATGGGGTGACGGAACAACAACTGTCGCACAATACCCAACTATACTAAATAGTCATACGTATAATCCACCACCACCCGCATTTACTGGAACCTATGAGATTAACATTACAATGGTAACCAACTGGAGTACTTTATCTGTAACACAAACTCACGCTATACCATGTGAGACACCAGATATAACTGGTAGTAATATAACTCAAACCTACCAATTTACTCCATTAGGTGGAGCTCCAATAAGTTTAGATTGGTATAACACAAGTTGGGGTCCACTAGATAGTGGATTTTATGCAGAGGACTATATAACAGGTAATTATACTACAACACCATTTATCATTACAGGTATAACTGATAGTGTGCTAAGTAATTTCCAAACTTATTCCCAAGCTCCATCTAATAACGCATATTTACCTAACGGTTATTTTGTAGGACCTAATTTTTTAGTTCCTTTTGGTGGTGAAGTCGCTATAGATAATGGTGGGGTTACAATATATGAAGATGGATTAGTAGGATATATAATGAATGCAACACCAAACTATACAGCATATACCATAAGTGATGGTACAGGACAAAATGGTGGAATTGTACTAACCGACCAAATGATAGATGGAGAGTTAATTACAATTTATGAAGCGACTAGTGAAGGATTAAATCTACAAAATATGGGTTGGAAATATTGTTATAAACCTTGTGATGATTGTATGGGGCCACAAATGTGGATTAATGGTCAGATGGTTAACGTAAGTATTGAAGCGGGAGAATGGGATGAAAATGTATTATATAGTCAAGGTTCACTCGTAACATCTAAAGGGTGTTGTTATTTTAATTATGATACTGCTCAAGGTCAAAGTAATAATACTTCCAATACAGACATCTGGCAACCTTGTCCATCACAACCAAGCACATGTACTTCAGTTTTAGTTTGTGAATGTCAGGGATGGACAATCCAATATGGAGCAAGTCCACTCGCTACCATGTGTCAGGAATTTGACGCATTACAAGCTGCTGGATTTGGTTACCCAGCGGGGTCTATAGTTGAATTTCCAGTTGGTAGTGGTGTGTACTATTGGAACGTCATAGCTGAAGCTAACACCCCACCAAACGGTACTTGGGAATTGTGTGATGCTCCAGTTAACAGTCCTATAGTGGTAGAATTAAATTTAGAGTGTTGTGATTTAGTAGCAGAAGTAACCAATGGTATAGCACCATTTGAGTACACCTTTACGGATAATTTCAATAGTGGCGCTATTATAGTACAAGTACCAGGTGTATATAACACAACTCAAATGTTACAACAAAATTTATTTGCACCAGGACCAACTAATTTTTTAGTAGGTCAAAACATTACTGTTACTGTTACAGATTCACAAGGAAACACGTCGACTGATTCTATTAGTATAGCTGGATTACAATGGGACCAAACAGGTAGTGTGATGTATCCACCAACAAATCAACAAGGAAATCAAGGTGGGTATACCGCACTTTTAACAGGGGGTGTATTTGATATTAATTGTGCACCAATATCTTTCTACTGGGCAGTATATCCACCTGCACAAGGAACTCCACCGACAACTACTTTTAACTACTCTACACAAGAAATATATATTGGATGGCACCCAACACAACAACCTAATGGTTTATTAGTGCCAGGACAGTACAATCTTAGAGTTGTAGATAGTTGTGGGACTAATATTGACGTGACCTTCATGGTTCCAAATATACCAAGTCCACCAGGGCCACAACAACAATATATTTTATACGATAACAATTGTCTGCCTTACTCATCACCTTTTGCTCAACAGTATATAGCTAATGGTGGGGTTATATTTGATAGTCTACAAGCGTGTCAAGCTAATATTAGTCAAACACCACCACCTCCACCACCACAAAACGGTGCTGGCTGGTCACCCAATAATCAAGGAAACTTATATAATACTTAAATGAAAAATAATTAAAATGGTAGAACCACAATTTCATATATACAAACTTTGTGACATGGATACAGGACAAGACCCTGTTACTAACCAATATACTATGGCTAGTGCGTTCACCATGGGACACCAACACCTAGACCCACCTGGTGCACAACAATGGATTTTTGGGACATATGGTATGGGTAGTGATAAGTGGGAAGTGGCACAAATGGGTGATGTTACTTACAACCTGTTATTTGGTCTATCTAATCCACCAAATCCTGGAGAGTTTATAAAACTTCAAACCATGACATCCGCACAACTACCAACAGGAATTATTACCTGGCAAAATGTTGCTTACGGATACCCCGCGTATCCAGGATGTGATAACGACCCTATAACCCAAAATCCTGATTGTTATAGTAGATGTTATCAGTACTTAGGAAAATATAGTTGTGGTGACACTATGATAGATGGGACCATTAATGAATGTTTTGGATATGCACCAACTGGTCCTTTTCCACCAACAGCTATTATTAATGACCCAATACTTTACGTTCATTCAGTTCCAAATACACAAGCCAATCAACACATAGCGACATGCTCAGAGTGTGCCGGTTTTGGTCCACCACCTCCACCACCACCTGTGGTTCCGTGTCCTGATGCTGCTGCACAAACCCCACCTGTTAGCACTACTTTTGTGGGTTCATGGACACTTCCAGGAACATATTATTTAGGTGATGTAGTAGAATACCCAACAAATTCGGGTGTTTATTATTGGCACAATAGCTATCCTGGAGGTTTTACATATTCGGACTTATCTGGTGGCGGGATGCAAACTTATAATCCACTTTTATTGACTCAATGGCAACCATGTGTACCAGTGGTTCCCCCACCACCCCCACTATCAGTACCATGTACTTCAGCTCAACAACAATACCCTAATCAAACATTTTCTTTTTCAGGAGCTTGGGATTCCGTAGCGTATGCTAATGATATTTGGTACTATAGTGCGTTTTCTATAGTAGAATTTCCTCCAGCTTCTGGAATATATTGGTGGACAGATAGTGGTAGTTCACAAGGACAACCTGATATACTTACAAATAATAAATGGTATCTATGTGAACCAGGAGGAGGACCAGGACCACCACCAATAGCAGGATGTACAGACTCAACGGCTTTAAACTATGACCCCGCTGCAGACGGTTGTTTAGACCCTCAAGGAATTGTAGTACCGGGAGACTTTAGTTGTTGTTTATATCCACAACCTAAAGAAAAACATTGTTTACCTTATTTAGTAAAAGAAGAGTTTTTAATGAATGTTGCACAAGCACCAGAAACTCGTTCCAATGTATTTATTGAAAGAGGTAAAGCTTCTGTATTCCAAAGAGCACAACGATTATCCGAAATTAAATCAATCGGAGATTTAGAAACTCATGGATATGGATATTATAAAATACAAAATGAAACTTAAAAAATATGGCACTAGGAACTTACGGAATTAAAAGACCAGCAGACGTATCACCAGCAGACGTGGAAATAATTGTACACTACACGTCTACTAGAGATTATACTACAAATTATACATTAAGAAAATTAAATACATCTCAAGTATTAACACCATATCTACATAATGCACAGACAGGTGGAAACGCGGGAGTTGAAATCTTGGGAGGACTATATAATTTAAAATTACCATCTTCTGTTTTTAATAAAAAAGGATATTATACGGTATACATAAGACCTATAGAAATAAGAACCAAAATAGTAGATTGTGGTATTTTATCATCTTTACCTAATGTTAAAGGATTGGTATTTGACATAAACCAAGTACCGTCTTCATTTATTAATAGATTTGTTAATTCAGGTCTTGTAGGATATAGAATTGAGTATTTAGGACAAGCAGGAACTAAGATACCAAACTTTTATAGATTAGTAACATCTAATTTTTATTGTGAACCTGTACCAGCTAATTTAACTAACCCAAATCAAGTATCACCTAGATATGTTTATACTGATGGTACCAGTAATTTAATGTTTTGTACTTTAACACCAACAAGTGCACCAACAACTAAACCAAATGCTATTCCATTTATAGGTCAACCAAACCAAGATGTTATAATAACTAATACATTCTTTAATCCTATTATTTTAGATATAGAAATGGTAGACCATGATTTTGAAACACTTGCAATTGCTCTATATGGTAACCAAACTAAATCTATGGAAGATGGAATATACACAGTATACGATTTATCTGGTAACAATAACATTTATAAACAATACAACATATTTGAGATTAGAAATGACTTCGATAATAAACTATTTGAGGTAAGACAAGATAGAGGAACCAATATCGATTTTTCTAAAAACTTTAATAGCGTTTTAACTAGTTAATACTAATTTAGATGGCAAAATACTATTATCCACCAGCGCCACCGAGCGGAGAAGACACATTCAGTAACAACCTAGTAGGGTTACAGTTTGTTAATGGGTCATCGCAAATGACGCTCGGTAATTTTAGTATGACCCAATCAACTGGTGGTAGGGATGAAAGAGGATATAGTTTAGGTAACTTTAGTGAACCAATTAACTTATCCAACCTAAGTATAGAAAATTTAAAATTAGCTCAATTAAATTTAAATTTTAATTTACAAATTTCTTTTAATTATAACTTAGAGTTCGTACAAGATTTTGTATTATATGGTTCATTAAAAGAAAGATTTAGGGTTAGTACTAAAAATATAATTAATTTTTTTCCAGCTTCATTATATCTAAATAAAGTTGATAATGGAGGTCAGACAGGGTCCACAACACTATCATTACTGTATGATGATATAAATGATAGAACAACACTGGTAATACCAACCGCTAATATAAAAAATCCTTTTGGTATTGAAATCACAGATTTGGGTGTTAATAAAATTACTCTTACAGCTGGGGATGGTTTAATAGATACTTCAGACTTAACAGCTGTTAAGGCAGAAAGTGGACAAATATCTGATTTAAGAAATTTTTCTCTACAATATAAAAGGTATGTAATTTCCTTAAGTGGTTCATCATTAGAAACAGAATACCCTATAATTGATTATACCCCTATAAAAAGAACCGATGATAGATTAACTATTGTTGTTTCAGGGTCACCATTAGGTACCGCTGATACAGCTAGTACCCTCTCCTATTATATAAAACCAAATAATTTAGAAACACAAACTAGTTTTAAAGAATTTGATGAAGTAGAAAATTTTTTACTAAATAGAGAAATTGTTCCAGAATACACAGCACAATTTAAGGTACCTAGAGAAAGTCAATTAGGTAGTACCTATCTAGAAACAAAAAACATAACTTGGCCTAAAGTAGACTTAGTTAATTTAGATATTGTAAGCACTGCTTATACTGAGTATCTTACATCTTTAGCAGAAATAGGTGATGAGTTTGATTCTTATAAAACAAACTTAGTATCAAGATTTCTAACCACGGACCCAATAAAAGAATTTGACACAGGCAGTAGAAAAGTAGAAAAAACATTACAAATATACGGTAGAAGTTTTGACGATATTAAAAAGTTTATAGATGGTATAGCTTACATGACCCGTGTAACTTACGACACTAAAAATAATATTCCAGATAACTTATTGAAAAAGTTTGCTAGAATGTTAGGCCTTAAGACACCTTCGGTAATTTCAAAAGAAGACTTTTTAAATTCTTTACTTACCCCAGCAATACCACAATTTTCAGGAACCACAATAGGTAAAACACCATTCCAACTGGACACCGAATTGTATAGAAAAATATTAATGAATCTAGCTTACCTGTACAAATCTAAAGGTACTAGAACAGCTATAGAGTTTATTTTAAGATTTGTAGGTGCCCCAGAAGCATTAATAGAATTTGATGAACACGTTGTTATAGCAGACTCTAAAATAAATCTTAATAAATTTAATCAGTATTTTAGTGTAATATCTGGTGGGTCCTACTGTAATTACACATATCACCAAAATCCAGTAGATAATACGATTACGACAAGTTGTTCTACAGTTACACAAGGATTTCAGAGAGATGATTATCCTATGAATGATGAAGGATACCCAACTCAACCAAGAGAAACAACCAACTACTACTTCCAAAGAGGAGCTGGATGGTATGAAGAAACAATGGAACATAGAGGTGAAGTAGTATTAGATTTAGAAACTTCAACTTTTTCTGGATGTAGTCCTATAATTAATACAAAACTAAATCAATTTACATGGGGTGGTTTCTTTGGTGACGGTTCAAAAGCTAACGACCCAGGAGGACCTTACCTAGAAAGATTTTTTAGATTTCCACATTTACATTTTGGTTATGGTACACATAAAATAGTAGATGATAAAAAAGCATGGTTTCAAACTACACAATACGAAACTAGAGAATATGACCTAGGAGTAAGATACGCCAACTATGATGTTAGAGACGAAAAATTAATTATTAATGTTAAAAATGTTGATATATTTTTGAATATAGGACAAGGATTGGTATATGACGTTTGGAATCCTAAACATAGTTTTTTAACTGGAACCACTTTACCTTACCCATATCCTAATATTGGAGGACCAGATTGGACTCAACCTAAAACAGATAGCAGAGAAGTTAGTTTTAAACGATTTATAAAAGATTTTTGGAGATATTATATAAATGTTAAAAATAGATTAACTATAGACGATGGAAAAACAGGAGGATACCCAACCCTACTTAAAATTTATTTAGATTATTTAAATCAAGTTTATAGTAAAAACAATCAATATACCTATCAAAAAATGATAGAGTATGCAGAGTCTTTAGGTGATTATTGGATTAAATTAATAGAACAATTTGTACCAGCTACTACATTATGGCAAGGAGGGGTAAAAATAGAAAATTCATTATTCCACAGAGATAAATTTGTTTACAAACATTTTAATTTATTAACTGGGATTACCACAACCGCTGTAACTGGACAAACAGCTGGAATGTCAGCGTTTGGATATTCGGGATATAGTTTAAGTATGCCAGACGACCCTTTAATTAGTGGGTCAACACAACAAACATCCTCAAAAGGATGTAATGTGGAAACAGACCTGATTGTGCAAATAAGGAAAAAAATAGCTCAACAAGGAATCTACGCTATAGATGATTATACATGTGATTCTACATGGTTCCCAACTGTAATATATACAGGACCACAAAACCTACAACTTAATGGTAACGCAAGAGCGGGTGTACAAAATCAAAATTTATATTATAATAGCCAATTATATGCAACCAATACTCAAAAAATGGGAGGTATTAAACAACACGCTAAATCAGGTCCCTTACAAGGTGTTGTAAAAATCTCTAAACCACAAAAAGTATTGACTAATAATTACCCATGGGACTATAATTACATTATAAAATAGATGGCAGTAAAAAAATATAATAGTAGATTAGTATTCGGAGATTCTTATAATAGTTTAAGAATAAATGTTTATGCTACTGGAACATATAAACAAAAACATTATAAAAAAGACAGGTTTATAACGTTTATCTATGATATTAATTATCCAGTTGATGTTTATGTTGGGTGTGATAACAATGACACACCTTATGAGTTATTTTTATACTTTAAAAAAGAAGGTATTAAGAATACAATTTGTCCACCTTTAAATAATTTAGAAAGTGATGTGGTACTAAAGATAAAACCAAAAAATCACTTATTCATACTTGAACAACTAAAAGGAAGTAGACTAACCACTCACGAATTATTTTTACCAGGAAAACAATCGGCTCTAAAAAAGTTTTCATCTCCTATAGCTGGAAAAAAACATCCTATAGAGATGGTTATACCGGGGATAGCGAATAAAATGTCAAACCAACTAAGTAATCTAGGTTTTGATATTGATTTAACAATAAAAAATATTAACACCCCCATAACTAGATTAAATTTTGATGTTGATATTGATAGTAATATAGTTACGGTAGGTGACGTACCCAACATAAAATATTCTAATGTTAAAGGAACACCGAATATACCTGATTTACCAACTACCTATCTTCCTTTAAAAAATAGTGATTTAAACACAAGATACTTTAAGTTTAATTATGGGTCTTTTTTTAAGAAAAATAATTTTGATTTTGGTGATTTTAAATATTTGAATACACAGGTTTACGCTGTTCATAATGACGAAAAATATAATGTTAACGTTTGTGGTATATTAGAAAATGAACAAAAAGAAATTCCTTATAATATATCTAGATTTATTAACGATAAAAATGAAATAAAACCTACTTACCCTTCATATAAAAATGGTATTAAAATGTACCCCTTAACCTGGGTAGATGAAATAAGAAATAATCAGTATTTTAATGACTGTAATAGATGTTTAGATATAGAATTTTATTGTAATAAACAATATGAAGCATTTAAAGCTGCATTAAAAGAGAATCAAATAGCTGAATTAGAGGAAGAATTTATAGTTTCAAATGATGTTCTAAGATATACTCCTAAATTTTATACACATATAAATCAATGGATAGAAAGAACTACTTTAAATCCTTTTAATGATGTACAATTTTTTTATAAAGACGATGGTGAAATAAACTATATCAGAATTTGTCCAGAAAAAGAAATAAAAATAAATCAAAATGAAGACGAAAAAGGTAGGTGTAATTGTTGGTGTAGTGATGGGTATAATTACATACAACCAGTAGGGCCATATAGTAGAGATTGTGGTGACGAAGATTGTAATGATTGTTGTTGGGATTACTGTAAAAAAATAGGATATAAAGTTGGGGTTAGTGATGAAATATTAGCGCCATTATCTAATTTACGAACAGATTTAATGGCTACTACTTTTTCACCTTACTTAGAGACTTATACTGGTGAAACAATATCCTACACAGGTTATAGTAGCACCACTAATGGGGTTTATATTGATACAGGTCAAAATAAAAACCCTGACTTTGATTTATACTTTGATTACGATAATTTTGTAGGTTCCACCCAGATTCCAATAGGGGCGTTTGCTGATTCAGCTAAAAGATTACCATTAATTGGTGTACCAGACCTACGTTACCGACCTTACATAGACCCCACAATAAAATATCAAAGAGGTGGACCACTAAAAACAGGACAGAATGCTGACCTACATACAACATATACTACATTAAGTGCTGGAACTTTTAGGTTTACATACAATGCTTCATTAGATGTAAAATATTTAGATTCTACTTGGTGTCAATATCTAGCTACAAATTACTATTCTGGAGGAACAATAGATACTGGATTCCCAAATAACGACTACGATTTAAAAGGTTTAATAAACACTACTTTAATAGACGGAGGAGCTGGTAGTGGTGAAGTTATAAGAGAGGCCACGGACGGAAAATTTTATACGGGTAAAGATGGAATATCGGGAGATACCGGTATTCTAGATTTTAAATTTGAAATTAGTTTTATATCAACATCATCAGGAGGCACGGAAGAGACACTTAAAACATATAGTGTAGCTAATAGTGAACTTATCAATCCAGGGTTTGATGATTATCTTACTCTAGATAGAAACATAGTAGAAAAAAATTATAGTGGGTTTAATAGTTGTTACACTAGTGGTACCACAGGCAATACAATTTTTAGAAAAGATTTTGACATTAATTTGGATACAGGTTTAGTCGCTTTAGGTAGTGGAACTACAGTGGAATTAAAATATACAGCTTCATGGAACACCAAGTCAGTATTTTTTGCTGGAAAACCTAGGGTGGTTGTAAATTTAGGACACAAATTAAATGTAAGTGGTGATAGTGAATATGCACCGTGGTTAAGAATAACACAACAGGACCACAATCCCGTTCCGTTATCTAAAAAACTATTTTACAATGCCACTAAAAAATCTAGAGCGTTTAGGTTTTTTAAAGAAGACGAAAAAACAGAACGTAAAAGAAGTACAACTGGTACAATGTTTTTAATAGATAAAGAAAATGAACCTATTTCTATTCCTAATATTACTCACGAAACTTTTAACAACCAATTAACTTTTATAGATAATAGTGCGTCTGAACATAGATTATTATTCGACGAAGTATCTTCTAGACCAACTAATAAGTGGCAAAGTCAAATAGAACAAGGAGAAGTAAAAGACTATTACTTACCTATGGGTAAAACAAAAATGATTGAACGTAATGATGATAGTATAGAATTTTACATGCCACAATACGACCAATCGTTAAGTTTAAATTGTAATTACATATTTCCACAAATTAATCATAGTTATATTTTGAGGACAGAATTTATAACTCCTACACAAAATACCTTTTATCATAATTTAGTTTTAACACCTAATAGTTGTTTTGACGTACCATGTGAAACACTACCTTTAAATGAAAAGTATAAAATAATACAATCACCTAAATTTAATCCTAGACAATTAACCTATACTGATAATGTCTTAACTATTGATGGTGAACAAATTGTTATAAAAACTGGAACTCCTTCTAGAACAAATCCTCGTCATAACGATGGTGGATTTGAGTGTAAGTATTATTGTATATGTGACCCATCTAGAGCTCCAAACACACACCCATTTTATGGCACAAGTGTGGTGTATAGAGATGTAAACGCAACTAATTGTGATGAATGTAAACAAAAAGCAGAAAAACATTGTAAGGAACTATCCACAACATGTCTTGCAAAAGTATATTTAGATTGTAGTGAAGACGAATCTAATCTGTATACAAATGGTACAGAATATTTACTTCCTAATGGACAGAATTATGTTGGGTTTTATCATACACATGATGGTGTAGCAATGGTTGGAGCTTACCACACCACAAAACCACACGATACTTTAATTCCTATAGGACAGGATAGAAAAGATAGAGTTGGTAGAACGACAATAAGAACAAACACAAATAATACAGGAAGTTCGTCTAATACGACTTCAACAACATCATCATATTAATATGTTTATAAACAAATACATATCGACACCTAGTCAAACAACAAGTAATTTTCCACCTAGTGGCACTGACTTTTGTTCAGGTTCAATAGAAGTGTTAAATGTCTCTGGCCTTACTTCTTTAGCTACTGTATCTTGGACAGGTCCAGGAGGATTTACTAGTGATGAATGGAACATAACTAATTTATGTGTGGGTTCCTATACTGGAATTAGTAGTACTCCTGATGGTGGTGATAGAGGACAGGTAATTGTAGATGTATCTGGTTACACATTACCAGTTTTTTCAGCTGGTACATTTGACGACACAAAACCTACTGAAGATAATAACGCTTGTATAACAGACCCAACTAAGTTTTGTAAAGTTATAGTATATTCCGCAGCAAGCAATACTGGACAACCAACACTTAACTATAGTTTATACAAAGATGGTGAGTTGTTTAGAGAAAAAATAATTAATAGTGGTGATACTAGAGTAGAGTTTTCAGATTTACCTAATGGATTATATACCATAAGTGTAGGTGACACTAGTTTATTTGTTGAAGAAAGTAGAGTTAGTTCAGCATGTTCTGGGTCAAGTGAGGTATTAGGTTTACTTAATTCTGTAGTTTTTAGTTCTAACACAGCATTTAGTTCGATTACTTCTGCCGATACAGTGATTAATCAACTACAAATTCATCCAGGAACCGAGAAGAGTTACCAAAGAATATCTCCTAATGCTCCTGGAGTATTTAGATTTGATAGATTTGCAGCAACTCTAAGTGGCTCTGAGCTTGATGATGATGGAAGATACGGGCCTTTTGGAGCATTTAATTCAGGAATATGGAATAACGGGATTATTACCAATGACCCAAGTTTATGGTTATATACAGGAAGTAGTCCTAGTCAAGGGGTTAATATAAATGAGGACCCAAACACTGGTAGAACTACCGATAACTCAAAATATTGGTACTTAGGACAATCCGCGTTTACAGAAACTCCTCTGGCCAACCAACAAGGTACACAAGGCCCTGATAGGGATTTGGCTGGAAATTCATTTTCCAACAATCCTATACCTTATGTAGGTTCTTTTTACTATAACACCATTTCGGAAAAGTTTATGATGCTTGACACCGTAAGTAGTGGTGGAACAGGATATGGGGGTAAATATAGTGACTATGCTTGGAGAACAATTGAACCACTAATAGATGCTGGTTACTCTGGTAACCCAACATCATCTACAGGATATACCGCACTACTTGGTAGTTCTACTGGAAATCGACATCATGTTTTTAGATTTTTAGGACAAGGTGGTGACACTCCATGGATGACGGGAATAGAACCTTGGGGTACAGCTCACAATCTCCAAACCTGGTATGATATAAGTAATACTTGGGGGCTTGGAAACCAAATGGGACAACTATTAGTATGTAACCCAATTGTCAGACAAGGGCCACTTCACTATATAAGTCCTTGTCATTACAACAATTATGAACACAAAGTATATTTCAGTATGAGTGGTAATAATGTAAATTTAACTTATAGTGCTGGACAGTATTTAGGTTCGGGTATTGGAGGACCTACAACCACATCGGGAGGTTTAGTTTTAGCAGCTTTTAAAGATGATTCTGGTTTATACGGCACCAGTGGAGTTACACACACAATAACTTTAGAATTGGATAACATTTCTGGAGCGACCGTTTATCACAATAAAGGTAATGAGGCTCATGGTTTCCAAAGAAGTATAAGAGGTAGAGAAATTGTAGACAGTGATTACGCTAATCCTGAATCAGTTAAACCTACTACCACTAAACCTTATAAAACATCCACAACAGCAGTAAGAGAAACAACTTTTAGGGAGTTTAGTAATGTTATATTAAGAAATTGGGCATCAGGAGCAACAGACATGGGTCCTAATTTAGCTAGAGTGCATGATGTGGGTCCCTTTACAGCGAATAGCTATTATTATTCGGGTACTTTAGACGGAAACGATACAGTAAGAAACCAAGGACAAGTTTATATTGGGGTATCCCGTACAGGTCAATATGGACAACATTTCAAAATTCAGATGACTAAAACAATGATGCCAAGTGGTGCCGGCCGTCCGTATAATAGAGCTCAAATACAGTCAGGTTCAAATAGGTTCTATCCTGATTACGAAATAAATTTTAACTTAATGGATAAGACCACTTGGTCGGGAAGTGCACAGTCAGCTCCTAGTTGGACAGACGGTACCGAACTTTATAAATTTTTGGGTGGAACAAGAGTAGGTTATACTCATTCATCTAACGCACTAAGTGGTGTGAGTTATTGGTACGGTGCAGGATTTACTGGTACACCATCAAATAGTATTGTTAATGTGACGGAACCACCACTCG